CCCGCCCCCCCCCCCCCCCCCCCCCCCCCCCCCCCCCCCCCCCCCCCCCCCCCCCCCCCCACCAAGTTTGAAAAAAACAGAAACCGTCTGCAACTTTTGGCCGCAGACCATTTCTTATTATTGAAAATACCTGGGCGAGTCCTGCACACCACCAATAAATATTTGGGTCTTAATTAGACCGATTGGGGTAAAATAATACAGACCCGATGGACTCGCCCGGGCTTGCTTATGATTGGGTAGAAATTGGAACGTCCGATTTTAACACTCGAGGGCTAGAACCGTTTGCCCCCGAAAGGGGTCTTCTGGTAGAACCGCTCCAATTGTATTTGGACCGGCTCCCGGCCGGCGCCAATATTCAAAAGATTAATGCCGCTGTCTGCGCCGAGGATGGGAACGCACTCGTCTACTATATCTCCCCCGTAACTATTGACAAGTACAATTTACCGGAATGGATGCGGGGGTGCAACCGGATGTTTGCCCCGCACCCTCTGGCCCGGCCAGAACTGCTTAAAGCAGGGCTCGACCCTGCTGAGCATATTAAGACAATATCCGTCGAAACAGTCACGTGGCTGACTCTTGTCCGGCGAGCACGCATTGGAAGCGTTGCATACCTCAAAATTGACACTGAGGGGGGTGAAACCGAAATAATCAGACAGGTACTAGCCCTGGGGCAGCGGCGCCCCGATATGTACCCGGGCCGGATTATGTTTGAGACCAACTCGAACTCAACCTTCAGCCAAATTGCGGCAAACAAATATTTGCTGGAACAGCATGGCTATAAAATATTGGAAATTGCGGGCGACGACACTCTCATGGAATACTGCGGCAACCGCGCCCCGGTAAATGTACTCCCTAAAATTGCGCTGTGTTCTAGCGCAGAATGGGCGTTCGGACAGATATCTGCAGAAGTTGCCGCGTACCCTAGCAATCTGTACGATTTAAGGGTCATATACTGGGACGTGAGTGGTTTTGATCCAATTGTTGTCTTGACGAAGGGCAACTTCTGTCTCATTATTGTCCATTCATTCTCCATAACGGAGTACGTGAGACATTATGTGCCAAGCTATATTAACCGAATAGCGACCGTGTGCCACGGCCCAGTAGAGTTGTCTCCCGGATGGTCCAGAGGAGGAATTGATACTCGGATGCCCACTGGGTGTGTTTCTCCCGAAATTGTAGATCTTATCTCAATGGAGAAGGGGAAGGGCATGCTCACTCCTTGCGGCGTCAACATTACCACATATTCACCCCCGTCGGTGGGCGATGCGAGCGACGCGAGCGACGCGGGCGACGCGGGCGACGCGGGCAATCCTTTGCGGGTGCTCTTCCCACGCACCCTTGACCCAAAAAAGCAGCATATGATTATAAAACGCGTTGAGCTTGTGGGCCGACTGATTGCCCACTTCCAGGGCCACGAAAAAATTAAAGTAACCTGCTTTGAGAGGGACCTTGCGATTGAAGAAATGCCCGCGGCATACCGCGCGGCCGACATTGTCTTAATCTTAAGCAAAAGTGAAGGAAACCCGCTACCAGCTTTAGAGGGGGCGGCGTGTGGTACGACCCTTGTAACTACTGCCGTCGGAATTATTCCAGAACTTGTTTCTGACGGCGTTGACGGATTCATCGTAAAAGGCGAGACAGACGATGAACTGTTTGATTCAACCGTTACAACTTTAGAGCGCCTTGCCGGGAACAGAAGCCTGGTGGAGTCTGCAAAAAAAGCCTTATCAAACAAGGTCCGCAGGCTCTATTCATGGGATGTGGTAGGAGCAGCGTGGGAAAAGTTCATCTGCGCTGCGATTGAGGTTGCGAACAGTCTTTAGACGAGTGCATCGTCGTTTTCAACATAATTTTTTTCAGAAGTGTCTTTTGAAAACTCTTCACTTCTGAATTTATGGCTCGTCTGGCTGTACCAGCCGCCCGCCTTCTGGTCAGCTATATTGCTAAATATCGTGTCGTATGTTTGGCCCACAGTCTCCAAGCTGTACAGGCGGCGGGCCCTTTCCGCAATGTAAGCGCGGTTGAGGCCCGGCGCCCTACGGAGCGCCCCGATAAAATCGGCAAGACTGTTGCAGCGGTAACCTGTGACCCCGTCTTCAACAGTTTCCCAGAAAGCCCCGAATGCCGTTGTCACAACGGGCGTGCCGCAGAGCTGCGCTTCTACGGCGGAACCACAGAACGGCTCAACAAAGTTAGACGGCGCGAGCAGCACCGAGGCGTTGCCCAGCAACGTTGCTCGGGCAGCACCCATGATGGGTGGCTGGGACTCGATGTTTTTTGATTGAGCCGTCCATGGGGCCGGATCGCCTTGACCCACCAGTATGAATCGGGTCTCCGGCATGCGCAGGGCAATAGAGACAATGGTGGTCATGCCCTTAGACTCTGTAATTCGCCCAAAGTATAAGACATAGGGTGTGGCGCCTTGCGGTTCCAGGACAACTGGCCAATTATTCAGGTCATAGTAGTTGGGCGCCACAAACTCGTAATTGCGCCCCCACTCAAGGTGCCGCCGCCCCAGGTGCCAGTGCATCCAGGCCGACGTCTCATAAATCCGGTAGGGGAGTGCCCCGTCAGTACAAGTGTACCCAATGCCCGACTCGACATGGAAACAGTGGGGGGCCGCCGCAACAAGACTCGGCATAGGCCCAAATACATGGCAGACAATGTCGCCCTCAGTTACCCGAATTTTTAGTGCATGGGCGGCCAGCTGTGTGAACGCGGTGGTCAGCTCTTTGTTGTTAACATCTTTTGAGTAGTCTTCACCCTCACTGGTACGTTTAGAAAAAAGTTTAAGGGTCGACTCACTCAGAATTTGCACTTTTTCAAAGGCGGCGCTTTCGCTCTTCCCATTGCTGTACTCTACAACATGCCATCCGTAGGCCTGCATCATCTTGGCAAACCTGAGGATTTTGCCGGTGAAGGCGCAGTGAGAGTAGTGCTGGTTTACGACCGTGTGTGGGAGCCCCACAACGTGCAGGACCCCCTTAACGCCACTCATTGTAATAGTTTAGTTTAAAGCTGTAGTGTTTAAATGCGTTAGTGGTTACCAGGGCACCCAGACAACCTGAAGGCCAAAAAATGTCATTTGCAAAAACTACGCGAAATACAACATAACAGAAATCGGGTTAAATATATTGTTTCCAGGTACACCTGAATTGACTTTGACCTCAATACAATTACCCGGATCCACGGATATTGTTAGGGCTATGGGCGTTAACGTTCTACCCGCAGTCGTGAATGTACCCGCCGGAGTTGTATATGCAGCAGTGGCACTTTTATTTTTATGGATTGAAATGGTCCCCGAGTTGCCTACATCCCATGCCATTGTCATAAGGCTAATGGTGCCACCCACTGGCACTACAAATTGAGTTTCCGCTCCGGTAGTTGTCGCCGCGGCGTTTGCCGCAACTAGGCCTGCAGGCCCCACATTTGCAAATAAATATGCTGGTAATATGGAGGCTGGTGTTGCTGGTGTCGTCGAAGTGCTGCCTCCTGATACTGTTACTCCAAACGGGACTGTATAGCCACGAGCCGTCGCCCAAATAGGAGGGCCCGTCGCTCCACCGGAGGTCAGTACAGTCCCCGCCGCGCCATTGGTCAGCATCGCAGTTGTCCCTGCAGCGGAACCCTGGTAGGGAATACTCCAGGGCCCTCCAGCGAGATTTGTCGCCGTCGTCGCCGACGTCGCGTTGCCGTTGAAGGATGTTGCCGTTAGCACGCCCGTGCTTGGTATGAGACTCACTGTTGTGACTGTCTCGAGAGCATTGTTGGTCGCAGCGCCACTTGTATTTACGAACGTCAGGTATCGTATTAACGTTGAAGTCGTGTTAGTGGTTGTCACGTTGGTCGCGTTGGTCGCGGTGGTCGCGATGGTCGCCGAGCCCGCCGACGTCGCCGACGTTGCATTCCCTAGAAAGCCACCTGTCCCGGCCGTGATACTCCCTGTTGTTGATATACTGGTTGCCGCTAGTGCGCCCGTGCTTGGTATGAAACTAATTGTTGAGACAGTCCTAAGAGCATTCGTGGTCGCAGCGGCCGAGACCACGCCCACCAGAAAGTGTTGTAATGTTGAAGCCGAAGTAGCGGTCGTCACGTTGGTCGCAGTCGTCGCCAATGTCGCGTTACTTGCCGTCCCCGTCAACGTGCCACTAACTGTCAAGTTGGGAACAACCAGCGTGGTCGTGCCCGGATTGTAGGTTAACGCTGTTGCTGTCTGAAGAGTCGACGCCGCAGCAGGGGAGTTGTCCGTTGTCGAGAAGGTAATGTATCGCGGTCCGGTGGCGCCGTTCCTAATCGTCATGACCTGCGTCGAGTTGGCGGCCAATGTCGCGTTACTTGCCGTCCCCGTCAAGTTGGGAACAACCAGCGTGGTCGTGCCCGGATTGTAGGTTAACGCTGTTGCTGTCTGAAGAGTCGACGCCGTAGCATCGGTGTTGTCCGTTGTCGAGAAGGTAATGTATCGCGGTCCGGTGGCGCCGTTCCTAATCGTCATAACCTGCGTCGAGTTGGCGGCCAATGTCGCGTTACTTGCCGTCCCCGTCAAGTTGGGAACAACCAGCGTGCTCGTGCCCGGATTGTAGGTTAACGCTGTTGCTGTCTGAAGAGTCGACGCCGTAGCAGCGGTGTTGTCCGTTGTCGAGAAGGTAATGTACCGCGTTGCAGAGGTGCCGTTCCTAATCGTCATGACCTGCGTCGAGTTGGCGGCCAACGTTGCGTTACTTGCCGTCCCCGTCAACGTGCCACTAACTGTCAAGTTGGGAACAACCAGCGTGGTCGTGCCCGGATTGTAGGTTAACGCTGTTGCTGTCTGAAGAGTTGACGCCGCAGCAGCGGTGTTGTCCGATGGCGAGAAGGTAATGTATCGCGGTCCGGTGGCGCCGTTCCTAATCGTCATGACCTGCGTCGAGTTGGCGGCCAATGTCGCGTTACTTGCCGTCCCCGTCAAGTTGGGAACAACCAGCGTGCTCGTGCCCGGATTGTAGGTTAACGCTGTTGCTGTCTGAAGAGTCGACGCCGTAGCAGCGGTGTTGTCCGTTGTCGAGAAGGTAATGTATCGCAATCCGGTGGCGCCGTTCCTAATCGTCATGACCTGCGTCGAGTTGTCGGCCAATGTCGCATTGCTTGCCGTCGTCGCAGTGGTCGCAGTGGTCGCAGACGATGCATTCCCTATAAAGCCGCCCGTCGCAGTGATAGTTCCTGATGCAATAAACCGTGGCGCTCGCAGCGTTCCACCCCCTGTTTCAGAAGGGGTATATGTAAGTGGCGTTGACGTCTGTAAGGCAGCAGTACCGGCACCCCCCACTGCATCTGTCCATGTCAAAAACTGCGCAGTAGTCGAAGTGGTGTTACTGACGGTCGGAACTTGTGACGCAGACGATGCATTCCCTATAAAGCCGCCCGTCGCAGTGATAGTTCCTGATGCAATAAACCGTGGCGCTCGCAGCGTTCCACCCCCTGTTTCAGTAGGGGTATATGTAAGTGGCGTTGACGTCTGTAAGGCAGCAGTACCGGCACCCCCCGCTGCACCTGTCCATGTCAAAAACTGCGCAGTAGTCGAAGTGGTGTTACTGACGGTCACAGCTTGTGACGATGATGTCGCATTTCCGGTCAGTGCACCAATAAAGGTTGGTGTTGAAATGGTACCACCAGGGTTAGTAAGGGCCAGAGTATCAGGATTAAATCTTAGGCCGGTTGCGTGTGTATTTAGAGTTGTTGTGGTTGTGCCCGTCGAGACGCTAGTAAACAGTAATCTATGCGCTGTGGTAGATACCGTATTTAATATTATTACGGTCGAACCGCTCCCAGGAATGCCGGTGGCACCCGTAGACCCGGTGGGACCGCCACTAGGGCCAATAGGTCCTGTAGGTCCTGTAGCGCCAATAAATGACACTCCAGTAGCACCGGTGGCTCCTATACCGCCGGTAGGTCCTGTAACGCCAATAGGCCCAGAAGGTCCTGTAACGCCAATAGGCCCAGAATCGCCAGTTGCACCAGTGGGACCAGAAGCACCTGTAAGGCCAGACGCGCCGGTGGGGCCGGTGGCTCCTGTTTCGCCGGTGTCCCCTATATTACCGGTAAGTCCAGTGAATCCAGTAGCGCCGGTGGCTCCTGTTTCGCCAGTGAGGCCAGAAGCGCCGGTGGGTCCTAATTCGCCAGTGAGGCCAGAAGCGCCGGTGGGCCCAGAAGCACCAGTAAGACCAGACGCGCCGGTGGCTCCTACATCACCAGTGAGTCCAGACGCGCCGGTGGGACCAGAAGCACCAGTAAGTCCAATAGGCCCAGAAGCGCCGGTGGCTCCTACATCACCAGTAAGACCAGACGCGCCGGTGGGACCAGAAGCACCAGTGAGACCAATAGGCCCAGAAGCGCCGGTGGCTCCTGTATCACCGGTGAGGCCAGAAGCACCAGTGGGTCCTGTAACGCCAATAGGCCCAGAAGCGCCAGTTGCACCGGTGGGGCCAGTTGCACCGGTGGGGCCAGTGTCGCCGGTGAGTCCAGAAGCGCCGGTGGGTCCAGAAGCGCCGGTGGGGCCAATAGGCCCAGAAGCGCCGGTGGGGCCAGACTCGCCGGTGAGGCCAGAAGCGCCGGTGGACCCAGAAGCGCCGGTGGGGCCAGACTCGCCGGTGAGGCCAGAAGCGCCGGTGGGTCCAGAAGCGCCAGTAGAACCTATATCGCCAGTGGGTCCTGTAATGCCAGAAGCGCCGGTGAGTCCAGAAGCGCCGGTGGGGCCTGTAATGCCAGTGGGTCCAGTCGCACCAGTGTCGCCGGTGAGTCCAGAAGCGCCGATGGGTCCAGAAGCGCCAGTGGGTCCAGAAGCACCAGTGGGTCCAGAAGCGCCAGTGAGGCCAGAAGCGCCGGTGGGCCCAGAAGCGCCGGTAAGGCCAATAGGTCCAGAAGCACCGGTGGCTCCTATATCACCAGTGAGGCCAGTGAATCCAGAAGCACCAGTGGGTCCTGTAACGCCAATAGGTCCAGAAGCGCCGGTGGCTCCTATATCACCGGTGAGGCCAGACGCTCCAGTAGCACCAGTGAGGCCAGACGCTCCAGTGGGCCCAGAAGCGCCGGTGGAGCCAGACTCGCCGGTGAGGCCAGAAGCCCCGGTGGGGCCAGACTCGCCGGTGAGGCCAGAAGCGCCCGTGGGTCCAGAAGCGCCGGTGGCTCCTGTAACGCCAGTGAGGCCAGAAGCGCCGGTGGGGCCAGACTCGCCGGTGAGGCCAGAAGCGCCGGTGGGCCCAGTGTCGCCGGTGAGTCCAGAAGCGCCGGTGGGTCCAGACGCGCCGGTGAGTCCAGAAGCGCCGGTAAAACCAGAAGCGCCGGTGGGCCCTAATGCGCCAGTGAGGCCAGAAGCGCCGGTGGGTCCAGAAGCACCAGTGAGACCAGAAGCGCCAGTGGGTCCTGTATCGCCGGTGAGGCCAGAAGCGCCAGTGGGTCCTGTAACTCCAGTAGCACCGGTGGATCCTATATCGCCGGTGGGGCCAGTGTCTCCGGTGAGTCCAGAAGCGCCGGTAGGTCCAGAAGCGCCGGAGAGGCCAATAGGCCCAGAAGCGCCAGTAGCACCAGTGGATCCAGAATCGCCAGTAAGGCCAGAAGCGCCGGTGGGTCCAGAAGCACCGGTGAAGCCGGAAGCGCCGGTGGGGCCTGTATCGCCGGTGAGGCCAGAAGCGCCGGTGGCTCCAGAAGCGCCTGTAGAACCTATATCGCCGGTGAGACCAGTGAATCCAGTAGCGCCGGTGGCTCCTGTAACACCAGTAAGGCCAGAAGCGCCGGTGGGGCCAGTGTCGCCGGTGAGTCCAGAAGCGCCGGTGGGCCCAGAAGCGCCGGTGAGTCCAGAAGCGCCGGTGGGTCCAGACGCGCCGGTGGGGCCAGAAAGACCAACTGGTCCAGAAGCGCCAGTGGCACCGGTGGGTCCAGAAGCGCCGGGGGGTCCAGAAGGGCCAGTAGATCCTATATCGCCGGTGGGCCCAGACGCGCCGGTGGGTCCAGTAGATCCTATATCGCCGGTGAGGCCAGTGAATCCAGACGCGCCAGTGGGTCCTGTAACGCCAATGGGCCCAGAAGCACCAGTGGGTCCTAATTCACCAGCAAGACCAGACGCACCGGTGGGCCCAGATGCACCGGTGAGGCCAGAAGCACCAGTGGGTCCTAGTGCGCCAGCAAGACCAGAAGCGCCGGTGGGCCCAGATGCACCGGTGGGCCCAGAAGCACCAGTGGGTCCTAATTCACCAGCAAGACCAGAAGCGCCGGTGGGCCCAGACGCACCGGTGGCTCCAGAAGCACCGGTAGATCCAGTTGTGCCAGTGAGGCCAGTAAGCCCAGACGCGCCAGTGGGCCCAGACGCGCCGGTGGCTCCAGAAGCACCAGTTGGTCCTAGTGCGCCGGTAAGCCCAGACGCGCCAGTGGGCCCAGACGCGCCGGTGGCTCCAGAAGCACCGGTAGATCCTAGTGCGCCGGTAAGCCCAGACGCGCCAGTGGGCCCAGACGCGCCGGTGGGCCCAGAAGCACCAGTGGGCCCAGACGCGCCGGTGGGCCCGGTAAGGCCCGAAGCGCCAGTGGGCCCAGAAGCACCAGTGGCTCCAGACGCGCCAATGTCTCCGGTATCACCGGTGAGGCCTGTAAGGCCGGACGCGCCAGTGGGCCCGGAAGCACCAGTGGCTCCAGACGCGCCAATGTCTCCAGTATCGCCAGTGAGACCTGTAAGGCCGGACGCGCCAGTGGGCCCGGAAGCGCCAGTGGCTCCAGACGCGCCGGTGAGACCAGTGAGACCGGTGAGGCCTGTGAGTCCGGACGCGCCAGTGGGCCCGGAAGCACCAGTAGACCCAGACGCGCCGGAGGGGCCGGTGAGGCCTGTGAGTCCGGACGCGCCGGTAGGCCCGGAAGCACCAGTGGGTCCAGACGCGCCGGTGGGCCCAATCGCCCCGCCCCCCCCCCCAACAGCCCCTATATACTCAAAGTAGGTCAGCAAGAAGGGGGGGGCCATGTAGGACGGAACGCCATAAGGGAACTCAACAATATGGTTGAGGCCATCAACGGCCCACACAGCGGGCAGTTGTAGATGAATGACGCCATTAGCGTCTACAACTGCCGGAGTATATCCGGTGGCGCTGGTTGGCGCCGCGGCCAGAATCGGAGCCACTGACCCAGCACCCGGCGACGTGTCGCCAAAGGTTGCTGGGATGACTCTTTGTATGGGGGCCAAAGGGTTTGAGCTGCAGAATTTGTGGCTGGCCCCCGGCACACCGCTAAGAATAATATTTTTGCGAAGCATCACGACCCCGAAAGTTTGAAGGTCATTGAGGAGCGCCGCGGGGGGTATCGATGGGACAGAGCTGACATCATTCCAAAGCTCTTCTGGAGAGACGGGGATTCGGTGAATCGTATCGCCTCGGGTTGCGACATAATGGTGGGCCCGCTGCTGTTGAAAGGCCTCAACATAAATTGCCCTCTCAATGCCCGGGTTCTGGCTCATAACAGTTCTAGAACGCCGCCTATAACGAGGGGCCTAAAAAAAGTCTAAACGGAGGATGTGTGTCTCAAATATATTTTTTTCAGTTAAATTAAGCTTATAATCATCATCTCTCGGGGGAATCACTAGGATGGGCAAATCCTTGTAAGATGGCGAGGGCGGACAGCACCTCAATGGTGTGGGCAGCAACCGGTGTTGTGAGTGGCACTCCAGCGTGCTGGTCAACCGCATCATTCCCTTTCCAGATGAGCCGTTCGCGGCTGGGCGCAGTAGAAAGGGGGGGCTTTTGGTGGCTGCGGGTGTGCGTGAGAGTAACGGTTGCGGCCTGCAGGCGGAGCATCCCGAGGAGGCGCCAGGCAATCATGACAAGGTCGTAGTTTTTAAGGCCTTGCGATGTCTTATTCTTAAGACGGGCGGGGAGCCAAACCTCAAGAGTATTGATAGAGATTTTGCTGTCGCTGACGACCTCGACAGCGCCGAGGGCGCGGCCGCGCAAAAGAGCCAGGAATGCGTATATGATGCCGAGAAGCTCGCCACGGTTATTGCTGGGGATGGCGGCCCTTTGCAACGTGCATATCCCACGTTCAGGATCTCTCTCGTCGATGAAGGCGTACTCGGTCGGGCTCACCTCACCACGGATGACAGTGGCGCCGAACTGGGCACCGGTGATTAGTGCGGCGAATGCAGCGCGGGCGCCCGGTTTACCATTGCGGGAGCACGCGCCATCGCTGAAGGCAATCACGGGTGCCAGGCTGTCCCACACGATGGGCGGCCGCCCTGAGGCGGCCAGCGCGGCGTTGACTTCTTCAAAGTGGGGGCAGGCCCCATTCTCGACCAGGGGGTGGGCCCACTCGCGGGCCGCATGGTTGTGGTGGCGAGCGAGCGGGGCGTAAACGCGCGCGCCTGGACCCCAGAGGAGAAAGTGGATGCGCGCGCCGGCCTCGGCGCGTTCAATACAAAAACGGCGGAGAAGGTCCACGATAAAGGGCCTCCATTCAGCAACGTCATGGAGGCCCGCCTCTCTACGGACCATAAGGGAGTCATTGAACTTTAAAACCCCTTGGACGGCCCACGGGCGGGGGTCGCCTGAGGGGGCCGTTGCCTCGCCGCCCCAAGCAAGGCTGCCAAACAAAGACTCAGACGGGTTGGGGATCGCCCCCTGGCAAATAATCACCGTATTTATGTCGGAAGGGTTTCCGTACCGAAGCGCTTCGAAAACTAAGGGGGCGGGGGGCACAATGTCTCCCGCGGCGAGAATTAGTTCCAGAGCCTCCAAGTCCATCAAGTCTTGCCATCTTTTTGAAACCCCAGCAAGGGCGATGTCCATAACGTAATATACCATTTTTTTGACATTTCAATTCGTTTTCACTCTAGCAGTGGCGCGGCAACCCCGAGGACAGTGCAAACTCGCCGACAATGATATATTTGAAGAACGCCGGCGCAATTCATACTGCACTTTGCACAATTAAATGGTGTTGCAAGTCTGCAGAAGTCAGCCCAACGTTGTGGCCGATGAGCTGTCCCCGGCTGAAATCGATGAGCTGTTTGCCGCCCAAGGCCCCCCAGCGGCCGACACTAACCACAGCGACGTAGACGATTTCTGTTCATCCAGCGAGGGGTCCAGGTCGCAGCACCCTGTGCACAGCAATGGCACCCCATTTGAGGAACTCCTTGAGGCAGTGCGGGGCCTGGAAGACACAGTTGCCGGTATTGACGACGCAACTGTCTCAACTCGTGACATGTTATTTGACCTGGGGGTGGACATGAAAACGACCCAGTGCCAGGTCGAAAACATCAATAAGATGATGTCAATGGTCAAGATTCAGAACGCAATGGTCACAAAAGAAGTCGGTGAAGTCCACAAAATGGTTGTGGCGATGCGTGAACAGATCTCTATACTCATTAACCTTGCGGCGCCGCCGACCCCGCCGCAGCCACCAACAGAAGTCACCACAATTGGCACATGAGCCTGTCGGGAACATGGCCAGGCCGGGCACATATAAACTGTCTTTTTTGTGGATAGCCACCGCTAATCTGAAGAGTTGCTTACCCTATGTATAAGGGTAGCTTGGCAGCCGTTAAGCGGCCTCAGCGGCGTCAAATCGCCATGCAATCAACAGGCGCAGAGACAGACTTTACGACCCTCCGGTCGGGGGTGCAGACAAACATGATCACGGCGCTCACAAAAATTGTCGAAGACTCGTGGGCGCCACCCAAATACAGCGACGGCCAGTATAAGTCGGCGGTGACGCAGTTAGAGCGCGCGGCGTACAACAGTTCAGTGCGGGCTGCAAGGGCGCAGCCAAAAATATCGCATCGAAATCACTACACGGCGGCCGTGCGGGCGGTAAACTCGGCGCTCAAGGTTCAAGTGGGCCCATACCCTGACGACGTCTTGGGCCTCATGTATCTGCAGGGGGGCTTGTCGGCTGACGCCCTAGTGGAGGCCAGCCTCTTGGATAGGCCGCCGCCCGATCCACGAGACACGATGCGCCGCATGTTTGTGCGGACGTTGATGGGCGCGCACGAGAGCTACGCGCAGGACCGCAAGCTTGTATTCGAGGTGGCGCGCGACATTGAAGTATCGTGCTACAACGCGGCGGTGCGCACGAGCAAAGAATCAGAAGACCCGCCGCGCCGGCAGTGGGACTCACCGGCGTTTGTCGACATCTACGGCACTCGGTGCGGAACAATCAACGGCCTGCTCGACCCCAGCTCAAGCGCGTGCCGCACATACGGCGCGACCCTAGTGCCTCAAATCTTTGATGGCAAGCTTTCGCCGGCCGCGCTGGGCGATATGTCGTCAAAGGAGCTCTGCCCGCAGGCGACTGCCACCGAGCGCGCCGAAATCAACAAGCGCACCAACCAGAAAGTCCAAATGGCTGAGTCGATTGTCTTTGCTTGCCCTTTCTGCAAGGTCAGGCGCTGCACATACCAGGAAGTCCAGCAGCGTTCATTGGACGAGGCGCCCAATTACCTCTGCCTTTGCCTGAACTGCAACCTCCGTTTCCGAGGCGGCAGCTAAATCACAAACTGTCTTTTTTATCAAAAAACAATGCGCAACACTCACCATTCAATGTTGACGGGAATAGCGGCCGGTTCCCGGGGGGCGGCCGTGCGAGTTTCTTTCGAAAAGGTGCGGCGGCAGGTTGGGCAATTTTGGTGGTTGACGGACCAGCTGTAGAACCCGACACACCCCTCTTCTGTCTCGCTCCAGTGGTAGATGTGGCCGCAAGGAAGGATGATGCTGTTGGCGACTCCGCGGGCAAGGGGTTCACGGCAGAGGGGGCACATGCCGTCAAACACAGGGCGGTCGTCGTCAATGCCCTGGCGCCCCTCAAGCGTCGCGAGGAGCGCCTCGATGAGCTCTTCGGACGTTGGATGCCGCACTTCCGCGGCGTAGGCCGGGCCGTACCAGTCGGCGGGCGACTTAGGCGTGGGATTGAGGCTGACAGTGCCCTGGCGACTCGGGTTGGTGACGATCCACCAACCGATGTGGGCGGGGGTAGCCTCATAGGTTGCTTCGACGGCGGCGCGGAATTTGGCAAGAGCCGGTGACATGTCGAGGCGGTGACTGGGGTTGCGAGAGCTTGCTTCGCTGACCGCCACCGTGAAGCGCGAAATTTCGGAGTCGCTCATTCGGAAGACCGTGCGGAGCGTCTTGATATTAACGAGGCCCCTCTGCCGCGGGACGGTCGCAGCTGCAGAAATGTCAAGCACTTGGTTGAAGAGCGCCCGGGGCAGGATGTCGCTGAACTCAGGCTCTTTCGTCCCAAACTTGGCAAAGGGGAGTCCTTTGTTATTCAAGTCCAGCACGCGACGGCTCCGCCGCCCTTGGCGGTACTCATCCTTGGTGAGGCTCATGACGGCGAAGCGGCGGCTGCCCATAAGCTGACGAAGGTTGACCTGCCCCGGGGCCCAGACGGCGGGGTCACCGGTCCAGCTAATTTCATTCATGCAATCGGATCCGTAATCCGAATCGGCCGCGGACATTCCGTCGGGCAGCGCGACGGTGCCGACGGCAAACCGGCCGCGCACGACCGTGGGTAGCAGAACAAGGTCAGGGAGCTTAAGCGGAACGTTCTTCACAAGGGTCCCACGTTGCAGGTGGGGGAGCGCAAGTGCAAACCCGCGGTTGAAGTACTTGATGATCCGGCTACTGTACGTAGGGCTGCTGTACGACGGCCAGACGATGATAACACGAAAGGCGTGGGTGAAGGCCGCGAGGTAGGTCAAATAAGTGCGGCAGCCGTCGTAAGCAACGCTGCAGGCAGGCACATCGAAGCCGTAGAGAATGCGGCTGACGCTCGGAAACGCCCGCAGAATAATTTGAAACTTGCGGGGGGCCTCTTTCGAGTAGTTGCGACTCTCATAGTTGATGACGCGCACCTTGATGGTGACGACGCCGGGCGAAAGGACCTGAGCATTGATAATCATGTGTCGGGCGGTGGTGTTGGAGATGCTGTTGACAAATGCGCGGCGGAGTTTGCGCACAACCTCGGAAACTTTTTTCCAGAGAGCCACGCGGTCGGCAGGATCAATGCCCGCAATGAAGAAGTCGACGTCGCCAACCTTCACGGAGGATTCGCCGAGCGGCCAGGCGGCCGCGCCGCCCGCAACGTAGACGTTCTCAATTGGCAGAATCGCGGCGACTTCGGGGAACTCGGCCTTGAACCGGTTGGTGTACTCTTCTTGCCTAACCGGGATAGCCGACGGCCAGTGGCGCGGCGCCAGCGTCATTTCGGAGAAATACTTGTACGGCCTTGGCAGGGCCAAGGCCAACTGGTCGATGGTCCACAGGCCCGACGTGGGGCCGTCAACGGCGTCGCCGTCGCGGAAGTAGTCGTTATTGGCGATGGCCTCCTGCGGGTCATCACTCAAGTTGAGCTCCCGGTCAAGGCTGCAGTCAGTGAGAAGTGGCGGCGTGGTAAATACGGGGCGCACCATCCGGACCCCCGCAAGCGGCGGAATGTCGGCGTTGGGTCCGGGGGCCACCTCGTTGGGGGCCATTGCGGCCCTGGGCGCGGCGTCGAGGTCGCCTTCGTCGCCAGTGCTGTTTTCTTCATCGCCGCCGCTTTCGGCCCCAAGGTCATTGACTTCGAAGTTTTCTTCGGAAGGCTCGAGCGCGGCGGGCCCAGTAAGTAGCGCAAATAGTGCGCCAAGGTCGGGCTGTCGGAAGTCCATGGCTGCCCTGGCTCGATTTGTGGGCGGGTATAATGCTGAATCGCCCAATTCAAATACCCGTGCAGTTTGCCGGGCCGCCCGGCCGGCGACACAAAAAGGCAACCGGCCGATCCTAAGCTAGTTTTGTCATCGTGCTGACAACTAGGGCCTTGGCGTCGATGGCCGACCGAAAGAGTATATCGCCCTCCTCGCGGCACAGGACGCGCACGTCATCCGTGACCATTGAACTTGCGAGAGATTTGACGTTGGCAATCTTCACGGTGCACCTGAATGTCGCCGCGTCAGAGACCGCCGACCGCAGGTGGATTTTGTCGGCGGAACGGTAAACCTCGTTATACATCATGTTCGATTTGTTGTACGTGAGCTGGAGGGGGTGGGCGCCGAGCTTTTCGAACGTCACGGTGTCGCTGTAGTTGCTCGCGTCGCTGATTGACTTCTTAAACTGCTTCGCGGTGAGAGTGAATTCGATGGGGAAGTTCGCGGTAAGGCCCTCGGCCGTGAGAGTGTGTTCAGCCTCATAGAGGTCTTCGTCGGGGGCATAGGCCGAAAGGGTGACCTTGTAGTTACACTCCTTGTCAATCTCGGCATCCTTAAAGATAAAGGTGAGGCTGTTGGTGTCGTCTTGGGTTTGGATAATTGTGGTCTTAAAGAACGTTTTGTCGATCGAGGCGAACATTTTTTCGACGTGGTCGCGGTTGATCCCGAGCCAGAACTCGCCCTCACAGTAGTGCCAGTTCACATGCTCACCCGCAACAACGGCCACGATGCGCGAAGTCTTTGAGTGGTCCCGCGCAAAGAACGTGAGGCCGGTGGGCGAGCACCGGAGGTGGATATCGCGGGCCTTGATGTTCTTAAAATAAGTGAAGAGGGACTTGAACACGCTGGGGTCGCCGAATACGAACTCCAGCCGATTGTTGCTGTCTTTTGGTGAGTCAACAATGCCCTTTTTTTCAAGAGGTGGGGCCGGGGGCTTGCTGGGGGGGCGCCCTGGCCCCCGGCGCTTTAGGGCGAGCGTGGCGGCCTTGGAATCGGCGGTGGCGGGCTTTTTAGCCGTTGACATTTTACGCGAGCGGGGATGGGTCGCTAATATTACGCGGGCAATATTTCTCTAACACGGGGCCTTGCAAAATATAATCTGCCCGGCATCAGGACGCCACAATGGCGAACCATTTGAGGGTTGGCGGGTTGCATTCGAGCGGGCTGGTGCGGACCGCGTCGATGGCTATGCGATGGAACGCCTTTAAGACAACAGCCTTTTTTTTGTCGGCGGGGGCCGTGAACGCCTCAAGGTCAGGACAGTAAGCCTCCTTGAATGACTTGAAACGTTTCCGCAGCTCGCGCACGGCGTTAACAGTGTGAATTGCCTGAGTAATCCGTGTTTCGCGTACGGTGACCGCGTGGGAGACTCGCGCCCTGGTGCTTCTAGTGTGTAGCGCGTGCAGCTGCTCGTCAAGCGTGTCGAAACTGACACGGGATATCGCAGCGGTGAGGTAGTTGTTCAGGGCGAGCGGTTCAGGCACAACAAGGTTTCGAAAGTCATGCGGGTTTTTAGGCGGGTTTTCATCATAACTCTTTTCGAACTCTGAGGTGAGCGCCGCCAGGAGCACGGCTTCACTGCAGTTGCCGTCTGGAATATTCTTGCGCTTGACCGCGACCCCATACTGCACACTCATGTCTAGCCCCCAGCCACTGGCGTGGTCCTTACAGATTGCGGCGAGAATCATGGTGGCCTCGGCGTCAGTACGAGCAGCCACGCGAGGGCAACTGCCAGCAAAGGGCGCCCAGGGCCCGCCGCCGGGTGGGGGGGCAACCGTGCGCGCTTTCAGACCGTTGGTCGTGACCAACAGGGGGCCAGTCATGGTGCCAACACGGGGCCCCACCAAAATGTTGGCTTGACAGCTGCTGGCCTGCTGTAGGTAGGGCTCGACATGGATTGTCCGCAGCCGCTCGATGAGCCGAAAGTTGAGGCCCGTTATTGTGTTTGCAAGGGGGCCGTGGGCAAGCGCCCGCTTGCGGTCGATGAGGGGGGTGAGGTCATATGTCACGGCAAGCCGAGCCTGTGGCAGGCCAAGATCAGTCATGTTGCCATCGGGTTCATGGGGGGGGCCGAAGGCCACCGGTGTATAGGTCATTGTCTGGAGAGGGTGGTACTCGGCAAGCGCGGCCGTGTCGGCAGCGGCGGCTGCCGGGCTATCCGGCGCAATTCCGAATGCTAAGTCTTTTGCTGCCTCCAGCTGTCGTAATGCGGCCGGCCCACTTGCTGGAATACTGGCCAAATAGAGGAGCGTACTCACATAGAGCACAGTCGCAAGCCCACCCCTATTTGGCTTCTCGTTGTAGACCGACGTAATTGCCTCGACAGTGAGGCGCGCGCCGGCATGGGCGCCAGCGCGGCTTGCGCTGGCAATCGCCTCACTGTGCTGGGCCTTTACGGCGACCTCGGCCTCAAGAATGTTATTCCTGAACCTGTTCAAGTTTTCAGAGTAAGTGCGGCTCATGCCAACAAGGACAGATGCCTGGACGTTGGGATTCAGCGCGATGTCGGCCGCGGTGTCAATCAGACGTACGGTGCATTCTATGGCGTCGCCAGTTGCCATCAACTCTGCGACCCTCCCGCCATCAATAACAATATTACGGAATAATTCTTCAGCGCTCTCCAGTGCGCGCTGAGCCACGGACCACTGTATGCCCACGATTTGCAACCCGGAGTCGCCAGTTTCATCCATGTAGACCCGGACAGCGGCCAAGTAGGCCTCAGACGAGTTTTTCCAGGCAGCCAAAGATTCTAGAAATGAGTTTTCAATGATGGCGTCAACAACGGCGTCGGCGTCAGCAGCGTCGGCGTCAGCAGCGTCGGCGTCAGTGTCGGCGACAGTATCAGCGTCGGCGTCTTCATCAGCGTCAGCACCGGCTTCAGCACCTGCATAAGTTAGTTTGTGCGTTTTTTTTGATTTGAGATGGCAAATACCCAGCGAGTTAGAGAGCAACAGGTTATCGCGCATACCAGCTTGTCTCAGTGGGCCAAGTATATAGAGGTTTCTGAGATCTCCCATTTGAGCAAAGCCTCAGAGACTACGGCTTGACAACAGCGCGCGTGACAATATGGCGATTATACAAGACGCCCAGTGGCACCCCGTGTTGCCCCAAATTACAGACCCTGATTTGGCCTTGCCACCGCCCGCATCAGGCCCCACCCACTCTGCAAGTCAAGACGGAGGCGGCAGCATTGCCGTTCCACAAAAAAGCAGCTTCTTTCGAGAGCACAAGTTTGCTATAATTGTTGCTGTCATTCTCCTTCTCATTGTGATTGTTGTGCTCTTCATGTACCTCACCCGCCGAGGAGACAAGAAAAAGCTAATCACGGGGGGTAGCCCGGGCGACCCTCCACCGGGCAGCGGCCCTGAAGAGGTTAACCTTGAGGAACTAAACCGTCTGCGCGCGGTAAGGCGTCAGGCCCGCATGGCCGGCACAAACTCGGCTTCGACGCCGCAGCAGGCGCCGCAGCAGGCGCCGCCGCAGGCGCCGCAGCAGGCGCCGCAGCAGGCGCCGCAGCAGGCGCCGCAGCAGGCGCCGCAGCAAGTGCTGCAGCAGACGCCGCAACATGGTCCATCCACAGCACGTTATATGCCGCCACGACACCAACAGCCGCCTGCGGCCCAGGACTCGTTGCCTGAATATTTAGCCAACTCAGCGCCGAGCGCACTTGCCCATCAAGACGAAAAGGGGGCCTCCCTCAACTCTGACATGGATGCACTGATTGACTCTCTGGCCGACGAGGTTGCTTCCGACGCAATTGGGGGCAAATAAGGCCGCCCTGTTCGGCAGGACCTTATTTTGTGGCGCTCTGTTGAGCAGACAGTATCAGGAGTTATTTTCAGCCTCTCAATCTTTTATAGATGGCGCCAGGCTTGGCCCGCGAGAAGGGTGCCAATCCTCCCCTGATGGCCAGCGTATTAAAGGAAGAAAACCAGGGTCTATCAGCTGCAGACCCCTGTAACTTCCGCAACTTCACTATGTTTGATACGCCCACCGCCGCCGCTGAGCCCGCCGCCGCTGAGCCCGCCGCCGTAGAGCCCGCCGCCGTAGAGCCCGCCGCCGTTGAGCCCGCCGCCGTTGAGCCCGCCGCCGTTGAGCCCTCCGCCATCCCGGCCCCCAACAACATTGGAGAATCCGCCCCCCCAGACAACACCGACACCAACAAAAGAACTCGCGTCCAGCTGGCGCACATTCTCGGCGTCGACGTCTCGCAGGCCCGATGCGCCACCCACCTAAAGCAGAACTTGGGTGACGACTCCATCGAGGAGGAAATCAAGAGCCTCCGGACGACTCTAAAGAAGGCCAAGGCGGATGGGCTGGACCTGGGGGACCTCAAGGTCCAGATCGGCGAAAAGTCAAAGAGCCTCGTCCGGATTAGCGGCGAGACCCCCATCGCCGCTGCCGTCATCTGGGATGGCGCCGTGAAAGAAATCCTTCGCCACGGCATGGACTTGGCAATTGCCAGCGACCGAAAAATTGTTGACACCACCCACCTCCACGACGGGTCGCCGTCCTCGCTTATTTACTACCCGCTGTTCAGCAAGTGCGAAATTTGGGCCAAGTACAATCAAGACCACGAAGAGGAGCTGAAAAAGGAGCGCGCAGCAACAAACCGGGTGGCCAAGGAGGTCCGTGAGGCCAAGAAGGCCGCCGACGAGAAGACCGCCAAGGGGGTCAAAAACCCTAAGACACCCACCACTGAGGACGACGTCGAGGACGACAACGACCCCCCCACAAAGACGACGTTTTATACCTACGTGGAGAACGCCCTTAAGACGGTAAAGAAGGACGACCCCTACAAGAGCATGCGGGTAAGCAACCGCGTGCGCGAGTACCTTTCCGAGCTCGTCGCCCAAGGGATTGCCCGCCAGGCGACGCTCGCGCGAATCATTGTCCAACGCGTCATGGGCGTCCGCACAATGAACGCTGACCATGTGAAGGCCGTCGTTCATGTGTTGATGGCGGATGAGGGTCGCACCTCTGACCAGATCAACCTAGTGACCGGCCAAATCGACAAGAAGCTCGATCTTTACCATGAGCACCTCGCGGAAGAAAAAATCAAGAAGGCGGCCTCGCTCGACGAGACAAAAAAGTCCGAGGTTGAGCGCAAAAAGCACGAGTTTGACCTCAACCGCAAGAAGAAGCAGGCCGAGCTAGCAAAGAGGCGCGCCATCGAGGCGGCCCAGAAGGCCAAGGACCTCAATGCTGAGACGGCCCTGCTTGAGCCGATTGTCGCCGCAGAAAAGGCCGAGGCGGCGGCCGCCGCTGGGGCTCTGTAAGTGGGCGCAGCATGCGCGTGCCACCACATGCCCCATTTTTTTGGCAAGCCGTGCCGCTCGCTACAAAACCAGGTGGTCGGCCGAGAGGCATGCAACGGAGGTGACAACCGCGACAAACTGGGTGACAAATGTTTTAATTTCGTCAGAAGTCGTGTCGTCAGAGAGGCTGATGCGCAAGACGCCACCCTGAAGGGCTGCCGGGACGCCCATTGCAACAACAACGCCGCTGGAGTCACCATGGGCCGCGTCGGCGCTGTTGCAAGCGGAACCAAGGCTAACAATAATCCCGCGACTTTCGAGGGCGGCCCGCGCGGCCCTGTTGCAGAAGCCGGGCCGGCGCACTGCAAGCAGCAGTGTGTTTGGTAGGACGCGGCGCTCGTCGGCGGGTGCAATCCAGAAAATGGCCGGCGTCCCGGCTTTTTCAGCGAGCGCGATGGTGCGGCGGGCGTCCGCCGTCCCGCTGTGGGGCGCAGGCCCCGGTGGAGTAATCCCGCCATCGATGCTTGGTGGCCGGTCAGCCGGGTGGGCCTCAAGGTAGAAACAGGGGAGATGGGCGGCAAGCAACGTCTTGAGGGCGTCCCGCTTGTCCCGGACGCGGGCCGACTTTTCAGCGCGATCCGTCATGGCAATGCGAAATGCCGCAAAACTTGCGCCGATTCCAGGCAGATTCTCGGTGCCGCCACGCAGGCCGCCATTCTGACTGCCATAAATGTGCGGGCAGAGTTGGTACCCTTCGACGAGCGCGCGCCGCAAGACAAGGAGCCCGACGCCGGGCGGTCCTCCGAGTTTATGGAATGAGGCGCTGAATGCATCAACCCCGAGAGCCGTGGGTCGGACGGCTGACTTGCCGAAGAGCTGGACGGCATCAGTGTGGAAAGGGACGCGGGCCTTCCGCACGGCTTTCGACATCTCGCGCAGGTTGTTGAGGACCCCCGACTCATTGTTGGCCGCCATTATTGAAACAAGGCATGTGTTGGGCCGCAGCGAGGCGGCCACGTCGGCGGGGTCGACGGCGCCGAGGCCGGGCCCTGCCCGCCCGACCGGGAGGACAGTGAGCTGGCAGAGTCGCTCCAGGGCAAGAGCCCGGCAACAAGCAAGCAACGACTTGTGCTCGACGGCGCTCGTGATGACGTGCGGGAGGCGCCCCGTTTTTGCGGCGTAACTCCGGACGGCGCTTGTGATAATGTGGCAGTTGCTCTCCGAAGCGCCGCTTGTAAAAACAACTGTGTACGCGTTCGGCCCATTGAGCTCAAATCCGCATTCGACGGCAATTTGTTGCCGGAAGGCCTCCATCATCCGACGCGCCTCACGCGCGCTTGCGTACTCAGACGATGGGTTGCCCCGGTTGCACCACGCACTGAGAGCATCAACGACTTTTCCCGGCATTAAGGTGGTTGCATTGTTGTCCAGGTAGATGAATGGTTTGGCATTGTTGTTGTCCTGGCCCTTCTTTGCGGAGGCCGTCACCATTCTCGGCCGGGCGTGTATACAAGGTGCCGGGGAAAAAATGAGCTGAAACTACTAGGCACTCAAAAAAATGGCATCTGCATGTTGACGGGTGGTAAGTCACATGCTTTTTTTGATTAGTGGGTTTCCCACGCCCCCATTTTCTAAAGACCAGAGCTGACCTGTGGCTTTTTTTGCACTCGAACGGGAAAGGTTTGGTGGTAAGATTAATTTTATCCCTAACCGAGCACTTATTTCGTTAATTAAAGGGGTCAAGTCTTTATCAAGACTGTCAACAGTTAGCAGGTAGTGTTTTGCAGTGTCAAAGTCTGGGTCGCTCATGGGCAATGTAAGTGGCTGGCCCTCGTTGATGTATAATATTTTTTCGCCCAAATTAGATTTTTTGAAGCTAGTGAGCCTCGCAATAGGGACCGGGCGTTCTGCCTTAGAAGTTATTGGGCCCACACCACCAAACGCTGGCGCAGGTGTGGGCGCAACAATCGCGGGTGTAGGCGCAACATTCGTGGGTGTGGGCGCAACATTCGTGGGTGTGGGCGCAACATTCGTGGGTGTGGGCGCAACATTCGTGGGTGTGGGCTCAACAATCGCGGGTGTAGGCTCAACAACGGCGGGTGTGGGCTCAACAATGGTGGTTGTTGGCGGCACAACTGCTGAAGCACTTGTTGCAGCGGGCGTTGCAGCGGGCGTTGCAGCGGGCGTTGCAGCGGGCGTTGCAGCGGGCGTTGTTGGCGGCACAACTGCTGAAGCACTCGTTGCAGCGGGCGTTGCAGCGGGCGTTGCAGCGGGCGTTGCAGCGGGCGTTGCAGCGGGCGTTGCAGCGGGCGTCTCAGCGGGCGTTGCAGCGGGCGTTGCAGCGGGCGTCTCAGCGGGCGAACAATGTTTTTCACAGTATTTATTTAATTTCCCCTGTTCATATGGTTTTCCACAACTGCACTTTGGAATGCTAGCTAAGAGTTTTGCTTCATCTTTGGCTTTGGTGTCTGCTTTTGCGGCGGCACTAACTGCTTTGACCCTTTCTTTCATTAACATGCTTTCTAAAGTCTGAGCCTTTTTTGGACCACTCGGTGGCGGTGGCGGTGGGGGACCTTTTGCCGCCGCTTGTGGCGGTGGTGTTGGACCTTTTGCCGCCGCTTGTGGCGGTGGTGTTGGACCTGTTGCCGCCGCTTGTGGCGGTGGTGTTGGACCTGTTGCCGCCGCTTGTGGTGTTGGACCTGTTGCCGCCGCTTGCGACGGCGGCTTTATTTTAAAATCAAAAGGTACCAAATCTGTTTCCTTTTTTGCTGTTGCATCTACTACTGATTTTGTTGTGGGGGGCCCGCGGGGCGCATTCTCCTCTTCCTCAGGCGGCATTGACTTAATAACACCCTCGGTTGCCGGATTTTCTTTTATCCACATTTTTACCTGTAGTAGTATTTTGTTCATATCCTTGTCTTGGCACTCCTCTGGTTTGTACGGAGTTTCGTTAAGTGCCACCTTCTCGTCTAAAAGATGTTTGAAAGGGATAAATGTTTCTACTTTGGGGGCTCCGACAAAAACCATTGAGGTTGAGAGTATTAAGGGTTCTAACTTTGTTTTGAGGATGTCCTGGGTGTCACTACTAAGTGGTAGGCTGGAACGGGCGCTGACCAGTGTGTTTAGTAGAACATAAACATCGTGCAGGGGAGAAATTATTTCCGTTAAAATTTTTCCAGGCGCGGTAGACCTTAAGTTGAACTCCAAAGACGATAATACCCCTCCAGTTGCCTCAATTTTTGTTTTGAGGGTTGCAATCTCTTTTATGTACTGGGCCCAGTATTTCTGTTCGTCATAAGGGGGCGCCGTGCCATCCATAATCAGCAATGTTGGCTCATGCGGTCGCGCATTGTTAACAGAAGCAGTGGTCGCATCTATAACGGCTTTGATGTCATCGTTTGCTTTTTTAATAGCAGTTTCCTGCTGCTGAGATTCCCGTTGCCTGCGACGTGTTTCCTTTTTTGCTTCTGTCACAGCTGGAGTAACCTTTGCCATTATTTCTGATTGGGCCGGCCACATGACTTCTTTTTCGGCCGCTTTGACTGCACGTACCCTTTCTTGTTCGAATGTAAACCTTACGGAATCTTCGACCGTTTTACCGTTTTCTTCAATTTCTGCATTTGTAATTGCAGCATTTCTGTTGAGGGATTTTTGTCTGCGTTGGAGGGCCTTTGCAGATTCCGCAGAAGCGCTGGCCTTACGGTTAATTGCTTCGTCGAGCACCCGCTTTCTCGCCTCGGCGCCGTAAATTTCACCATTAATGGCTTCTTTGAACCGATCCACTGCGTTGGCGTCAGTCGTGCTGTTAATTATTTTTGTGAGCACCTGCGCTTTTGCCAAATGCATAATAAATTCAGCGTCTATTGATTCTATGGACGACCCCGCGGCTACCAAATTAGCCGCATTTATTTGGGTGGCGGTTTCAATGTCATTGTTAACCGTGGCGGCTGCAACGAGTTTATCATACACTCGCGATTTTGCCAAATTAACGGTTGCCGTATCAACGGTTGCCCCATTAATGGTCGCCTCATTCGCTAATACGGAGACTTTTTGCGCAATCTCTTGTTCAAACTTGGTTCTTATGGCATTTGAAGATACAGAGATCTGTCGTTCTATTTCTGCGGCTTTGTTCTTTTGTTCTTCAGTTAGTGCCGAACCAGTTGCTGGCTCAGTATATCTGTTTTTTATTTCTTTTACAGCTTCAGTGACCAGGCGCAAAATTTCTCCATCCAGTTGTTTGTTTGTTATTGCGGCATTTGCTTTCGCGATTGCTTTTGATATGGCCAATCCAAACGTGCGCATGTTCATATTGTCAAGTTGCAACGACTTCACAGCTGCATCCACGGCTTCGCCAATTACCTGATTCTCTGGTTTGGTTGCTGCCTCGGCAGCGGCCGCCGCTTTGATTATTGCTGCCATGTTGTCCGCTACATTTGGCGTGATTTTTGCGGCTAAGGCTTCACCAAGTATCTGGTTCTTTATGGCAGCCACCGCGGTAGCATCCGCGGCGGCTGCCGCTGCTGCAGCTTCTGCTGCGGCCACGGCTTTTGGCGTGATTGCTGCGTCTAAGGCTTCGTCAAATGTCTGCCGTTTTGTGGCTGCCACCGTGGCGGCCGTGGCGGCTGCCGCTGCCGCGTCTGCGGCCGAAGCGTCCGCCACCTCTGCCTTTTCTTGGTCTTCATCATCCTTTGTTGTTTTGGCCACAGCAGCCGCTTCAGCAGCAGCGGCTTTTGCCGTGGCCGCCGCAGCGGCTGCCGTGGCCGCCGCAGTGGCTGCTGTGGCTGCTGCAGCCCGGCTGTTGTTGTTCGTACCTGCTGCCGTTATTGCTGCCCTAATTGCTGCCGCATTTGCTGCCATGGTTGTTGCGGCCACGGCTTTTTCAAGTACCAGCTTTCTTGCAGCTGCCGTATCTGCTGCCGCAATTGCGGCCTTGATTGCTTCCGGGCCTGCTTCTGTGATTGCTGCGGCCACGGCTTCGTCAAGTACCGGTTTCTTTGCAGATCCATCCGGTTCTGCGTACTTGCTTTCAAACAGTGATGCTTTTGCTTTTATGGTTGCCAAGAACACTGCACTATTGATTTCTTCATTAAACGAGACAATTAACGGCTGTAACGACAAATTTGCTATTTTGGGGATATCTTTTGACACAATTTGGTAGTCCAGGTGTAACTTTTTCTGGATCTGAGCAGAAAGTACCGAAATTGCATATTTTGTGCACCTGTCGGCCTGAGACAAACATTCCCGAATATTTCTCACAAGGTGGTTTCCAGCGCCATTGTCCCACATGTCTACCGCCATCTTGCTAAACTGGTCGTAAATCAACACTTTCACACTCGCCGCAGCCGCTTGAAGCAGTGATCTGACGCCAGAAATAATCGCACCCGGCCGGGAGAATATAGTGTTAATTTTGGAAAACTCGGCAATGTTCTCGTCTATTGAGGCCTGTAGTGGTTTGGGGAACTCAATACTATAGATTTGGGCGACATCTCTTGTGGACATAAATTTGTAGCAACCTATGAAGGATCCGGTACGGCTGCTGACCTCAAAGGGGGTACTACGCCGTAACCGTTTACTGTCAGAACCCTCACCATCAACCCACATTTTAAATAATAGCTGGTTCTGGTAGCTGATTGCCGCCCAATCTGCATTTGCGAACGGCACTCGTATTTCGTAGCGGGTGCTCATGACAGTATTTTGTAGGCTATTTTCGAAATCGGTTGTGTCTTTTGGGTCTCCGCCGGTCATAGTAGTAGTGTTGCTTGTTTTATTTTTTGCCGCCCTGCCGGCCTTAGCGGTGCTTGTTTTATTTTTTACCCCTCCGGTCACAAACTCGTACGGTATTTTTTGCAACGCGAGCGCCGCTTGCGGCGTGTGGCTGTTAAGGGTAATTAATGTTGCCACAACCAGCACCAGTAGGAACAGCAGAAAGATAAACATACGGTCTATCATTGTCGGACGCTCTGCTGCCTTATAAAGAGGTTGCATAAATGCCTTCGAGTTTGTTGCGCCGCTGGGCTGCCAGTTTTGACGATGGCCGGCGTTATTAAACAAATGACGACAGATCCTAGACAGAAAACTCATTTATCTTCTCTAAAAACAGATGGTGGGAATTGAAACCAGTATCAGCTTAGCAACAGAAGATGACGATTGAGGCGGCAATTCGCTCGGCACGCTCGGCGCGAGCAGAACGCAAGGCCCACACGTGCCGAGCGAAACAACCGGAGGAATTTCTCAAACTGAAGGTTAAGCCCGATAAGGTCGCGATGCTCCGGGCCAAGGCGTTTGTCGCCGACGAGTCGTGGACTCGTGAAGACGACGAGTCGTGGACTCGTGAAGACGACGAGTCGTGGACTCGTGAAGACGAAGAGTCGTCGTGGAATTACGACACGTCGTCGTGAAACTGAACTGGCTCAAGGAGTCTGCTGCAGGGTTGCAGCAGTGGAAAGTTAGTTTCACAAATTGCAATAAAAAGGAAGGCGAGTGGCGCAGAACTTGGACTTCTTTTTTTGCGATACACAGCAAAAAAACTCGCCGGCTGCCTCATTATGGGCCGGAGGAGGCACCGACCACTGCCAACCCGTTGTATGAAATGTAGTCGTTTGTTTTATCCCTAGGTAGAGGATGGTTGTAATTTTCTGTCCAATTATCCCGCACTAGGTGGGCAAGGCCGCCGCCCTGTGCGCGCAGTCGAGGTGGTGCATGATAGTTAAGGGCAATTAATGTTGCCACAATCAACACTAGTAGGAACATCATAAAAAGACGGCTCAGCATTGTCGGATAATTTGCGGCTTATCTTTACAAAAAAAATCCTCAACATGAGTTGACTACGCGGCAAACTTCACGGGCTCGGCACTCATGCAGATACCGTAGCCGGTGACCGTGGGATCCGCTGGTGGCACGCTTGCGAGCACGCCAATGTCGCGAGCGATGCCGAGCGTGGTGCACAGGCGCCCCGCCATCCCAACCAAGACGGCCTTGAAGAGGTCGTCAAAGGTGTTCACGTCCTGATGCTCGGGCATGCTCTTGCCGACCATGTCGCGCGCGAACTGGGTCAGGTTGAGCTTCCCGGGAATGCCGGAGGCGAGGACGATGTCACTGAGGGGTGTCTTCTCGGAGTACGGGACGTTGCGGAGCCCAGTGATGCCCGAAATGGCACTCGGGACGTCGAACGGTTCGTCCAGTGTCTGGTCGACCCCGATCACGTTTGAGACGAACGAGTGGGCGAGCAACGCGGCATACTGCACAGCGCCGGTGTCGAAAGTGGACCCAAGCAGGTGCAGCACGTCGCCGATGGTCAGGTTTTCCTGCACCAAGCACTGCGCAACAACCTTAACGAACGTGTCGGGAGTGTGCGACGTCTGCGCATTCGACTCGAGCAGCCGCAGCATGAGGATCAAACGATTTTTGAATTCGTCTATTTCTTCGGGGCTGCAGCTTTTTGGCAGCGACGCGACGAATGGACCTGCCAACATCCGGAATGTTATCTCGTCCAGCGCGTAGGCCTTTTCGCCAGCACACTCACGGAGAAACACCGTGACACACAGCTTGCGGGTGAGAGCCGTATTGAGGTCATGGACGATGCCACGGCGTTTCGCGGCCTTGTCAAACAGAAGGCCCCCACGGAAGGAACTGTCAACTGTTGGTGGTTTCTGGTCTCCACCGTTCACGCCGGACCCGGCGCTGACCGAGACGATGTGAATGCTCTGCTTGAGGAGAAGTTTCGCGAGCGGCACGTCCATCGCGCCGCACTGGAACGCGACGAGCCCTGGGAGAGTCTCCACGTGCGTGAGAAAGGGCTTGTTGAGCTCGCGAATGTTGTTGTTCGCGTCCTCGAAATCAAGGCCAACAAGGTCATCCGCGTTTGCTTTCCTTGGCTTTCCCGCGCCGTCGTAGAGGATCGGCGACAGGATGGTCTGTTCGACCTGCTCGAACACGTGGATCGTGAGGCTCTTCTCGGCACCGTACCACACGGTGACTGTGGACTTCTCGATATCAAGGACCAAGTTGATCCACTCGCCGTGCCCCTTAATCTTCTCGAAGAAGAGATTGACGACGTCGGTCTTGGTTGTCTTGTCGCCGTCCTTCTTGGCCGCCACCAGCACGATGGTCAGCTTGCTGACGTTCAGCAGCGCTTGCTTAGCGATGAGGTACGCCAGCACGACCATGAGAAGGTAGTCGTCTGTGTCGACAAACGAGGCCTTCGTGGTTCGGAGGCTCAGGTCGGTCACGACCAGCATGCTGCGCACTTTAGGGTCGCGAAGCACCGCGTTCTCCAGATTATCGATTGCATCCTGAGCTACTTTGAAGGTGGTGGTTTCGGGTCGAAGGCCCGCCAAGAAGAGTGCTAAAGTTGCCACGTCATACGGAGGCGCAGCGAGTTGCCTGCGCGTGGCCTCGGCTCCGATGCGCACTTTCGAACACGACATTGCCGCGTTTTGGGTAACAACCCATTAACATAATTCAAATGTAATCCCCCTTAATTTAGCAAAAAAAACACATTTGAAGAAGGAATCAGGTGTCAACCATGTTTGACGCCTACGCTGTCGAAACTGTATACGAGCTATATGCCGGCATCGTGCTGGTGTCCATTGCCACCACATTAATGGCCCTCGCTGCCATGACAATGGCCTTCATCACCATATTGATAACCCTTTTCATCGCTTGGAACCTCGAGTACAGAAGATATGTTTGCATCACGCTGATGATGGCCCTTGCCATCATATTAATGGCCCTTGCCACCATGGCAATGGCCTTCATCACCATGTTGACAACCCTTGTCATCGCTTGGGTTCTCGAGTGCCGAACATAACAAGGCGCCGCGCACGTTTTTTGCCCAGGCAGAACTCGTGAACTGTTAAAAAATAAGAGTTGAATGGATTTATCCAGGCAGCCTCTCGGCTTCAGCCTCATTAATAAGGGTTATAATTTCAAGGTTGCCCTTGCGCCCAAGACGCTGGCCCCGGGCTGCGACCTGGACCTCAACGTTGCGGTCAAGAATGTGGTGATAGAACACAATGTGCGAGACAAAGGGGAGGTTGAGACCTCCACAGTCCTTGGCCGACGTCACGAGCATGACATCAGCTTCTTCACGCAGCGCACGGACGGCTTCATCTTTTTGCGCGCGGACGCCGCGCAGGATGCTGAAAGGTATCGCAAGGGCTTCGCACGTATTGGCAATGAGGCGCGTTGACTCAGCGTGCATCGTAAATATGAGAAACTTGCGGGGCTGGCCGCGAGCCCAGGGGATATCTTGGCGCCCATCAAGAAGGCCCTCTACGTAAGGAGGCGTGCGAACATCGCGGATGCAGTCGATGGCGCCGACAACACCATCGACGCCGTCGGCGCCGACAACACCCATGCGAATTTCGGCGCGTATGAGCTGGATGAGAGCTTTCAGCTTGGGGTTGTTGAACGTGTCGAGCAGATCGATAGCAGGGCCTTCGGCAATAGTAGCGGCCGGCTTTATCTCCAAAGAATCGTCGGGATCAGCGTTAATGACAATTTCATCATTGAGGGCGGCCTCAAGGTCAAGCTCGGCGCCGACACGGATAAGACCGGTCTTGATTTTAATGTCATGAAGACAGTGGGGGCAGCGCCTGATGAACGCTTTCTTGTTGGTGCCCAATTTGCGCGTGATGCAGGTCTCACAGACAATTATTTGGCAGCACCCGGCAAGAATATAGGCCGGCTCAGCGTCATCACCCTTCTCAAAGGGCAACATGCAGCATTGGCAACGGCCCTCACGAATATTGTCACGCATACGGTTGAGGGTCTTGCCGTGTTTGTCGCACTGTTCCTCGGCCCAAGTCTCTAGCGATTTGAGGGCCGCGGAGGCCTCGGGGCTGAGGCCCGCAAACCCCGCAAGAGCGGTGGCAAATTCATCGTCAGACCCGTCCTTGATTGTAGCCCGCAGCTCCTTGACCAAGTCAAGGTTGTTTTCGTGAAAGCTTTGGCGTCCGGCGAGGCTTTCGCGGGCCTGCGCAGTACGGCCAAGTACCTGGACGGCGTTGCGCAGCTTATCGAGGTGGATGCCAACGACGCGGTGGACAACGTCGCCAATTGTTTGGGCAACTATCCCAAGAGACTGGGCAGCGGTGCCAACGGCGTCAGCATTGACCATCTCGATAATGTCTTCTGTAACGTCCAGGTCGCGGAGGATAGCGACGAACTGCCCGCCGCGGACGTAAATGCGGCGGAATTCTATTTTTGTGCTGTTGATGTGGGCGTCGACGAACTCGGGCGCGCACTGGAGGCTAAACACCTTGTTGATGATATCGTCGAGTGCAACCCCGAGGATTGGGAAGCTCGTCATGAGGTTTGCGCGGAAGAAGTCTTCAATAGTTGCATAGTCGGTGCGAATGGTCGCCCTTGCTGTCGTCTGCCGGCGCGTTGCGCTAACGAGCCAGGTGAAGAGCGCAGGCACAAAGCAGTCGTCGCTGCCGAGCTTGAGCGTGTCGTAGTCGTCGATGATGAGCCGGGCAACCGGGACGCCTTCCAGAACGCGGGCGAGTGCCTCAAAGAGGGAACGGTTCTTTGACTTCCCCTGGTGGGGGGGCTCGCCTTTCACGACGAAGCTTGTCGTGACCCGCCCGGCCTTGACAAACACAAGATCAAGGTTGGCTGCTTCCCCACGGTGGTACAACTCTTGAAACTTGTGCATGCTGCGCACATTCTCGATGATGAAGTAACGCAGTTCGGTGAAGCGGCGGGTCTCGCTCTCCCACTGGGAGATAACATTTGCCGATGCGGCAACGATGGTGAGCGGGAGGTAGCGGCTGTAGCGCACTGCAACCTCCGGAATAAAGCCGACCCCAACGGGGTCGTACGTCCCGCCGCCGCGGGTAACAATTATGTTTGCGCGGTTTCCGCAACGGTGTCCGGCGCCCACAACTGGGTAGGTCATTAGTGGCTGCTGGTCAGGCAGGCGAACGGGGACGCGCTGGGAGCAGACAAGAGCGAGCGATAACACGGTTTTTCCAAAAGCGGGCTGTGCGGCAAGACGCCCGACCCGGGTCTGAAGGATCGGCGCCCACTCCTCGGCGCAGCGCGCGTCCTCAACCTTGGCAAAGGGCTTGCACTCAGTCGCTTGCATGGCCGCAAGAAGTGCCTTCTGGGGCGGGAACAGGTCGCCCTTAAAGTTTGCGGGGTTTGGCGCGCGCGGGTCGTCGACTGTCAGGAGGCGGGGCGTCCAAAGGGGGTGGCGGGCGTCGGCCCAGGCAACCCCGTCGGTCGGCACAAGGCCTTTGGCCTCGCGTTCAAAGGCGTCGTTGCGAACGCCGCGACGGAGGCGTATTTGTGGCGCAGCATCCGCCACTGGGTGGCCTCTTTCCGGGTCGCCCTCCGGGTCGTCCTCCGGGTCGCCCTCCGGGTCGCCCTCCGGGTCGCCCTCCTCGTCGGGAATTAAGAAGTCCTCGTCAAGCAAGAGGGCGTTGAGCGCCGCTTCGTTGAGCGCAAGTGCCGCATTATAGACTGCGAGAGCCGCATCTTCGTCGCCAGGGTGGTCCATTGTATATTTGGCGCCGTCTCAATATGTTGGTCCTGCCTTGAGTTCAATTCTTTGCAAAATAGCGAAAGGGTTTCGTAAAAAATAGGCGCAATTTCCTTATCACTCGTAGCGGCCGAGTAACATGGTCATTGAAGCCATCATCGCATTAATCGGATTACGATTAAACTGATCGAGTTGGGCTCTGACAGTTGCAATATCGAGCGGGGCGTTTGGGTCACGGCTGAAATTTGCCGCATCAAACTGACGGATCAGGTCAACACCTGCCGGGGTGCCCCAGACGATCGGTGCCTCGTGCTTGTCAACACTGGCACTGCGGGTCGGGTCACAGGCCAGCGCGGAAACGCAGCCGATTGGCATGTCGGCCCGGGCTAGCGAGCAGCCCGTGTCGGTGAGCATTGCGCACCGCCCTCGTCGCGGAAAGAAGGGGGCGAGTTCTCCGGGTTTCTCATGGACTGTCGGCGGCCGCAGGTAACAATGGATTTCTTGACCATCGCCAATTAAGTAATCTTTGACAAGGTCCGTTGTTAGAGAAATGGCGCCGGATCTGACCAGCTCGGACAAATGTTGCGGGTCGTACCCACCGGGCAGGTTTGAACACAGCGCCGCGCAGGCGGTGCAGCTGCAGGGGGTACTGCCTTCGCGAATACGGGCAATGTCTTCGATATCAAGTACCGTGGCGACCATTGGCCACCCGAGAGTACAAGCTCTGTGGCGCCTTCAATTGTCGCAGCAATTACTACTCAGTAGCTCTGCTGGACCATTGGGCGGTGATCGATGGCATCATAATATGGAGGGTTTACGTTTGGAAGTCCGTTGGGCAAGTACTCTGGAACGTAAACAGCCCCATCGGGGGGCACAAATATCACACGCGGACTCGGCGGATACGCCCGGCAGGCAATTTGTCCCAGAGGGCCGTGCCGATTTGCGCACGGCGTCTCATAGTTGTCCGGGTCACAACCGGAGTTGAGGATGGTGTCTGATGTCTCGTTACTGGGGTTGCAGTCGGAGCAACCAGGTGCGCCCGGAGTGGGGCTATATTGGCCGGCCGAACAGCCAAAGCACTTTGCGAGCCCTCCCGGGCATGCGCAGCCGGCTGCGCACACGCGACAGCGCTCGATACCATCACGCACCCACATGTAGCTTCCGGGGTGGCAGCCGCAGTACTGCCCGGTAGTGCAAATTTGCCCCGCTGGGCAGTCTCCGTCAGAGTTGCAGGCCCCTGCGGCTGCCGGCAGCTTGCCCGCAAGGAGACCCGTAAGAAATACGAAGAGGTGGCGCATCGGCCATATAGTAGGTGCCCAAAAATAACGCAAACCTGATTTATACAAGGTCGCTGTACACCAGCTTCATCTTGTAGGGGGACGAGAAGTAGGGCGAAGAGGTTGCGTCGTTATGGGAGTAGCAGTAAGTCGTAAACTTGTTGTGCTTGGCGCATGATTCGGGCCCGCCCTGGCTCTGCCCTTCTTTGGACCACTGGCTGCTGCTGTTCGCGCACTGACCATCATTCACAGCATTGCACCACGCCTTGCTGACGCCAATAAGGTTGCAGGTGCCGGCAGGGCATGGCTCGCTCAGCCAGCAGTGGTCGCTGCCCTCGGGCAGGCACCTCGCGGTGCCCACAAGTTTTGGATCGAAGATTCCGTCAACCGACGGGTTGGTGCAGCCCTTGCGGTTACGCCCGGTGGCCGCGCACGGGTTTGTCTTGAAGTCTATGGTCGTGGGGCCGTCTTTGGCGGTCAGCTCGTAGCACAAGAGGAAGTTAACGCCGTCCACGGCACTCATGTCCCCGACCATGTCTTTCCCACTCTCGATTAGGATTGGCATTCCGCAGTCGCCCTCGGAACCCTGACACGGCTTACCGGCTTTGTTGTACTTCAGAGGGCGCACGCTCCATGCACCCTTGGGAAAATTTGGAATTTTAAGAATTGCGGTGTCGCCACGGTTTGGCATGATTAGTTCCTGCCACGTTGCGGATCCAATCGCCACTGGGGGGGTCTTGGGGCCGGACACGTCACTGTCCAGCGGGTAGTACTGAACAGGCGAGCCCAGCGTGACCCTTGTACTACTTGCGTTGAGGATTTGCCATGGCACCCCATCAGTCGGCGGGCCGAGAGGAGGTTTACCATCCACAACATTTAAGTTTGAATGCTCAAGAAACACGTGGAACGGGGATTCGCTTGTGTTGTTGATAATCTGCACCGTGCTATCCGGCTGGGCCGTTAGGGTTATGCCTCCCGGGCAGCCCCCGGAGGTCGGCAAGAAACACCGGCTATTTTCCAGGTTGCAGGTCTGCCCTGCGGGGCAGGAGGGGCAGCCGCCTTCTGATGGAGGCTTATTACTAGGCCATGCGACGATGATGACGACGACAACAAGAAGAACAATAATTGCTGCAAGCAGCATTGCCGCAAGACCCCCGTATGGTTGCAGGAAATTGTTTGGCGGGTAAAAAAGTTCCCAGCTTATCGAAATCTTTCACAAGCCTATCAGGTGCATTACGCCCTTTGCAAATCCCATCATTTTTGACAATAGCCAGCCCGTTACGCCAATTAGTGGCGGCTGCTCTCCGGGAGGAAACTTTTTTAACATGAAAGCACCCGCCGCCACGACGATGACGGCAACCACAACAAGGATGACAAGGATAATAAGAATGGCGTGCAGCATCGCCGCAAGGCCCCTTATAATAGTTGCAGGATGGTTCGGCGGGTAAAAATGCCAAGCAGCATTACTCAGCGTGGGCGCGGCGGCCGGTACGCCACCGGGGCGGGGCTGCGCCTGTTTCTTGGACAGCGAGGTTTTCTTGGCGGGCGTGTTTGTGGGGGTACCCCGGGAACCAGCGCTGGATGTACTCGCCCTCGGCGCCGTGGGCCTTATAGTATGCCTTGAAGCGGGCATAAGCCTCCTGAATGAAAGTTGGCTCGCCGCCCTTTACGAGACAGCCCGACGCATCACGCTCTTTGCGCCAGCGGAGGCCGTACGGCGCGCAGACGCGTTCAAGGTCGGCCTGCTTCCTAGGGGTGAGGCCGTACCCGCTGCCGGGCTTCCCGCCTTTCCTATCCTTCCCATCCTGCTGGTTGATGCAGGTCAAGCACCCGGACAGCCTCTCAATGGCTGTGGCCTCGAGGCCGATGTAGCCGCCCTTGTTAATCTCGACCATCGGCGTCACGCCGCCGTGCTCGCGCAGCCACTGCTCGAGAAACTCCATGCAGATGCGCCAGGGGTAAGGGCCTTCAACGCCGTAAGGCTCCCACAGGTGAAGGCTCAACAGGTTGTGAATCTGGTGGGGCTCGAGTTTTGTGGGCCTACCGGCGCGCCAGGCGGCAAACTCGTCGCGGGCCCAGTTGTAGAAGCGGTGGAGGCACACGCGCGCCTCGCCGACTACCCAGGCGTCAGTCGTCTTCGGGTAGCGGCCGCAGGTCTCGACGACGCGGCGAATCTCGGCAAATGCCCGGTCCCAAGGAACGTTTTCGACGCGGAGGAGGCGCTCGACGGGGCGGGCGCTTGCGCTCGTCCCGTAGCGAACTGCCCGGCGGATGGCATTGAGGAGTGCGCTGTGGTTTGTGGTGCCGAGGCCCATTTTTAACGTGTGGGTCCCGAGGATATTGACCGGGTAGGCGGCCGCGACAGGGTCAAGAAGGTGCTCATAAAGCCGCGGGTCTTCATCGAGGAGGGCGTCAATGAAAGGGATAATGCTGGCATAGCGTTTTAAATTAGCGGGGTCTTCAGGCGGGCACGTTTCGTCGTGGAGAACCGGAAGAAATACAACAGACCCGGGCTTGCCAGCCATCCAGTTGAGGGGGCGGCAGATACTCTGGATGATGTCGCGGGGGCTGTGCCGCGGTGCAGCAAAGAATACGCCATTGAGCGCCGGAATCTCGACCCCCTCTTGGAAGAGCCGGCAGTTGAATAGGACTGCCCGCTCGCCGGGCGCGGCAAACTGCCGTAGCGCGGCCGCCGCGCCGCCCGGGCCCATTCGAGAATGGGCGACGAGGCATTGAAAGGGGCGAACGCCGTTGGGGCGGGGCGCCCCCGAGAGCGCGGCGCAGAGGCGCACCGCGTGACCAATATTGCGGCAGAAGACGAGCAACTTGTCAACTTTTGACATTGCCGCGAGGAGCTGGGCGGGCATCGCCAAATCTTCAGCGGTGGCAGCCGGGGCGGCAGCCGGGGCGGCAACTATCTCGAGCCGGAAGTCGTTAACGTAGCCGGCGGCAATGCCCTGCCGCAGGTGGTAGCGGTAAGCAACGCCACCAAAGATTTCGCGGTCCTTCATGGTGATTGTTGTCTTGCTTGGCGGGTCATAGGCCGGCGTTGCCGTCATGAAGAGCCGCTTGCCCACCTGTGGCGCCATCACAAAGTGGTTAAACGGGCGTGGGGCCTGCCCGCCGCAAACGCGGTGGGCCTCATCACAGATAGTCAGCCCGAAGACGTCAGTCGGCACGAGTGGCGAGCTCTGATAAGTGCTGACCACGAGGCGGCGCCCACGCTCGCTGACAAATGCGCGGATAACCGCAGGATCCGTTGTCATCACAAGAGAGCGCCCTGCCAAATAGACTGGGCGCGGGTCGCTGCCCACAAGGAGCATTGGCTCGGCAAAGCCGTACGAGGCAAGCTTTTGTGCCGTCTGGCGCAGAAGCGAAAGGCCCGGCACGAGGTAAAGAGCATTAATTGGTGTTTCATTGGGGTCTTCGAGGGCGAGGAAGGTGCGCAGGACCCCAAACGCCACTGGTGTTTTTCCGCAGCGACACGCCATCTGGAGAATTGCGCGACCTTCGCTGTGTAGCTCCGCAACGCAACGCGCAATTGCATCGTGCTGGTAGTCCCGAGCATCAACCGGCGCCGCGTGAATATCAAATGGGCTATCGGTAATTTCCGATTCAACGGCACCCACTGCCCCGGCAAACTCGGCATCATCCACCTCGTCAAGTATCGTGTCTTCTTGTTGCAATTCTCCCGCGGGCGGCGCGGGCGGCGCGGGCGGCGCGGGCGGCGCGGGCGAATGGTCCTTTGCCGTGCTGAAGTCCATCGTCAGCAACTCGTCGATGTAATGAGATAGGTCCGGTGGAGGCGCAACCGTAAGGTCTTCGACCAGCGCGCGCCGCAATGCCCAGCGCTGGTCCGGGCTGTCGGTGGCGCCAGCTGGACGGACACGAGCACGATAGACGGGCGCGTCGCGGCGCGTGGCACATATAGTGAGCCGCGCTGCGGCCTCCGCCGCAATTGCAATGATATCGGCCGCCGGGAGCCGGACCAGCTCCCGGTCGGCAAGGCGCCGCGAGCGGCAGCAGTGCAGCACAGCCGTCTCTAGGAGGCGAGCGTCCTCTTTGTCCCGCGTTTCGAAGGTTGCGATGTAGCGCCAGTGTTCCGGCGGAAAGCACGTGACGTATGCGCTGTCCAGGAGGCGCCCCCCCAGATCGCCCGTGTGGCCGACTTTGTGGAGCTGGCCGGGGCCGTGCTCAATGTCAAGCCATGGACCCCAGGCAATGTACAGACCTGGCGTCGCCATTGTATAGGCGGCATATTCAACTGTTTAACTGTGGGGCCTTGTATCAAGTGGTTTGCGGCATTTTTTGTCATCCGATTTGTATACGAGTGGTACTACCTGTGCTGCCCCTCGGGCCCCTGGTTGCGGGGACCATTTCTATGAATGCGTATCTTCAGATAAAAAAGAAAGGGTCCGGCACTTGTGTGCTGCTACCCGCACGCCGCGCAGGTATCTCAATACGTGCTCGCGTACAACAAAAACACACCAATCGTCAAACTTTTACGCCCCTGGCGTCATTTTTAGTAAAGCACAACTGGCAACGTATATTCTTATTACTTAGAGTCCTGACCCAAGCCGGGTCTGCCAAAAAGTCAACATTTTTTTTTGCTGGTGCTCAGAGCGAGTACCTCAGGCTCAGCTTGTCGCCCTTGCGCATCAAGAAGTTGAGAGCAGACATAGAAATCACCATCTCATTTTCCCCACTCTCGAGGCTGAACGATGGTTTAAGACTGTAGTTGATATACACCTCGCGGCCGGCGCTCAAGTGGTAGAAGCCGCTGGGGGTGAACTTCCCCGGGTAGAGGCAGAAGTTTATAAGGAACGCGCTTGTGTCAACAGGAGAGACCACCATGCTATTTTCGGCGTAACGGATTGGCATGTAGGCGTTGTAAAAGGGGCTCGGCAGCTGGGGGAAGATCTCAATCCCGTGGGCCGTCAGGCCAATTGTGTTAACGATGTTCTCGAGGGTCGTGACCTCGACAGCTTCGCGACATACAAGCTGGCAAACTAAGTTTTCAACATTCCAAACCATTGTCGGCGCCAGCAGTTTTTTGGAATTAGTCCGTTTAAGCGGGACACCCATCATCCACCAGCGGTCAAAATCGCTGACAAGCCGCCGTGACCGAAACCCGGCCATGAAGTACTCGGCCGGAAATTTAAGCTGGTCGAGGAGAAACGCGTCACTGACATTTTGGATCTGGTTCACCTGGCGGCGATGAACTCGAATTAGGCTGAAGCCGATGCGGCTCGCAAAGATGTCGTGAATTTCGGGATTCACGAATAGGCCGTTCACATAGAGGTCGGCCTCGATCCCGAGTCTCGAGAATGGGAGGTCGACGGGCACTAAAGTGTTAGGGGCCATGTTATTTTCACCCATTGCCGGCATGGGCACCAGCGCCTGGACGATGTCTTTTAGTGGAGCAAGCTCGCAGGTGATGGTGCGCTGGCTGTTAGGGATCAAGTCGTTCAGCAAGGCGTGGGTGGCGTCGCGGCAGAACCAGAACTGGAGGGGGATGTAGATGTCAAAACCCTCCTGATAAAGTTTCGGCGTCTGGGGGCCATCGCGGTACATTAGTGTCCCGGTGTACCCGTTTGCTAGATACGTGGCCTCACGAGCCTCCTGCTGGCCGTGGCATCTTTCCCATCCGGTGCGCTGGTCCGCATGGACGAAGAACTTGCTGTATGCGATTGCGTCGTCAGGGACGTAGTCGTCGATGAGGACCTGGTCGGACCGCAACTCGATTTTGTTAAACAAGCGCACACCGGGCAGCGCGCAGTAGCGCAGGTAGGGCGTACTTGGCCCCACCAAGGTCGCAGACTCTGACCCAATTGGCTTGAAGCGGATGTGGATGGCCATGTCGCTCGTGAAGTGCCCGTAAGTCGGGAAAGTGAACTGGAGGGTGCCCCCCGAGGCGTTAATGCTGGAAGTGGCATCGCCGGACGCCTTGACGCGGGTGTACTCTGACGCGACGGAGACATAAGGGCGGTACGCGGCATGGATGTAGAGTGTGTGGGACCGCTCAATATCGATAAAGGTTGGTTGGATATTTGCCTCGCCTGCGGCCTTGCGCTCGACGCGAATCGCATCGAGCCGCTGCCTGAGGTAATCCGAAGCGGTGAAGAACTTATCAAACCGCTCGTCGCGAAGAACGAGGTTGAAGATGGCCCCCTGTGACATTGCGGCCTGCGAGTCTTTGACAGGCTTGCTATACAAGCGTTGAGATTTCTCAATGCGTTTACTACCTAAGTGCACCCCCCCGCTATCGTCCACGGCTCATGAAAACCACCCAGCCCGCCCCGAGTTTTGAACACACCACCGACACTCTATATGCTATATGGCAGCGCCAGCGCCTATCTACGCCGAAGTGGGGCGCCGGGGGCTCGCCATCCCTCTGGCTCTCTTCCGCGCCCGCGTGGGGGGCGAGCCCGCCCTCAAGAAGATTCTTAGGGCGCTCTCAATCACGGAAAGGGTCCACCCCGGCTGCCCCCGCGGCATGGCGCGCACCGTGCACCGCGCCTACATGATCGAGCGGATGGGCGGTCTAGAGGTGCTGCTGATTCCCCGCGCCAAGGGACCGCCCTTTCTACGTGCCCACACGTCTGCTGGCCTACCCCTCCTTGACGGGATCCGTGCCGCGCCAGATCGGCTTCTCGAAGGGAGTATCAACCCGAATGCGCCGCTGCCGAAGCCGCGCAGCATCGCGGCCGACCGTCTTGTCGCCGAAGAACCGCTGTATGAGTACCAGGAAGCGGCAATCGAGCACTTGTGTGGCGAGTCTGGCCCGTTTGGCGAGGCGGCGGGCCATTGCGGCGGCGTTGCCTACCTGCAGATGGACACGGGCCTCGGCAAGTCGCGAGTCGGCTGCGGCGTCGTTGCGCGCCGCGGGGAGGCCGCCCTCGTCGTCGTTCCGACCGACGCAATTGCGACCCAGTGGGTCGAAGAGTTCGCCGAAATCTACCCGGGCATGAGGGTCGAAGTGTACCACAACCCGCCGGCCAAACGCGCAGGTTCACGCAAGGAGCCGCCCGGCCCGCAGACCCACGACGTCGTGCTCATTATCGTCAACACTTTTCGCGACAAGACGCCCGAGTTCATGGAAGGGTTCGGCACCGTAATCCTCGACGAGGCCCATGAGTACCACAGCACCCACAACTGCCGGGCGCTCTGGCTGAGCCAGACATGCGCAGTCCTCGGCCTCTCGGCGACGCCCGAAGAACGGCCCGACGGCCTCGACCGGTACGTCCCCCTCCACCTTGGCGGCGTCATCCTGCCAAAGACAATTCCTGGCTTTGACGTGTGCGCCGTCAACTTTCGCGGCGAGGTGCGCCTCCTCGAGTACGCAGGCCACCCCGACCACTGCGAAACGGCGACAACCCCCTCCGGCACAATGTCGGCAATCCTCACGATCGGCAGGGTGGTCAAGGACCAGGCCCGTCTGCGGCTCGTCGCCGCCGAGGTCGAACGGATCTACCGGCTCCACGAGACCGCCGACCCCGCCGAGCTGATTCGGCTTGGCCTCGGCCCCCGCCCCGAGGCGGCAGCGACACCGACCCACCCCGCCGGCGAGGTGCGGCGCCACGGCGTCTTCGTCTTTGCCGAGCACCGTGAGTACCTCCCGGCGCTCCGGACCGCGCTCCTCGAGCGGCTGCAGCCCGCCGACATTATCGCGCCTGAGCTTGACGACGCCAAGGTCAGCATCCTCCGCGGTGGCGTGGCAAAGACGGCCGTCGGGGCCGCCCGCCGCGCAGGGGCCCATATTGTCCTCACGACCTACGGCTTCAGCCGCCGGGGTATCTCTTTGCCCGACATGACCTGCATCATCGAGGCGACCCCGAGGAGGAATGGAATGCGTCAGACCCTCGGCCGCATTCTTCGCCGCGGCTCGGACGAAAGTATCCTTCGGCAGATTGTTGACATTGTTGATACCCGTACCGGCCTTCGCAGCCAGGCGGCCGACCGCCGCAAGATTTACCTTGAAAAAAAGTACCCGGTTTCGAGGGCCTCGGCTTCGTGGGAGGAATACGCCGCGCCCGGTGCTGCGCCCGCGCAGGCAGCCGCACCTGCAGACCTTGACGTTGAGGGCCTCACCACTCTGTCAATAGATGACCTTCTCGCCGCGGCGCTCGGGGATGATACGTGAGACGATATGTGCGCCCGGTCGAGAACAAATTCACATTTTTTAGTGGTGCCGGGCCTGCCCCAAGCCGCGTGCGCCCATTTGCATTTTTTCTGGGCCTGACATAGGGTCGTGATTTTGGCGGCAATGCACAAAAGCCACGCAGTGATCATCATCATGCTGTTAATTATCATAGCACTCATTGTAATCTATGGGGGTCGTGTGGTCTACTCGCCGGAGTGCAAAAAGAGCTCTGCCGCTTCGGTGCCGTGCGCCACTCCGGTGCCGTGCACCGCCGCCGAGGCGGCGCTGATGGCCTCCGCCAACGCCATTTACAACGACGCCAACGCCATAGTTGGTACGTTGTCGTCTTGGCTACCACAGGTGTATTACAAGTATGGGGTGACCCCCAATGAAGTCGCTGCCGACCGGGCATTTCAAAGCATTATGGCTTTCATGAACAGCAATGCGCAGATAGGGATCCAAGATAGCCCAAAGGCCGCCGCACAGTCACTAGCCACTGCCGTCCCGCTCCTGAAGAGTATACTTGTAGAACTGCTCAACCCCTCACCAAAAGCCCATGCGGCTTTCTATGGTGACGACAAATTAATTGACGCCGCGCGCTACTACCTGCTGCTTGACGCAATTACCGATAACCTATCGGCGACCCAATCCGCAATTAATGCCTACGTCGCGAACAAATAGTGCTCGCTGCGTTTGGCGCTTGTCTTTTAGGATCTTTCGCCAGGTAGTATATGGCCGCACCATGGGCGACTCTGGCTTCAACCTTAACGATTTTGTGGTTGGCGGGGCGCGGCGCCAACCACAAGAATCACGACCTTCACTACCTGAGGGCGTCCTCCAGCGAAACAACACGAGTTTTCCGGTAAAGTCCTCCACAAAACTTCGCGAGCTGTACGAGCGGTACGTTGCGGCCCGCGCCGATGCAACCGACCCCGCGCACGGCTGGGCCTCAGCCCTCAAGTACTACCAATTCCTCGTGCGCGCCGTGATGAGCGACCCCGAGTATGGGATTGGCGCAGACGGCAACGCGCGGGGGATCCTCGTTTATCACATGATGGGCATGGGGAAGACGCGTCTTGCCGTCGCGGTCGCGATGGCCCTCTGGGATGTGCGCCCCGTTGTTGTTATGCTCGCGCGCAGCCTTCAGGCAAACTTCCGCGCGACCGTCCTTGAAGTAGTTGCTCTTCTTAACGCGGGCGCGCCGCCGGCGATGATTGCGCACCTCGGCGCCAAGGCGGTTGCAAAATTCACCTTTGTCTCAATGGACGCATACAATGCCGCCGACCAGATGGCGCGTGCGGGGACGGGTGCAAAATCTGTAAAACGTGGCGACCTTACTGGCGCGACGGGCAGCCTTGACGGCAAGCTGCTCATTGTTGATGAGGCCCATAATTTCTTTCGGGCAATCATCAACTCGTCGGCCGAAAATGCTAACGCCCGCCGCATCTATGACATGGTCATGGCCGCTAGCAATTTGCGCCTGGTATTTCTCACGGGCACCCCATCCGCGAAGGACCCCTTCGAGCTTGTGCCGTGTTTTAACATGCTTGCCGGGATGGACCTCCTGCCGCCCCAGTATGATATCTTTTACTCGCTGTATGTTGATCGTGCGGCCCACAAGGTCCGCAATCCTGAGTACCTTGCCAACCGCCTTGTCGGCCTGGTCTCTCATGTTTCCCCGACTATGCCGTCAGAACTTGCGGGGGATGTGACGCCGAAGAGGGCCCGCGACGACGGCTGGTTCCCCGAAGAACTCCCGACCGTTGTTGAGCGGGTCGAAATGGGGGACAACCAGTACCGGCAGTACCTCCTTGTGCGAGAAAAAGAAGTTGCCGAGGGTAAAACCGGTGAGGGGGCCGGCGGCAGGGGGGTCGGCGTCATGACGGCCCCGGCACTCTCCCTGCCGGGGTCAGAAAAGAAAGCGATGCGATCCTACTTTGTCAAGTCCCGTACCCTTAGCAACTTCTGCCCACCCCGCGAGTGGATGAGCACAAGCGTTGACAGAATGCCTGATGACGCTTTTACAGCACTCGCCGCCCCCAAGCTAGCTCTCATTGCTGAACGAGTTGACCGAGCGCCCGGCCCAGTACTTGCGTATTCGCAGTTTGTCGAGTCTGGTGGCCTAAAACCACTCGGTCGATTTCTTCAGCGCCTAGGCTATGAACACTATGTTCCTGGTATGCCGCTGGGGCGCATGAAAACATCAGCGCCACTTATTAACGCCGACGCAAAAGCGGACGCCGACGCCGACACGGAAGCGGACGCCGACACGGAAGCGGACGCCGACACGGAAGCGGACGCCGACGCAAAAGCGGACGCCGACGCCGACACGGAAGCGGACGCCGACACGGAAGCGGACGCCAACACGGAAGCGGACGCCAACACGGAAGCGGACGCCGACACGGAAGCCAACACGGAAGCGGACACGGAAGCGGACGCCGACACGGAAGCCAACACGGAAGCGGACGCCGACACGGAAGCGGACACGGAAGCGGAAGCCGACACGGAAGCCGACACGGAAGCCAACACGGAAGCGGACACGGAAGCGGACGCCGACACGGAAGCCAACACGGAAGCGGACGCGACGCATGGCAGCGGAGACGCGACGCATGGCAGCGGAGACGCGACGCATGGCAGCGGAGACGCGACGCATGGCAGCGGAGACGCGTCTGTTGTTGACACTTTCACATCCCAAGCCGCCGGATGGGAGTGGGCAGCCCTCAAGCTGACACGTAAACTACTCAACGGCCTACTGGCGGGCGTTTCGGGCGCGGCAGTTCGCAACTGCCGTAACGCTTTCGAGCGCTGGTTGCTGACGGGTGTAAACCTGGGTAGAGGCGCCACAACCAGCCCCCAAGATGGCCCCTGGGCCCTCCACCGTGCCGCACTTTCTGCGGGGCAGCCCGCTGCCGGCAAGTTTCTGAAGGAGCTGGAGGCGGCCGGACACCCTGCGCCGCGTGCAGCGGTTGATCGTTTCATTGCCGCCGCAATGGCGGCCGTTGAGTCGGCACCGCCGGCGGCCAGCCCAATGTCGGTGTGGTTCACCCCGGGGCACATCCGGATTCGGCACCGGGGCGTGTGCAAAGTATTCAAAATCCACACCGCCCAGGCCGCCGCGTTGCTGGCCCGTGCCGCTAAGGGTGGGCTTGACCACGCGGCGGCGGTCGCCGCACTGGTGCGGGCGCTACTCCGGTACGAGGCCGCCCTGTCTGGAAGCCAGCAGCTGGGCCTCCCACGCGAGGCCTTCGCAGCGCTGTACGCGCTTGGGGTGCGAAATGAGGGGTTCGCATCCCCGTTCAACTCGCGCATGGTCGCCCTAGACAAGCCCGACACAAGGTTCTGCAGCCTGTTCCTGGACACCGACGCGCCCTTCGGGAGCCTTGGGCCCTTCCAGCTGGTTGACATGGCAGCCCACCCCGGAGGGTGGACAATTAACCCCCCTTACGTTGAGGCCCTGATGGATGCCGCCGTCGCCAAGCTGCTCGACGCGTTGGGGCGCAGCAAGGTCTCCATCTTCCTCCTCTTGCCCGCGTGGGATGATGCGGCGGCCATCAAGACGGTAACCAGCAGCCCCCACGTGGTAATTACTAAGCGGCTGCGACCGGGGGCGTACGCTCTTGAAGATCCAGGAGGGCGGCAGTTCGTTGCGCCCTTTGGCACTTACTATATTGCGCTCTCCTCAAAGCCGGCCGACACCACCAAGATTAAAGCGGCGATGCGCTGGCCGCAAAGGCCAGTACGCCGTCAAGGCGGCGCGCACAAAGCCCCCAAGGGGTACTACGCCATAATTTCCGGCGAGGTGTCAGGCGAGGCCCGCGCCTCCATCACAGCGGCTTTCAATTCGCCTGCAAACGCCCGCGGCGAGATTATCAAAGCGATTCTCGTTTCGAAGACCGGCGCCGAGGGGCTCGACCTCAAGTGGCTACGAGAAACCCATCAGATTGAGCCCTACTGGGACAAGGCCCGAAACCACCAGGTGACCGCCCGTGCCGTCCGCATCGGAAGCCACGACGGCCTCCCCCCGGCCGAGCGCGAGGTCCAGCCCTACCTTTACATTGCAACCGCGAACCAAAATATTTACCAGATGATGCTTGAGCGCGACCGCGAGCCAAAAACAATTGACGAGCTATTCTACGAGAGGGCGAACGAAAGGTACGAAACCAATGCCGCTTTCCGCGAACTTTTGACACGGATCTGCTTCGAGTGCGACCTCTTCGGCTACGGCGCTTGCCGCGTCTGCGTCCCCACTAATGCCCCCCTCTTCCACAAAGACCCTTCCCTTGATGTCCGGCTGCCCGACCCGTGCGAGGTGCGCCAAGAGACCGATGTCGAGGCAACCCCCCTCGAGGTCGGCGGCACCACTTACTACTATAAAGTTGACGAGTCCAATGCTCTTGGATATGTCTTCTATGTTTACAACGAGGGCCTGGGCGGTTACGCCGCCATCGATCCCTCTGATCCAATCGTATTGGTGCTTATCCGCGCCCTTGCCGCCGGCTAACGGGTTCGGGAGCCCCCCGAGGCCGCACATGAGACCCGTCGAGCAGCAGCACCGCCGGCCCGTTTACGGCATTTGGCAGAACCCCCGCATTGCACATGACCCCCCCGCTGAAGACCATTGCGCCGGGGCCGAAAGCAGTTGTGTATTTTGTCGCCTGGCTAACGAGGCCCCGGGCCACAAGACGCCCCCCGTACATTGGGTAGTCCTTGGCGTCGATCCAGTGAACCGTTTTCCCGTCGATATGGGCGGGCTCGCTCAACAGGAAGTCGGGGGTGAGGAGGGGGCCTGGATCGGCCGACGCCTCGTGTGCGCGGCGCAGGTCGTTCTCTGTCAAGAATTCTAGACCGAGGGTTCGCAAGTGGTCCCCCAGCGCGTCCTCATAAGCCTGCGAACGCTCACGGATTCGGTTGGCGTTGACCCGGGACCCAAGGTCGGCCTCAAAGATTGCCTGGGCCTCGTGGGCGAGGCGATCCGGCAACTGTGCAGGGTTGGCAACCATCGCCCGCACTGCTGTCGGGCTGTGCCCGCTCTCAAGCAGAATCTGACGCAAAACCGCCATCGGCGGGATCCGAAGCCGCTTGGCGATGGCAACGACCGGCTCGCCGCCCCGGTTCGCTGCCAGCAGCTCGGGCCCGTACCGGAGGGCCCGCGCCCCCCCAGTCTGCGATTCAATTGCGACCTCCATGTCCCGCATCGCGACAATCTGGTCGCCGCTCATTGGGGCATCGTATTTGCGACTCAGGCGCCGGGCCTCGGCATGCAGCTTGCTGATTTCTTCGCCGTTCGCCGGGCCAAACTGGCGCGACTCACGAATCATGCCCCGCACGAATTTTAGGCCCGCAGCGACCATTTCTTTTGGGAGGCAGTCTGCCGGCCCGTCCCACCGTATCGGGCGCTGCCCTTTGGCCCCACCATAGACAGCTGTGCCGCGTGGCAGGCGGGCGCGGCCGGCCACAGACGCCGCAAGCACGACAAGAATGATGAGAATGAAAGTCGTCAGGGCCCCCAGGATGTTTGGTGTTCTCATGCCGCGCCTATCGTTCCGCGGAAAGTGGCGCACGCACACCTGGTAAATAAAAATCATCTCAGGCAACCGCTATCGTGCCCGGCAGTTTTCTAGATGAGCCATCATTGGTGTCTTCGCCCGCCGCGCATATTCGTCCGGCTCATCGTCGTACAGCATGCCCGCCATCGAGAGCGCGTTCTGCGCTTCCAGCGGGAGCTGGCGGCGCTCTGCGCTGGACATTGCCGCCCGGTGGATGCTGGCCGCGACCCCATCGAACAGGAGGCGCGTCGCCTCGGCCAAAAGGAGCACTTCCCACGACCCGCTCTTCTTGTGGACCAAGACCTGGTCGACCCTCCGCGGATTTAAATAAATATTTCGTGACTCGGGGCTTGCGTGTGCGCGTTTGGTTAGGTCCATGAGCAGCTCGGTGACATAAGGCGGCGCAATTTCGGGGTCGGCCAGATCGCGGTCTCCGAGGCGCGAGTACTCTTGCAGGCGGGTGTTTTCGGCAAAGGCGGCGACGATGTGTGCAATGTCGACGCCAATCTGCCGGTCCCCATCCCACGGATGGATGTTTATGATGGTGTTGTTGTGGGTCTGGGTGACCGGCCCGTTGTATACTTGGGTGGGGCCATTGGCCTGCTGCGCAGGCGCCACGGCCAACTGGCTTTTTAACAATAGTGTCAGCTCCGACACCTGAGCCTGGAGGTCGTCTGTTTTTGTTGATTGTGTCGCCAGCTGTTGTCGCAGGGTGAAGTCTAGAAGTTTATCCATGCCGGCGTCGCTATTCGCAATCTTGCACCGGGTGCGGATGTGGCGGTACATTGAGGTTGCCGTTGTGAATAAACGGCCGCAGTAGCGGCACGGGTGTTCACTGATGACGTCGACCGGCCGGTTGATAATGGGTTCACACGTTTTTTTCCGAGCCTGGTGCCGGCGGAGGTTGTACGCATCCCTAAAAACCGTCCCGCACTTTTCGCATTTATACTCTTGAGCGGTGGTCGGCGTGCCGTCTTGTTCTCTCATTTGTCGTATATATTAGCTCCCTCAATTTGGTCCAACTGGCGGTTCACTATTGTGAGGGAGGCTGTTTTTCGCCGATTCGGCACGTATAGTCCAATGCACCATACCGTCGACAGAAGGTGTCGGCTGTCTTTTAAGGACGTATTTGATGAGTAACCCAATTTGCCGGTTCACTCCGAGCGAGGGCCGGGTTGCGCCCGATGAAAAAAAAGTTGGCCGCACGCATGCACTCGAATGGCGGGTGTGGACCTAGGGCGCAATATAGTTGGTCAGGCGGGACACAACGCGGCGGAGGCGGATTGGGATACGCATTCGGCGCTTTGCAATACAAACCGTGACAGTGTTCTGTGAGAATACTGGTGGCGCCGGAATCATGTTAAAGAGGTTGATAGCGGGGTCGGTCCAGAAATATTTGGTGGAGACTGTGGAGATTGGAACCCCTGCGTTGAGCGGGTCATCGGGCCTGCCGGCGGCGACCAGCCCTTCAGGGCGGTTGATATAAGAGTCAAGAGATGTGTACCCCGACTTAAACCCGCTGATGAATATGCGGTCGCCCATATTGAGATTGTGCCCTGGGGCGTTGATGCGGATTACAGGCCACATGCCGGTTATGGGGCTGAGGACTGCCGGCAATAACTCATTGTCAGTCCCCCCGTCGTCGACCTCAACCACAGCATCGTAGATGCAGTCGGGCAAGAAACAAATTGGGATGTCGGGGTTTCGGAACACCAACGTCAGGCCGTGGATATCCTTCAGCGGGTCTGTGAATATATAGGTGTCCCACTGGCTGCCGCTTTGGGGGAGGGCGAGCAGCATATTTGGGTTTGTGCCTGCGGAGCCCGCCGTCGCCGCGAGTGTAAATTCGTAATGGTGCCGCGCACCATTGCGGTCGCTGTAGGACTGGAGGCCAGCCTCGCGGAGCTGAATTGTGAACCGTCCAAAGAAGGGCAGCTGGGTGTATGGGTTATGTATCCAGGGAGACAGTGTGGTGGGCGACGCGGCCGCCAGAGATGGTGCCAGTACGGTTGATGGGTATTGGCCGTACGGGCTAGTGTTGGAGACAAGCGTTGGGGGTTTGTTGGACTCATTGGTGTTATTATGCCAGAGGATTATTTGGTTGGACTCATTGGAGGGTATAGCGATTGACGCGACGGACGAGATAGTAGTATAGGGGACCTCCTGCAGGATGGGGACGCTGAAGGAACCAATCTGGATCTCGATAACGTTGTCAATCCTATCTTTCACGCCAACCACCTCATCGCCGGTGACGCCCTGGATCATGAAGTTCCAGCGAAACTCGCCGCGGTCGACCGCCGACTCGCGCAGCTTCAGGAACGTGTCGAGGACTATATACTGGTCGCTGATGCCATAGATGCCCGAAGGGCAGGGGCGGTTTTTCTCAAAGTGGTCGTCGCAGGCCGGTTGGGGATCCGCAAACGCTTCGCGTTTCAACAATTCGTGAATATCGATCCCGACCCCGCGATCCGAGCGGCGTGGCCAATCTTCAGCAGCATGCGCGCTAAAAGGGCGCGGGTCCCGCATCAAGCCGGCGTGACCGGTATCCCTCGGTAAGGATGGGGGGCATGAGGCCCGATCTCCGTTAACGCTAAAAGACTGTCGACGTTGGGCCATCCGTGATGGCGCGCGGTTATACTTCTGCGGAGAAGCTTGAATAGGGCGGAAAACGTGCCTGCAGCATGGTGCTAGGCGCCATGTTTGCCAGGTGCGCAGACCCGACCTGCAAAATTCATTATGGTATCCTCCGGTTAGTGTGTTGGGTTCTTCTTCGCCGGAAAGGGCCGGCCGGCCACAAAAAGTGCGGCGACCAACAAAATTATTGTTGAGCGCGGATGCGCGAAATAATGTCAGTGGTCGACACCCCGGGCGTGTAACCGACATAATGCATGATCCCCCGCGCAATTGGCGCCGCAAAGAAATGCTCCTGCTTATCATCATCGCCGTGCACAACGAAAGAGATGTTGTGCTCGTCTAAAAACTCGTCTGTCAAGACGAGCGGGGGGGACTCGACGACACGTGCGACCTCGCAGCACTGCCGCACCATTGTCACCCGTTCAGCATGTTTAAGGATCGGAGGCCGCTTCCACCGGGCATCCTCATCTGTGATTACACCGACGAGGAGCTCCGCATCGCGGCCGCCGACGGCGCGCGCCTTCTGCAGAAAGGCAACATGTCCGGGGTGGAAGAGATCAAAAACACCATCGGCATAAACAATGGGGGGCGCGGCGATATCGGTGGCCATAATATAGCCGTGGCGGACAATGTCCAAAAGACGCAAGGCGCCCCTTCATGCAGGTGTGAGGTCGCGCAGCGTGAATGTTACGCAGGGGCCGTCGGCGCAGCGAACCTTTGCGGTCGTCATAAAGTTGGGGCCGACTGCCCGCCGCAGCACTGCAGGCGTCTGCGCTGGCGCCAAAATTGTCTCATCGTAGAACCGGTAGTCGGATCGCAACGGGTAAAGCTCAGTGGCAGCGTACTTTGTATTGCAGTGGGCCCGGATCGAGTCGGGATCTTCTTCACAGAATCGCGGGTCGTCGAGGGTGTACTCAACGCAGTTATCGGGACGCGTGATGGCCGTGTACGAGAAGAGGTCAATGTGGATGCGAGAAATCACGGTGCCAGGATCATTTGTCCCAATCTGCCAGTAGGCGTCGGTGACATTCCGCTGAAGAGTGAGGCCCGCGGCATGAAATGAGTCCACATGCTGGGCGACCTGATCCCCGCCGGCGTCGCGCACGTAGGCCAAGTCGCCGTCGTCGTCCCACGGAATCATGCCACCGTGGCGGCACATGCCCAGCAGTGTGCCGCCCTGGCCAAACACCTCGACGCCCGCCGCGCGAAGCGCGCACAGCGCGCGTTTCATCAGCGTCTTTACAGCTGCAACAAATCCCTTGTTTGTGTAGAGCAGTTGCGGCGGTGGGCCCGCCGGCGGCCGCGTCTTGGCAAAAGCGGCAAGCACAGCGGCGCTGTCCTCGGCGGTGCCGGCCGTAACTCGCACAAAACCCGCGAGGCCCGGGAGGTTGTCGCGGTTGCGAATCTGGACACCGTTGGCGGCGAGAGTGGCCGTAACCGCATCGGCGTCGCCAGCATACACGAGGTAGAAGTTGCCGGGCGTGTTGAGGGCCCACCAGCCGGAGGCCTTAAGCGCCGCGACGACGGTCTCAGCCTCCAACCGCGCGGCAATCGCCGTGCGGCGGTAATGCGAGAGGTTGCGCAGGGCCGAACGCGCCACGGCCATTGCCGTTACTCCAACCGATTTTGGGTTAACGGCGACGCGGAGCTCATCGATGACCTTGGCAAGGCCGACTGCATAGCCAACACGCAACGCTGCAAGGCCAAATGCCTTTGAGAGCGTCCGCGTGACGACAACGTTCTTGGCCGCGAGCGCGACGGGGGCGAGGCTGCACACATTGAGGGCGGCCGCATCGGACATCCCGGCGGACTCGGGCTCACCAACCGACGCAAACTCGACGTATGCCTCATCGATAAGGAGAAGCGACCGCGGGTACTCAGCGGCGAGCATTGCGACAGTATCGGCGGGCCAGGTGTTGCCCGTGGGGTTGTTCGGGCTGCAGAGGTAAAGAAGGCAGCCAGCCTCAAGAATACCGCGGTAGTACTGCAGAGATGCCACATGGTCGGCCACGGAGGTGCCGAGCCCGATTGGGTACGCAACGATTTTAAGGCCTTTGAGCCGGGCAAAATGCTCAAAGTGTGTGTACGTCGGTACCCCCATGAGAACAGTGTCGTGCCCCCGCAGGCTGCAAGTGTCGATTATGCTCCGCAGGACCTCATCGCTGCCGCTCGCGATAAGGATGTTGTGCGCCGACTCGGCGCCGACGTAGCGGGCAATGTCCTCGGCAAGGTCGGGGTCCGGGCCCGACTGGTAGTTGACAAGCATGTCTTCCACGGAAATGTTGGCGACCGCATCCCGCAGGGTCTCAACAACCGCCGCCGGGTGGGCGTAGCGGTACTCGTTCAGGTGAAGCCGACGCGTCCCGTTCGGGGGGTGGGGGCCAATGCTGTAGGCGTGAACTGCTGGCTCGTTTTGCAATGACATGGAGTGGTGCCAATATATGTCTGTACAGAACACTTCAGTTGAAAGGGGATTGGACCCCATATAGCCTGCCAGTAATGTTCGCAAATCGTGAAATTTGCGGAGTTACCGTTCCATGCGTCGTAATATATATTGTATGCGTGATTGTTATTGTGGTCTACGGGCACTACATACGCCGGACCAAGAGCCAAGACCACCTAGCCCGCCAAATCTTCCACCATCCAATATGCCAAGAAATCGACGGCTGGAGCATTAGCCACTTGTTCTTCTTCGGCCTCCTCGGTGTCTTATTTCCCGGCCACCACCTCCAGTTCTTTCTAGTTGGTGTCGGCTGGGAGGTTATCGAGACGGGTCTCGGCCAGAACGAAATCAAAGTCAACGGGAAGCGCCTCCAGCTGATCGGCGACCAGGATGCGGAGGGCAACTTGACCGGCAAAGAAGGGGTCTTCTGGTACGGCAAAGAAAGCGATATTATCATGGACGTCCTCGGGTATTGCGTCGGCAGCGCCTGGGCGTCGAAATACTGGCCCAACGCCGGCGCCAAGCCAAAAAAAAACACCTCGGTTGTGTACTCCCGGGCGAGTGTTCCCGCGTGGGTCTAGTCGCTCGCTGCGAAGGGCGTTTTCTTTCCGCCGGCGTAGGGAGTGCCGTGCCCCTGCGCAACCATCCACTCGTTAATATTCTCACCATTTTCTGCACCGTTCCGCAGGAACGCGGTAACCAAAATCCGACCGTACTTGTCAAACGCGCCACACTCAATATAAATAAGGCTGTCTTGTACCTTGCCAACGAGAGCCGTCCGCGCCGCGACTGCGGCCGCCTTTTCAGCGGCGCGGTTTTGGGCCGACTTCGGCGGCCTCATTTCGGGGCTGTCGTAGCCTGCCAGCCGCGCTTTGTACTGAATTACACTGCCGCCAAACTCGAAGGCGACGGTGACTGTGTCGCCGTCGTAACAATCAACAATCTTTGCTAGAAATCGCTGGCCGGCAAATGAGAAGGGTTTGCCGGCCACCGCCGCCACGAGCCTCTTCTCGGCAACTAAGCAATCATCTTCTCGGGCGACAGGGCTGTCAGACATGTCAGCCGGCCTGCTGTTATATACAGTACACTTTTAAATTCAAGACTGCCGCCAAGAGTGTACTGCAGCCGGCCCCCGATGGTCTATGTTGACTTCTCTAACCCGTACCTCCGCGGCTACCTCGCCAATCATTACTGTCAAAACCACCGTCGCGCCCTCGATACCATACGCACCTGTCTCGCAGGGTGGGTTACCGAATCCCGCCACCGTGAAGAAAAAAATGCTCAAGGTCGGCCGCCCCGCCCCCTCGCTGCTGTACTTGACATCGACGAGGTGTTACTCTGCAACATCCACATGAACACATTTCAGGCGCCGGCCGGCGTGCAAGGAGCCGATCCAGTTGACTTCCACGCGAGTGACTACTACCTCGGCCCCGATGGCCAGCAATGGCCCCGCGGGGATTTGCGGCTCAACCCGCTCCTCCCTGGGGCGCGCGAGCTCCTTGAAGAGATTCGCCGCCAGGGCATCAAGCTCTTCCTTATTACCGGCCGCCTTGAGTCAATCCGTGAAGAGACCATTGAAAACTTTGCGTACGTCGGGCTGGCCGACATCGACGTGGGTCCCGCAGCCCTCATCATGTGCCCCGTCGCCGAGCGCCCGCTGCCAGGGATGTCAATCCGCCCGTGGAAAGAAGGGCGCCGTGCTGCCATCGATGAGACGCACCGCATTGTCATCAATGTTGGCGACCAAATTAGCGACCTCGGATTATATGGCGACATGCAGATCCAATGCCCCCACCCGTACTACTGGACGCCGTGACGCCCACAGGCCAAAATAGGCATCGGGGTTGGCTCAATATTCGTGGCGCCCCCACCATTCACGATCGCTCTCTTCTTCAACTTCCTCTCGAAGGTACTTGTCGAGGTCGCAGCTGCGGTTCATTGTCCCGGCAGCTACGCGCGAGGGATCGTTGCGTGAGCGCATTTGGTAATTGATGCGCTCGTCGCCATCGAGCTCGTCAGCGTTGGCCTCATCATCGATACAGGCCTCCGCCGCGTGGGGGGCGCTGATGCGGCTAAGGTTAAAAGGGTTCCCATCTGACGCGGAAACATTATCAAGCTCGGTGCGGTCATGGTGGCCCAGGCCGGGAAATGTGTCGAACTCGTCAGCATCAAACGCACCCAAGTACCTTCCCGGGCTTGCGTCTGGCGAAGGGGCCAAAATTGCATATGGGGCTGGTTGTCCGGGAAGATAATAAAATCCCTCTTTTGCGGCGTGCGGGCATTGTTTGCCCGCGTCGCCACCCATACTACTATTGCAGGCGATCGTGAACCCGAGCAAAATGCTGATGATTATAAGGGCGGTCACGGCGTCTGGGATTATCAGTATAACGATGATGAAAGTCACAAAAGTCAGAGCCAGGAGTAAGCAATTCTGCTGCCTGGGTCGCGCACGACGCACTCCTTCTCGTTTTTCCATTATGTGTCGCACTTGTAGTGGGTATGCACGGTCGCAATGTACACTGTCGCGCGAGGCACTTCTATACAGCCGTAACAAGTTCTGGCAGCACGGGCATCTATGCGGGCCAAAAAAAAAGAACGGGTTTAACGGTTTTTACTTTTCGGAACATTTGGGGGCATCAGGTCCGCCGTCGGAACCTTCAGGGTCATCAAGCATATCACCGGAATCGTCAGAATCATTAAGACCGATGGCGCCATCGGGGCCGTCGGGGTCGTCGGGGCTATCGGGGTCGTCGGTGCCATCGGCGCCGTCGGCGCCAATCGTCAGGCACAGCTCATGGTCAAACTCGTCGGCTAGGCCGCCATCAACAAGAGACAAATCGGCCAGGCCGCCGCCATCAACATGGCCCTGCTCGGGGGGATGATCAACTGCTTTTGCTTTTGCTTTTGCGGCACGGGCTGCTTTTTTGCGGCGGTTGCGGGCAGTGTTGCGGGAAGCCGCGGCTGTGACCACAGGAGGCGCCTGGCTACTGTTATTGTCGCCATCGCCGTTGCCGTTGCCGTCGCCGTCGCCGTCGCCGTTGCCGTCGCCATCGCCATCGCTGTCGCTGTCGCTGTCGCTGTCACCGTCGCCGCTCCCATCCGCCTCCTTGCTCCTCTTTTCAAGCTCATGGAAGTTTGCATCGACTTGAGCAAAGAGGCTCTGGAGCTTTGGGTTAGACGCCTGTTGGGAAGCAAGCTTGCGGTAGTGGGCAATGATGCGGCGGAACTGAGCCGTGACGGCGGGGGACGACTTCGTATTCTTTGAGACGTCAAGCACAAAGTTCTCCATAATGATCGTCGGGTTGCCGCTGGCAGTGTAATCCTTGTAGTAGCCGTTGAAGTTGCCCTTCAGGAGGTCAACACTCTCTATAATTTTTTGGAAGGCCTGGTCGCAGCGCGGGATGTGCTTTTTCACCTCGTCGATGCTACTCATAATCACCTCGACAAACTCGCCAACGTCAACGTCGGGGGCGGACACGGCTTCGTAAACGTCATGGCCAATCGTGTATATCTTGTGAAGGACGATGAGGACGAACTCTCTGTCACTCTCAGAGAGCCGGTCATCAATGTAAATCTGCTTGAAGTTCACCTGGGGGAGGTCGGGCAGGGGGGCAAAGGTCATGCCGGCGCCTTTGGTGAGGAAACGGGACTTCAGAGCGGTCTGATCTCCGAGCGACTTCTTGTAAGCAACAAGGTTCTTGCACGCGACAATTACGGTGTTAACAATGTTGCACTTCTTCACCGCGGCAAAAGACTCCCCAAACTGGGCCACAACTTCGGGCGGAATCTTCGCGTAATCTTTTGCTGCCGTGATGTACGCCTCAACTCCGGCACTCGCCGTCCCGGCAGCGGGCGAGATCCACTGGGTAAAGTCGGGCGCGTTAAAGCTTGCGCCAAACTGCTTCTTGAGCGCGTCCACATATCCGCCAAGGTGATCCTTGGGCCCCGGAAAGAGCAGCATCATGTTCGACCCGTGAAACACCGTTAATAAACGAATGAACCGCTCAATATGCCCCTCAATTCGAAGGTATTTAGGGTGGATAATAGATAGGTTCGCCGACCCTTCTGAGGTGCCGAGGACGCCTTGAAACATGTCAAGCACATCTTGATTCGCGAGGGTTGCTTTGACAACTTTTGACTTGATTTTCACCCGGCCAGCCACCATGATGCTGAGAGCGGTCAGTATTAGCCCTGGTCGACATCTCTATTTGGGCCAGCCGTGGGGGTCCGAGGCAAAGGGCCAACCATCGGGGTCCGAGGCAAAGGGCGCCGTGACGAGCTCAAAGTGAGAATTGGACACGCCCGCTACGGCGTATATACTGGGCCGCCCGACACGCACCAAATTCCCATGGAAGCAACCAAGCCACTTGCTACCGGCGCCGCCTCTTATATCCATTATGTTGAGAGTTTTAACCACGGCTTGAAGATCCTTGCGCGCGACCTCGTGAAACGCTACCCCACCGACGCAATGATTTTTCGTGCGCACAGGCGCGCCATGACAGTCATGTCCATCGACCCGCTCCTTGTAATTAACGAGGTGGGCCCCTACCTCTACAGTTACCGGGACCAGTTGTACGCCTTCGACGAAGAGTTCTTCCTTGAAAACACCTTTGATGACGAGCTGAAGGCCAGCGTCAACCAGGAGAAGGCCGACATGGTGTCCTACATCATCCCGAAAGCCAAGGAGTGCGCCCGAGCCTTGCCCCCGGCCGAAAAAGAAGAATATAAGGCTATTGTCATATCGCTGCTCGATGACTACATTGAGTACCTTGCCATGAAGGCTAACGCCGGTGCGTCGTAACTGACGACAGGCGTTTTGCATTTTATCCCGTTCAGATCGACTCGCTTTGGTTACCCCAGTAGGCGCGCTCCATCAGGTCGTCTTGGGGGTCTGCACCCCCCTCATCATCAAGGCTGTCGCCGCCACTTTGCGAGAAGGCGAGGCCGCGCGTCCCGTCGTCAATGTCGCGCGCGAGCCGGTCGATTGTTTCCTGAATCTCGGCGTCCTCGTCATTATTGGCGCGCTGGCGCCGCGGCGGCGCAATATTGTCTGGCCGCCCGCCGGCGTGCGGGGGAGGCAGCGAGCGATGCAACGAGCGGGGCGGCGCATCGCCGGTTGTTGCCGGTGGGCGGCCGGTGGCTGGGCGGGGGGGGTGGCTGTCCGGCCTATCACGGCGTTCCATCATGTGGCGGTAAGATGACATCATGTCATCGCCCTCGCCAATCCCCGCCTCCTGGCTGTCCTCGCCGGCGCGCTCGAACGTCATCTCGTCGCGGTAGAAATTGTCAAGGTCGTCTTCGGGCAGGAGGCCTTCGGCGGGCCGCGCGGCGGCAGCCGTAAATTCCTTGACGTTCTTATCGTACACGCCGCTAATCTCTTTGAGGCCGATATAGACGCCATTCGGCGTCATCAGTGCCGGCAGGCGCGTGAGGCCCCGCTTGCGCATTGCCTCGACGAGACGGTGGTTTTGGAGGTCTTGGCTCCGAATTTTGTTCACCTTTATTGAGATGCCCATTTGGGTGAAAACCGGCAGCCACTTGTGGATGTACTTTAGTGTGGTGATTGTGATATCTCGGCTCATGCGGTCGGCGTCGCCATCCGCGACGACTTTCACATAAAGGTTGTGGACGGTCTGGCCGTTGGTGCGCTGGCCAACGGGTGTCCCGTAAGAGGGCATCGTATCTGTAAATGTTGATCTTTTGGGCACTTTATTCTCACGCCGTAAGGTTGTCCAAAACGTTGCAATCTTCCAAAAAGTGGCGGCATGGCACTAATCGTCGCCGCCGTAGCCCAGCTCGCTGAAGTCGATGTTGCTGCCGAGCCGACCGCCGCCGCCGATTTCGTTCCGCATAAAACTATCAAGCTCTTCTTCGGCGGAAGTATTTGCAAAGTCTTCCGGGTCGCCGCCCCATTCTTGTTGCACGGGGCCGGCCCTATGGTGGGGGGCGGGGTTGCCAGGCCGGCCCGGCCCGAGTCGGCGACTGTAGTAGTCCTTAATTTCGTGGCAGCCGACGTACGCCCGCCCCCCGGCAAGAAGCGCAGGGAGGCTGCTGATCCCCCGGCGACGAAAAGCAGTGGCTACCCGCGGGTTTGCGGCGTCCTTTGGCCGGAGCGCGTACACCTCGACGGTGACGTTGAGCTGTTTTTGCAGCGCGGGGGCTGCCCCTTCGACGTACTCAAGGGCGCGGCGGGTCGGTTCCGAGGCCGCGGAGTGAGTGGCCGGCGGAAGGTACAAGGCGTGTGGCGCTTCGGCCATTGATCAAGCACAGACACTATTTAGGCCGCATGGTTTAGCTCGTGGCGGTAAAATCGGCAATTTGAACCGGAACTTTATGGTTTCTCATACAAGGCAATTTGTGGCAGTACTACCGGGGTAATGTCCAAAGCCAGGGTCGTCGGCATCAAGATAACTCGTTACGAAATAACGGCCGCCAAAGTGCCCTTGCTCCACACGCTCTTTGGGCTCGACCGCCTCCCCCTCGCCCAATCAAGGGTTGAGATAGAGCTTGACCACGTCTCAACCGCGGTCGTCAATGCCTTTCGCCGCACCCTCATAGACGAGATGCCCGGCCATGCGCTTAAAGTGCCAAAGGACGAGATGCCCGGCCATGCGCTTAAAGCGCCGAGCGACGGGTTCAATATCACCGAGACTACCGACCATTTCTCGCTGCCGCAGCTTGTCGAAAACAGAATTGCGTGCATCCGACTCTCCCCACAGATTCCCCCCGAAGTTATTGCCAATCTCCGGCTAAAGCTCGACGTCTCGAACGGGGGGGCCACCCCCCTCACTGTCTACGCTGGCGACTTTCAGGTCACCGCGGGGGTGTTGCGCGAGCCAATCTTCAACCCGACGACAGAGATTACCGTCCTCCAGCCCGGGAAACGGATCGTCATTGAGGGGATCCACATTTCGACGGGCTACGGGCGTGACAACGGTGTTTACAACGTCGCCTGCCGCGGCGCCTTCACCCACCTCGACCTCGAGCAGTACAGCGACGCAGAAATGCGTTTAGAGCAAGGCGTCGCTGCCAACTGGAGCGGTTACAAGGTCTCGAGCCTCCTTGCCAACCCCCGCCACCATTTGCTGTCGGCAACGTTGCCGGCAACGACGGCCAACCCCGCTGAGACTCGCGCCGTCTTTGCCGATGCCTGCAAAAACATTATAGGTCGGCTTCGGGTCATTGCCACGACCGTTGAGCGCCGCGCCGAAGTGCCCTCCGGCGGCTTTGCCCACCACGGAATCCAGTACACCGTCGTTGACCTTGAGGCCGGCCTCTCTGAGGGCATTCTCCAAGCGCCCGAGACCCACACTATCGGCGAGCTCCTCCGCCGCACCATTTACGAGCTTACGCCCGACATCGCCAATGTTGCCTACACAATCATTTCGCACGAGAACCGTCTCAGACTCTCAATCCGCCACACCGAAGACGTGACCCGCATCCTCATGGACGCAATCTACTATGCAATAGCAACCTTTGATGCCATCCAAGATGGCGTAACCAGCACCCTCTGAGCGCCCAACTGCCCACTTTTTTAAGAAACTGCAGGGCGGGCCTAACGAAAATGCATATTAAATTTGATTCTTGCATTGTGCTCAAACCACCAACCAGCAGATATGGACGCTTCTTCGCTTGGCCAGGGCAGGATCGTCGACGACTTTGCCTGCAAGACGCCATCGGCCGAGACTTTCAACGCGGACGCGGCTTCCGCCGCGCATGCAAGTTTAAGCGCGCTGCTCGCGCAGTTCAACATAGACTACCCTGAAATTGAGGAGAGACTGGCCAATCTTAATAGGCAACTCCAACAGGACTACACAGAGGCCGTTTCCGCCGGAGAGTTCAAGACTTTTGAATTCACCTTTCGTTGTGTCAAGGCGGATGCTGACCAAATGATCCAAGCGGTGGACCTGGTGAAGACCGCGGAACTTGCGATTGAGGCCGCAATCTCGGAACCCTTAAATGTGGGGGCTAAGCGCGACGCAAGGGCTGCGGCCAATGCACTCATCCGTGTGGACCCCAAAATTCGGCAGACAATCGCCAACATCGGGCTCAACCGCCGAGCGATTGACGCGACACAGCGGCTTAAGGGCTTCTTGCTTAAAGCAGCACCGAAGAAGTAAGGCAACTGCTCGCCGAAGTTTGCACACCCGCGCGGCAGAGGTGAAACCCCTCTGCTAGCCAAACGTACCGTACACTTTCGAGCTCGGGCTCAAAACCCAAGTGCAAAAGCGTTCGTCTTTTTTGTCCACCCGCACACAACCACCCACGGGATGGCATTGGTCCTATCCAGCACCATCTTTTGAAAAAATGCCTACAATTATTATATTGCGCGCCCGATGGCTGCCGCCATGGTTCTTCAAGAGTGCTACACACGAACCCACTGGCTCATCATCGCCGACCTTCAACGGACAATCGTTGACGCCGAAGCCATCACAAAAAAACAGCCTCTGCCCGGTGAAGAAATGGCCCACGGCAGGCTTTGCCGGTCCACCGCTCTGCTTCGTGAAAGAGCTAATGGATACCAACAACAGTACGATATTGCCATACGAGATAACGACGCGCAGGCCATGCGCCGCTTCCTCAACAACGCCAATGCCGTCTATGGGGGCAGCCCTGAGTACTCATTCCTCTCCGAGGCCCTGTGATCGGCCGAGGCCCAACTTTTTACGTTTGGTCATCACTTGAACTGCCAGCCCGTCGCAGTGCCGCGTTCTACGGTGGCAACAAACTCGGCAATTTCGGCGCGCCAGACGCTCGCAGCGGCGACCGGGCGTTCGGCAAGCTGGGTCGTCACGAGGGCGAGCTCGGCGCGCAAGGCCTCGAGCACCTTTTGGCGCTTGGCCACTGACGCCTGGACAAGATCGCGCTCTTTCAGGTCGAGCAGGTAGTCGTGCGAGGCGCCGGGGCCGGCGGTCACGAGCCGGTAGAGGTCAGCATTCGGCGTATACTCTGGGCGGTGAAGGAGCGCGCGATGGAGGGGCGGGAAGTCACGGGCGCGGAGGGCCTCGGCAGCGACGTTGTCGTCTTTGACCTGTGCAAGGGCAAGGTCGGCCGCCATGCCAATGTACCGGATTATTTGCTCTTCTTCGAGGATGCGCAGCTCAGCGATGGTCTGCTGGCGTTCTAGCCGCGCGATGTAGAGGTCGCGGCGAAGGGGGGCCCAGTAGAGGATTGGCGCGAGGTAAGACTCGCCAAACTCAAGCACAGCGCCGTCGGTGCTGTAGTAGTTCAGGTGCGGGCGCAGGGACGTCCGCAGCATCAACACATCTTCGACCGGGTCAATCAGGGCGTCGCCAAACTCTTCAACGATTTTTTCGAACGCCCCTTCGCGCAGCACGACTTCGAGCTCGACCTTGTTGGCACTGCTGCGGTCGTTAATGGTTTCGATGAACTCGTCGCGCGGGTTTGCGCGGCCGCCGCGGCCGGGCTTTGCAAGCGTCTCGAGGTACCTGACCGTGGTTAGCCCCATTGGCAGCTCGGTCACCGTCACCGTGCGCGTGTCAGCATCCCAGGCGTACGCCCCAAAGCTGTAGGCCTCGCCGCGGTAGTAACGAACCTCTCCGTCAAAGCCACGCGTACAGGCGGGCAGCGGCCAGATCTTTGCCAGGCGCTCGACCTCAGCCATCACCGCCGGCGTCGGGCCCTCGGCGTGCAGGCGGTCAGCCACAGCCGTGAGCTCAGGGTCGCCGGCAAGGTAGGCCCCCACAACCGCGAGGACGCTGTTGAGGCATCGGCCGTGGCTGTCGTGGTTCCAGCCCTCGCTCACAATCTTGTACGACTCGAGCGCCGCCATCGGGACGACCGGGACAAAGTACTGCGGCTCGGCCCGCTCGCCGTCTTCAAAGACGTAGCGCAGGTGCCAGCGGTCGGCCATCGGGAACGTCACCTTTGTCAACGGGCTCATCTGCACGCTGATGTACCGCGCCGACCCTGCCTTGTCGCCATGGCGGCTGCCGAACTGGCCGATGCCCGTAAGGTACGGGTACTTCCGCGCGCCGGCGTAGGACTGCGCCATGTAGATGATCGTCCCATTGAGGGACATGTCGCCGTGGTGGTAGAAGCACTTGTCGGCGACAAATCCGGCCAGCTGGAATATTTTGAGCTCCTTTGCGGCCGCTTCCCCGCTGAAGCGCAGCATGGCGCCCATCAGGATTTTGCGGCGCGCTGGGTTCAGGCCGTCGGCTCCGCCCGAAATCTGGCGCTGGATTGCGTCGTTTTTGTAAGATTTTGTGTCGATGTCGAGCTGCACGCGGCCCACCGGAATCTCACGCCGGCGGTGGAGCTCGAGGGTGCACTCGGCCGAAAGGTGCGCGACCGGGGTCACAAGGGCTTCCTTGCGGAGGGCCGGGTCGGCGCCGAAGTAGACCTCAAAGAGGCGCTTCGCAGTGTCGTCCATCGTGTACGTGTAGATGCTGCGATTGAACGCCTCGGGCGTAAACATCCGCACGACCTCGTTCCCGTCATGCGTCGCAAGCCCCTTGTAGTACTTGATGCGGTGCGTGCTGGCCCGCGCCGGATCCTCGGCAAGCCAGCAAGCCAGCTCGGATTCATAGTAGAACTCGACGGGGTGTACGGCGGGCCGTTTAGCGGTCGGGTACGCCCGCACGAGCGGGGTCATGAAGCGGCCGACGCGGCCGGCCTTGATGAGCGCCGGCCAGAAGAGGTAGATCCAGACAAGCACGAGCGCCGCAATCTTGCCCGTCCCGTCGAGGTCCTGGTCGACGCAGAGCAACAACTGGCCGTAGTGCAGCGTTGCGAGGTCTTCGGCCGTCTCGTAGGACCGGTTGTACTGCAAGCCGAACGCGTCGGCGAGCGCCAGGAGGCGTTTGTTCGTCTGCAGCTTTGCGCTGCGGACGTTGACCACCTCGCCGCCGCTCGTCTCTATTTCTGTCACTTCCCGGGCGGCGTTGACAATGACCCCTTGGAGGCTGATGATCCCGCACCAGTCGAGCGAGGGGCCGCCAGGGGGCAACGCTTTGCGCGTCTGCGTCAGGCCTGCGCGCAGCAGCGTGATTGCGCTGTCGCCTTCCGCCGCCAACAGGTATGTGTTGCGCTTGTGCGCAACTTTACCCGCATTGCGCGCCTTTGTGTACTTGTCATGGACCACTTTCCCGCGAGTCGCCCCCTGAGCGAGCAGAATCCTCTCCGCCACCGCTTCGCCGACCTGCTTCAGGAACGTTGCCGTCAGCGTGTAGCGCTCGAGAGTCTCTCTTGACACCTGGAGCTCATCTTTGCGCTGGCCCCCCCAGTCAGCGCCAGGGACTGCGCCGCACATCACGACCCGCACACCCGCGAGCGTCTCGGTGACGCTCATTTTGCGGGATTCCGCGTCCTTGGGCGCGCCCGCTTTTTTAGCCGCGGCGCCTGTTTTCGACGGCACGCGCGCCTGCTTTGTCGCCTTGCGCAGTTGGTCTTCTACCGCCGTGCCCAACAGCTTCGTGATGTACTGGATGTGCGAACCCTTGGGGCTCAGTACGCCGTTGACAACTGCCATGTGTCGCGCCGTTGCCCGCCGCCCCGCTTTTCTGCCGGGGGGGAGCACCACCACTGCGAGGTTCCAGGGGTGCTGTTTGTAAGGTTCTTCGGTCGCCTTTGCTTGGGCCGACAGAACGATGGCCCCCGCCGCGTCCTCCCCGAGGGGGGTGAGCAGCAGCCGGCCGAGCGCCGCCGCGTCTGTCGTCATGCAACGCGCGCCATTGTAAGTCACCGCCACCCGCGGCCCGACGTAGGCCGCCGCCTGGTGCGCCCGGAGCCGCAGCCACGCGTCAATGTCGTCGGCGTCGGCCCCCCCCAGCGCTGCGCCGGGGGTGCCCTTGTAGCCGAGCTCGGCGTAGGCCGGGATAAAGCTCACCCGCGTGTGGGGTCGCGCCTGCTCGGCCGGCAATGTGTGTTTCTTGCCGAGGTTGATGATCAGCGGGTCGTACCGGTTATCAAGACGGTTCCGCCACTGCTGTCGGTAATAGCGTTGCGTCACGCCGTCAACCGTCTCAACGGTGAACTCGTCCGAGTGGACGTTCGTAAGCTTCGCGCCTAAGCCGTTGGTGCCTCCTTTTACGTTTGAGATGTCTTTGTCGATGTTGGTGCCCGCGAGGAAGTACGAAAACGCGACTTCCGGGACATACACATCGTGCCCTGCCTGCGCCGTCGCCCCGGCGTGGATCACGACTGGAATTCCTGGGCCATCATTGCGGACAGACAAGAGTCCAGTGTTGCGGTCAAAAGTTATGTCGATTTGTGTCACCCGCTGGCTTGGCGTCGCTTTTTCATGCTCTTTCGCAAGGTCGGTTGCGTTGACAAGAATTTCGCAAAATATCCCGAGAAGGGCCGGGGTGTGGTCCCTCTCGATACTAATGAGGGTGATGCCCAGAAAATCCGGTGGGGCTTTGTTGGCCGGCTCATCGGCGAGCGCCGGGCCGTCGGCGGGCGCCGGCACTGCACCGAGAAGGTCGGGAATTGCAATAGGCTTCAGACCGCCCACCCACATACCCTTTATCTTTGCATGCTCCTTGAAGGAGCTAAGCACAAACTTTTGGCCAGCCGCTTCGGCTGCAAGGGCCTCGGCCGAAAGGGGTTCGGCCGCCTCAAGTTTTATTTTGGGACCCTTTTTTGCCGCAGGTGGTTTGGACACATCACCCGGGCCAAGTGCGTCACTAAAGAGTTCTTCTAAGTCCGCGTCTGTTAGTGACATGTTCGCGTGTATACCTTACCCAGGAACGCTTCAAATACCGCGAGACCGGTAAAAAATGTGGTAACTGGAAATGCCCGGGCGGGCACCAACCAGTGGCGAGAGAAATTATCGGGTCTGAAGCTCCTTGGGGCTGTCGGCCCAAATTAGTGCATCGAATGGGTTTTTGTTTGCAAATAATGAATTGTTCGACCCGGATTCTTGCCCTCGGCGTGTCAATGGCGTGGTTACCGTGCGCGCTGTTGGCGATATTCCAACGGTTGCGGGCGCGTTTGTGTCCGTAAATGCATGAACAGGCGTGTTTGTGTCCGTAAATGCATGAACAGGCGTGTTTGCATTCATGGGCGCGTTTGCATTCATGGGCGCAAATGCATTCATGGGCACAAATGCATTCATGGGCGCGTTTGCATTCATGGGCGCAAATGCATTCATGGGCACAAATGCATTCATGGGCGCGTTTGCATTCATGGGCGTGTTTGCGTTGCCCACAGTTGCCTGTTGACGAAAATGCTTCTGCCAATGGCGCGGGGCACAGGGGCGTGGCTCCTTGTTAAGAAACTCCACCCAGGGGGCTGCGTCAGACGCGGCCCTAGAAATTGCCATTTCGACAGCGCCTACTTCAGTATGACTAAAACGGGAAATTACCCATTGAGACTCCTTGTAAGACAGGGTGACGCGGGCATGCCAGTTTGTTGGGCGGTGCACGGTCACTACGTACGACCCCCCGGTTGTTTCTGACCATTTCTCTAGCACATTGCGAGCGTCCTTCAGCCGAGTCATGCGGCGTTCAGCGTTGATGCGGTTGCGAAGAGGCTCAATAAGATCAGTGCGCCCTCCGGCAATTGCGGTGAGCACCTGCGAAACCGCCGTTAAGAAAAGTTCAACGTTGTCAACCACGATGAATTTTTCGAGGTTGAATGGGGGGGCAGCCATTGGGGTTTTGATTGAAACAATACTCCAAGTGTTCAATTTTATACCACAGCCCGCATACCTATATGTTAAAATCTAAGGGTAGGCTCAAAAGCAAATAAGGGGTACTGCTACAAATGTTTAGTGTCGTCACTGATCGGCCTTCATGCTCTTCATAGCCGCCGTGAGGTGCTTGGCAGAGTTCTCTTGGTGGCGTTTTGTTCCAAGGTGGCCCTCGGACTGTTTTGGTGTAAGGCTTACCTGGCAGATGCCGCACCAAAGATTTCCACCACGGTTGGGGTCATGGGGGAGTCCGGCAGCACGTACCGCCTTCTTGGGCGGCGCAACTTTTTTACTTTCACTATTTTCTTCCCCGGCAACGGGGAGCGTCTCGGTGCGGACCTTCTTAGCAGAGGCGGTTGCTGCAGACATTGCTGCGGTGTAAATGTGATGGTAAGCTGTGGGTGTTCAACTTTGCGCAAAAAGTCAAGGACGCCGCCGTCTTAATTTGTCAGCACGTCGTGGTCGGGCTCGGTCAGATTAAAAAGCCCCTTGGAGTACACGGTAGGACCTTCGGGTCCGTAGTAGTCGCGCTGCGCGGGCCGGTACCAGCGGATGGGGGTGTCCGGGAGCTTCCAGGCTTCAGGGATGCCATCATCAAAGCCAGCCTGGCGCCCACCATACTCAGCAAGCCCGATAGGCCCTTCGTCAACGCCGACGTCGCCAAAGCCCCCCGCGCTGCTGTACTCAACTAGGCCTCGGGCCTTACCATGAGCGGTGCGTTGGGCGTATATATTACGTACATGGTCAGCATGGCCGTAAAGTTGGCCGGTAATGAGTGGATCGACATCGGCGGTTGAATATAGTCGGCCGAACGCAACATTGTGGGCGCTATGGTTTGCCCTGGGGGCGCAACCATGAGGCTCATATAGCGCGCCAAGCTCATCGAGCTCATCAAGATCATCGAGATCATCGAGCGCACTAAGCTCGTCAAAAAACGCCCCGGCATTATGACATGCGGCGCCGCCTTGGTGGCGCCTAACCCTGTTGGGCCAGAAAACTGCAACAATGAGAATAATTATGAGGACCACGAGGGTTGGCGTAACAATCCCTGAGTCTTTGTCGCTTTCCTGGTGTTGGGCCGTTGCTGTGGTCTCCATCCGGAGGCGTACGGGGACTCAGTATACATCTGCGGCAAAAGGAATCGTGAGACATGCCGGCCAACCGGCCGGCGCTGCTCAAGGGGGGACGCCGAGTCGGCCGCAACAAAGGCCGTTACCAAACTTGCTTGTGGTTTCAATCGACGGCATGGCCCCGCTCGTGACCCCCCGACACTCGGAGCGCCGGCGGCCCAGCCATTGGGACCCGCAGGAGGGCGAGTAGTGGAGCTCGCTGAGGAACCCTTCTTTAGATCCGGCCGGGTTGTCGCAGGGCAACGGGCCGGGCTTTCGCAGGTGGTAAAGCTGGATGCACATAAAGCTCGAAATTAGGACAACGACAAGAACGAGGGCCGCGACGAGCAGTGCGAGGTACTCACCAGAGGAGGCGTGTTTCATCGGAGGGCGCCAGTATAAAGGGGGTCAAAATAGTCAGACAGCGCCTAGTATGGCGGCGCCGCGCGGGCAATCAGGCCCAGGTGCATCGGTTGAAGTTGGACCAGCGGCCGCGGCTATCGTTCCAGGCGTGGCAGTTTTCCATCTCGGGACTGCGCCCGAAGGCGCCGACAAATCCGCCGGCATTGGGGCAAGTTTTCCGCAGCTTAGCCGGCAGGTGCTTATTGATGAAGCCGAGCTTGCAATTCTTGTACGCAATAAGCACAGCGAGGCCAATAATTAGCACCACGACCATGGCGACCACGAGGCTTGTTTTTGGCATAGCTGGACCGTGGGCGACGCAAGTATGTAAGGATGCAACAAAAAAAATCTTACTCCATTGCGCATCCATGGAGAACCCAACAGCGCGGGATCTAGCGGTAAGAAGCGAACACATGCTGGCGAAAGGCCGTCATCGCGTCGTCGGGCACGATCTGCTGCTGAAAGAACGTGTAGGAAGTCCCCTCGAGGCGGCGGCGAATATAGAAAAGGGCGTACAGCCCGCACTCGGTCTGCGACTCCTGATGGTCCATGTCGGTCACGGCAACCGAGACAACGTCACAAGTAGTTTTGCGGCTGTCGGGTAAACTAGTGCGGTACTCGGCAAGCCGGGCGCGGGTGCGCTCCATCCAGCTCGCCATAGGCTTGGGCGGCGGCCGGCCGGCGCTGTTAAAGTACTCAACGGTCCACGGATTGCCGGGCGGGGGGCGGCAGTCGACAAAGACGGCAACCCAGTGCTTACCGGGCCCGCGACTGCTGTCGGTATTAACAATGCAGCCGAAGCAGGCCGCCTTGCGGCGGACGCGCCCTACCCCTGGCCCGAGGTCGAAGGTGACGCGCCCCTCAAGGATTGCTGGTAAGTCGGCCTCACCAAAGTAGTCGCCGTTGACGTCAAAGTCCATCATTGCGAAGGGGCAGGGGAAGAACTCGAGGAATACGCGACCCCACCGTTGGAGGGTCTCATCGAGGTTATAGTTACTGAGGAGGGCGAGGCTGTCCCGGGGGCCGGGCGCCTTAAAGCGAAGCCCAAGCTCAAGTTTAAGGGCATTGGGGGTCGCAAGCTTACGTTCGACAATAAAATCGCGAAGGAGGGGGTGGGCGATGACGCAGGACTCGGACTTGCAGCGGAGTATGTTGGCAGCGGCGCAAACAGCCGCCGCCTCGGGGGTCTTGGCGGTTGGGAGCAGTCCCGGGGCCGTCTTAGAGGCAGCAGGCGCGACATCAGGCGCGACATTAGGCGCGACAGCTGCGGCTGCTACAAACTCTGCAACTGCCTTGAGGATATTTTTTGTAGCACAGGGCGTGCCCTCGGCATGGTCAATCCCTTCGGCGCACTCATCGGTGCTTGTTGTCAGGCCTGCGAGCGCTTTGATAGAGTCTCCTGTGAGTCCTGCCGCGATGTTGTCGACGCGGGTGCCACGTTCGCGGCCGCCTTCGCGGGAAAGCTCGCGGCCGCCTTCGCGGCCGCCTTCGCGGGAAAGCTCGGCGAGCGCGCAGGGTTTACATGCAGGAAGTTGAGGCGCGACGACGGCATAATCAAGTATGCTGGGGCTTAGAATCATCCGGGCACAGATATGAACAACAAAGATAAGGATTTACCCATGATGATTACCCTGGGCTTGTTTTATTGACCAAACACGCAATCCAAAACTGAATCATAGTATTTATATGTACAAAGCCTATGGCAATGCCGAAACGTTCGTACACCGCGTGTCCAGGCCATGGCTATGATGGTCCGGAAATTGTCGTTGAGCATTTCGGCGACCGAGCCCCGGTCAATGCCGATACTTTGGAAAATCCTCACGACATGTTTGGGGATTGCGTAATATGCTCCGATCCGATTATAGCGCTCAACCTGTGGCCTTGCAAACACGGCACTTGCGACGGTTGTCATGCAAAGTTGGCTGCAGCGGCTCCGGCCGGTGGTGATCTAAGATGTGTGGTGTGCAGGGCACCTGCGCCGCTGGACAAGATCAGCAAATACCCGATGCCAAAAGAGGTGCAGGGTCAGCTCCAAAAGCTGTTGGATTGCATTAACCTTGCCGACAGCCTTGCGCCTGCCCAATTTCCGGACAAACGGCAATCCTCAGCCACACCCGATGCAAAAATCGGGTTTTCGACAACCCCCGAAGGCAAATCGGCAACCATGATTGTCATTCAGCCTGCTGTCGGCGGCAACGACACAACCGGCAATGTCTTTCTTATTGACACTTCCGGCTCTATGCAACCAGCGATTGTGGAAGTGCTCGAAGCCACAAAACAGGTGGTCAACGCGGCGGCGGCGAAGAAATCCTACATTGCGGTAGTAACGTTCAATGGGTCGCCAAATACGGTGGTCCATCCAACTCGTGTCAGCTCGGAGAACGTTTTGGAAATCATGGCTTCTCTTGGGGCCATCAAAGCGATGGGGGGCACTTACCTCGGCAGTGGGTTGGCTCATACTAGAACCGTCGCGGCCGAAATGCGTGAACTCATCTTCAAAGAGACCGGCTCCGCAAATGAAGTGATTGCGGTTAAGGTTGTGACGGATGGAGACTCTGCCCCTGACCACTCTGACCGAAAAGCTGTGGCCGACGCGCTAAATGCCATGAATGGAGAGTTGCAAGTAATAGGCTTTGGCAAAGACTTCAACTTCAGGAATTTTGCCAATATTGGGATCGGGATCGAGAAGCGCGGCACTCAAAGCGCGGCAAACTTTGATCATGCCGAGGACGCGGGCAAGCTCGAGAGACTGTTGCTTCAACAGACACAGTTTGGCAACATGGCAATCAAATGTTCAGAAACCGCGCAGATTTACTGCAACGGCACGGTTGTCAGCCCCGCCAACGGGTATTTCACATGGAATTTCTCGGTGGATACAGGCCTTCGGTTTGCAGTGGTGGACACCCACCCCCCGGACCTCGACGCCTTCAAGATTAATGGGCGGCCGGCCACTGTTGAGCACTGTGGTCTGACAGGATTCGAGACTCGCAACTTCGTAGGCGGCACGGGAGCCATTGAGCTTGTCATGGAATTGATAGGCAAGTTTCAGGTGCATGATCGTGGTGGCCTGGAGATGTACAAGAACATCCTGAGCTATGTGCGCAAGGCCGTGATCAAGTTCGGAGAAAGCATGAACGAAGTTGTGCGCATCATTGACGAGCAGCTGGCGCGAACAACGCAGTCAATGCAAGATCTGCACATGGGCCAAAACGGTGCAGCAAGAGCCGGATCAAAAGTGATTGGTCGTTTGTCTTCGGCGGCACAAGAGCCCATGCGCTACCCGACAGCGCCACCAGCGTCGCTGCCGTAACTGCGTTGCCGCCATGCGCGCCACGGGTCGGGTTGCCGCCAATGCGGTAACTATTTTTTTTTGCATGGTTTTGCGTTAGTGGCGGCAACAAACGCAAAACCATGTATGCCGGTCGCCCGCGCAAGTATAAACGACAAATATACGGCGCTAGTCCACGCGACCGATGGGACTGTCGGGGCCCGTTAATGCTGACGTCTTTACCCGAGCAGTTGTTGGCGGCGTCGATTACGCCATCGGGGGGTGGGGCAAGTACGAAATTGACCGGCGGCGAGCACGCTGGAAAGCAACCGGGAAAACGGCGGCACATCCTGATGAGCGCCCCGGCTCGCGGTACAAGGGAAGAACTTATATTCATGCCGACGACGCAGCGAGGTCTGTGTTGGGGAGCCGGTTGGCAGGAAGGCAAGGCCCGAGCGTTCTCCAGCGGGCGGCCTTGCGCCTCGCTGATGCGCTAGGGGTGCTCGAGGACCACCTCTGCTATCCGGACGACACGGGGGTATGGGAGTGCAAGTCGGCAACCGCCCTGCGCCCAGGCGCAGCCCTGTCGACGGATTTCTTGACGATACCGCCATTAACCTCAGCTGACCTGCGCGACTTTGCAGCCAACCTGGACCAAGAAGAAGCTGACCCGGACACGCTGCAGGCGCTCAGCCGGGGTGTGCTAGCGACGGCGGCGTCGGTGGGCGCCCCTCTGCCGGCGCTACCGACGTTTGTGACATCGCCGTTGGCTCTCCCGACGCAGGCGGTGGCAGTGACTGACGACGAGGCCGTTCTGCGGCTTGAGGCGGCGGCAGCCCCCTACGTCGCAAGAATTGAGGCCCTCCAGTCGGTACTGGCGTCGCAGCTCGACACGGCGGCGACAGCAATTTTGCACGCAACAACGCGCGGCAAAAAAATGGTGACCTTCGGGGGTGCAGCCCCCGCCGACCACGGCAAGGCAACCCGTGGCGAAGAAGTTGATGCTGCGGTGGCGCAACCACCGCTTGCTTTACTCAATGCTGGGCTCCCATGGCGATCCGGGGCGCGGGCGTTTGACCTCCACAAGGACGCAACTGTTGTTGTGCCGACCCGCACCACTCCAGATGGTATCTACTTTGGGATTGCTAACCGCAACAACAAGTCGCGGGCGACGCTGCTGACGCCACACATCGTGTCGGTCGCGGCCTTCAAAACGAGCGGGCGGATGTACGCGTGGTTTGTGCTCGACAGCCCAGAAGGTCGCTACATTATACGCGCTGCTCCACAAGGCGGGCATGTGGTCCGGATTGAAGCCGACGCAATCGTGGAGTGGTTAAAGCCGCGGCTGACGGGGGACCCACCCCACAAGATTGCAGCCACAGAGTACCTCGCCCACCTGCGGAGCCTCGGCCTCGAGATTCTAGAGAGCACTCGAGGCAACGCCTTGATGCGTTTCGATCTTGTTGATGCTACGACAGCAGCGGAGCGGAAAAACAAGCTTGCAGAGCTGCGCGCGCTGACCTTAGCCGACTTCATGGATCTCGACTGGACGTCGTACGACGATTCGGCAGGGCGTGAACCATGCCGCACAATCTATGAGGTTGCCGGCGACGTCGTCATTGACCTCGTTGCGAAGACGGTGATGGCGCCGAAAGTGCGCCCTGGCACGCTCTGGGCGTCATTTACGCACAACCGTTCATATATTACCTTCCACACGCACCCCCTGGCACGGTACAGGGGGTCGCGGGCTGAGCCCCCCTCACCCACAGACGTTTTACTTACGCTTGAAGAGTGCGCGCTCGACATGCTGGCATGGACATTTGTGTCGGCGCCAGAGGGCACGTACATCATGCGCCCCTCCCAAGCGCTTGCATCCGCCTTCCGCCGCAACCCCCAAGAGGTGGCAAATATTGTTTCTACGGTGTACTCTGAAGGACTTCGTGCCTGCGAGGGCGCCACCGCAATCTGTAGCGCAGACGCAGTCCGCACGCTCGGGGAGGCGGGCTTCATTGCTTACCTGCGGGACGTGGCATGCGCCCCACTCCTGCCGGTGCCCGACATCTTCCCAACGTGGAACCAAAAGATTCGAGAGGTCAGCCGAGCGGACCATGCGGCGCTTGCCGAGACCTCTGCCGAGGACCTCGTCGCCATTGACTGGGGCCCGGTCGCTGCTGTGGGTGAGTCCCCGACAATTCAGTCGACGTCCTGGATGACAGCGGGCCTGAGCAAAAGCGACCAGGATGGTGTCCAAAGGGCTGTGCCAAGTGGTGATGGCCACGGCTTTGGATCGGCCGCCGATCCAAACTCATACCCAAGTGGGGTCCCGGGCCCACTCCTTGTGGTTTATTTTCCAGACGAGGGCGATTTTCCGACGCAAGTCCCCCAAGCGGCGCTGGATGCCGCCCGCAAGAATGAGGCGCTCTGGGCTTGGGTTGTCTTCCTGAGCCCGAGCCGCCTGGTTGTCTTCCGGGCAGGGCCGGCCGGCGTCGAACTCCATGGCCCAGTGCCACGAACCTCCGCCGCAGCCCAAAAAAGTAGTAAGGGGCCGCCCGCCCAAAAAAAATCGTCCAAACCGCATCGGCGGCCATGAGCTTTGACGAGTACCTCAAGCAATGGCCTTAAATCCGATCTGCACACGCAAGAACTAGCATTGCGGCACTTTGGTACGTGGGCCGGCGCCCACTGCCGTTAGTGGCAGACATGGTGGCACCAGACGCCACCCTTCGAGATGAGGCCAACGCCTGGCCGCGACTTGTGGCACTTGGCACAAGGGTGGCAGTCGTAATGGTGATCGCCCTGAAGGGCGCCATTCACTGCCACGAGGCCAATGCCTGGCCGCGACTTGTGGCACCCCGCGCACGGCACGCAGTCGTAATGGTAGCCATTTTTCAGAAGGCCTATATCCAGTCGGATCTTGCCGCACCCTGCGCACGGTCGCTTGTCTTTGTTGCCGCTCTCGGAGTTCATGCTGATATGCAGTCAATCCACACTTTCAATTTTGTGTCAGCAGTTAAAGGCCAGTTAATATTGAATATTGCGCCTGTGTAGGTACTCTCCCCTGGGCCACGCGATGTCCAGTAATGTAGAAGCAGATGACCCCCTGCCGGGCCCGCCGGGTGTTGACCTCAACCAGCTCCTAATAGACTTTGTGCAGCTTTACAGTGGGATGCGGCAGCGTGACGCCCGCTGGTACACAGCAATGGGGGTGACGGTCGGCGGGTCCGAGCTTGCTGCAATCATGGGGCTCAACCCTTACAGCACCTTCTTCGATGTTGTTGCAAGCAAGCTGGTGACGCTCGCCGGCGGCAACAGCTGGATGGGGGGCGGCGAGGCCTGCTGGTGGGGGACGCTCTTCGAAGACGTAATCGGCGCTTACGTTGCGGCCGACCTGGGGGCACCAATCCGAGGGGACGACATCTGCATCCAAGAGTTTCCCGGCCACCGCAACAGCCCCGACGGTTACATTGTTGCGCGGCTTTACCGTGGCGTAGGGGGGTCGCTCCACCTCTGGACGACAGCCATGAGCCCCAACGTCCCAACCGTGGGCCGAATCCTCCTGCTGGAGTTCAAGTGCCCAATGAGCCGCAAACCCCTCGGCAAGGTGCCAAGGCAGTATGTTCCGCAAGTCTGGTCGGGCCTTGCCGTCTCACCGGTGGCACACTTCGGCCTCTACGTCGATGCTGTCTTCCGTAAGTGCGGAATCCTCGACCTCGGGGACACGCCGGATTACGACACCAGCTATCACCATTATGACCGGGGCGCGTGGGAGTACCCAGTCGCGTGGGGCCTGATTGGCGTCTACGCGCCTCAGATCGACGCGCCCCGGCGCGTACGACTCGGCTGGCGGGGGGACGAATGGGCAGCCGGCGACCCGGACCCCGACGCGTCCGACGCTGACGCCCACCAGGCGGCATGGCAAATCCATTCAGCGTACTTCGGCATTTGCCTAAAAAACCAGGCGAGCGAAGTTGTTGACCTGGGCGACATGGAGGTGCAGCTTTTTAACCGCACGCTAGGCCTTATTGACCGGAAGCGGTTCCCGGTCACGCGGGGCGCAGTGTGTTTCGCTGATGGACGGGGCGCGGATCTCCATACGGATCAAGACATCGGCCAGGCTATCGAGGACTTTCAAGTCGGTGCGCCAGCCGACCACTGGCTGTTGGGCGTCCTCCCCTGGAAACTGTTCAGGGTCGACTATGTTCCTGTTTGCCGCCGACCCGGTTTCATGGCGGAGGTTGCGCCCCTTATCGAAGACGTTCACCGGACGGTAATGGAGGCCCGCGCTGCGGAGGACCCGGCGGCATACCTGAGCACCAAAGCACAATCAATGGGCCGTCCTCGACCCAAAGCGGGGTGCTCGTCGGCCGTCAGTGATAGCGACGTCCAGGACCTCTTCGACAGCATCGGCGGGACGAGCCCCAAAATCGCGACAGCGGAGTAATTTGCGAACTTCGCTTTTTTTATTGCCGAAAAAAGTGGGCGACCCGCAGTTTAGATGGCGGCGCGCTCGATGCGGCGGTAATAGAGGGCGGTGCCAGCCGTCTGGGAGTCACGCGTGATCTCGACGACCTGGCCTTCACGCCCGCCGTTCCAGACAATTTGGGCGTCATTTGTGTAGATAACTGGCAGGTCGCCGCGCGTTGTGTGTTCGCGGCGGAGAAATTCTTCGACTTCGGCAATCCCCATAATGCGGTGGGGGGGGGCAGACTTGTGATCAGGGACAACGAGCCCAAAGTTGTGGTAAGGGTAGGCGTTATAGAAGGGCGCTTTGCCCGCCAAGTCGGGACCGCCGGCCTGCTTCTCTTGCGCCTCACGAATTGCCTCGGTGAGGTGCTTCTTGTTGAAGAAGCGTTCTTCTTCGGCGACGATTATGACCTCATCGAGGCGGCCCTCTTTTGTCGGAAGTTCGGATTCAACCCCGTCGAGGAGTTTGCGAAGTTCGGGGCTGTGGTTAGAGTACTTCCCGTCGGCGCCGAGGACAAGGACCACGACCCAGTCACGGTCGCCACGGGGGGTCTCGCGCACGGCATCAAGGCGCACATACTGAAAAAGCTCCATGTCGCTAATGATACGATCTTTGTTAAAGACGGGCACCTTAGCGTTGCTGGCAAGGCCGCGGGGGGCAAGAGTGAGGCGGCGGTACGGGAAGTACGCATCGATAATGACACGAACAACGGTCTCTGGGGGAAAGACCTGCGACTGCCCGGCGGCCGCCATTAATATTGGCCATGGTGCACATATTCAAATCCTGCAACCGTGGGCGGCCGGCCGTCGGGCAAAGTTTGTGGCATCGGCGCAAAGAATCGTTGGCCGCAGCAGAAAAACCATGTTATTATTTTGCCCGCTTCGCCCCTTTTGTGGAGTACTAGTATACCGCGCATCACGAGAGCGAGTGCCCGCTTGACACATGGCACAGCCTGCGTATACCTACTCCCAATCGTTTAATGAGGCCACGGGCCACGGCAAGGCATTGTTTCAGAGCACCATCGGGCACCACCCAGTGGCGGCTGCCGTGGCAATGGGTGGCCTCGTGTTCGTCATCCTCATCCTTGCGTACAATCTCCACAAATGCAGAAAGAAGGGCGGCAAAAGTTCGTTCGGAATCCGCCCAGGGAACAACCTGGTTACCGGTAGTAACAACCCTCAGTGGTGGCATGGTTCCGGTGACGCCGGGTACGGGGGGTCCGTCCACCGCGAGACGACGCCGATTCACCACGCCGCATTCTACGGATCCACCCACCGTGAAGGCCTCGAGGTAACGCCCCCCAAGACGGGGTGCCCCCCCGGCACAAAGACCCTGTACAGCCCGGACGAGGGGGGCTCTTTGAAGCCTTATTGCGTCCCCGAGGACTACTCGTCCAGCCAGTACAAGCCCTACTCGCCCAGCACCGCGAGCTGCAAGGCCACCTGGGACCCTAGCGCCACAGCCGAGGCCGTCTACCTTGCCACCGTCGGGAGCCTCCAGCATGACAGCTACGGCGAGGCTCGCCTCCAGAGCGCAATCAACAGCATATATGATGGCGCTTCTCATGAGTAGGTCGCCGACATGAAGCATTTGTGGGCCGCTAATCAAAAATCCGCACCATATATACTGATTTGGGCGTTTTATTTTGGGCGCCCACGAGCCAGTGAATTATGCACGGTCGCGCAAGTTATTACTCGGGCTGTATAGTAAGTGCATTACAAGTGACCGCCTGCACATCCAGAGATGGACCCGCAGACGTTCATGCCGGGCCAGAACCATGACGGTGTTATTAAAAACACAATCGGGAAACACCCCACGGCGGCCGCCGTTGTTATGGGCGTATTAATCTTAATCACGGTGGTCCTCACAATCTCAGTCACCCGGAAGGGCAAGACCGGCAAGACGGGGTTCGAGGGCCTCGCAGTCACGCCCCCCAAGACGGGTTGCCCCCCCGGCACAAAGACCCTGTACAGCCCGGACGAGGGGGGCTCGTTGCAGTCTTATTGCGTCCCCGAGGACTCGTCCAACCAGTATAAGCCCTACTCGCCCAGCACCGCGAGCTGCAAGGCCACCTGGGACCCCAACGCCACGGCCGAGGCCGTCTACCTTGCCACCGTCGGAAGCCTCCAACATGACAGCTACGGCGAGGCGAGCCTCCAGGGCGCAATCAACAGCGTATATGATGGCCTTTCTGACGAACAGATTTCCAACAAGCTGCATGGGTGGGACGCCTAAGCGAAAAAGCGTGGGTCTTTGGTAACGGATCCTTTTATTTTTTGACTGCGACATCCCCGCGTTTCTATCACGGCGCGCGCTCCCGACTTCTCTGCTAGAGAGTTGTTCGCCGGGCAGTATAGTGAACCCTTGCCCAGCAGCAATGGCCGACACACTAGGACCCCCCGACTTGTCAGGGCGGCCCGCCGCTTCGGCAAAAAAGGCGCCCATCGCAAAAATGGCTGGCATAGTTGCCAAGCATGCCTACATGTCGCTTGCAATCATTATCGTTCTCGTGATCCTCGTGCTCGGGATGCACATTTACTACCACGGATTCCTATTCCTGGGGCCGTACGCCAAACCCTCTAAGGGCGGCTTCCGCTCGGCGAAGAGTAATAAGCGCAAGGGGGCCGACGATGCCGATGCCGAATCACAAAAGGGCGATCCCGAAACTGAGCGCCTCATCGACTCGATCAATAGTCGTTAACCGCCGCCTGGCCAATGGTGCCGGGGGCACATCCCTTTTGGGTTGAAAACCCGCAGCGGATATACGCATCCGGGCCCGATGTCTTACCCGCAACCCCCCCTCGCTGCAACCACCTCGCCCGGAAGCGAAGAGGCCGCGGCCGCAATCCAGGCCCTGCTGAACGACCTCGCCGGCCGCAAGGAGTTCCGAGCAATCCAGCATTCCGCCAGCCGACCCGCCGCTTCTGGCGACACCCACTGGGAGGGGTACATCCCCAAGCCCTCAGCAGGGCAGCTCTTCCTGCCCGGGATGCGGCTCAGCGGCGCCCAAAACTTTATCCGCAACTTTGAAACCCCCGACACCGGCTTCACGCGAGTGCTCATTAAGTGGCAGACGGGCACAGGCAAGTCGATCGCCGCCATCAGCATCAGCCAGGAGTTTATCCGCCAGTTCCGAGCGCGGGTGGCGCTCGGCGAGCACGGGCCGACCGTATTCATCATCAGCTTCACGGCCCGCGAGACAATCCAAGAGGACATGCTGCGCTACCCCGAGTTTGGGTTTGTCTCGCAGGCCGAGGTCGAAGAGCTGCGCCGCCTCCGCACGGTGGCGGGCGCAATGGGGCCTGCCACCCCCGAGGCCCGCCAGCTGTCAGCTCTCGTTGGGGTCCTCCGCCGCCGCATCACCGACCACAACCGGGGCGGGTACTACCAGTTCTACGGGTACAAGGAGTTCGCCAATCGCCTCTTTATTGTCACCCGCGCGGGGCAGGATCGTGGGTTTGACGTCCAGACAATCTATAGCCGCGCCAGTCGCGAGGACGCCGAAGCAACTTTCGGCGAGCGGCTTGCCGAGAGCGTCAAACGCGGCGACGTGGTCATCAACGAGGACCTGCTTGCCGAGATGCGCGGCGGCCTCCTCATCGCCGACGAGATCCACAACGTCTACAACATTCTTGAGACGAACAACTACGGGATTGCCATCCAGTACGCTCTCGACGCCCTTGGCGCCGAGGCGCCGCGCGCCGTCTACATGTCGGCAACGCCGATGACCGGGAGCGCCGCCGAGGTTGTTGACCTCCTCAACCTTCTTGTCCCCCGGTCGGCGCTCCCTGGGGGGGTCCCCCTCCGGCGAACCGACTTCTTTACGCGCGCCGCCGCGCCGGCCCGGCCACCTTACCGCGAAGAACCCGGCGGGAGCTTCACCCACGACGGCAAACGCTATAATATTAACTGCGCGTTTGAGCAGGCCGACCGCCGGCCTGTCAGGCGCATCGCCGTCACAGAGCTGCGCTGGATCTTAGAGCCCCCCGATGGGGGCGATCCTCCCGGCGATGAGGAACGCATCGCGCGAGCCGACCTCACGGCGCCCCTGCTCCTCGCGCCGTGGCGCGGGCGGCTGGCCGTGGTCGATGGCGCCCACCGGTTGGCCCGGGCAATGCGGGAAGGCGTTGCCGATCTCCCCACACGCCTGTTGACAGAGACCGACCTGGCTTCCTGCGAAGCCGGCGGCCGACAGTTTAAAAGCCGCGCCGTCGAGGCCGCCGAAGACCCCGATGAAATTTCGTCCTTTGTCATTTCGCAGCTGCGCGAGGGGGCCCTTGAGCGAATTGCCCACCTCGCTGCCGGCCGTGTCTCATTCTTGCTCGACTCCGACGTTGGGTCGTACCCCCGCCGCGAGTTCGTTGGCGACTCGGTCGCGGGGGTCCCCTACCTGCGGTTGACGCCCTGCCCCATGTCGCCATTCCATGAACGCACGCTCGCCCGGGAGCAGGCCCCAGAAGAGGGGGCCGACCCCGGGGCTGGCCCTGCGGCCGGCCTCGCGGCAAACGCATACACGCTGTACGACATGGCCTTCCCAAACCCCGGGTTCGCACCCGACGCCGCCAGCACCGATAGTACCTCTTACGGCCTTTACCTGTCCGGCGAGACGCCGATGCTGCTGCGCCAGGCGCCCGAAGAGTGGCGCACGGCGGTGGGCATCACCGTCGAGAAGGGGTCCGAGGCGGGTGTCTCTTCGGGAACCTACGTAATCACCGGATCCTTCCTCGGACCCGAGCGCCTGGCGATTTACAGCACAAAGTTCGCGCGAATCATCGAGGCGACCCTTGCGGCGATTCGTGCCGGGCCGGGCAAAATAATGATTTACCACCACCGTGTCCGTATGTCGGGCGTCCTCCTGCTTCAGGAGGCGCTGCGCATGAACGGGTTTGCCGACGAGACCTCGTTGCCAACGGATACGACAATTTGCGCCGTTTGTGGCCGCGCGAGGACGGCACACGGCCGCATCGGCGCCGCGGGCGACCACGAATACCTGCCGGCGCGGTTTGTGGTCGCCCACAGCGATGTTGACCGGGCCGTGATGGTGCGCAGCATTGGACGCTTTAACGCGCCGACGAACTTGCAGGGCCACCAGTACCGGGTGATAATTGGCAGCAAGATTGTGCGGGAAGGGCTCAACTTCCGAGGGGTGCGCCACCAACTAATTGCGAGCCTCCCGACCGACTACCCAACAATGGTCCAGGTTTTTGGCCGCGTCGTGCGGAAGGACTCGCACAGCGATCTTTCGGCGAGCGATCGCAACGTCCAGATAAGTGTGTTTGTCAGCACCCGTGCCGATGGCCGCCCCTCACCCGAGCTCCAGCGCTACATCGACAAGGGGCGTGAGTACCTCATCATCCAGGAGGTTGAGCGTGCGCTCCACGCATATGCCGTCGACGGCTTCGCGAACTACGACCGGATCCAATCGGCGCTCTTCACAGGGCCTGATGGCTTGATGCGGGCAAGCCTCAATGCGCTCCCGTACACCCCAGTTGTCGGCCCGGAGGAAGCTGCGGAGCGCCCCATGCAGATGGCAACTTACCTCGCGTACGGCCACAGCGAACGCGAGGTGGCAATGCTCGCGGCGGTTTGCCGCGTCCTCTTCAAAGCGCGCGCCGTCTGGACCTACGACGACTTGTGGGCTGCCATCCGTGGGGGCGCCGTCCGTGGCGTGAGCTTTAACCCCGCCGCCTTTGATGAGGGGAACTTTGCGCTCGCACTCAAAAGCCTTCGGCGGCCTGCTGGCGACCCCCCCATGCTCATTGTGAAGGCCAGCCAGTTCTATATTGCGGCGCGTGCACAGCCCAATGGCGACCCCGCGCTCGACATCGAGTCTTATTTGCGCAGCGCAGCACCGCCGGCGGGCGTCTCGGTGCGCATCTCCGACTACATCCGCAGGGAACGATCAGGGCAGAACTGGGAGGTGCGTCTCCGCGAGTTTGAGCGGGACTACCTGCGGTCTGACGCCTTGTCGACGCCCGAGCTCTCTCTTGTTGAGTACGGCGCGGCCTTCCACTACACACTCATCCGCCGGCTTGTGACAGCGCCCGCCGACAAACGGGTGACTATTGATGACGCGCGCATGCGTGAGTTGTACCGCCGTTTCCGCGTCGTCGTCACGGCCGCCGACGCAGCAATGCCAGCTGCGACACGCGTGTTTCGGGGCGGGCGATCGAAGGACCCCGACGAGATTGTCGGCTACGTAACCCCTGAGGCCGTAAGCCTGTACGACGCGGCAGGCGCGCGCTGGTATAACGCAAGCCGCGCCAATTTTGCCATTGGGCGCCGCCACCATGAGAACAACATTGTTGTCGGGTATGTCATGTCGTTGGGGCCCACGGGAGACGCCAGTGGCGAGGCATTTGCCGCAGAAGCTAAGGCCCGCTTTAAACTCCGTCCGCCAGTCCAGAAACTGAGCACCATGGCAAACCGGGGCGACATACGCAACTTGGCCCGCGGCGCTGTCTGCGAAACACGGCCCCGTGAAGAGCTTGGGGCCTACATCCGTCTCCTCCGTGAGGCCACTGCCCGTGCCGGGGCTCCGCCGCAGAAAACACGGGGTGGCTGCGGCGGGGAAGTCCACGGTGGCAGCGCCATCGCGCTCACAGCGCGGCTAGACTATGCCACAAAGTTTGACCGTGCGGCCCAAAAGCGCTTCCCGAGTGCCGGCGAGATGTGCGACACGCTGCGCCTCCATCTCCTTGCGCTTGAGGAGGATTCCCGGGGGCCGGTCGATGGGATGGCCACTGGCCTCCGCTGGCTCTACCTCTTCAATGACTGCCCCCCGTCAATATCGGGGCTAATTGATAAAACTGGTAGGGTCGACAGCAAGGCTGAGGCGGCCAGCGCCGTTTAGGCGCATCTGGCCCGTCACGCTTTTTGGCCGTGAAATTGAACTGATGTTTGCAAAAACATCCTCGGCCCGGGCGCGCTCGGACATCATGGAGTTCGAAAAATGTTTTGACGGGACGATAGACGTTGCCAACCCCATCGATTTCTGCGCCGACAAACGACATTTAATTGCCGCGGTTCGGGACAAGTACGCCGGCCGCTGTTTCAAAGGCGCCTACATTCTGGGCATCAAGTCGATTCTTGACAAAAGTGCCTGCCACATTGTGCGCACAAACGGTTCTGGCGAAGGGTATATCGATGTCCGGTTTCTCGCCGACGTTGCGGTGTTCAGCCGCTGGGACATCCTCACCGGCGTCGAAATTGTGAGCCATCAGCAGATGCTCGTCGGCGTTTACGAGGGCGCGCCGAACTATGGCAACCTTGACGCCGAACAGCCGCCCGCCGAACAGCCGCCCGCCGAACAGCCGCCCGGAGGGCAGCCGCCTGGAGGGCAGGCCCCGAAGGCGCGGTCCGTCGTGGCGGTCCTCGCCTCAAAGGCCGTTGAATCAATTGCCGTCGGCCAAAAAATTGCCGTTCGCGTCTTGCATGCTTCACACACGCCTATGCATTCCCAGGCGAGCGTCGTCGGCGCCCTACTGGTATGCGATCAGTCGGCGCGTGCCTATCGGCTGCGCGGCGCGCTCGATCAAAGCGCCCGCGCCGAGTTGGCGCCAATGTTCGCCGCGGTCGAGTCCGAGCTCAAGGCGCGCGCCGCCCTGATTAAGACACGAAAGGCCGACTTGTGGTTCTTTGAGCTCCTTCTCTACGCCTTTCGCGACTCCGGCGCCGGGGCGCCAAATGCGCCTGGCAAGGACTCTGAATTCCTTGCGTGGGAGGGTGGTCCTGTCTGGAGTGGCCCCCACGCCTTGCAGCCCCTTGAGGCCGGCGTCAAGGCGGTCAGCGCACTCGACATCGTCCGTCGCGTGGTGGTTGACGGGGAGAGTGTCCCGGTCACAGGGGTCTGGTCGCGGTCTCTTGCCCTCCACCGCTCGTCGCCGCTCGTCGCCGTTGCGCGTGGCGAGGGGGTTGCAGCCCCCTCGGCCTGGGTAGTTGTTGATGGCACCCCCCGCGCCGTCTTTGCCGAGATCTTGAAGAACATACTCGACTTCCTTGTTGCAACCCGCGAGCTTATACTTGTCTACAGCTCGCGGGATCTGATCAACAGCCACATCAACCTCTGGAGCGTGATGCGGTCGGCGCAGCGCCTTGCCGTTCGCTGATTGCGGGCCCGCGGCGGGCCCACCCCTCTTTTGGACGCAGCTGCCAGTCGAGTAAACACCAGGCTACGAGCAGTCCTCTCGTAATGGTTTCAGCGTCGGCGGCTGCCGCAGAAGAAAATGCTCCCCGCACGCCAAGCATTAGCCAACAAAAAAGCTTTATTGTTGAGAATGCTGGCATACTCAACCGCGAGACAAAACTCGCCATCCTTTCCATCGTCATGATGGAGATTGGATCCAACGTTGTCATGGAAACTGGCGGGAATAAGGAAGTTGACATTGACCTTGACGCCGTGACTGAGGCAAACGAAGAGGTCCTCCACCATATTTACAATATTGTTTTGACGCGCCGAGAGGCGCTCAGCCAGCCCGCCGGTCCCCAGCCGGCGCGCCCCGAGGGTTGTGACGCTTCTTTCAGAACGCTCGACGGCGGCTAGGACGGCAATGTGCCCAGCGGGTATCTAGGCATCCACTTTTTTTCTGCAATGCTGTCCCGGTGAAGATCCGCCCGCTCCATAAGAACCCGCACCCAATATCTGGAGAATAGAGGGCGTGATGGAAAGTCACGCAAGTCCCCAAGATCTCCTGCTTGCATATAACCCCGGCTTTACAGGCTTTACATCCCTCAGCAACATGCCCCAACCGATCGAAGTGTCGGTTCCGGACGATGACTTGTTGTTTGGCGAGCGCGTGACACCCGACGGGTATTACGAGGACTTTACGGCCAGCCTTAATCGTTTTGTTAAAAAGTACCCCCAGATAGCTTTCCCGCAGGGCGGGCTTAAAAATGGTGGTGCGTCAAAGGCTCTCGACTGGGGGGCGGTCGTTACCGTGTTTGATACTGCCGACGAGAGCGAGGATGGTAGCGACAGCGCCAGTGAAGTCAGACACGAGGACGCAGAAGCGGGCGAGGACGCAGAAGCGGGCGAGGACGCAGAAGCGGGCGAGGGCGCAGACGAAGAAGCGGACGAGGACGAAGAAGCGGGCGAGGGCGCAGACGAGGACACAGAAGCGGATGCAGGCGAGGACGCCATCGGAGGCGCCCATCATCATTTAGTCGCATCATTTGGAGATTTTATTATTGATAGTGATTTTGTTGGAGGCGCAATGGACGAAACTGATGCCGAAATCCCCTCGTATGCCTCAGTTGCGCAACTTAAATGCGCTAAACCCTACAGTCCCAAATTTACGTCGTCTCCCGCCACAGGATTTATGAAACGTGCCCGGATTTCGGAGGCGTCACAGTCAGGCCACAATATCAACAACTTTGTTGTCGACAAGTAGAAAGCTTGTGTCAAGCGCGTATTTTGAAGAGTTGTGGCGCAGGCTATACTGCCTCACAAGACAAAACAATGTCAAATTTTCAACCCAACGACGGTTCACAGTTTGTATTTGGGGAGGTTCCGGTCGAAGCCTCGGTGTCTTCTTCTCAGCACGCAACTCCTGCCGAGATAATCAAAATCGCGCGGGAGATCTGGAAGCGCGTCACCGAGTCAAAAGTTGCCAAAGAGGACGACGCCGCCAACGATAGGCTTCTTGAGGTGCTCCAGACCGATTATAAAGATTTCAACATAAGCTTTCCGATTGTCCTCCGCTGGATGGTCCAGATGCGAAAATTTAGCGCCAAGGCTTTCGAGAAATACCTCTTGAAGCACGCAACGGCAAAACTAGACACGCGGGAGGAATTCCTCGAGCTGCAGGCGGAGTACCTTGTCCTCCTGCACCGAGAAGAAAACCGGCATTCGGACGAAAATGTTATTCGGCGGTACCGCGCCTCCCTTGTCAAGCAGCTCCTTGAGGAAGACAAGGTTTTTATTGAAATGCAAAAACAAGTCGAAACAGACTTTGCACGCCAAGACACAGATAACGATCGGGACCGGCGCAAGCGGCTGTTCGAGTATCTTCTCAGCCAAAAAGACGCGCGCGCATCGCAGCCCAACGGAAACTAGTAATTTGCGACTGTCAGGACATACTTAGAGAGACACCATTTTGTGCCATACTGATGATGGATCTGCCGCCCCCACCGGCGCAAGTGGCCGATCACCTGCCGGACCTAGCGAGTGAACTCGATGCGCGGGTCTGCTCAATCCACCGCATTGTGGGCACGCTGTGTGCAGTCATCGAGGGCACCCGCCAGGAAAGCCCAATCTTTAACATCACAACATTTGAGACCCGCGCGGGCGCGATCTTGACCTTGCGCCAGCTCTACATGGATCTCCAGAAGCTCACAGCACTGGTGGTCAAAAATGGCGCCGCTGCTGAGGCGCTCCACCGGGCCGAGCTCAAAGTCGCCCAGGAGGGTCTCAACCGTGCGCAGCCACGGGCAGCCGACGGATCTGCAGCGGCTAGTAGGCCGCCAGATCCGGCGCCGGTCGCCTGGGCAAAAGTCGCTGCGACGCATATGCCACACCCTATACCCGCCCCGCTCGCCCCGCTCGTCCCGGCCCGACTGTCTGTCAATATTATTGGAAGTATTGCCATCGACGCCATCGTCCTTCCAACTGCGTTAAAAAATGCGCCTGACATCTTTGCGGGCATTACAGGCGGCGACATCTACTATATCCCGCATTGGAACCACTTTGCCGTGCGGGTCGGTGGGTGCGTCCTCCATGCGAATCTGGGGCACATCTACCGCCCCCCCCCACGCAGTGCGGGCTCAGTTACCTATGAGGCGCCGGCACGCGTTAAAGACTGCCGGCGCCAAGGGTGCGCCGGTGCCACGTGCCGGTACTACCACGACCCTGAACATTTTGCTGGATCAACTGATGTGCGAAACTTCATGGCCGATTCCTGGCACTACACCCCGGCCGCTTCGCCCGCCCGATACGGCACCCGCCGCATCGGGTCGGCAAATGAAATTGAGGCCGACCTTCGCGTGATTAGTCTTGACGAGGCGCGCCGGTTCCTTCATCAGACGGCACATGACATCCTTTGCGCGGCAATCCTCTGGCAGCACGTCCTTGCCCCGGCGCAGCGGCAAAATAAGCCGAGGCGGTGAACTCGTGCGGCCAGTTATTTTTTGGCGCCCCCTTTACACCGGTCGTTGCACTGTTCACCTCTCGGGGGCCGCGGCCTGCTGCCGCTATTTTGCTTGCAAAATTTGCTGGCGCGGGCACCCTTCTGCGCCGGGCGCCACCCCTCCTCGGGGGCGCGCGCCGCGCCGGCGGCTGGCGGCAAGACTGCTGTGGTTGGCGGGGCAATAACGGGGCGGCGGGAGGCCCACCGGCCCTTTAAATATTGTTTTATGAGGTTGAAGGCCGGCGCAACGAGCGCTTCGAGCCGTGAGTCGGAGCTGTCGATGAGGCGGACTCGCTCAATGTCGTGCCAACGGACCTCGCTGACCTCGGCCATGTGGCTGAGGTCGCGCAGGGTTGGCCGGGAAGGGTCGTCGTAGCCGTCAGCATTTGCAAGGTGCGGGTTGGCAAGCGCGATGTAGTATGCGCAGACATAGCGAGTGCCAGCACTGACGTGGCTGACGCGGCGCTTGACGCCTGGGAGGAACCGGTACTCGCTCTTCTCGACGCCGGTCTCTTCATGCAGCTCGCGGGAGGCGCAGAGGCTGTCGGCCTCACGCGCGTTGAGGTGGCGCCCCCTTGGCACCTCCCAGAGAAGAACGCCGGTGGCGCGAGCGAGCATAACAAGACGGCGGAGGGCAGCGCCCCCGTCCTCACGCATGAAAGTGGACTGGAACTTGGCGTACTTTTTGTTATAGAGGTCGCGGTTATCGAGCGTGAGCCAGATGCGGTACCACATCTGCTCAAAGTTGAGGGAGAGGACGTCGAACAGCTCTTCCCGCGTCATGAGGTCGAATAGGGGGGTGATGTTGCGGAGCGTCATGGCGAAGCTGGCGCGCCCCCGCGCGTATCGGCCGTGGACGAACTCGGCAAACGCGTAGGTGTACCGCTTGTGTGCAAGCAGCACCTCGGGGCGCCCTGTTTTGACGTTGCGGCGGCACAGGATAATGCCAATCGACGTTTTGGTCGGCACCCGCGGCCCCGTTAGTACCGGGCGGTCTTCATCGCTCTCCTCACGAGGGGCCGTTCTGCCGTGGCAGGGGGGGGGTCTCCCCTGCCCAAAATTGTCTGGCCGGGCACTGAGGGTTGGGCCGCCAACCGTGGTCAGCCCTTTTTCACCCCCTTTTTTCATTCTGGTGAGGGGGCGGCGCTCTGTTATATAAAAGGTTCGGCCGGCTTCAATGGAGAAATGCCGGCGGCGCCGGTTTACTACATGCCAGACGCAAAACTTTCGGCGGCGACCGGCGCAGCCGCCACTTTTTGGCGGGACTGTATACGCTCGTCCTGGGCGCAGTGGCATGGACTCTCCCGCACTCTATGGCGTTGGCCGCGAAACCCCGCGGGCCCCACCCCGCTTTCGGGATCGAGTAATCGCCCAGTTTCGGTCGCCCCAGAACCTTGCCTACCTCCGCGATCTCTTTACCCGCCGCGTGCCGGCGGGCCCGCTGCGGGCCTTCACGCTAGCGACTCTGCATGATGCTTTGATCGAGTACTCCAGCGGCACCGGGCGCGCGATCGAGGTCCTCGCTTCGGACCCTATCGCTCAACGCGGCGCGCTCCGGCCTGCGGTTGGCCTTTGGGATGAGGTGCGGCGGCTAAATCACGCTTTCTATGAAGACCGCCTCTCCCTCCTTCGCGATCAGGCCCACAATATTGAGCGACGCGCCCCCCGCGATGGGGTCGGCGAAGACGACGAACCCTACCATATGCGGATGTTCGTCTCTGACAGCCTGCGGCCGCCTGGCCTTGAGCACCTCAACGGGCCGGGGCCCCTGTACGCCTTGCGCGAGGACCAGCTGGTTCACCCTCCCACCGATGGTGACGTCTTTCTTTACGGCGAAGACGATTCGCCTTGGAGCCGGGGCGACCCACACCGCACTCCTGAGCAGGCCCTTGCCGAGTACTGGGGCGATGGTTGGACCGCAACTGAAACAAAGGTTGGGTCCTCCGAGATCCACGCGGGTCAGGCCTACGGGGATGCCTACGCCTGGGGGGGCTCTTGGCGAGAAAATGGCGGGACACGTTTTATGCGCCGCGAGTCAATCCCCTTTTGGCAGCAGGGGGGGCGGGAGGGGTATGACCGTGACATCGAGGATACCCTGGGTACCGCCGGGCGCGAGCTTGATGGACACGTCCGCCGCTGGGACATGGACCGCGTGCAGAAGCCCCACGGCCAGGAGTACCGCCGATATGGCCCCCGATCTGGCCACGCCGTCTAAGAATCAAGGGCTCCACTTTTTGCACGCTCAGGGGGGGTCTCACATCCAAGGTGATTGGCAATGAGCCCCAGGGGCATCCGCACTTTAATCCCCGCGTGGACTGCGTTTAAGAACCAACCGATGTCCTCGCCGCAGACGTACCCCCCGGAAGAAAGGGCCAATTCTTTAACACTAAAGGGGATTTCCGTGGCAACTGCCACCACCAGCGCCGTGCATCCAAACCCGCCCCCGGCAATAACCATCGACGTTATATTGGGGTTGGCCGGCTGGAACTTCCGCGCATCATGGAGCGATAGCTTTGAATCCTGCAATGTACATACGGCCGGCATGCCGCCGGCCCATCTGACGGCGTAAGGGATCACGACAACAGGGTGGCCGGCGGCAAACAGGTTGCTTATGGCCACCCAGTAGGTCGGCTGCACCTGAATGTCGGCGTCAATATACCATATTATATTTGCGCTCCGCTCGACAGCCTCCCGCATGAGCCGAATACGTTTAAGCATCACCCCGTCATAATTGTGACGTTTATCGGTGGGGATCGCGTACCAAGGCACCGTCACAATGTCAATCCCGGTTATTTTGCATGCCCGCTGGGCGGCATCATCCCCTGAGCGCACCGCGGCGCATTTAATAAATTGGATCTCGGGGTGCGCCGCGGCTACCGCCGCAATGCCGGCGCCCCAGCCATCAACTAAAGCAGCGTCGCGGTCAATGAGCGGCATTGCGACCAGAACTATCATAGGTAGGGTCCTTCAAAAAGAGCGAATGACAATTTTTTCTTCAAAAGCGTGTGGCCAAAGTCCGCTTGAGGAAAGTAGATTCACTCCAATATGTGGTCCGCGTCTGGGGGATCGGCGGTTTTGTAAAAAAAGTTTTCTCAAAAACAGCGCATCGGCGAGCTTTGCTCGCACTACCCCGGCGTGGTGTGTACTGCCCGTCTTGCGGTCCACCACCTCAGTGGCCTGGAGGCTTTTTTTGACTGTCTTGAGGTAATCGGCAATATGGCGGAAGGGGGTCCCATTCAAGAAGGCATTCCCGTTATCGATATAATCAATGGGGGGTGGACTGTATGATGTCGGCCTTTTTAGGACATTGAGCCCGGCCGCATCGGCGCTTTAGTTAGTTACTGTACAAAAAAAACAGTTAATATTTGGTGGCCAGACCCCCCATAGAAGGAGATCCACTTGCGGTCGCCCGCAGCTAGCTGGGAGTACCACCGCATGACATCTGTAAAGTCTACCGGGACACAATTTCTCGAGCGATGTCAAGGCCCGTCTTGCCGGCAGCGCGGTAGTTTTGGAGCTCAATAATATCATAACCAAAGATGGTCATCGCGTCCGTGAATCTCTGGTAATGTCCGTAGGTGCCGGTTTCTAGGTAATGGGCGATGTAGAAGATGGGATGCTGGCTGCATGTTTTCTTCGTGTCGAGGTACTCTTTCACCCCCTCGAGGTATGCTTCCGAGGCTGGGGCTGTCTTCTTTTGGCGGAGGTCTGCCCCCGAAGGGACTTGGTTCATACCAATTGGTTGTTGCACAAAAAAACATTCAATTTTGCAGGCCCAATAAATACTACTTAACTCGTTGGTAGATTAGATCCCCATAGAAAGAGAGCCACTTGCGGTCGCCCTCAGTAAGAATCCCTGCAAGCGCACGGTTACGTGCTTCAAAGTCCGGGATGCTCTTCGCGGCGTTGGTCGAGGCCGTGAGGCTAAAGCCCCGCGAGGTAAACTCTGACGTGAGGGCTTTTGTGTTGACGAGGAACTCCTCGTAGTAGCGGCCCTCACTGAAAGGAAGGAGTACCCCAATGCGTTGGCCAGCGGCCTCAAGTTTCTCGCTGGCGTAGAGCCGTCGCAGCGAGAATTTTCGCGTCGGCGGGGCAGCGCCACCCCCCTCAAAGATGTCCCAGGACTCGCCAAGAGCGGTGCGGTCACTGGTAAAGGCGGCGTGGACGGCCTCGCCGAGGAGGACGGTCAGGATAACCTGGCCACCGACTTTAACAGACCCGCGGGCGAGGGCGACAAAGTTGCGCATTGAGGAGACGTCTGCGAGGAAATAGTGGACGGCAAGGTTGCAGACAAAGGCGTCCGCCGACATGGGGGTGAGGCCAAGAGACTCAAACTTACTCAGTGTCTGGCCGAAGGGTTCGTTGGCGTCAGCGGCAAGGACATGGATTGTGGTGGCCGTGCGCGACTTCCCGTCACGCCCGCGGCGGGCAGCGCCGCGCCCATTTTCATCCGCATGGGTGTTTCCCGGGGTCGTGCCACGCTTCGCGAAATTGTACTTGCGGCGCACCAGTTCAGAAAGGGCGGCGCGGTCCCGATCGACGGCAATGAGGTGCTGGACCTCGGCGTCGAGGTAACGGTGAAGGTCCTGCCCCTTGCCGATGCCAACATCAACTACCCAGCCGGCGTGCTTCAGCGCGGCAATGCGCTGCGTTTTAACAAAACTGATGACGGCCGTCTGCGCGCGGTATATACCATTCTTGGGCTTCATGAAGTAGTCGAGCGCGGGCCCCTCCCAGAGCTGCTCGATGGGGAAAGGGTCAACATAGTTGAGCCAGATGAGCTCGGCCGTGTAGAAGTCGTTGCCAAAGTAACACCCTGTTGCGAGCTCGCGGCGGCGGTCTTCGCGCACGCGGGTCAGCTCCCAGTCGACGAGCGCGGCGCCGCCACCGGCGGCGATACAGCCGCCGGCGCAGCGGACTTCAACAATCAGCCCGTCAATCTCGGCGCCATGGGGCGAGTCGTCGGGGTGCTGGTAGACGTAGGCGAGCGGGGCGTCGCTGGGCGAGAACTGGATTGGGAAGTAGCTGCCGGTTTTCATGCCGCTGTCGTCGGCCTGGCCGCGGGCGCCGCGGCCGCGCCGCGGCTCAGTGCCGAAGAGGTCGGCATATCCGGGGCACCACTGGAGGCCGAGCGCGTCGTAGAGGTCGGGGTTAATTCCGACAAATAGGAAGTGGACCTTGTGGCCGGGCAGATCGACGAAGGGCTCCTTTCCAAGGATGCTCGCCGGCGTGCGACGGGCGAGCATGTCAATGGTGTTGTGGGCCGCCGGCTTCCACTTGTAGGTTGACGTCACACTGTAAGGCTTTCCCGGCTCAACAAATATGAGCCCGTCAGTCTTGTAGGGGTGCGGTTTGTCGTACACGGCGCTGATTTCGCGTGCAAGGTCGGCGGGCCGGTCGCTGCTGAGGCGGGTGTAGCTTTTCGCGCTGACAGGCATGCCCACCTGGCGCATGATCTCGACAGCCTCGGCGATCCGGCTAATCCGCTCTTTGAAGCCGTCGGGCGTCACGTCCTCGCCCGCAATGGCAATTACGTCAAACGCGTAGAACGTGGTGTCCGACCCATCGATGACGAGCTCCCCATCGAGGATTGTGTCTCCGGCATAAATGGGGTCGGAAATATTTACCCCGGCATTTGGCGCAAAACCGTCAATGAGGCGGTCAGAGATAATTACGCCCCGGCCGTCATGGACGACCGCAAGCGCACGCTTGCCATCGGTTTTTTCTGTGAGGTACAGGCCTTTTGGCGGATAGATACCTCGGTAGTCGGCGCGCGTGATTGCAAGCGCCGACGGCAACATCCGTTTTAAGCCGAGCTCATGCTGGAAGCGGCGCAGGTACCCCGGCGCTTTCACGATTAACTTTGCCGCGCGGTAGACCTCGGCCTGCATAATTGCTTCGCGCATGTACTCGGGGTTCGCGAGGTGTAGGATTGCTTCGGCGGCGGCGGTGACATCGGCGGGCCGGATTGCGTCGCGGACGTCGGCGGGCCCCATAAACTCGGCCTCGACCTCGTAGCGGTAAAGCTGGCGGGGGGCAGGGTTGGCGTCATCGTCGAGGCGCAGCGCCGTGAGGAATGTCGCCGGCGACATGGGCGGCGCCGTCGCAAACATCTGGGCGACGATCTGTTTCAACGACGAGCCCGCGTCGCTGCCCATGATTTGGCGCGTCACCGTCATGTCGATGCGCCAGTGGAGCTCGGGACGCATCTCGGAAACCCCGACCAGCGTGAGGGCAAAACTCACGCGCGCCTTTGCGCGGATCACCGCGCCCTCATCACTGCTGAAGCCGTGGTCGTCGAGCCGCTCGGCCGACAGCGCGACCGTGTAGGCGAGGCCACTGGTGCTCGGCACCCGGAAGGGGATTAGGATCGGCTCTTTTCTTATAAACTGTTCCCGCACCCGGCGGCCAGCTTCAAAGAAAATTTCGCGAATTCTCATTGGGCGCAAGTGGCGCTGGGGGCCTTCCCCGCGGGCCGCCCCGCGCACGTCCATGATTGAGCTCACCATCTGGGTCAGCGCGCCGTCCCCAATGGCAAACGGGTGACCGTCCCCGCTTTTTTTGGTTTGGAGCGCCTCGTAGATTGCTGCGAAGTTGGCGTAGTCGACGTCCTGGATGCGAACTTCGAGCTCGGGGGTTGAGCCGTCGTCGCGGCCCACTTGGCGCCGGTAGCGCGTCACGAGGGTTTCCAGCGTCGGCTTTGCGCTGGCTGTGGACATGTCGCGCAGGCGCGGGAGTATATAATATGTTTTGTGGATTCAATTACGTGGCGCAGATCTGGATTTGAACTGGGCGGTGGTCCTAGTACCTGCACGACCAATGGCGTCTGCGCCGGTCCACATCGCCAACATGAGGATCGCGATTGAGGCCGGCACCATCCCGGGAAAGTTTGCCGAGGGTCGTACCGAGTTTGTCTTCCCCACGCTCGCCTATGCTAGCGCCCGCGGCGCAACACTCTTCTGGACGATTCGTGTGCGGCTCATCCCCCCGCAGGGTGGCGAGTACGCCGTGATTACCGATGCTATGCTTGACCAGCCGGCGGCCGACCTCGACGGGTACAAAGCCGAGATTACCGTTAAAGCCGCGCAGAAAGGGGGGAAGGTTCGCGACATCTTTCCGACCTACGTCAGCGTCGGAAAAAATCTTGGCAAAAAGAACGCAACAAACTGTATTACGCAGGCACTCCGTGACGCCCTCGGCCTTTATAACAAGCAACTCAAGCGGGGTGACACCGGCGAGGCCGCCGCTGAGGCCGCCGCTGAGGCCGCCGCTGAGGCCGCCGCTGAGGCCGCCGCTGAGGCCGCCGATGAGGCCGCCGCTGAGGCCGCCGATGAGGCCGCCAGCGAAAAGACATCCCTTAACACTTTTGACGCAAAGCCGCCCCCGATGCTCGTTAAGAAAATTGGCGATTCCCGTGAAGCAGTACTCAAACCGGCGGACTTTGTCTCCGGCATCACAGTCCAACGCAAGCTGGATGGCGTCCACTTCGTCGTCTACGCACAAGCCCCCCCCGAGAATACTGGGGATGGGCGCCCGACCCCGCATCTGGTCCGCTACTCGCGAACGGGCACCGAGTTTCCGGGCAAAGACCACATCGTGGCCGAAATGCTGCCCATGTTTGCGGCGGTGCCGCCGGTCAAACCCGGCGAGTATGGCACGCCAGCGGCGCCGACAACTGAGCGCGACCGGTGCGTCCTTGCCGCCTACGGCGCAGGGCCGGTCGCAACCGGGCCCATTCCTTACTTTGACGGCGAGCTCTACCTCCACGGCACCCCCCTCAACAGAATTTCAGGACAGGCGCGTCGGGGCGACGACGACCGCCATCTTGAATTCCACATCTTTGATGTGTTCTTTCCTCATGCAAAGGCCGCCGGCCATGACATGGAAAGCCGCCATCGCCAGGCCTACCTTGACGCTTTCTTTATGGCGGCCGACGCGGGGGGGAGGCCTCACCCCCACATCCTCCGCGTTGAGAACTTTCCGGTGGGCAGCATGGCAGAGTTAGATGCGCTCGTGAAAAAGTTCATTGCAGAGGGTTACGAAGGAGCGATTGCGCGAAAAGACGCGGCCGGGTACCGCTATGGGTACAGCAACTACCACTCGGCAAACCTTCTAAAAATAAAGCCAAAGTACGACGCAGAATTTCCGGTTGTTGGGTACACGCAGGGGACCCGGGGGAAAGACGTCGGGGCGGTCATATGGGTGTGCGAAGTGCCCGACCCGAAAGACCCTCACGACAAAACGTTCAACGTCGTCCCTAAAAATATGAACTACAAGACTCGCAAAGCCATCTACGAGTGCCTTGGCCAGAAAGTGCAGGCTCCCGATGGCCAAATGACCACACGCTTCGAGCGTGACGTGAAGGGCCTGCCGCTGACCGTGGAGTTCGCCGAGAGCTCAGCAGAGACCGGCAAGCCCCTCCAGGCTAAAGCCCTCACCTTCCGCACGTACGAGAGCGGGCCGGACAATGACCCAATCCGCAAGCTGATGGCCGAGTGCGCCATCGAGCAGTGACCCGCGCCCTAAGCGCTTTTTTTTTATAACGCGGCGGCCGCCTCGGCCATCCTTCTTAAGAGCCCCCCGTAAGGGCATCCCCGCTTGACAGTTTTTTTTTTACACCGGCGCGCCCCCGGCGCGATTTTGAACATTACGTTTATCAACTATACGGTAGCCGGATGGCCGGCCACTCACTCATCCAGTATATCGGCTTCCAGCTGAGCGGCGATGAGGATCACCGGCGCAACAGCTTTGCACCGATCAACAGCTATGAACTGTTCTCGGCGGCGGGCCAGCCGGTGCCGGGGGGCGTCTACGACCTTCGCCTCGGCACGACGGACCACACCTACCTGTGCCTGACGTGCATCAATGGGAAAAAGCTCTGCCCCGGCCACCGGGGCCACCTCACGCTGCGGGTCGCCGTTTCGCAGCCGATCGCGATTGCCGAGATTCGTCGCTGGCTGCGGGTCGCCTGCCTCAAGTGCGGCGAAGTCGTCGTCGACCGTGAGAAGTACGCCCACCTCCCGGTGGGAAAGCGGCTCTCCGAGGCGGCAACGACCGACACGGCCGGCAAGCGCTGCCCACGGAAGGGCTGCGGCGCCATCCACCCGAAAATCACGAAGGACGAAGAAGACTACTTCACCTTCTGGGCCGAGCCCCCGAACCTTGGGGAGAAGCGCCCCCCCCGCGTGCTGGCGCGGAACGCCGAGAAGCGGGGCGACAAGCTCTACCCCGATACGATTCGCGCAATCTTTGAGCGCATCAGCGACGGCGCCGTCGAAGCCCTCGGCCGCAGCTTAAACGTCCACCCACGCAAGCTCATCCTGCGCGAGATTTCAATCCCGCCGAACACAATCCGCCCGGGCGTCAAGAGTTTTGGCGGCGCAGGCAGCAGCTACCATGACAGCACAAACCTGCTGCAGCACCTCGTCAAGCGAAACAGCCAGCTGCCTGAGCGGCTGCCGGATGCGATGGGCCCCCTCGGCCCCGGCGGCGTCGTTGAGGGTGAGCTCGAACGCGCCGTGCAGAACCTGCAGCAGATCTACTACGACCTGGTCATGGGCAGCAGCAGCACAAGCGTGACACAGGGCAGCAGCGGCCGCCGCGGCCTCGTTGTCGGCGCGCGCCCCGTCCACAGCTTCCTGCGCAACCTGCCCCGCAAAGAAGGGCGCGTGCGCGCAAACCTGCTCGGCAAGCGAGTGTTCTATATTAGTCGCAGCACGATCAGCGGCAACATGAGCTTTCGCGTCGACGAGGTCGGCGTCCCGCTCGAGTTTGCGCGCACCCTCCAGGTGAAAGAAATTGTCCAGGAGTACAACCGTGACTGGCTCATGACGTTCTTCCTCAACGGCCGCCGCCAGTACCCCGGGTGCACACACCTCGTTCGCCGCGCGACGGGCGAGCTCCACGACGTCGCCGGCCTGCGCGACTTCCGCCTCGAAGTCGGCGACGCCCTCTTCCGCGACATCGTAAACGGCGACGCCGCCTTCTTCAACCGCCAGCCCACGCTCGAGCGGTCGTCAATCGGCGTCCACCGCGTGGTTGTCATCCAGGACCCCAGCGTCCACACGTTCCAGATGAACGTGCTGGCCTGCGAGTGGTACAATGCCGACTTCGATGGCGACCAAATGAACCTTTGGGTGGCGCGCGAGCCGAGTGCGCGCGCCGAAGCCATGGTCATGTCGAGCGTAGCCAACTGGTTCATCAGCACGAAGACGTCGGGCCCCGTCAACGGCGAGGTCCAGGACAGCACCGTGGGGTGCTATGAGCTGACCCGTAGCGCGGTTCGCATGGACAAATACCACGCAATGGCCCTTTTCGCCGGAGCCGGCGTTGAGCCGCCCCGTTTCGACGCCGAACCGGCCGACCACATCTACACCGGCCGCGACATCGCCTCGCTGCTCTTCGAGCAGACGCCCATCAACTACAGCAAGGTGCCCAGCAGCTACAGCGACCTTTACGCGCCCTACATCGCCTACGACAAGAGCGAGATGCTCACGGTCATTGAGCAGGGGCGGCTCGTGCGAGGCGTGCTCGACAAGCGGTCAATCGGCGCCAAGTCCAGCGGCGGGGTATTCCACCTCATCAGCCGCGAGTTTGGCCCCCAGCGGGCGCTGGATGCAATATTCGCACTCCAACAGATTTCTCTCCAGTTCCTGCTCTTCCGCGGCTTCACTGTCGGCACCGCCGACCTCCTGCCGTCGCCCGCGGCCCTCGATCAGATCCGCGCGCTTGTCTCGAGCGTGGGCCTCGAGTCGCGCATCATTACCGACCGGCTCCTGCGCGGCGAGATTGTGCCGCCAATCGACAGCACTGTCCACGAGTTCTACGAGCGCTTGCAGATTAATGCCCTCAAAGTGCCCGAGGCCGAGGCCTTGCGCTGGATCCTCGGCACGACCCGCCCCGAGACCAACGGGTTCTTTCGCATGATTGCCGTCGGGTCGAAAGGCAACAACCCCAACCTGATCAACGTTTCGGGCGCAATCGGGCAGACAACGATTAATGGCGAGCGGATTCGCGCTCAGTTCGCTTTCGGCCGCACGCTGCCCTACTTCCCGCGCTTCTCGACCGACCCCGCAGCGTACGGCTTTGTCGCCAACAGCTACATAACAGGCATGCGCGCCAGCGAGTTCATCTTCCAAGACATGAACGGGCGGTTCGACCTCATCAACAAGGCCCTGTCGACTGCCAGCACCGGGTACTTCATGCGCAAGGGCGTCATGAACAACCAGTCGAGCATCGTTGACAACCTGCGCCGCGTGACAAAAGACACAAAAATTATTCAGGTCCTTTACGGGGAAGACGGCCTCGACCCTCGCGAGCTTGAAAAGGTTGACTTCCGCACCGTCCTCCTCAGCGATGCCAAGCTTGCCGAGTTCGCTATGCTTGACGTCAAGGCCGCCGGCGCCTCCGGCGACCCCGCCGCCGCCCAGGCCCTCGTCGCCGAGGCATTCGCCAGGATCCGTGAAGACCGCGACGGCTTCCGCCGCACCTTTGGCCGCATCGAGGCCTCAAACTTTAACCAGAATTTCAGCACCGAGCTGTTCATGCCCGTCAACATCCGCCGCATTGTTGAGGGGGTGTTCATCGCCGCCAAGGGCGTGGCCCCCCCGCCGCTTACCGCTGACGGGATCGCCGCGCGCATCGAACGCGTGTGGGACCTCTGCGCCCGGGTGCCCTACACCCTTCTCAACGAGATCCAAGAGCGCCGCCGCGCGCCCGTGCCGCCCCACAAGGCGTCCGCGTCCATGCTCCTCTGCATGCTCATCCGCGCCGAGCTGAACCCCCAGGTGCTCGCCCGCCTCTCCGACGTCCAGCTCGGCTTTGTCATTGAGGCGGTTCGCCAGCGCTACAGCCTCTCGCTGATCGACTACGGCACGGCCGTTGGCATCCTTGCCGCCCAGTCGATTAGCGAGCCGCTCACCCAGTACATGCTCGACAGCCACCACCGCAGTGTCGCCGGCGGAACCAACAAGTCGGGGCTTGTTCGCGTCTCCGAGATTTACGGCGCTCGCGCCGTCTCTGAAGAACAGTCGAGCGCGATGATGCTGCCCCTCCGCCCCGAGGCGCTCGGGGACGCATCCGGCGCCCTCATTGTCGCCCAGGAGATTGCCAACAGCATTGAGTATGTCACCCTCCGCCGTTTCACGCGCCAGTATGACGTCTTGCTCGAGCCTTACAGCGCGCTCGTCTACCCGGCTTTCGCCGAAGATGCCGCCTGGATTACCGAGTTTGAGCGGGGCCACCCCCTCGTCCGGCCGCCCGGCGACCTTACGAACTGGTGTTTCCGTTTCATCCTCGACAAGTCATCGCTTGTCCTTAAGGCCGTCGAGCTAGAGCTTATCGTGCGCCGTCTCCGCGCCCGCCACCCCGGAATCTACGTCGTCCACACGCCCGAAGCTGTATCTGAGGTTGTCATCCGTGTCTGGCACCGCGCCGTCCAGTTTAAGCGCGGCGGCGATGACGAGCTGCGCATTCGCGACCTGGTAGAAGAAACTCTCGATACGCCTGTTCGTGGCATTCGTGGGATTCTGCGGGCGACCGCCGAGCGGGTCCCCCGCATGACCGTCGCCGCTGACGGGGCTCTCGTCAGAGAGGACCGCCTTGTGGTTTCGACGCTTGGCACCAACCTTTACCACGCCCTCCTCCACAGCGCCGTTGATTCGCAGGCCGTCATCTCGACGAGCGTCGGCGACACCGTCAAACTGTTTGGCATCGAGGCCGGCCGCGCAAAAATCATCAGCGAGACCCGATCCTTCATGGAAGACAACACCCCTAACCTTCGCCACCTCTACCTTTACGCCGACGAAATGACGCGCACCGGGCGCGTCACCAGCGTTGAGCGAGGCGGCCTTGGCGCCCGCGAGCACAACAACGTCCTCCTCCGAATGGCTTACGGCGCCCCTATCCAGGTCGTTACCGACGCTACGCTTGCCAATGCCCGCAGTCGCGTCTACGGCATTGCGGCGCCCCAGCTGCTCGGCGCAATCCCCCAGATTGGGACTCTGTACAATGGCGTCATCGTCGATGAGGATTTCGTCTGCGCCAACACAAAGTCGGTCGACAGCATCCTTGACGATCTCTAATGAGTATCTAAAAAACTTCTTTTTGCGCGCCAGGCCAATCGGTTGGTCATAATCGCATGGCAGTTCCGTATCCTGGGTGGGAGAGGAGTGTTGAGGCCTTCCCAACTTCGATTCCTAAGATGTACGATACGACGATGAGGGCGAGACAGAGGGCAAGAATTATTGCGGCGGCGGTGTGCGGGGCCATGTTGACATACTAATCCGTTATCTTATTGCGTGCGTTTTACTCTTTGGGCCGCGGGCACCTGTCTAACGCGTGGCCGACATTCAACACCACGTGTCAAAGTGGGCCGCACAAGGCTAACCGGCCCTGCGGCCGTCCCGAGCGTGGGGCGGGTAGTAGGTGACGCCAAGGAAACGGGCAAGGTCCTGCTCAGTATGGATTGCCGCAGACCCCCGCACACGGTGGCCGGTTACGGCGTCAAAGAGACCGTACTGGTTCAGCAGCCAGCTGAGCCGCTTGGCGTGAGCCCGCGTGCGGATATTATATGCGCGGCTGCCCGTGTAGTGGTAGAGGGCGTAGGGTTTTTCGGCGGCGACCGTGATGAATATGTCGGACCGGTAGTTCTGCGCCGTGCCTTGCGCCCGCAGAATAACTGACCGCCGGCGGTCCCCGGCAGCGTACGTGTCAGCAATTGTGACGACATCGGCGCCACGGGGCGGTCGAAGCCTCGCCGTGGCGAGGACGCGCTCAAATTCGTCACCGGCGGGTATTACGACAAGAAAATCAATGTCTTTGACGTAGGGCGTCCGTCGTCGGACACTGCCGACGACAATGACCTCAAAGCGGCGGGGGCGGCCGCCAAAGTCAAAGATGAGCCGCCGTTTGACCTCGGCGGCGACCGCCTGGGCCGTGGAGAGTGGCACCTTTCGGGAAGGATTGAAGACGACATTTGCCTGTGACTCGCGAGGAAGCCGCATTAGGATGGCCGGCCGCCGAAGGTCGGCGCGTGTGCTCACACCCTCGCGGGCAAGTTTGCGGGCAAGTGCAAGGCCCCGGCCACCCTGACCAATTATTGCAGCCAGCCGGCGGACGGTCTTTTCAAACTCTTCAGATGCTGGCCGTCCCTCACTAGGGATTCGCACAGGCATTGAGCAATATTTATTGCGCGGAAAAGCGTGCTACGGAAGGGACAAAAAAAGTGTGCTACGGAAGGGATGCACTAGCGCGGGTTTGGTTTACGCGGCTTGGTCGCCGCCTAGCTCATCGAGAAGACCATGAAGGCTGTCGACATATGTTTCGGAGGCGTCGGGTTTTTTGGCGGGGGGGGGCTGCTCTTCAGCACTGCCAGGCCAGCAAACAGACGACTGATGCGCATACCCACCTGCATCGTCATAGACGTCGTCAAAGCCAACTTCTTGAGTGGTAGTCGGCTTACCAACGACAAGGACCTCAACCTTTGCGGGCATAGAGATGCCCATGTTGCTGAAACAGATGCTGTCCAAGTTGATTATTCCGTCAAGGGTGGCGCGGCTCACCACAAACTTGTGGATGTTGTCGGAGTTGACGGGATCGCCATCAACCCTGCCGACCTCATACTTTTGTTTACCTTCGACCATGAAGGGGGCGCCCTTGTCAAAGATTGCAAATTCAGCTACGCCGGTCGTGCTGTTGAAATTCATAGCGGCGCGCGTCATGAAGTTTGGCAGCATAAGGCCGGCGTTCTTTTTGGCCTGGTCGCTGATGTACTCCTGGATAAGGCTGACAACCTTGACGTTTGACGTAATGATTGCACTTTTTGTCAGGAAGTCGATGTCTTTCTGTGTCGGGAAGTGCTTGCGGATGGTGCTGACCATCTCGGACGAGAGGATCATGTCGCCGACGCGGCGGGGACCGATGGCGGCCGTTACTGCTTCATCGACCATCTGAGCCGTAGTGGCTTTGTCGGCACGTTTCATCTCGTTAGTCTTTGACATGAGAAACGTGCCGGCATCGATGCGCTTTCTTGTCTCGGCGACAAAGGCCTCGTTTATAAGGTTTGCGACCCTGTAGTAGTCGCTGAGGTATTCGTCCCCGGGAAGAATGGGCTGGCCATCAGCGTCCGACAGCACTGTGAGGCCGTCTTCGGCGGTCTTTACCGGGACGGAGTACTTCTGGATTTGGATTGAGGGCTTCTTGGTTCGTTTTTCGACTTTTGTGTTTGGGTTTTTTAGGCTGGCGACGAGCTCGGCGACGCCGGCATCGGTGCCGGGCATCATCAGCCCGTTCTGCTTCTCGCCGTTGATTCGCACGATAGGTCGTCCGCGAACGCCGTTGACGTCCGTGTAGTACACGCTGACCCACTGAGTTCCATTGCCGCCTTTGCGGACGCTGGTAAACTCAAAGTCAAGCACATTTTTCCAGTATGCAAACCCTTCCTCTGCACCATCTGCAATGGAGGCACGTTTGAGCGCTCCGAGGTGGTCGGCAAGTGTAAAGGCATTAAATATGATTTTTTTCGCGGCGTTTTGGGGGGCACATTTACGTTGTTGCGACATTGCTGAGACTTGCTGAGACTTGCTGAGATATGTCAGACGTCTTATGGCTCTAAAAGCCCCGTTTCAATTTTCGGGTCAAATGGGTTGGATTGTTACTTTTTTTCGCAAAATACAACAAAAAATAGAGGAATTTGCGAGACCCTGGGGCATGAGAAAGTCCACAAAAAAGGGTTTGTGGTGCCGTTGTGTCAGTAGTAATCATTGAAGTTCATTCCGGTGACAAGAGACTTGCGGCAACAGTCGTTGATGATGGCGAGCCTGTTGAGGATGTCGCTGCAATCGATTTGGAGTCCGGCATCGACGGCGGCGTGGGTTGCCTCGGTGCCGCGCTTAGCAAGAATTTCGCGGACTAGCGCAATCCGTTCTTGATGGTAGAAGACTGCAACGTCTCCGACAGGGCAGCCACATGTGGTGCACGTAACTACTGTGTACATTGCTCAGTATGCGTTAAATACCACGGCTTCAAATCTGGTGGCATCTCACCAAAAACAAGAAGTACCCACTTCAGGAATGTTTAGTAGAAGATTACCCCTGGTGGAGGGCTAGGACCTGGGGCGGCAGGACCCCGTGGATCTGCTTGTAGAGCTCAAGTTCTTGGAGGGTGTTGGCGCTGACGCCGGTGGGGTTGACCATTCCAGTGTGTGTGCTTAGGGTCCGCAACGCAACAGCGTTACGGTTATACACTTCCCAATCGGTGGGATTCATGCTGCCCCAGGTACCGCCGACAGCCTCGGGTGCGAAGGGCATGTAAAGAAAATCGGTGCTGTTAATAAACTTTGCCAGAAGGATCTGATCGTCGCGGGGGGCGACGTTAGTCTTTAAGTCTTTCAAGTTGCTAAGAACAATCTCGTCGCTATAGTTGTTGCCGGGCCAAGAGAATCGCAAAGACTGAACCACTGTGGTAAATACGTTGAGCCCGCCTTGTGCGTAATCAGGCATCTGCCGCAGCTCCTCCATCGCCTGGTGGATAATAAATCGGTACTCGTCCTGCCACAGCTTCTTGCTACCACCGAGAGCCGCCTTGGTGCTGTCGGGAAGAATGGGCCCCATTCCCTGGATGGTATTATTCGTGCTAAGAATCGCGTAAACGTCCTGGACTAGTTGGCCAACTTCTCGGCCATTTGTTGCATTAATCTGCCGGCGGGAGATGTCAATTTGAGCGGCAACGGCTCTGCGGTCGCGAAATACGTAAGGGATAAGGGGCATCCCTGACTGGGAGTCTGTGGCAGACATCTCCGTCATGGTGGGCATCGAGCGGAATATTGCCTTATACTCTTCGACCGCATCCCCATATATTGTGCCGCCGTTCCAGCCGTTTGCGAAGAGAAGGTTCTCGGGAATTAGGTATTCGCCCGACTTTTTGTAGGGCTCGAGAAGGAGGTAAAAGGTTACCGCGGGGTCATAGTCGAGAATCGGTAGGATCTTGGTGAAGACCTCGTTGGATTTTGCCTTCAAGTAGTTTAAGAGGGAGACCACCTTCCCGAGGTAGGGGTTGTGAGATCGGCACCTGTCCTTCATCATGCACAGATGGAAGGCGTTTTCTACTTCGCCAGCCATTTGTGCCCGGTAGCTGAGAGGTTCAGGTTCGCCGCCATGAACGGCGCGACCACCGCCGTCCACTTTGCGATTGGGGGCTGGCGCCTTGTAGCTCTCGCCCGTAAGGGGGGGGCGGCCCTTGGTAATTACCCAGACGGCAATTTTGTCTGCACGGCTGGCGAGGGGGTTAAAGTTGGTCGCTGCGGCGAGCTCGGTCCCGTTAGTGAACTTGACCTTGCCATTGCTTGCCGACTCGACGTTATACTTAACGCCAAGCTTGCTCCCGATGGGGCGGCGTTCAAAGTCACTGCACTGGGCAAGGACGTCCGGAATAATCAGCGACTTAAGAATTCTTTCGGCCTCGTCGGCCTTTTCAGAGTACGTATGGTCGATGATTTCTGCGCGGAACTTTGCGTCGCCGGGGTAGAGGAACGTGACGCCGGCAGCACGCCAATTGGGCACAAGGGCGCTCTCAAGGCAGAGCTGGCGAATGGCCCCGGCAAATTCTGAGTCTTGCGATTCAATCCACTGGTAGATGTTGCACTGCTTGTGCGCCTGACCCTTCTTACTAGTCATAACTGGGACTGCTGTTATCGGTATGCGGCTACCGAGCTATACTACCTATACAAAACTCGCGGCATACCTGTAAATAAAAGTCGCCCACCACCGGGCCGCGGCGCCCAGGACCCTTCTTCAGGCCCAGCTCGTTTCTGAGCGTCCAAACAGCGGGCAACTGCCGCATGGGTACTATAAAGCCATATACCATAATTAAAGCTAGACTTCAGCAACTGATAACTAACTGTGTATGGAGGCCGTTGACCTGACCATCTGCTGCGACCAATACACAATCCCCTGTCTGGCCGTCAACATTGGAGTCGACTGGATTCACGTGAACGTGTTCACCTCCTCAAGGATTGCTTGCGAACGGCTCGCCGCCGACCTCCCAAGAGCCGCTGCCATGATTGCCGCGGCCGGAGTTGCCGGCGCCAGGGTTTCCACTGTTACGGTTCAAGGCCCTGACTCGTTGGATAAGACCCGTGCGGCATTTTTGCGCCTCGAGGCATTACGCTTGTGGCCGCCCGCCCCGGCAGCGCCCGCCCTGACAGCGCCCGCCTCGGCAGCGCCCGCCCCGGGCGCCGACAATGAAAAACTCATCGCCCAAACTTTGGGTGAGGTGTCGGCCCATCTGGCTAAGTACGGAGCGGCCCCCGATTTCGCTTCAACCCGCCCCAGCGCTCGGGTAAAAACATACAACTATATCCGATCAATAATCGCAAAACCTCACCTGCCGGAAGAGGTTGTTGAAGAAGTGCGCCGCCGCCTCGGGGCAATGTAGGCATTACAGGGCTTGGCCGGCATTCCATGCGCTTCTTCGTCAGGCCGAAAAATAGACGACGGGTAGTGACTTTCTGCATTTGGAGTTTTTTGCCGATACCGTATACCGGCAGCCTGTGCACATCATGGGGGGAAGGCAGTCGACACCAACCGGTTCCCAGGCACCCCTGGGATACCGTGTCGGTCAAGCAGCATCAGCCGCCGGCGCCGCGATAACCGCCGCGCCCGGCGCCATAGACCATGCTGCCCACACAGCCACAATGATTACCAAAAGCGCGCACGACCTCGGCCAAGCCCTCAGCCCGGCCGCCGACGTCCTTAAACTTGCCATGGCAAATACTCAACGGCACGGCGGCTTCACTGGAGGAAGCTGCGGCTGTAGCAGCGGCATGGGTGCTGGGTACTTTGGAGGCGAAACCAGCGCCGATCCCGCTAAGGGACTTCGCGAGTACGAGGCCTCTCTCTCCGCCAAAGCAAAGGAAGATGTTATCCGCGGTCTCGCCCGCGCGTTGAAGCGCGCCGGCATCAACGTTGACCCGGAAGCCCCTCTTGAAGATATTGTCCGCGAATTTGTTGACCAAATTCCCAACCCAAAAAATGGAAAGACCTTCTCCAGTGACGCTAAGGCACAGGAGAAAGTGTGTCGGGTCATCGCAGACGTCCTCAACGACGAGTTTACCCCCGGCATCACAAAGCACAAGGACAAGTTCATCGACACCTCGCTCAGCACCGTCGAAGTTTGCCGCCAAGTCGGTGAGTGGGGCCACAGCTTTGCCGCCGGCGTCAACACAGAGTTCCTGGCGGTTCACGCCAGCGTGAAGAACACCCTGCGCAACGTTGAAATTCTTGCCGAGATTATGCGAGAGCTCTACAACAATATGCATTCAAAGATCGAGAAGGACGGCGATGCAAACCTTAATCGCATAATCGACCCTCTGGATGAAATATATTCTCGGGCCCAGGCCGAGCGCAATCGGCAAGAGTCGTTTCTCAAGAATATCCTTAAGGTGCAGCTCGCCCCCGCGGCGAAGGAACTCGAGATTGCGATGCAAGATGCGTCGGACCAGAATGCGCTCATTAAGCGGCTCGGCCTAAAGCCGGGCACCTCCGATTTCGGCGACAGCCTTGCCGCAGCCATCTCGAACCTTGGCACCGCAGCCAGCATTGCCCAGCGCGTCCACAAGGCACTTAAGCAGGTCGGCATCAGCGTGGGCGAATATCTTGAAAGTTCCGAATTTACCGAATTTGAGCGTTTGCTGGACTCGAAAATCGAAAATGGCATGGTCAAGGCTGATGACCTGGCCAAGTTTATCCAGGCCATGACCACCCTCCGCCTTGCCTTTGATAACCGCACTGATGACCGCTTCCGTGAAGCGCTTGAAGAAAAAGAAAAGTCAGGCGGCGCGCCCGCGTTTCGCCGCGGGGGTGATGATGATGATGATGTGGACGATGAGTACAGATCAACAATGGATAAGCGTGTCCGCCGCGTGAAGCGAGAGAAGTCACTAATTGTCAGAGACTTTGTCGGGCGAATGGCCCGCCACTATGATGAGCTCCTTGCGACCATAAAAGCGATGGGGCCTGAGTTTGGCAAGAAGATTCCTCTGACTGAAAAGACCGACGCCTTACGGGACGCGATTGTTCGCCTGAACGATATGCGCCAGGACCGTATTGAGCTTTCACTCATTGGACTTTACGCTGACTCCAATGACCGCCAGCGTAAAGAGTCTTTCCTCAGCGGTGTCCGCCTCGTCTCTTCGACGTGCGAAGATCTTATGGAGCTTGAGGTCTTCCGCAATGCGGGCCCGTATCTCGCACGGCTCAAAGCCGCAGCCGATGCCATTGAAAAGACTATTGATTACTTCTCCGATGTGGTTACCAAAAAGTTTGGTGGGGCAGTTGACGATGATGATGACGATGGAGACAAAACAATGGGAGGTGCCAGTGATGACCTTCTCCCCGAGATTGCCCGCAGTGGGGTCAGCCTGAATGAGGCCATTGGCGAGTTTAGTTACTTTTACTATGTTGCAAACGTGCGCAAAAACCTCGATCAGAGCGCCGGAGAACTTGATACTTATGGTGAGAAATATATTGATGTTCTCGGTGATGCCGTTGCTGCCCGTATTTGGAATCTTCGCCAGGAGCGCCAAACCATCATAGGCCGATTCACGACGGCCAACCGCAACGCCGGTGGTGCAATGGCGACTGCTTTCCCCGCTGGTGATCGGGATGGCAACGCAGGTTTTGAGGCTGCAAAGAAAATGGTCAATCAAGAGTATGACACAAAAGATAAGCTGTATAAGGCCCTCCAGGCCCTGGATCTTTACATGAAGGCGTTCACTGTTGGGATTGCGAAAGACCCTGACGCTGTTCGTGACATCAAGAAGATGCTTGATGGCACGCAAGTGATCGCCCGGTGGTTTAATGAGGAGACGGGCGATAAGCTCTATCAAGCATTTGAGAGTATGGGTTCCACCGACTTTCAAGGCCGTCGAGATGATGCTCGTATAGGCGCTGCCATTCTTGCTGATACTGATTCTGATCGCCCCCACTACTACCAAAAGGTTGGATATCATACCAGTACCGCAAGAAACGTTAACGGCCTTCCAGCTCCACCTACTGTGGGTATTCCCCAAATTAGCATTCCGGCCGGCACGGTCAATGATGATAAAGCCACAAAGGTAAAGAAAGATGTCGTCGACGCATTAGACCATTTCCAGGCGTTAAAAAATCTTGTCAATGCTTTCTCACGCATCGGTGACCGCTTTGGTGGCCGCGAGCTCCGTTCGCAGGTATTCATGTCGCCAACCCAGATCTTTAAGGCCCTTATGGATTACATGAAACATAGTGCGATGAGCATTAATGCCAAAGGTAACTCCGCCGCTGATGAGCCAGGAGATAAGAGATCTGAGACTCAATGGCAATATAATGATGCTACGATAATAGCTGATGCTGTGCGTCCGTACGAAATTTACTTTAACAGTGTCGGCGGTGGCGCCGTCAATGAAACCATTGGAAATTACGTGATTGAGGATCGCTACTTTGTGATTATGGTGAAGGCGATGGCCGCCAAAATCTTGACAACCCTTGGCGTTTATGACATGTTTGAACGGCGTACACCGTTATACGACCTGACCTCAACTCGCCTAATTGTTGGAGGTGGCGAGGATGACACCCCTCCAGAGGTTATTGAGGGTGCCACAGAGCTTTACTTCCGACTGCCGCGGTTGGTAGAATTTTACCGAAGCTTCCTTCATTGGGATGGAAATAATGGTACGTTTAAAATTTCTATGCTGCCAGAGCTTGAGGGCATCTTCTCGGGAATTATCAAACTCATCTTCCAGAAAGTTGCCAATCCTCAAGTTGGTGACTACTCGGACCATGAGCTGCACACACTCATTCGCGAAATAAACGTGATTTATACCCACTTTCATGAGAAACACGGCGACCAGCCGGTTCGGGCCGCAATGAATGCATTCATTATGGAGATCAACCGCCGGTATGGTATTATTAAGAGCGAGGACATGCTGAAATACTGGGCTCTGGTCCGCCGTTCCCGCCGCAACAATTCAATCAGCAGTTCTAATGACACTAACTTTGCAATTCTCCCTGGTGAGGATGACATTGAGGTTAACCGACGCGCACCCAGTGATCGGTATACTCTTCTTGGAACTCCTGCAGCGGTTGTTGCAGGAGTTCTTCCTCGGGAATTTACTAACCGCCCCCTACTTGATGATGATGTTACTGACCTCGCAGCTCGTCGAATGCTCCTTCGCGAGTTTCGAAACAAACTCGAAAAAGAATTTGGCAAGGTCCCCCCAAATCTATTTGGCAAGGTTTCGTACTCTCCACTGATTAAGCAGGCCACGGCAGAAATTCACCGAGCTACTGGTAGTGAAACAAAGCTCAATCTTGCGAAAAATCTTATCCATGGCATGCGCTCTGTTAATTTGGATGCCAACAAGGCTTTCATGTTTCACGAGACTGTTGTTGTTGGCCTTAATGTACTTAATGGGCTTCACGCATTTATAACCAACTTGCAACGACAGATCTTAAAACTTGACATTGTGACGATCAAGGAACTAATCATGGATACGTGCTATGCGGTGGCAATTCGGGGCGCCGCACTTCCGGCGAACTTTGGCCATGCGACACTTACAGGGGCCAACTACACGAATTTTGCTGGGATGGGCTTCGGGTTTGAAAATTATGTTCTTGAAGGAGAAGCTAATGCTGCCGGAGGCTTGCCGTACTTTTCATATAGTGGTCTGGATCCCGATGTAACATCCCAACATATATACGAATTTTGGCGTCTAGAGGGTACTTATATCGGTGCTGACGTCACCAGGCAACTGCCTGTTAATATGAAACCTTCTCAAGTTACTGATGCTGATCTGGAGACAATGTCTGCCGAACGAAAACGAACCGTTCGTGCATTACGCTACTTTGCTCGTTTGGTTCTTTCCGACCAAAGTATGATGCGCGACTTTATCGAAATGTTATTTAGCATTTCCGGTAGCAGTGGGGGTCTCATTGAAGTCCGATTCCCACAGGGGGCGAGTATACCAATCAGCATCAACTTCTCAAAGTTTCGTGAAGTCGCAGGATCATTAATGGCGGATGTCAAGCATTATCTTGACAAACTCCGCCCTTTTATTGGAAAAAATACCATTAAAACCCTTGAAGATCCAAATGTCGAGGGTTCAATCTACTGGCTAGAGAAAGAATTATTTGACAAACATATTCGAGGCGAGTCTGAACAACCAGTTGACCAGCTAGCAACTCTTGATGGAATTTCCCGACAAATTGGCGATCTCTTTGTGGCATTTACTGGTGACACGGGTGTTCCAATCGCACCAAGTGCAATTGCGAACTTGGCTAATCATACTGGTAACGCTGCATTTCGAGAGCAGTTGCTCCTGGCGCCGGCGCCCGGTAATGCTGAAAGCCGAAAAATAGCATATGGCCGCACATTGTGCGAGTTAATATTCTATGATGCCCCAGCATCGACAATTCCCACTGCAGGCGGCTTGGCGGTCCAATACGATCTTGGGTCGTTGATTACCGAGCTGCGAGTTCCGCCAGCGCTACCTGCCCTTCCTGTGTTGGTCGCCCCCCCCGGCCCCGGGCCCATAGGGCCCATAGAACGTTATAATATTTACAACTCAACCCAAGGGATGACACGACATCGTAGCCTGCTATTTGCATTCAACCAACTTCTTGCTGAGTACCTCAGCAAGTTTACCGACCCAGCTGGCCAGAAAATCTACTTTAATCTCATCAATGCGTATGCAAATGGCGTTGCGGCCAGATCGGTATCTGCACCAGCCGGTAACAGTTGTCCAGACATTATGCAAAATGGGTATGCCTTTGGCAATCGTGGTGACCCCAGCCCTGGAGCAATTCTCTTGCAGTCCCTTGCATATGTTCTTCGACGTTTATTAAAAGATATCAACCAAACGTCCCAAGTAAACGAACATCTTGTAACAACCATGGTTGACGTGCCGCTGTACATGAAAGAGAGCTATCGTGCAAATTTACCAGGATTTATTAGATATTTTGATTTGATTGTCCAGAAAAGCGATTTCTTAAAACAGCTAATGCAAAAAACCACAATTCTATGTGACCGGCCAAATCAGCTGAACATTATGCCAACACTAGCCCGTGGCGACGTCATGTCAATGACTGTAGCGGGGGCCCCCGCCCCTATCAGTCTTACTGGAGCCAATGCCCCGGGGTTTATTGAGAATTCACTCTTGAATACAGCCATCAAACCTCTAGATGATGTTTTGGCTGGTGACAGACTACTTCGGGGGGTGTTGAGCAAAGATATGAAGCTCCGACTTGCCGAACTTCTTGACGCAATTTCTACTCACGCATACACATTATCCTCGAGCGCTACCGAGGTGCTCAAAGAGCTGGCTGATCAACCAGTGTACCTCCAAACCCAGGAAAACTCCATCGAAACGTACAAAATTCGGTATGGAAAATTGCCCTTGATGCCTCTTTCAATTACGCTGCACTTTCTCAATGATCTTGAGAAAGTACCCGCTAATCCGGCCGCGGCGGCGGCGACCATGCCCAATGACACAACACTATACCCATCACACTCGCTTGGAGAGCCGCAATTTAAAATGCAGTATGGGGTGCGTGGCCTGCTAATTCGCCAACTGCCGGTTGAGTTTAGCACAATGCCCGGCGTCAAGGCAGCGCTTGATGAATATAACAGCACTAGTACAAAACGTGAACAGCTTGACCCCGCACGTTACTTGGTCTTTGTCAAGAGTGTTGTCGCAGCAGTTCGGTTCTTTATTGAGACTCGCAACTACAAGTCAATGCTTTCAACAAATGTTGATGATAATTATCTAGCTGGGAACTCCATTATAAGTGCAATTCACGTTCACCCAAATCCTAACGCAAATGCCTCATATGCAATTGCGACAAAACAAATTCGGGAACTTTTGATGATAGTTGAGAGCTCAAATCAGGAAGATGAACTGAACAAGATTACCAGCTCGGTGGGGCCGCCGGTTAATGCAAACAATGACCGCCAACTTGAGCGCATCCTCAATCTTGTGGATATGAACGTCATCCCAATCAATGTCCATGCCCTCATGCGTGACACCCCCCTTGCCAACTTGTACAATTATGAGTATACATTTGAGCAGATGGTGGCCAGTTTCTATGGCGAACAAATAAACAAATACACAGACACCGGATCAACTAGTGTCATCACTGATGCTACAACAAAAACAACCACGGAAATGTTTCTTCGTTTGCTTATCGATCCATATATGCCAACACTCCCAGCAGCGGCGTTGATCGGAGAGTCATTTAAAACCAAAAATAGGTTGTATGGTAGCGACGTCCATAGCACATACAACGAAGGTTTCGTATTTCGTATATTTCGTGGTGATAATGGCCTTGGACTGGGTCGCCCGAAATTCTTGTCTGACCAAATCTTTAACAAAATTTTATTTGGTAGCACATACCAAGAAAGGCAAGATTATGATGAAGCGGGCCCAGGGGTTGGTTCTGGGTTCAATCGTGGTCGTGATACTGACCGTCGTGCCGATATTGTTGGATTACTAACACGTGCACTTGAGTTGTATACTCGACTCAAGGAAAAGCTGGATGTTTTCATAGTAAACGTCGTGGTGGCGGCGGGGGTGGCGGGGGGGATGCCTCCGGCAAATATTATCACGGCGGTTATCGCAGGTGGATCCACCGACGTTAATCCGTCTAATCAGGCATTGTTAGCTTGGTTGGGGCCGGGGGGGGGGGTGGCGGGGGGTATAGATACCTTGGACAGGATTGTGACGCCGGTACTGAAAGAAATCGCAAAACTCTATGAACAGGCAGCAAGTGGCCCAGCAGCAACCGGAGTGGCTGCACATCAAAATCTTATCGATTATCTCAGAAGGACGATACGGAGGAGGAATCCAAATGTGAACACCGCGGCCACCATTGATGCCAACTATACACTTGGAGACATGATTGTCGAATTTGAACAGTTGGTTACGACTCGTGTGCGCGATGCCCTGCAAGTGTTTTATAAGCATGACACGCAATCTCCCAACGCCCAACCGCTGGTTACAACTTTTCTTGGAGATCCTGCTCCTAATGCTTCTAGTAATATTGAAGTAATTCTTAAAGGTGGGCAGCTGGTACAGGCGGGGGGGGCAAGTCCTTGGCCATCTGCGGCTGAAATAGTACGATTAATAAAGGCCAGTGATACGGCAGCATCGGCAAACGATGTGAGGACTGGGCCAACCCATGGAAGTCTTTCATTCTTATCGGCGGCAAATCCAGACAAAACCGCTCCCCCTCAAGATATTATTACCGAAGTCTCCGTTGGGGATTCTGTGGTAAAGGCACAATTAGAAATGGTTGGCCGTTTGCGATTTGACACTCGCCTTGTGCGCAACCTCTTCTTCATTTCAAACGTGCAACGTTTTATTCGTGCAAAACTCGCTCGCGAGCTCACTCAGAGCCGCAGCGTCATTGTCAGTTCACACAGTGTTGTTGCGCCAAGTGTGACAGAATATGGTGCCGACCCTTTCGGGGCCAACGAGGTCTATGGTTCAGTCTTGCGAAATGGCATGGATCGTTATAACGACAAGGACCAGAACGACTACTAATCAGCGACTATGGTAAAAAGATGCCCACCCCAAACAACTGCAAAATTGTTTGGGTCTCATTTTGGACACCGGGTGTGTGCCGTGATATAATACTTACTCACGCTGCTGCAAGCGAGTGATGTTTACAGAAAAAAAAGTGCGAGCCTCACGAGTCGTGGCGCCCGGGGCCCAGCGCATAATCTTAACGGGGATAATGGCAGTTTCTGATGATTTTAACCGCCTGCGGCTGCTACTTCTTAATGAACAACCCGACGGCACCACCGACGGCTCATGGGGGCGGTTGCGGCACGCTGTGTCATGCTTATCAGGGCAGACGCATACAACATTTCACCACCCTTATGAGGCAAACCAGCACACCCATTCCGCAGATCCCGCAGAAGAAATCTGTGGGACCGTGTGGATTGTACTACCGACCCACCGGCGGACCCACTGGTTAAAAGTTGCCGAGAGCCTCCGGGGGCGTTGGGTAACTGTCGAGGCAACAGTGCGCCCTTACATGGTTCCGGGCCATGAGGCCCGGGGCGCCTCTCTCGACCTTGCAATGCTCACGCCAATGTCAAGCCCTCTAACCAAGGCCCACAAGATTTGAACTAAACTTTGTTTATTTATAGCCGGCGCCAAATCATGGACGCCTATGATGACAGGCTCGTCCCCGGGGCATTTGGCCAGCACAACACCGGTGCCACCTGCTACTTCAATAGTTTCTGGCAGATGCTCATAGGGTGCCCGGCTTTTACTAGGGGGGTCCTTCAGAACGCCGACTACCTCCGAGGGTCGGCAACCGGCGCCGCTGTTGTCAACTTTGTTACAGCGTACGCCAGCAGTGAGGCCGCGTGCGGCCGGCCGGCCGACGGCGTCGAGTTTGGATCAACACTGGTGCTCCATGCCTTAGCCAAGGACCTTGCCACGCGACGCCCCCATGTCTGTTTCGGTGGCGGCCAAGAAAGCGCCAGCGAAGCGCTCATCCATCTCTTAGACATGATGGAACCGCAATTCACGACCGACCATGTGACAGACGGATCGGCCATCAAGTCAACCGCGAGCCCGATAACGAGACTATTTCTCCACCGGTTCCGCTGTGATGTCCACTGCCGCAAGTGCGGAAACTTGGTGTCCAACACGACCGACTACGCCGTCAACTTTAACCTATTCCATTTCGACCAGCTGCGTGTCCAACCAGCAAACGCCGCCGACTTTTCAAAGGCAGTACGCCTCCAGGCCTCGATGACCGAAGACTACCGCTGTCCGGCGTGCCCCTGCACAACCTGCGGGGCGACACCCGTCGAAGGTAAATGCCCGACATGCAGGGCGCCCGCGGCGAAAACGACGGCTTTCCGAATATACAACTTGACGATGGTCCCCGAGATTGTCCTCTGCATGTTCAACCTTTATGACGGGTTTGGTGGCGCGCACCGCGCGCGCTACTTCCCCGAGCGCCTTGAATTTCCAGCATGCGGAGGCGGTTTGCTCGTGTTCCGCATTGTCGGCCAGGTCGAACACAGTGGCGCGCTTTCGGGGGGGCACTACTGGGCGCGCGGCCTTCGTGCCGACGGCCGCGTCTACCTTCTCAATGACACGGGCGTCTCGCCGGCGTCATTCGCCCCCACCGCTAACACTTACATCGTGGCCTACCACTATGTGGGTTGCGAAGGCAAGGACGAAAGTGAGTCTCCGGGGTAGGCTGCGCAAAAAAGGGCACCGCCCGACTTTTTTTGTCAAGAGACGGTCTTGCGTTCCCCACTTAGCCCTTGAAGTTGAACTTAGAGTTCGACGAGAAGGTGCCGGTGTCGCGCTCGGTGAGCTGGAGGGGGTTGTGTTGAACAACGGCCTGCGGGCGGCGCAGGCCAGTGAAGTGCGTGCTGGCCTCCATGGCCTCGTCCATGTTATCGACCATCATCGCCGTGCCGGACCAGGGCTTCATCTCTTCGACCCAGCGCCGATGGTTATCCCGGGTGCGCGGGTCGACTACGAGGTCGGTAATGAAACCTGAGTAGTCGATACCGGGCTGGGTGGAGTGGTATCGCATGGTGTCGGTTTGGGTGTCCTGGGCGAGCTCGGGGTTAAACCCTTCTGAGTGGCCCATGCCAGTGTCGCTGAACCACTGCTCGCGCTCGGCCTCGGCTATCTGCTCGGGCCGCAGGTGGGCGCCCGATCGGTGGTAGCGGTCGAGGCCGTGAGGCTGTTGCCACAGCGGCGCCTGGTTGTACCCATCGTTGCGTTGGCCGCGAACCGCGTCGAGCTGTTTGTTGAGAATCGTGTAGGGATTGTGGGGCCCAGGGGTGTACTGTTGGTGGACCGCGCCGGCAGTGAAGCCGTCACATTTGCCGCCCCGCCCCTTCATCATCAATGGGCCGTTGCCCTGAAATGCGACAACAATGATGAGCACAACAAGGAGGGCGACCAAGAGGGCGTCGTTAGACATTATGCCTGTCGTTGGTGCTGATGTCACAAGGAGTAGCGCACGTATACTAGGCATGAACCTTCGCCGGAAACGAAAACTCACGATCTTGCTGTGCGGGGGCAGGCCCATGCCGGGCGTGGTGCGCCCGGGCTCCTCTTAAAAATAGGGCCGCAGTGCCGGTCTCAAAGGGGGGCGGCAATGTCACCACTCGTGCGTAATTTTGCAGCGGCGGCGGTGATAGTCTTTTCGCGCTCGAGGCGCGTCGGCGCGGCGGCCACGCCTAGGCGGCGGTCTTTGAGGCGGCGAAGATACTCGGCGTAAGAAATTGCGCGGCGGCGGGTCAGCTGGATGCCAACCGCCGAGAACCAGATGCGACGGAATTCAAGCAGGCCGGCGCTGTCATCTTCAGAGACGCCAAGGACAATGTCGGGGGGCCCGCTGATCGCGACAGCGTTGCTGCCGGCTTCGGGATCCCCAATCTCAGGATGGGTGGAGTGCTCCGCCAGCCGCTGGCAGAGGACGAGGTGGGAGAGGCCGGCCTCGTAGCGAGCAGCAACATCAGAGACGATGGGGGCGATTGCCGCGAGCGCGGATCGTGCTTCGGCCTCGCAGCGGTCAAGGACGCTGGCCTGGGTCCGGGCGGCGTGGCGCACGGGCCCGGCGGAAGAGCGCTGGCGGGCGGTCGCGCGAAAGAGGTTGCCGGCGAGGCCGGCAGCCGGCTGCCCCACCGGGTCGACATCAGACCCGTTGGCGGAAATCCCCAGAGCGTTGCCGACCGCCTCACACCAGTCGGCGCCATCGGCAGCGATGAGAGAGTCAGCGTAGGCGCCTGCTCTGGCCCACAGGGTCTCAACAACCTTTGAGACGCTGTCCTGCAGGACCGCGCTTTCGTCGTCGCCGTCGCCATCGTCCCCCCCTTCGCCGCTGAAGGTCTCAAAGTCGAGCCAGTCGCCGTGGAGGACTTCGGCGGCGCCGGGGCCGACACACGCAACAAGGGCCCTGCGGGAGGCGGCGGCTGCCTGCCCGAAGGCCCGGCGGTATGCATGGCCGCGTTTTTTGAGCATGTCGGCGTCGAGGTTGCTCAGCCCCTTGACAAAATTCTCGAGCGTTTTCTTTGAGGCTTTCTGTGACAGCTCGTCGATTTTCTTCTCGTCCAGGTGCTCGCCGGGAGCCGGTTGGAAGACGGCGTCGCCATTGATGAAACGGGCGCAGAGCCCAACAACGTAGCTGACCATGTAGAACGCGACATCGACCTCGAGCGACAACTTGCGCGCGGCCCTCGCAAACTCCATACGGTCGCCCTTTTTCAGCGCAGACTTGCGCCCGTGGAGGTCGAAGGCGGCGCCGGTCTTGGTGATGACGTAGCTGAAGCGCTCGCCGGGCTCTGGCAGCTCATAGAGGTAGGGGACTGGCGGGCCGCCGGCCGCGGTGATGCGTTTATTTTCGGCGACCTCGATGGCAAAGCGCACGCGCATGCGGGCAATGAATCGTTGGACAGGCTTGTTGTCCTTGTGAGGCTTCCAGGCGTCGGTCTTTACAAAGTGGTCGAAGTCCCACTGCCTGGCATTCAGCACGGCGTCGCGCAGGGTGTCCTCAACAATCTGGCGCATCGTGCGCTTGTTGTCAAGCGCCATGCAGGCCCACATAATGCGGTAGCCGATGTCGCGGGCGAGGCCGGGCTGGCCCTGCTTGACGACGTCAATGCCGCGGATGAAAAGCTCTTTGGGGCTAAAGTTCACCTCGTTGACGTGGGGGATGCCGAAGTACTTCTTCTTGCCGGCAAAGAAGGCCGGCCAAACCACCTCTTCGTAGGCCATTTTCAGGAAAGAGGTGCCATTGTCGGCACGCAAATAGGCGTTTACCTCGTCGCGGATTTGGTTGAGGGCCCGCATTGTGATGCGCACCATTGCCGACATCCAGTCTTCGCGGCTGATGCGGCCGGCGGCGTAGTCAGCGTCGCAGTCTTCGAAGCACTGGTTGGGCGCCGAGAGGTATATGCTGTCGGTGTCGCCGTACTTGATGCAGAACCCCTTGCCGCGGATGAAGTCGGCAACAAGCTTGATGTTGTACTGGCCCGCCGAGGTAACGCCGCCGGCAAGCGGGAGTAGGAAGAAGGGCGAGAGAGCGTTGCCGGCCTCGCCGTAGAAAGTGTTCATGTAAATCTTCAGCGCCCCCTGCTTCGAGTTGGCGCAGGTCCAGTCGAAGCAGGCGCGGGTATACTCGGCCTTGGCGGCGGCGGCAATCGCCTCGTCGCCGGCAGAGGGCCCTGCTAGCGCCAAAACTTGGTCGATGCCTGCGACCTGCTTGGCGGTGTTGCGATTGAGACGCTGCAAGTCGGCCATTTCTTCGTCGAGGGTGCTGCCGGGCGAGATATGGGGGGGGGGCGCTCCTGGCGCGAGGCCGGCGGCCGTGCGGTTGCGCTCGGCGAGGGCCTCTTCGCGCACGAGGCGGAGGGCGGCGGCGACCTCGACGTCTTCCCGCCGAGCGCGGGCAAAGACCAGCTCGAGGAGCTCCTTAACGGCGCCGTGGGCGGCAAGGAGCTCTTTCATCTCGGCGCGCCTGGCGAAGAGGTTGATGAGAACGGTCGGGTAGAGGCCAATCTCCTCGGGCCGCCCCTCATGGAGGACCGACCAGCCGCGCACCGTGCGGCCGTTGAAGGGGAACTCAATCAGGTGGAGCTTGCGACCCTGCGCCTGCCAGTGGGCCGCCTGCTCGGCCGTGTGCAGGATCTTATCGGGCGAGAGGTTGTAGGCTTTCATGAGCGACGGATATAGCGAGTTAAAGTCGAGGCCAGCAACGGGCCGGTCCCCGGCAAGCGCGTCCTTGGCGGCGGCAAGCGCGTCCTTGGCGGCGGCGAGCGCGCCTTCCGCGCCCCCGCCGGCAAGCTCACGCTCGGCGGCGAGCGCGCGCGCAGCGGCGGCGTCAAAAGCAGCAATCCGTTCGGGGTCAGGGACCAGCCCCTTTTTGGGCGGAAAGACATAGGCCCCAGGGTACTTGCCAGTTTCCGCCCGTTCAAGAGGTATCATGCTGATAAGAATGTTGCGCTGCACGGCGTATGCGCCCAGCAGGTTGCAGACCTTCATGCCGCCGGCGTAGTAGTGGCTGTCGAAGAGCGCCACGAAGGCGAGCGAGCTCACCTCGCGGTAGTCATTCAGGATGTTGCGGCGCACGAGCAGCTGCTGGCAGCGCAGCGCATCGACGACACAGTAGTGGCAGACCTGGCGCATGTGCTCAGCGCAATCCTTATCAAGTTTGCCTTCGGTTTTGAGGGCGGTTTCGTAGTAGCGCCACATCCGTTTGACAGGCATGTCGGCCTTGCCGGCGAGCCCGCTGACCTCGAGGTAGAACTTGAGCGATCCGGCCTTCGGCGTCTCGCTTTTAGGGTAGAGCTTTCTGTAGCAGACCCGCACGTCAATCGGGATGCAGCCGGGCACCTTGAGGTAGCTGCTGAAGAAGTCTTCCTCGCCGCTAATCTTAATCCTCTTATTGTGGTTGTAGTTCCAGCGCAGGACGGCCTCGTCTGACACCTCGCGGCGTGGCGCGGCCGTCATCTGATTGAACATCCAGCCCAAGATTTTGAGCCGGCGGGCCTTCTCGACAACAAAAGGCCAGTCATAGTTGCTGTCGTTGAACCCCACCTGAATGTCGGGCGCCAGCGCGCGCCAGCAGAGGGCAAAAGCCTTCAGGACATTGGCGGGCGTGCTGCAGATGACGGTTGTCCAGCTGGGGTCGGCCGCGGCCTCGACGTCGACGATGCAGATTTGTTTCAGTGGCGTGGGGTCATCTTTCCAGTGGGCCGTTATGCAGATCATGAAACAGTTGTCGTCGTCGTGCTCGGCGACAGGGACGTCGCCCGTGCCGCGGGCGCTGTGGGTCTCAATGTCCCAGGTGAAGATGAGACTGCGGTCATTTTTGAAGAGGGGCGTTTTTGATTTCATCTGCGCCGCCGTATCACGCTTCTCTTTTGTCCCCATCGTGTCTGTGAGCGGCCGAAACCCCGCAACGGGGACGCGGAAGATGTGGGAGCAAAGGGGTGACTTGTTGGTCGGCCCCGCTGCGTGATCGTAGCCGCTGAGCACCGCCCAGTCGCTGAGCGGGAGGCTGTGCTCGCGGGCAGCTTTGCGGTAGTAACAGGTCCGGTCGTCGGAGGCCGTCACCATGCCGATGGCACGGACAGCGGCGATTGCTTTTTTGCGCAGCTGGAGATTAGGCGCGTGAATGCGCTTGTAGGGTGCCGGCTCCGTGTTGTAGCCATGAAGCGGGAATGCCGTGACGGACTCGATCGTGACGCCGGTTACGCCGGCCTCTGACAGCACATGGCGGAGGTGGGTATCAAGACTCGCAGGCCGGTCCCGGTATGCGTCGGGGACGGCGATGTCGAAGAACACCGGAATATCAGTAATCTTGACAAATGTTTTTGACCCGTCCATCAGCACGCCGTACACATCCAGCGTGTACACCAGGAGGCCGTTCATGAACTCGTACGAGTCTTCGACGTCGATGGGCATGAAGAACACTGGCTTGTTGGCATCCAAGTGCCTCTGGATGGCCGCCGACGTCCCGGTGGTGTCGCACTCGGCGACAATCTCGTCGCGCGTCGGAACGCCTTCGATCCAGTCGGTGCCTTTGTAACGGATGACGACACCCCCTTGCCCCGCCGGCCCGAGAGCGCCGTCCAGCTCAAAGCTGTCGTCATCCGCTTTGCCGAGGTCAAAGGGCTCGGATTCGCCGGGTTCAAAGGGATCCTCGTCGGCCTCGAAGATATTTGCGCCTCCGCGGTCGTCGAGGTCGGCCACGTCGTTGTCGGCCATTGAATTGCCTATTTAAACTACCATCCCCGTTCAATTCTCAGAGAAAAAACGGATTGCACCGGGCCCTAACCACTATAAAGTAGCGGTGTTTTTGTCAAACCGCGGGTTGTAGTCAATATTTACACCGCAGTACTGGCGGGGGGCCTGGGCATAGTTGGGGCTCGTGTAGACCCCGGCGTCTTCGGCGCCTTCGAGAATAAAACGGAAGGCCGACCAGAAGCGCGGCGGGTGGTCAATATCATCGACTGCGATGTGGGCCATCTCGTGGAGCGTGACAAAGGTCAGCGTGTCGAGGTCGTGGATGCCGTGGGCGCCACCCACCGCGGCGTCGCGCTCGCGCAAACAAATTGCAACAATGGCGCCTTTGTCGATGGTGTAACTTGTGTCACCGCTAGGGTCTTCTGGTGAGTTTTCGGCGAGGTTGTCGGGGTTGTAACGCTCGAGCATACGCTGCACCGCCGCTCGGCGCTCTGGGTAGCGGTCTCCGTCGGCGCCGCGGAGGTAGCGGCCGCGGAGGTAACGCATGAGGTCGATTACGCGGCCGTTAAGCATGGCAAGTGCGTCGGCGGCCCGCTGCGGGCCCGCGTGACTGCCATGAACCCGGTAGCGCATCCCGTCGACGCGCGAGACAACCTCGCTCGTCTGGTCAATTGTGAAGTGGTCGGGGCCGAGGACAACTCGGCGGCCGACAAAGTAGAAGACGATGGACACAAGAATAATTACGGTGGCGACCAGGAGGCGGCGGCCCCAAACCATTGCGAGGTTGCCGCGGGCCTCTCTGTCGGAACCCGCACCTATTTTCGTAAGGGTGTATAGTATGCCGCGAAAGACTCCTACACCGGGCGCACTGCGCAGGGCCAAAAAACTCTCTGGCCCAGAGGACCTCAGGGGCCTCCTCCAATATTCGCACCCGTTGAGCTGGTACCGGCCGGGGCGGCGGGTTGTTGTGTCGGACCGAATGCAGGGGCGGTACGCATACACACTTTCGGAGCGTCCGGGCCGCAACTTTGCGCCGGGTTTTCGCCCTCAGCTGCGGCCAGCCCAAATGTTGCTGATGGGGGTCTTTGAGGGAAAGTACTTGAACGACTGCATCTTTGAATTCCCGCGCGAGTGGTACGCAGCGGCGTTGCGGGCAGGCAAGCTGAGTCCTGGCCGGCCGGACCCGACATTGAACGCTTTTCGCGTAAAGTCTCGCCTCTCCCTCCGCATGTGGCGGCGCAATGGCTGGGTGCCCGCCGCGCCGGGCGACCGCGACATCCGCGGCTGGTTTCAGTGGTACTGCCGCTACTGGATTGGCCGGCGCGATGAGAGTGTTGACAGCATTCAGATCGCGCGGTGGCGCGCGTTTACCCGCCACCGGGCCCAGATTCTTGCGAGTTACAAGCGGCTCGGGCGCCGCCGGCCGCGGACCGCAGCGCAGAAACGGCAACACCGGCCGCGGCAACGGCAGGCACTGCTCCAGTGGGCGTACCGCCCTTACGTGTAATGCGAAAATAGTGTTTTTGCCGCTATCCATAGCCATGGCCGTAGTTTCGACTAAAACCGACCCGGCCCTGTGGGCTCGGATAAAATTAAAATGGATTCGGTCGAAAAAGGGCGGCGTTGCCGGGAAGTGGAACGCCCGTAAGGCAATGTTGGCCGTCCAGGAGTACAAAAGGCGTGGTGGCGGGTATGTGGGCCCCCTTTCCCGCAATAATTCGCTTAAAAAGTGGGCTCGCGAGGACTGGGGGTATATTGATGGCGACCCAACGGGTCGATATCTCCCGGCGTCTGTTCGATCGGTGCTTACCCCCGCTGAGAAACGGCGTGAAAAATCGCTGAAGCGGGGGCGCACAGGAGAGTGGGTCCCCTATACTGCAAGCGTCAACGCCAAAATGCGTCGTGCCGGCATTTATGGTAAGAAGTCTGCGAAGTCTGCAAAGCCCGCAAAGCCTGCGAAGCCTGCGAAGCCCGCAAAGCCTGCGAAGCCCGCGAAGCCTGCGAATCCCGCAAAGCCCGTGAAGCCCGCAAAGTCCGCAAAGTCCGCAAAGTCCGCAAAGCCTGCAAAGTCCGCAAAGTCCGCAAAGCCTGCAAAGTCCGCAAAGTCCGCAAAGCCCGCAAAGTCCGCAAAGTCCGCAAAGCCCGCGAAGCCAATGAAGCTGAAAGCAGGGGCTAAAAGATAATCAATGCTTTTGCGGGCTTAGATAAGCACCGCTTACCGGTTACAAGGCAAATGACGACTAACCCTTATGCGGAAATTCCCCTATACATTGCCCAGGTTGATCCTTTAACGGGGCGGCACGTGCGCGCATTTTATTTTCTCGGAGCGGCTCCAAAGGCCGTCCTCAACGCAGCAAAGCGGGCGCGCCCAAGCCGCGCCGACCCACGCCGGCCAGAGTGGACGGCAGCCGACGCTGCAACGCTGCGTGGGTTTTATGGCGTGCACTGGCAAAACCTCCTTACACCTGAAGACCCGCCACTCCCCGAATCGTTTAGTTTTGCTCAAAACATTCCTGCTGACCGCCGCCTGGCGGCGTTCAAGTTCTTCGGCGGCGCCAAGGAAGACCTAGAATTTGGCAACCTCGATAACATTGATATCATCAGAGATGAGTCGACGTCCACCATTGTTGAAGATCCTGGCCGCCCCAACTGGAGCAGCAGCGGCGTGGTTGTTCACACGGCGGGCCCGCCAGTCTATACCGACCTTGCAGTCTACGCCGAGGATACAATCTACGACCTGCGCCTAAAGCTCTGTGTCGCGTCGGGGGTCTCCCTCTACCGGCAGCACTTCTTCTACTACATCAATGCGGAGGGGCCCATAGTCCCCTACCGCTTCACGCTCGATGGAGCGCCGGTCCTCGCCGACTGGCGAGCGCTCGCCACGGCTGACCCCATCCAATCAACAACAGTAATTGCCGGCGTCACTGTGGATCCACAGTACGAAGAGCGCCGGGGGGGTATCCAAGTTGAGGCTCTCGACACTTTTACGTTGCTGAGCCCGGTGGCCGGTGTGCAAGTTACGCAGGCCTACTTTGTCGACCTCTTTGCGGTGCTGCCGCCGATGGGGTCTCCCGAACGCCGCAACGACAGCCTGGCCACCGTCCTCCGCGACCGGTACCAGTTTGATCTTCTTTACTACGGCGGCCTCTTGCGTTACTGGCCGCAACTAAGCCCCGACGCATGCAGCGTTGCGCTGTCAAATCCGGCGCAGTTCGCCATATCCTACCCCATGCTTGCCCCTAACCTCGCTGCGCTGCGGGCGCGATTTGAGAACGAGCGCGCCATCGCAGACCGCGCGCTCAGCTGGCGGCAATCGGCCGCCAAGGGCGTACGGCAGATGACAGCGGTGACGACGGCAACCGTGCGTGTCGAGCCCGCCGCGGCAAAGATGCGTGTCGCCGTGCGCAATGTGTTTGACTGGATCCCGACGGGGCTGGCCGTGGCGGCAGCCCGCGCGCGGTTTGATATCGACGCGGGCTCCCTTTCAGACGCCGGGGTCGCCATCGCGGGCCCTGAAGCACGGCAGGGGGGGCTCATCCCCGCCGACGCAACAAAACGGCATGCAAGCAGCTTTGGCCCGCGGGCGGCCCCCGCGATTAACGCATTCATAAACCGACCCGCCCGCCGCAACTCGGTGACCTACGCCCTCGCGCGCGAAGGCCCTTCGGACGAAGACTTTGCCCAGACAAGCCGACAGATTCCTTATGTGTATCTGACTGTCTTCGCGGACGGGCGCACCGAGGCAACGGCCGACTGGCGTGAGGACGACCGCACCAGCTTTGATGCCGTCACCAAAGAGATTGCCGCCGTCGTGGGTCCAATAATCGACGCCATCAACTTGATGGGCGCTGCGGCTTTCCCAATTGGCGGGACCCTCGCCCCGCCGGGGCGGCCCGCCGCGGCGAATTCGAGTGAATTCGCCCCATCGCTGACGACGCTGGGAGTAATCACGGTGTCGGCGTTCTGGCCCCACGCGTTGACGGCGGCGGCCTTTCGCGAGGTAAAAAATCGTTTCCGGGTTTACGAAAAGGCCGGCATCGTCGGGATCCGTGGCCTCCAGCAGGCCGGCGCCTACACCTTCACATTTCGCAAGGGGGTCGTCGCCTACGACCCCCGTCTTGCCGACCGCGCCGAGGCCGGCGCGTATGCAGCGCGCCCAGGCGAAGCCCCACCCCAACAGAACCAGTACGCATGGCTAACAGATAGTGGCGTCGCGGCCCGCTGGGCTGCGGCCTTTCAAGGCCGAATGGTGCGGATTTACCACCGCGTAACCGACCTCCGCGTCGAGGTCCTTGGGGCCGACAGCCTTGCCGAGTTCAGGGTGATTCACCGGTACATATTCTCTTTCCTTGACGGCCTCCTCACGGGGCCCGACAAAATCCGCATTGGCGAAGCGCCGCGCCTTCAAGGCAATCCTAAGACGAAGGGTTCGTCGCGCCGCCTGCGCCGCCTCCAAGAGCACGACCCGAACCTCTTCGACCTGAAGAAATACGACCAGGACGCAACGGTCTACAGCGTGCTGTGCCAGTCGGGCCGCCAGCCGCGCATCTATAGAGAGCCTGAGCTGCGCACGCTCAAGGCAGACCAGCGGGCGGCACTCGTGCGCTACTGGAATTTTACCGAAAACGAGCCCGCATTCTATGGGTGCCCCAACCCAAAGTACCCTCACCTTAGCTTTCGCGCGGGAAAACACCCCCTCGGATACTGCCTGCCCTGCTGCAAAAAGACGCGGGCCGCCGCCGGATCGCGGGCCGCACTTGTTAACAAGGACTGCCTCGCACAGCGCACCCATACGGTGGCGCCTGAGGACAAAGAGGAGTTAGCAATGTCGCGCCACGTCCTCACCTACGGCAAGGCAGTTCCCGTCGGGCGCATCTCGGACCTGCCCCGCGAGGTGTGCGAGGGCCTGTTTCTTGACGCTCTGCCAGCCCCTTACCGTCTTCAACTGGTTGGTGTCGAACAGTCGGCGCCCGCCGTCCCCGACGCAGGGTTTGCCTACGCACTGGCATTCGCCATCGGGATTGGCGATGACAGTATTGATGAGGTCCTTGGCGAGCTCGCGGCGCTTGCCGCCACGATGGGGGACACCTACTATGCTCTCGGCGGGGGGGGCGGTGCGGCATTTGCAAGCGGGCAAGACCTCGCCACAGCAATCCTCAACGCATTTGTCCGCCGCGACGCGGACCTGTCACCGCTCGGGCCCGGCGGTATTGCCGCCGACTCTTGGCACAGCATCCTTGCCGATTTGGCGCGCCATGCGTATGGCGTCGAGGTTGTTATTCTTGCTGACCCTGATGGGGCCGGAGTGGTGTCTGTCGAGGCAGCGCCAGATGCCGTGGCAGCAATTACATCCGTGAATTGCCAGAACGCCAGCGCACCCCTCCGGATTGCCCTTCTTTCTGTGGGGCCGGCCGGCACTTACCCGGTTGCCGCGTTGAACCCCAAGCTATTCATGAAGGTCGCGCCGGCCAGCCGCTGGATGGTGGCCCGCCGAAGCTTTGAGTTTTGTAACGGCCGCGACAGCGGCGATGGCGCTGACGGCGATGCTGACGGCGATGCTGAGGCTGTCATCGACCGTGTGGCCGATATTATCCGCGGGGTGATCGAGACCAACGATTCTTGTGGCAGTCATACGGAACAGGGCGCCGCTGCGCTTGACTTGGGGCTTATTACGCGCTGGGGATCTTCCACGGCGCCGGAACCAGCGTTTACCGTCGAGGCCCGGTTGGCCAACTTTCACAATATGTGCTATGGTGTCATCCTTCACCCCCGTGAGATCTTCAGGGGCGCGTCTGCAAATGCGAGCCGGGTGTACATCCCAATCCGCTTGTCGGCCTACCCTGTTGACGGAATGCCCGTGGTGTTCGGCCCGCGGCCGGCCGCGGTGCTGCCAGCAGCAACTCTCACCGCGGCGGTGGCCGACCTCAACCGATATATTGTTGCGGCCCGTGAACCATACGCCCCGGTTGTCTGCGCGGCGACAATTGTTAATGCCTCTGGGCAGACGGTCGGGTTTGTCACTCCCGGCAGTTCGCCGCTGCATTTCTTTCACGACCCTGAGCCGGGCCCCCGGGGCCCAGACTTTATTCGGTTCCCCTATGACAGCCGCGAGGTTGATCTCGCAATCGCAGATTCATTGCGAAGGGGGTATGAAAAAGACACAGAGGTTGATTTGCGGGCGGCCGAAGCCAATGTGCAGAATCAGCTTTACCGTCTGTTCCTTGCCGAGTTCTCAGCGGTTCTGCGCGCCGAGCGCAATGAGCCGTTGCGCGGGCAACTCATGGCCGCACTCAAGTCGACCCGTTATGAGTCGGCCAAGTCTGTGGCGGCTCTCCGGCATCGGCTAGTTGAAATCTTGCACAATTACCCCGACGACCTCCAGGTCGTCCGCCAAGCGGTCGCCAGGGCATATGCCCTTGCGCCACAGAATCCTGGCGAATCGGTGCGCATGGCCGTCGCGGCCACGAGCTTCACTTTCGACCGGCAGTCAATGGGTCGCCTGCGTGAGGGGTCCCACGGCGATGCCGTGCGCAACTTGCGGGCCCTCATGGCGCCACGGGTCACGGATGCAACAACAGCCGGCGTCAACATGGAGGGCCGCGCGATTGCGAACATGTATGTCTCCTGCGCCGAGGAGTCGGCGGTGAATGTTGGAGACCCCTCGGGCATGTGTTTTAAGCGCCGTCTGGTTGTTCCGGCCGACCGGCTCGAGGACTTCTATGACATCCTCGCCGCTGATGTGCGCAACCCGGGAAAGATGGAACTTCTGGCCGCAATTTCGGCCGGCGTGCTTGACTCGCTCGACTTCATCCGCCGCCCGGGCGAGCATCTAGACATCTCACTTGGCGGGCGCTAGCGCGGGTTAGCGCTTCAAAAGCAATGCCAAGCTTTCCGCCCGCGCCGTATAAGCTGCAACCCCGCGCCACCTCACTAGAAAATGAACCCCGTGCGCAGCAACGACTCGGTCCCGCTCGAGGCATTCAGCGATGAAAGCTTTAACGCCGAGCACGGCGAGCACGGCGGTCATAAAGAGCCCCGCCTCCGGGTTGCAAACCTCAAGCTGATCGTGGCGCTTTTCGTCATATTTATTGTTGTCATCAGCGATGTATTCACAAATAGCATTATTGCCGGGTTCGGAGAAAAGGCAGTCCGCGGCCGGACGCCGACCTCTTGGGGGGTGGTCCTGCAGGGAATTTTCCTCATCATCTTCTACATCATCGCGGTCTACCTTACCGAGCACCACATATTATAATGTCGGTCGCCGGGTTTTGGCAAAAAAGATTTGGTGGCCATTATTGCCAGCCGTCGTTAAAATCCCACTCATCAAGGCCGGCAACAATGTCGCGGACAGCGGTGCCAAAGAATTCTTCGGGAACCGGCGGTTCCGCCACGCTGTCAAAGACGTCTGCAAGAATAACGTCGATTTCGGCGTCGGTCAGCTGGACGGGGGCAGGTACCGGCGCCACGGGGGGCGCGGCCTGGCGGCGCTCGAGGTCGCGCCGGGGCTGGAGGCAGACAAACATTGCCCAGTTGGCCGTGAAGAGCTGGACAAAGAAATCATAAATGTTTTGTGCCGATTCGGATGAATCGGCGCCAAGAATGTTAATTTTTCCTTCTTGAAAGATGTTGATGCGCGGGGCGCGGTTGGCCCCCCGAAAACGAAATGAGACCTTGACATCATCGGTTGGCGGCTTCGTTTCGCGCACGGGGTACGGCGGCAGGATGATGGTCGGCCAGCCGGCAAACCGCGCGGCCTGCGCATCTGTCAGGGGGGCGCCCTCAACGGCTTTTGTCAGCTCGAGAATGTGCATGTATGTCGCCACCGCGCGCAAGTTGAAGAGAAGGCGGGGGCTGGACCGGATAAGGCACATCTTGTAGTTCATCATTTTGCCCAGTTGGCTGATGACCGTGATTTTGCGCCCTTCGTCCCCGACTTCGAGTTCGTTGAGGTAATCGACAAGTGTTTTAATAACTGCATAGCCGTCGCTGAGGTCGGGGCAGATTACGCCGGGGACCTGCACCTCGCCCGTCGTCGAGAAGCACTTGGTCTTGTAGGTCTTGTTGGCGCTCACTCCCGGGTGCTCGATTGCGAATGTTGGCTCGACGGCGCTGTTAAAACACGTCCCGTCCCCCTGCACCTTACGGGGGCGCCCCCGCGCAGGTACGCGCCGTTCAGGCAGCGGCTTTGGGGTCTTGAGCAAGTCCTCGTACCCCGCCTGGCACGCATGGCCAGAATTGCTGTTGACCGCTATCAGCGGGCCGTGAGGGTTGGCGCACATGATCTCTGTGAGCCGGCCAAACCCGATGTGGAGGTTATCAAGCTTTGCCACAAAGGTGCAGACAAAGAGTACTGCTGGCGTTAGAGGCCGCGCCGGCGCCGTGAGAAGGTCGGCGTCTTCCAGCCACACTTGCTCGGGGACAAAGGCTCCTTCTTTGACGTCAGGACTGGCCATCCTGCAGGGCGTTCTACCCCAGTGCGCCCTTCAGATATCGAGAGAATCAAGAAGCGACGAATTCAGAGAGTAATTGGGCCATTTCGCTAATATACTGCCTATATTTGTTCTCTAAAAGGCTTTTGGGCGACACCCCCCGAGTGGGGCGATTTGAACAGGCATCTGTCTCTCGCACAGAGGTGCCGGTTACCCGGGGCCGCCAGCACCACCAGATCCGTGCAGTTTCATGGAACGCCCTTATCGCCCCCCCAATGTCCTCCGGCTCTTTGGGATTTCTCTGAAAAAAGACTATGTTCCCGTCGAAGACCTTGCCGATGAACGGCTTAATACCGAAGCGGATGACTGCGGGCCCGGCCTGGAAGGGGCCGCCCCTGAGTCCATCTACCCTGATGACAAAATCCCTTACAAGTTTACCGGCCTTGAGGACTGGCCCTACAGCACAAACCTTCACTGCTGGCAGTGCAGCCGAACCCACGCCGACCGCCCCAAGTTCCTGCCCACGTACCTGCGGGAGGCTGAGAACGAATGCGGCATCGAGATCGGGGTTTGCGGGACTTTCTGCTCCTTTGCTTGCGTTGCGCTTTGGATCACCATCCACTTTACCGGAAAAGAAGAGCTGCGCTGGCGTGCCCAGGACAACCTCTGTCTTGTCTACCGCATCTTTACCGGCCACTTCATTGACCGCATCCGCCCCGCCCCCCATATAACAGAACTCCGGCGCTACGGCGGCGATCTTGATGATGATGCGTTCTCAAAAAAGATGCGCGACATTGACCCCCTTGCGGGGGTGCGCGACCATACGCCCGGCAGCATCGTGCCCGAGCGCAACCGCGTGGCAGCAATCCCTGAAAACGTTCGCATCAAGAGCGTTCTCACAACTTTGCGCAGCAAGGGCGGCAATGCCAAGCATCGGCTGGCGCAGGGCGATTCTCTTGCTGTTGGGCCGAAAAGCATTTGGGGAATCTGCGGAGCCTTTCATGAGGCCGAGCTGCCGCCAGCGGCCGATCTTACTTTGCCGCCAGCGGCCGATCTTACTTTGCCGCCAGCGGCCGATCTTACTTTGCCGCCAGCGGCCGATCTTACTTTGCCGCCAGCGGCCCCGGCAGACCCATGCCGACTGGACAACCTCTACAACTGCGAAGAAGAACTTGAAGCACTGCTTACTAGCTTTGACGGCGTTGCTGGCGCCCCCCCTTTGCCGACCGGCCTGGACATATGCGGCGGGCCATCTTCGACCGCGCTCTCGAACGACGATATAGACGCACTCTTCACTGAGCTGGGGGCGATCTGAACGGGCTAGAAACAAAGAGCCGCCATTTTTTCGTCGGGCCCGTGGACAAGGTATCCTATCACCTGCATGAAGCTGTCAGCGATGTGGCCGCGCAGCGTTGCGGGCACTGTCGGGGGAATGGTTGAACCAAAAAGCGCCTCCAGTCGTGCAAAGTTGTAGCTTGCGTGCGCCTTATTTGCGCTGTATGACGTCTTGTACCGCTCAGCAAAGTAGCAGTAGCGCCCCTCTTCGCACGTAGCAATCTTATTCTTCAGCGTTGGCCCCACGATGATGACGTCTTCCTCGGAAAAGAGGGCGATGAGTGCCGCGGCGACGGCGCGAGCTTTTGCGTTTGGCCCCATTTGGAACTCAACTACGACCCGCAGGCGTTCTCCCGGTGGCACAATTGCGGCGACTGCGGGACGGACGCGGCTGGCGACGTAGCGAGCAACAGCTCGCAGGCGCTCAACTGTCGGGATGTCATCGTCGGCCCGGCCCGGAAATAGGTCTGCCGTTGATCCGTCAATGATGCGCACAAAATTGCGCGTCTCGGCGTCGATTGCGGCCACGACGGGCTCGACTGATTTTATGAGGGCTTCGGCCGCGCCCGGGTCGTCGCAGGCAAGGGCCTTGGCGCGGCGGGTGATCTCAAGAACCGCGTGGATGCGGTCGACGATGCGCCCCTTTCTTGAGACAAATCCTTCTAGATCAATACAGCTCAGGCTGAATGCAAAAGTCTTTGTCGCGCAGTCAAAACCAAGGTGCCACCGCGGGCGCGACAGCTCCGGCCGTTTTTGGGTGTCCTCGGCGGCCGGGGGCATTGGTTGTCTCTCAAAACTGACCTGTTTAACTCAGCGGCGTGGGCACCCTCCGCGTATTGAAAGGGGGGGCGAGGGTCTATAAGCCGTGTGGCACAGATCGCTGCACACTGCAATGAGCAATCCCGCCAGGAATGGTCTTCCAGCAAAGAAACAGAACGCGGGCCACCGCGGCGGCCGCCTTGTGGCGCCGCGGCTCGATGCGGCCAATCTTGCCGGCGTCACGACGCTCATGAACCCCCAGCACGTAAAAATGGGGGTGAATCTTGAAGAGGCCGAGAAATTGGTCATGGGTAAGAACACGGCCGGCGGGAAAAAGACTGATGGCGACCCTGTCCGCATCTATACCTCCGAGCTTAACCAGCTCGCCGAAGAGCTCGGCATCGACCTCCTCGACGATGGCGACGTTAGGCTGCGCAGCGACAAGTCTGCAACCCCCCAAGGCCGCGCGCTGGCGCCCATCGCAGCCCGCCCCGCTGCGTCCGATCGCCCTCAGTTGCGCACCGGGCCCTCCCGATTCACGGGCCAAAGTGGCGCCCGTGTCACTGACCTCATCGATACTCTCGACCTTGATGCCGACGAGGATGGTGACGAGGACGGCGACGAGGACGGCGACGAAGATGACGACGAGGACGGCGACGAGGACGGCGACGAGGACGGCGACGAGGACGATGAAGAGTGCGACTGCGATGACGACTGCCCCGACGACTGCGACTGCGCCTGTCACGAGGAGTGCGACTGCGACGACAACTGCCCCGACGACTGCGACTGCGCCTGCCACGAGGAGTCTGAAGAAGGCGGGGGGTCCGAACACGAAGACGATGAAAAAGTTGACCGTATTATTTCGCGGCTCGAGGACGACCTTGGCATCAAAACCGATGGCCGGCGCGAAAATCGACGTAACCGTATCCGTGGCGGGACCAGGGTCCCGAATCCTGGTCACCGCAGTGGCGGCGAGCGCATCACCAACGAGCAGGAGCGCCGGCGGCACATTAACAGCGTCGTCTCCGACATCCGAGGCGAGACACGGACAACTTTCGGCGTTGAGCGTGAGCGCGTCCAGGACATCAAAGCCTCAAAACTCGAGCAGATCGGCCAGCTCCGCATGACGCTCGAGGAAGAAGGGATAGACTGCAGCAGCGTTAGCAACCCGACGACTGAGAGCCCGATGGAAGAAATTGACTCGGTCCTCAACATCTTGCGGCTCAAGAACGATCGCAACCGCTACAGCAGTCTTGCCGAAGAGGTTATTCTTGGGTTTGCCGAAGGGATAGAGACCGTCTTTGATGGCAGCCGTTCCGTCCCGCTTGTTGGCTGGCGCCCCGACTACACGGGTTATCACAATACTGTCAACGTAAAGCTCCACCGCATGCGCTTTGAGACCTCGCAAGTCGTCGGCAATATTATTGAAAAATATAACGTTGGGCCCACGGCCCGCATCGTCATGGAGCTCCTCCCGAGCTTCTTCCTCTACCCTCGCCAGCAGAATAAGCAGAGAGGCACCCCCGGCCTTTCGAGTGATCCCCACGTTTCTGATGCCCGCAGTGCCATGGGGTCGATTCGCGCCTCGGACGAGAGACAGTCGCTCGATGACGTTCGACGGCTATAATCTTATAATGTCATAGTTTTTGGCAATTTCTCGCTGAATACTGCGAGAAATTGTGTTTGTCGCCGCCCTCAATAGAGAGGCCCGACAACTGAAGGCACATATGGACTGGGCATCCGACGACTATTCACGGGTCTACGCCGACACTTACTTGACGCCGGCGCCCGATACTGGCACTGGGATTTACCTTCTTGATGATGCCGGGCACGACACCGACACCGACTCACACGACCATGGTCGCCGTTGTGGCAGCCGTTGTGGCCCTGGCCCAAAGGGGGCGCCGGCTCGCCCGCGACGAGAAAAGTACTACACAGGTGGGAATATCATTAGCAACCGAGGCGACCCCCGTGCGGTCTTTAATGTGGCCTGGGACGAGCGCCCCCACTCCGGCGCCGACTACACTCGCCTGTTCCCACCCCCTACAGCTCACCACGGGCCGCCCGCCTTCCCACTAAATACCCAGCCCCCGGGGGCGAATATCTTGGGGGGGCTCAATCGGACCAAGGAGTACTTTGGCGGGGCAGATTCTTGTGGGGGGCGCGCGCCGTGTCGATGTGGCCCCCACGCGGCCGAGCTCAACCTTCAGTACCTAAAAGTGTTTCTCCTCATTGTCATTGTCGTCCTTCTCGCGATGACTCTCATGGCCGCGGCCCGGCTGGCGCGCAGTCTTGAAAAAACTGCCAAAAGTTCAAAAAAACTGTGGCAGGCTGATTTGGGTATGACAACAAATTGATGCCAGCCCGGAGTGAGTGCCTAATTTTTGGCCTAGTACCGGGCATTGCCGCTGTTGAGCAGGGCCACTTCCGCCGGGGATATTCCCGAGCCGGTGGCCCGTGTTTCAGTGGCCAGCATAGTCCCCATCCCTCCTCGCGGGTTCATGATGCCGTCGTCGGCAACTGTCATCGGGGGGGCTGGATTGGCGCGGCCCTGGCGCACTGCCAGCGCTGACCGCGGCGCCGGCGCCGATCCCCGCTGAACAAAGTCTTCGAGTACGTCGCGCTGAATACGCTTTGCTCGAATCAAAGAATTCATCGCCTCGACCTCCTCGATGTCAAGGTCTGTCATCCAGGCGATGTAGACCGTCGTGAAGTCGGGCTCGAGGAGAATCCGCGTTTCAAACCCCCGTCGGTCGAGACTGCGCAGGATTGTGCTGTACACAATTCGCTGAGCGTCTTTCTTGTCAAGGCCTGGCAGCGCCAAAACGATTGGGAGGTCGTGGGTTACTACGTTTCGGCCCCATGTCCGGTCGGCCTTAAGGAGCTTGTCGTCAATGATTTGGATATGTTCTCGCACTACGGCGTCGAGGTCCTTGCCCCGCGCCCCGGACTTACTGAGTTGATTTGCAGTTACTGACATTGCCTGTCTCGCGGGCACAACAATCTTATGGACCCCCGCTCGGGTGTCCAAATACGGAATACCATGGTGTTGCTGAACTGGGCGCAGGCAGGTGGTTAAAAAATAGTAAATCCAAAATACTGTGTTTTTTACATAGTAAAAACTGAATGGTTTATTGGTTGTGTACCAGCTGCGGCAGACCACCACTATGGCAGGTGCGGGTTTAGTGTTTGCGCCGCTGACTGAGTTTGTCCTGGCGCAGTATTGTTGCAACAAGCCGCCCTCGGTGATCCAGCGCAACTACGCAGCTTCAGTTGACCATGAATACCGACGAGGGAATTTTAACAATGCCCCAGGAGGGCCTATATTCTGGTTTCTTGTACCTTTGGGTGCGCCGGAGGATGAGGTGCAGCGCCGCCACGATGTGACACTCAAAAAGGTGGAGAAGGGGGAAGCACCCAAACACGTGTTCTTTAACAGACCCCCTGCTGACAGTGGTTCGTGGGTGGTGCCAGAGTCCCCCGTTGCCAACGACGACGAGACAACTACTGATTAAAAAAAAGTCGTTATCTGCACCGGTGCAGACCACGCTTTTTTGTATTCGGCACCTTGTTAAACACAGTATAAGAAACCAGGTGGCTACAAAAACGGACACTTGGCGTAGGACCCACCAACACTATCTTGTCTTAAAATAAGAGATTACACACTAAGTCAACACTTGACCCAAAAATGGGCACCGAACAAATAACGGTCCATGTTGATGGGGGTAAATATGTGGTCCCTTTTGGTCGGATTTCTGAGGCTCATGTGATTGCAGCAGACCTTGCCAGCGGTCTGCCTTTTGTTGGACATGCACCCACACGATTGGAAATTCCTTTGTGGCAGCCCCCACTGGACAGTGCCACAGCTCAAACGTATGCCACTTTCAATATCAAAAACTCGCTGCTTCACTTTAATCGCAAGCCTTATGCGGTACCCGATGAGTATCGTGAGATTGCCCTCATGTACTTAGAAGGTATCGGATGCCTGGTCGGCCCTGATGGCACCGAAATAGCATCACCTATGGTCAAGTGGCCCATCACGAGGATAAATCTTCAGAGATTTTATCAGGATCCTCCAAAAAGCATACAACAACTCATTGCCCTATGTAGTATACCTTTTAAGTATAATACGTGTTACAATTGTTGGGTCCATGACAGCGGCATAGAACTGCCCACCCTCACAGGGCCCACCGGCTGCGCCACAGGACCCACAGGACCCACCGGATGCGCCACAGGGCCCACCGGCTGCGCCACAGGGCCCACCGGATGCGTAGCAGCACTGCCCCCCCCCAGTTGGCCTGCCGGCTGCGCCACAGGACCCACGTGCGTTATACATTGCCCACTGGCTGCGCAGTGCATGGCCCACCGGCTGCGCATGGCCCACAACATAAAAATTACTACCACAAGCCGGACGCCCACGGCATTTTAAGCCGAAAATCGTGCTGATCGGGCAACATGCCCAATATTTTCACCCCCCTTTTAAGATCTACGCCCTGTATATCCCGCAACTTTCCGTGGGTGGTATTCATCTCTAGTTTCAATGTCCGCTGGTGCAGTATTTAAGCTCATTGCCAACGATGGCAAGGCCGATCGCATGATCATGGCCACCAAACTTCTCAATCAACGTATCAAGGACGTCATGTGCGCACGCAAGCGTGCCGGCAAGGCCGACATCACCCCGACTCTGGTCGATCTCGAGCGCACGCACATTTTGTACGTGAACGCTCACTTTAAGCCGTTTGCGGCAATCGGTTATGAGTACAACAAGGTCCGCCCCCAGTCGGGCACGCCTTCGCTCGGGGCTGGTGTGACTTTCAGCATCCCCCAATTTGGCGACTTCTTCCACGACATGGTCTGCCGCACCCGCCTCAGCCAGTTTGCTTCCAAAATTGGCACGACGCCGAAACAAAGTGGGGCTGCTGGCACTGGATCGACCAATGTATTCCCGTTCAACGGAGTCTCCGACGGGGTGAATTACTTCTACAACATTGTTGATTCGAATGGAGTTGTGCTTGTCAAAGGTTTGAGCTCATCCGCCAGTCCGGGGTCTATTGCCGCCAATGTGGTTTCATACCGAAATTACGTCCGGTACTGTGAGTATCCCGGCAATCGGCTATTTCGACTGGTGAAGTTTGATGTGAACGGCAACCCGCTTGACCAGTATGATGAAATGATTCCGACTATGCTTGAAAAGTTTTGCACACCGCCGAACAAACGCACCGGCCACGACCGACTTGTCGGACAGGAGGTCCCACTCACTGGTTACAGCGGCATTTGCAATTCTGTTGTTGTCGATGCCGACAAAGACAGCACGCCGAAGGGGATTACTAAAGTTTCCCAGAAGCAGAGCAATCAAAGCCTCGGGTTGTTTGCCCCAAACCCAGTGGCAGCCACTGTCGGCGCTTATACCATCCCGGCAGGAAAAACCTTGGCTGTATCATCGGCTGGGTTCACAAGCCTTAATGAAGACAGCAACAGCCATAAGCAGTATGATGTGTCGCGCAAGGTCCAGCAGATTGTTAATGGCCCCCAGACCCCCAAGCCGGCCCAGCCCCCTCTTGAAATTTGGAACAAGCTGCGGTTCTGGTTCAATGATGACGTGCGGCTATCGATTGCAAGCGTGTCAATCCCCTTTGGCCAGCGGTTTATTAGCATTGACATCAACCAGCAGTCTCTGCTGACCTATGAGTTCCCAAGCATTTACCTAGAGACAATCGCCGACACCTCCACCCTCGCCGTGGCGGCTACCGGCACCTCGGGCTCGACCGGCTTCGTTCCCGCCATCGAGTTTGCCGCCGGGGTGCGAACATACTCTTACAAGCCCATCTTCCAAAAATGCCAGATCGAAGATGTCACAATCGATCTCATGGAGCTCTACATCAACAACATCTTTGTGAACCCTGAGGTCCACGACATCTACATCAAACGCATCGGGTTCTCTCTTATCCGCGTGTATCGCCAGCACACCCAGCGCTGCTCCCAGGAGGGTGCGGAAGAAAAGCTGCTTTCGCAGCTCAAGTGGCCTATTGAGTATATGTTTATTGGAATTCGGCCTGTGTGGAACATTAAAGATGCGACCCCCGGCACTAGCGGTTTAGTGACTGCTGGAAACCAGAACCAGTGGCGCGATTGGCACAGACTGACCCGCATGGTTGACGCCAGCTGCGACAGCGTCATCACAAGCTACACACCAAATGGGTTACAGATGTCATCGTCCGGAAGCCAAGTCGCCCCGGTGATGCCTGACCAGTATTTCCTGCCAGTGCCTACTGTCGACACCATGTCGCTGACCTCTCACGGAATTGTTATCTTTGACGGATTCTGCGACACTTTCTTCAACCAGTACTTGCCATTCCACTACGGCGGCCCCGCCCTCGTGACACCCGATGACCCCGGCGCCCTCTTTATTAACATGGCCCTCTTCCCGCGCAGCTACCAACCGAGCGGCCACCTCAACATCTCGCGCGCCCGCGAGACATACCTGAAGTTTACCACGAGCTACGTGTCAAACAAGACGCCTGCCGATTTGCTCGCCGTGGCTGTGGCCATCAACTTCTTGTTGATTACCGACGGCTCCGCCGTGCTGCGCTACAGCACTTAAGCAGCCACCAACCACCCCATGGGTGCCGTAGACCACCATTTTTTGTCCCAAAAAGAAGTGCCTGGCCGCGCGCCAGTTAAAACCCTCCCATGAAGTCTTCCATGGACTGGTGGACAGCATTCCGGGCACGGAACCCGCTAGCCCTAGGGGGGGGGCACTTCCCTGAAGGGTCTTTAAGTACAGCAGAGAAGTGCCCTTTCGCCGCCGCCGCCTGCGTGTCATAGCAGCGGAAACTCGGTGGGGTTTTGCCATCCTTGCTGACTAAATATGACTGAAGCCCTTCGTCACATGCACAGCAGACTTTGACACTGGGGGTGCTTGTGCCAAACATATCGCCGCGAAGGGGCGTCGTGCAGGCGGTGGGGCCAGGACCGGGGGGGCCAGGACCGGGGGGGGCAGTGCCGGGACCAACACCCCCACAAGCGGTAACAGGGGCCTCTTGTTTGATGACTTTGTTCCCGTTTACCCCCGCCGCAGCGGAATCGGCATAGCAGAAGTATTTGCCATCTGTGCCGCCTTTTGGGACAATTAGGTAAGGGAGGAGCCCAGCGCCACAGTTGCTGCAGCAGCCAGTGGCATACATGTCTTGGCCGGCGGCTGTTGCGGCAACTGATGCGCCACAAGCGGGCGCGCCTGTACCGGGATTGTGGGTTCCGCCAGTTGAGTCCCGCCACGGTGTCGGCTCGGGCGCGACGGCGCCCGGGTACACGTCATTGCGCACGAAAACCTTAATATAATTAATTGACCAATAGGCCTTTGAGAGGTCGGCATTTTTAATATACGCATTACACGCGTCTTTTCCGCTGCCCCCCGCGCCCCTATAATTAACTCCCGCCCACTGCCCACATAGAGTCGTGTTGAGGACCATCTGCATGTTTGCAAACTGTCCGGGGCAGGGATTAAATGTAGTGCGGTTAGTCGCCGGCCACTTGCTGGGGTCGGGGTTATTTGCGACGAGGTCGGCAGGCTCCTGGCCGGCTGGAAAGAACCAGATTGTGATGGCACCCTCGGGCGTCAGCTCACACGCGTACACGCCGCCGCCGGCATTGTTAAAACCCCAGCCAAAGCTTGCAGGCGAACCAAGCGTGACGCCGGCCCCCGCATAAGGACAGATTGATTTTCCATCACACCCACAGGTGTAGTCTTTTTTAATACCGTGTGCTGTAGGGTCCCCCCCTTCAGAAATGCCAGGCACGCCGACCTGCCGGCACGGCTGTACCCCTGGTTTGTCACTCGTGTGGAGGGTCGAGGCGTTGTGGCTCGAATCCGGGTCAACCGAGTTCACGCCTTCGATGATATCGATTTCCCCGTTACAGGCCCACTTTGAGCCGCTGGGCTCATGGGATGTCAACCAGAATGAGGGCCAGACGCCGTTGCCCTCGGGGATGTGGTTGGCGCTGATAACAAATAGGCCGCTGTTGTACATTTTCTTGGACACGAGCCGGACCATATTGCGGCGGCCGCCGGCGCCGGATTCGCCGGCAGATATCTTGGTTTTGCCGGCCTCCACCGTCACCAGGTTATCCCAGTCGGCGTAGTTGACATAGCCGCCTGTGGGGTCAGAGTCCTTAACATAGAACCGCATCGAGTCTGGATTACTATTGTCGGGCTTAACTTTTCCACCAGAAAGGTCAGTGTCAAGGGTGTAAGTAACCCCCTTCTTTTTAGGATCATTTGGGTGCCACTTATGGAAAGCAAGAACAATGATCACAATGATCAGCATGACAACTACAATACCACCGCAAATCTTCCAGCGGCGACCACTAGCGCGCAATGATGTTTTAGCCGTAAGTGGGGAGGGGTCCTTAGCTTGCGGCGCGAAGTTGCCAGCTTGCGGCGCGAAGTTGCCAGCTTGCGGCGCGAAGTTGCCAGCTTGCGGCGCGAAGTTGCCAGCTTGCATGGTTGGCTGGCTGGCTACCGGGTATACTGTATCTGGCCACGGGTATATCGTAGCTGGCGAAAAAAGATGCCAAGTTATGTTCTTGCTACACTGCTTTTTTGTGAGGGTGCGGCGCGGGGCCCGCGCGCCCAAAAATAATGGAGTTCAGACGCGTGTTGACGCAGAAAGCTTCATGGAAAAGAATCCCCGCTAAGATTAAAATAATAAAAACAAGGGCGTATGACAGAAGATCTTTTCGGCCTAAAACAGACCGCGTCACTAGAAAAGCCGCACCGCCTGTCGCAAGAATATCAACAATAGCAAAATTGCTCACACGGTGTCTGTGCGGGCCTTCTCTTGGCTTGCCAAAAACATCCGAATGCCGGCACAGTCCAGACATTTCAGGTCCGCGTATACAGTCCCGGAAGAACTTTCATTAAGCCTTGTTGATAAATTCAACAGAGGGCTGTTCTAGCTGAAACAGATCAATGTAGGTCCGGGACAGAGTTTCAAGGCGGTGCCAATCACCGGCCTCAATGTGTGGTTCAAACGTGCACCACCACGCTTGTAACCCCCCGAAGGAGTCGAGAATTTCTTGAGCGCGTCCGAGGTTTAGACCCCACTGCGTGCTGCGAAAGTCAAGGCCTTTGTTGGCCAGGTGGGCAAACCTCACCAACTGTTGGAGACAGTGTTTAACATGATCTCCCGCCGAACCCTTATCGCAGGAATGGATGTCTTCCGGTTTGGACAATATGGTCCGGATGTTTGTAAGGTCTTCTTCTGTAAAAGCGGTCTCTTCTTGTGTAAAAGCCGTTTCTTCCTGACCGTCACCATTGTTGATAAATTCAACAGAGGGCTGTTCTAGCTGAAACAGATCAATGTAGGTCCGGGACAGAGTTTCAAGGCGGTGCCAATCACCGGCCTCAATGTGTGGTTCAAACGCGCGCCACCACGCTTTTAACCCCCCGAATGCGTCGAGAATTTCTTGAGCGCGTCCGAGGTTTCGACCCCACTGCGTGCCGCGAAAGCCAAGGCCTTTGTTGGCCAGGTGGGCAAACCTCACCAACTGTTGGAGACAGTGTTGAGCATGATCTTTCGCCGAACCCTTATCGCAGGAATGGATGTCTTCCGGTTTGGACAATATGGTCCGGATGTTTGTAAGGTCTTCTTCTGTAAAAGCGGTCACTTCTTGTGTAAAAGCCGTTTCTTCCTGACCGTCACCATTGGTGCACTCAAGCTTGCCACCGGCAGACATTGTTGTCGATTCTAACGTCAGGCGGCATTCAAATGTGGGGGCGGTCAGTTTGGCAAAAAACAGTCCGGACACATATACCTCAGTGGGTCAACCAGTTTGGCAAAAAAAAACAATATTTTTATATCACTTGCGCCTGACATCTGCCAGTGTCACCCCTTTGCGAATGACCTCTCCAGATGGGGGTAGCACCTCAAATACAAATATGCGTCCCTCAATTTCTATGCCGAGCTCGCGGAGCAGAGGCCCAGGATTGTAGAAGCTGTGCTCGGTGTCGTTGAACACCGTCGGCGTACCACGCACCAGCGACAAGTTATGAACTCGGAGGCTCTCGGCGAATGGGACAAGGTAACCGACCGGAATTGTGACCACAGCAAACCTGTTTTCAAACCAAGTATCGTCCATGAGCACCGCGTAAAGCTTATCAGCGTCATCTCCAAGATTTTTTTGGAAGGCAGTCAGTGCTATGTGAAGACTGGGATGCTCAGAGGGCAGCGGTATGACTAAAGCAAATGCTCTAAATTTTGCATGCCCGGGCGCAGTCGTGGACATTGTTGTCGGTTTTAACATCAGGCGGCATTCATTTTTGTAACTACAAAAAACCCAACCAATATTATAAGGGACTATACTTTAACGCTTTTGTGCGGTCCGTCGGCACGTAGGAAATCTCGGCCAAGTCAATGCAAATCTGTTCCCAGTCGGCGTCATCGGCCTCCACAGTCTCTTTGCTCTGAATGTAAATGTAGTAAAGAACGCGCCGGTTCTCGAGGTCATTTTCTGCGAGAAGTTGGTCGAGGATCTTGTAAATGTAGTAAGGGTAGTAGTTGCGGTTCACGCGCCCCGGGCGGCGAACCCGCTCGCCAATCTCAATTGCTTTTGTGAAGAGGTTTTCGACGCGGACGGCTATTGCGTCGGAAAGCTGCGGCGGGCCAACCCCGGTAAGCTTTTTCAACACCAGGGGGACATTCTTGTTAAGGTCGGTCCGCCCCGCCTCTCGCAACATCGCACGGACATCATTAACGGTCAGCATGCGCAGGACCTTGCGGTCGCGGACAACAACCGCCCGCAACGCAAAGAGCAGCCCCTCTCCGTACAGGTTGTCGGGGTCTGACTTGTCACCAATTTCCTCTTCGGGCTCGCGCGCAAGGATGTGGGCCCACCAGAACTGGAAATGCCGATTTGGGTTAAAAGTTCCCGACTTTGCTTTTTGACCCTCCTGGCTGTAGAACTGGGAGTCGTCGAACACCGTGCCCACGAGCTCGCGTATCGTGCCGCACTCAGCGTCATAGCAGTGCAGTTCTGAACGGCCGGCGTCGACAGCCATGTCGCTGCCGCAGGCGGGGCAGCGCTCATAATCAACAAACTGGGCCGACCCGGCGGCGGGGCCAGGGCCTTCATTGCGCCCCTCGCCGTTCCGCGGATATATGTCGAGCAGGCGCTGAAGGTCGGCGCACACAGCCGCCGACGGGCGAGTGGCTGCCCCTGTCCGAACTCCGCGCCCGCGGCTGGCCGTGCCGGTGCTGGCCGGGAGCCCCCGGCGGCGGGCGGTGCGGCCCGCGGAGTCGCCGAAACCCTCCCGCAGTATGACGCCAGCACTGCGAAGGGCCCCCTCGCCCCGCTCGACAAGACGGTCGACGACGCCAGAGAAGTCTTCTGCGGCAAGAATACGAGCAAATTCGGAGTTTGCGCTGAGCCGACCCGATTCACCCGAAGACGCATCTATATACAGATGGCCCGTCAAGAGGGCAAACCGCGCCTCAAGTGCGGAGAGTTCCGCCGTGAGGTCAGATGCGACACTCACTTCGACGCCCACGAGGGGCGCCTTATCAAATAGGGCCCGCGCCGCTTCAAACTTTGCATGTAGTTGGCGGGAAGCTGTTTCCATACTGGCCAGCACGGATATATTCGTGCGTTTCACGCAAGAGACTTGTCTAATACCGTTGCCCGCCTGAACCTCCAACAGCGCACCACCAACACCATAAGGCTCAAACCATCCGGCCTGCCGCGTCAATTGGACCCAGAAAGTACAAATCATTGCCCTCCGCCTTGGCGTAAATGGACTTCACGCAATCGTGCAAAGATGCTAATGCGCCCCCCGCAGACAATGAGCCCACCCCCCCCAGTGACTTTGAAAACCTTGTCAACGACATCCTTGAGAATCCCGAGCGGCTGCTTGGGGCGGACCTGTCGAGCGACCAGGTCCTCGAGATCCAAAAAAGGCTGAACCCTTACGCGGGGATTGCAGGCCCACCCGCCAGCGCCGACCGAAAACGTGTCGCCGCTGTCAGCTACACTAACCTGCGCGAGGATTACCTCCGCCGCTTCACCGCAACCAGTCTTGTGGGATTCCTATTTCAGGTATTACAGGAGTGGGTCGTCCCCGTCGAGCAGCGCCGCTGGACCCCCCCAAAAGCCGCAGCAAATAAGGACGACCCGAACTACCGGCCCTTTGCAATCACCGCGCTCGTTGAGCGGCTCGAGGCCACCTTGGCTGTCGCAAAGGAGGCACAGGCAGCCGCCGAAGCTTCGGCGGCGGCGGCGGCGGCCGCCAATGCGATGGATGTCGTCCTCCCAGCCGATTCTGACGCCAAAATGCGCGATGGCGTCGAGCTAAAGTACGCTGAGTCTGAGACCTTGGCTGCCAAGGCGGCCGGCCTCCTTTACGCTGCAACCCACGCGACCCACCGCGCCGGGGTTGAAGCCGGCGTGCGTCTTCGATCGACGGCCGAGGCCGGCATGAAGCACCCCGAGGTCAAGGAGATCCTTTCCCGCCACCCCCTGCCGCCCCCCCCAGGGCAGGTCGAGATGCCGGCGGCCAACGCCAAAGGGCTGATTGAGTCATTCCTCCGCAGCTGGTTTGAGTTTGACCCCAGCGTCCATGTCCGCAGCGGCCATGACGCCAAGACAATCACCGCCGCCGTCGAGCAAGTCCTTGTCGGCGACCGCACTGTCGCCGTCGACACAAAGGACCCCGGCCACTTGACCCTTGAGGCCGTCCGCGCCGCGGCGCCCAAGCCAGCGGCCGAGCACAAGGAGGCCTACAACACAATAGTATCGTCTAAGCAGTCTTATGCCGCCGTCGCGGCCCTACTGCGGGACGAAGACCTCGTTGAAGCGGCGCTCACCGCCCTCGACGCCGGAGACGCCTTCCGGCAATATCTCTTCCCCGTGCCGGTGGACAGCGCCGCGCGCCCCGCGGCCGACATCGTTCCGCCCCAGGATACCTTTCACCGCTGGGCGTACTACACCGAGGTCAACTACGAAGAGATCCGCACGATTACGGAGGCCCTGTACCCGGAGCGCCCCGACCTCGACTGGGCGATTGCCCTCTGGGACACTTTCGAAGGGACCGAAAAGGAGGTTGATAATGCCTTTGAGAAGCACTGCCAGCGGTACCAAGACGAGGTCCCCAGTGCAATCAAGTCCCTCGAGTTCGGTAGCTGGTCTTTGCTCGCCGACTTCAAAGAGAACCGGAAGAAGATCCAGTTTTACAACAAAAACACCGAAGTCCTCAAGCGAATCCTTGACCGCCACGCCGACGACAAGCGCATCGGCGCCGAGCTGATGCGCAACCGCGTCCGCCAGAGCAAGGCGCAAAACATTGCCACGGAGGGGCCTGACGCCCCCGGACTCTCACAGTACCGGCGCAACGTGTCCGAGAGGGGGCAAGACCTTTCAGGAAAGGGCGTTGAAAGGGTCATCACCCCCGAAGAGATGCGCCGGCTCGAGAAGGCTAAAGGCAGCATTAAGGCCGCCAAAGAGCTTGAGCTGCTTGAGCAGTACGAAAAAGTTATCGAGGACCTCGGGGAGATGGAAAAGCTGCGCCCCCTCACTTCCAATGAGGCCCGGGACCTCACCCTGGCCCGAGAAAACATTGAAAAGGCCCGCGAAATGGTGTCCGTGCCGGATGATGCAATTCAGGTCGACATATTTACGAGCAACCCCACCACTGGTGAGTTTGGCAAGTCGCACTTCTACACGAAGGCTGTTGCCCCCAACCAATTGCCGAACTCTCAAGACGACCCCCAAAGCAGCAATCACCCCGCGGCCGCCCGGTTGAACAATTTGGCCCCCTACGCGGTTGACCACATCCTTAATGACGCGGCGCAGAGCGCCGGTGCTGCGTCCAGCAAGTAGACGTCGGTCCGCCAGGACCAGCGTGGTAAAAAAGCGCCGACAGTTGCTCATCTTTTTGTCAACTTTCGTCGTCCAGGCCGAGGTCGGCCATCAACATTGTAAAGTCTTCATCGGAGATTAGCGGGCCGGGCGCCGCGGCGGTCTGAATCAGCAGCTCAATTTTGCCGCCACGAGACTCGGCAGTGGCGCCAACAGAGTACTTAACGTTGAGCTCCAATATATTACACGCTGGCAGTTTTGCACACGCGAGCGGTCTGGCCGCCAAAGAATTTGAAATAGCGGCGGCCACGCCACTATTGGCAATTGCTTCAAACAGTTCTGCCGTACTGTACCTGGCGGCCGAGTACCCGCTGAAAGCGCCTTCGTATGGCGGGTCGGCGTATATGAACGATTGCGCGGGCGCGCAGGCTGCGGCCCTGATGGCCTCAAGGTAGTCCTGCGCGACGAACACCACCCTGGCCGTGAGCCGCGCCACGGCCATAATAGATTTCTCAACCTCGTGGGTGATCTTGAATGCGACGGCGCCGCAGGGCTGGCCGATGGGCACGTTGAACCCCCCGCTCGAGTTCTCCCGGTACATCCCATTGAAGCTTTTATGCATTAGGACATAGAACACGGCAGCGCGGCGGGCCCTGGCCGCCCCCGTCGACCCGCCGTTGTATTCGTTGCGCAATTCCCGGTATGCATCGGCCCCGCCACTGTATTTGAAATTACGGAGCTCGGCGATGAGTTCCTCGGGCGACTCCTGGACCACCGTGTGGAATTCAATCAGCCGGCGGTTCGTGTCGGAGGCCACGACTTTTACCCCCTCCAGCAGCCCGGCAGACAGTAGGTGCAGCAAAAACCCCCCAGCGCCCACGAAGGGCTCATAGTAAGTGCTTGCGCCGGTTATTGCCGGCGCCAAACAGGAAGCAATGCGTGGCGCCAGCTTTTGTTTGCCGCCGACCCATTTAATCAGGGGGGTTGCGGCCATCGGCGTATCGTATCTCGTAGAAGGGGGTCCAATTCGGGAGCAGCGGTCCAGGAGGTCGCTGCCCCGCACGTACGAGACGCCGAGCGCGTGTATGTTTTTCAACATCTGCACCGATTTTGGCGACGCGACCCACGGCTCTTGGTACAGGCGTAGCTTCTCGGCCTCCCGCTCGGCGCCGGCCAGCGTGATGACCATGACGCTGCCGATGTCGCACAGCGGCGCGTACTTAAAGGGAACGCCGCCTATTTTTTCGCCGGCGGTGCCGGTGGTGTTCCAAGTCTGCGTTTTCACTTCCACGAAAACGCGGGGGCTGGCGCCCATAATTTCGTAGTCGGGCTGGTACACGCCCTCGAGGGTCTCAACCTTGGGGGGCTTGGTAACCGTCCAGCCGAGGGTGCGCAGCATCTCCCCGGCGATAGCTTCCCCGACGGCGCCCGTCCACATTTTGCGGTTTTCGGCGGGCTTGTCCCCCCGGAGGGTCTCGGCGAGCTGCAGCCCCCAAGTATTTTCCTGTACCCTGAGCGCCGCGTTTGGTTTCTTGTCTGCGTGCCGCCTGCCGGCCCACCCAGCCGGGTGGCAAGTGGGCGTGGAGACCCACGGGTCCACCCCCAGAATCCAGGCCTGGACCGTGGCGTTGCCCAGCAAGCGGCTCATTGCGTATAATCCCTGGCGCCACGGTTCAATTATTTGGGCCGGCGTGTAACTAGAAGAGGGCCGCCGCCCTTATATACTCGCCGATGGCAGACCTTGACGAAGAGGGGGTGCTGACTACCGAGTCGGGCAAAAAAGTGCCGAGTCTTGTAATCGGGGCGTCGATGTTCATCGACCGCACGGTTGCGATTTATGGCCCCAGCAAAACAGGGAAAACCGTTATCACCAAGCACATCATGAAGGCGGTCAACGGCCACATCGAGCAAATTATTGTAATCGCGCCGAGCGAGTCTTCGAACCGGTCGTATGAAGGGTTTGTCGATCCCCCCTTCATCCACTACCGCCTCTACCTCGCCGACCCGGCAAACCCAAAAAAAGATGACGGGGCAAAGGGCGCCCTCCGCTTTCTCGAGGCCGTCTGGAAACGCCAGGAGATGATGGCGGCAATCTACACGCGCGCCAACAACGCCGAAATCCTTGCCCAGCTTTACGGCCGGCTTTCAAAGGCGACGCGCACCGAGGGCCTCCGCTACATCGAGTTCATCAATGCAAAACGGGGCCGCGTGGTTGAGCGCGTGCGCAAGCAGTACGCCACCGAGGCGGGCCGCTGCGAAGAAAAAGTAAAAGAGGTGAACGAAAAGTTCAAGAAGATGCTCGTCTTGCTGTACAAAAAGTACATCGCCCCTCTGTACGAGGAGCTGTGGGGCCGCGACGACCTCACCGAGGACGAACGCTACAGCCTCTATTACTTAAACTTCAACCCGCGGCTGCTCCTCATCTTCGACGACTGCGCCGCCCAGCTGAAGCCTTTCTTCAACAAGGACATCTTCCGCCTGCTCTTCTATCAGAACCGGCACAGCTTTATCACCGTTGTTCTCTGCTGCCAGGACGACACCGACCTCCCGACAAACCTCCGCAAGAACGCCTTTCTGTCGTTCTTCACCGAGCCGATTGTCTGCATGTCGAATTTTGAGCGCGCCTCCAACAAGTTCCCGAAACCGACAAAGACGCTTATCAACGAAATCATTGGCGACGTGTTCAAGGGCCACCGCAAGCTTGCCTATATTCGCGAGGACGACCACCGCCAGCACTTTTACCACGTCCAGTTTCCTTACCCTAAGCCCTTTCGGTTTGGGAGCTCGGCCTCCCACGAGCTATGCGACAGTGTCCAGAGCGCCGGGGTCTCGATGGACAAGGAAAATCCTTTCTACGACCGTTTCAAAATCTAGGGCGCTGCTTTCTGTATTTGAATGGAGGCTGGGGGGGGTATCTGGTTGTTGCCTCGATGAGGGTTATAATTGCGCCGGCCAATTTCGCTCCCGCCAACACAGTGACCGCCAATACGGTAACCGCCGAGCTCGCCAACATGGCCATCGCGCCCGCCGCCACGCCCGCCGAAATGGAGGAAACTCGCAATAAGATTCGCCAAGCACTCGCTGAGGACATTGCTTGCCGCCGAATCGGCGTCCTGGATGGCCTCTACAGCATTGACTTTCTCGCGCCATTTGTCCGACTGGGTCAAGGAGTTGGAATTATTCGCCGCAATCCGCCGGTTGTGTTCGCCAACCGCGCCACCAGCAACATGGAGTTTGCTAAACGCCTCTACACCGCCGCGCCCTTCCTCATGGATTTTGACCTGAGAAAGTACGGGATTGTCCTGGCCGGCGGCGCCGCCAGCAGCATCTTGATGCTTTCTGACAGAGAGCGTAGAAATGCGGACAGCCCGTACCAGGACTATGACATGTTTCTTGTCGGGCAGGTGTCTGAGGCTGCGGCGCTTGCCGCCATTACTGCGCTCGCGGACCACCTTCACGCCTACTGGGGGGCTCTGGATATGTACCGCACCCAGGGGTGCATAACCTTTCACTGCAAAAGCGAAAACATAACCGTCCAAGTAATCTTGCGACTCTACGCAACTCTGGGTGAAGTCCTCCATGGGTTTGACATGGGGTCGAGCTCGGTGGCGTGGGATGGCTGGGACGTCATTCTGACAGGCCTCGGCAAGCTTGCCGCCGAGAACGGCGTCAACATACTCAACCTGGCCGCGCGCCGCGCGAGCCTTGAGTCGCGCATTGCTCGCTACTTTACCCGCGGGTTTGACATTGTTCTGCCCGACCTCAACAACAAACTCCCCGCGCTCCGTGGGCGCCTTCCTTACCTGTTTGCCGCTGGCCTCAAGGCCAACGGCGGCGACGGCTGCGATTTCACGGCCCGTGCAATATTTCCGACCCGGCCGGGATGGGAGAACAATGGCCGCGCCCGTGTTGGGGAGCGCGCAGCCTATGCAGAAGACGACGCCCCGGCCGAGACATCAGACTACGCGCTCGGGAAAGTCTGCTACGGCAGTATTCGCGCAATCTACTCGCGCAACCTCCGCGCCATCGCCCGTGATGTACCCTGTGAGGCGGCCCTCTGCGCCTACGCTGAGTACGTCCCCGGCCTCGATTTCAGAACGGTCGAACTAGACCTTGATGCGCGCGCCGGGCCCGACCTTGAAACCCCCCTGCTCCCTGAGCTAGTCCGCTGGGCATTCAACCACAGGACTGGCGCCAAGCTTAACGTGCTCAAAAGCCTTTTGGGCGTCGAACTCACGGAAGTCCTTGTCCGTGAAGCCCTCGCCACTGGTTTCCCTCCGGCGGCGAATACAATTGCGCAGGCCTGCGGGTCCCGTATCCGAGACCTGAAAACCCGCCCCCACAAGATCCCCTTTGCATTCATGAAGGTTGAAGACAAAACAGCCCTCACCGGCCCCTTCCCCCGCATGGTTATGAGCCCCGCCGACTGGTATGGATCAGCCTATCACCACGCCAAATAGACATGCCCGGCTTATTTTTGCGCGCCGCACGCCCAACGATTAGACGAAGGAGGCCTCGCGTATACCAGCACGGTGGGCCAAACATTGTTTGAAGTTTCGCCCAAGCCGCTGACACTTAAATGTCGGCCAACACCCAGTTCTCCAGCCACGACCCGCGGGTTATATCCGTCTTTGAGATCGTCAGTGCGTATTTCTGCGACACAATATTCAACCACGTCTACCACAGCGCCAAAACAAATATTACAGGCGGGTCGTCGCTCACCGACGAATACGTGCGCCGCACCCAGGCGTACGTCATCGGGGTGAAGAACGATGGCCGCTGCTACAGTGATATCGTTCAGGGCGTCCATGCGTACTTCACGAGCACGACGCGGTTCACGACGCTCAGCTTTGCCGAGTTTGTTGACCGCATCGTTGGCGTGTGCGTTCCCGAGGAGTACTTCCGCCAGTTCTCTCCCCAAGACAAAGACGAGCTCCTCAGCAGTGTCCTGTGCGACCTCGTCTCAAACCTTGCGGCGTTTGCGACGCGGGCCGACGTGCTCCGCCGCATCATTGACGGCCACAGCACGACTCCCGAGGTGACAATCCGCATGCTCCAAGATGCCGCCGTGAACTCGCTCATCACAAAGCGAGCCACCCTCCACAACAAATTTCTGCGGAAAATGGGCCAGGCCCGGGACACGGTTTCAATGGATGTCATTGATGACATGAAGAAGGCTCTGCGCCGACTTGTCAAGGAGAAGGGCGAGGCCACCGCGCGGGCCGATGACGCCGAAGAGGCGCTGGGCGATTTCAAACAGCAGCTTCGTGGGTCCAAGCTGCGCGAGGCAAAGCTGCTCAAGCTCATCGATCTGCTTCGGCGCGGCCGCGACGAGGGCGCGGCGGCTGTCGGCCTTGGCCTCCGCATGCCCCGCCGCGACACCCTCGCCGAGGCCGATGACCCTCTTGATGTCCGGCCGAGCCGCCCCCCACGCCGTGAGCGCATCGCCGAGCACCACGAGGACGACTCTGACGAGGATTCCGAGGAGGACTCCGAGGAGGACTCCGAAGAGGACAACCGGGCGCGGCAGCCCGCCCGGCGGGGCAAAAAACCGGCAACCAAGCCCACAAAGCCGCCTCTTGACGCAAGTTTCTTTAAGAGGCCGGCCGCGTTTCCCAACAGCACAGGGACTGTGCTTGCTGCCAAGCTTCGGCCCGCAGTGGTTCCGGGCGCGATTCCGAGTACGAACCCAGGCGCGAACCCGGGCGAAAGCTCAAGCGCGAACCCGGGCGCGAGCTCAAGCGCGGGCCCCGCCACCCGGCCAGCAATGCTGGCAAGCCTCCTTGATGACGTCGTTGACGTGACTGAAGAAACAGACGAAAATGAGATGAATAGTATCTTGTACGGTGACTAGCGGGTTCTTGCGCCGCAACTCGCCCGCTCTTTTGGCGCCACTAATAGCATCCGCTGCTGCACGTATAAATGTCAGGATTCAACCTTGGCAGCGCCATCAACAGCGCCGCTGACTGGGTGTGCGGCGCACCCATCATACGCAGTATTGTCAGCAACCCAGTATACACAGCCCTCCTAATTACTGCCTTAGCCGCCATCGTTGTGATGGCTATCTACCATTACCAGATCAAGCGTGCCGGCACCAAGCGCGCTGTCCGGGCCCTGCTATACGTATTTCTCATCGTCACGGCGGTGGTCTTTGTCCATCACTACGCCGTGATGCGCATGGCACGGGAAACGTCCCAGCAGAGCGGCGTCCGCGACCTCTTCTCGAGCATCCAAGAGAGTCGCGGTATCGGGGCGGCTGGCACCGTGCCGGTCTACCCGATGGGCTACGAGGGGCAGCGCGGCACCGTCGGCGGATCAGCGGCCGACGGTGGATCGGCGGCCGGCGGCGGATCAGCGGCCGAATGCGGCTGCCCCGACGCCGCCAGAACCGGAGGCCACCGGCCTGACAACGTCGCAGAAGATTATGGACCACTCGTCATTGAAGATGTTTCCCTCCCCACCGCCGCGGGCCCCTTCCATTAAACACCGCCAACTACTATTTACGCCACACGACAAAATGGTGCGCACTCGCCCAGCAGTATTATTGGCAGCCCTGACGGTCCTCGTGCTGGTCCTCATGTTGACCCTAGTTGTTACGAGGTTTGTTGTCAGGCGCGGTTTCAACAAGGTGGTGGGGCAGGCGGCAATCTACGCCATGGCGGCGAGGTGTGCCGGGGCGACGGGAAAGCCGCTCGTCGTTGTCGGTGCCCCCCACGCAAAGCGCACTCTCAATGCTTACTTTGGGTGCGGCTACGGGTGCGGGGACCTCTGTGTCGACATCAACGGCGCGCCGGGCTGTCCGGCGGAGGCCGAAATGCCAATCCAAGAGTGGTTGGCGCAGCAGCCCGACGACTCCGCTGTAATTTTTGAAAGCGAGGTGCTGCTGTTTGTCCCCGAGGCCGAGCTAGAGCTGACCATCGCTGAGCTTGAACGGGTGAGCGGGGGCGACCTGTTCGCGAGCCACAGCAACGTCATAAATCTACCAAGGTATGTTGCGACAGGGAAAAAACAGCCTGTCAGCCGTTTCAATCACCTTCGCATGAAGTTTTTCAAGCCCCGCCCGCTGCACGTGTTCACAGAATTCCCCCCCTTCGGCAAGTACGAGTGGAGACCGGTGTAACGACTGCGCGCGCTCTATCTAGCAGATTTTTCAGCGGCCTTTATACCGAGGCCCGGCACCCTCGCACAATGAGCTACTCTGAAACCCGGCACCGCAAGGGCATGGCCTTCGGCGGCATGCCCCACGACGCCCTCCTGCTCAAGCTCGAAGAGACCGACCCCGACCTCGTCGGCGAGGTCCGCGGCTTTGATGAATTTTACGACATCGAAGACAACTACAACAACTACGTGCGCGGCGAGATCATCGACCGGGCGCCTGACGCCCCCTTCCTCGAGAGCGACCAGACCCGCCGCGACCCCGCCCTCTCGCGCAGCATGATCAACCTGCGGTACAACGGCACCCGCGGCTCAAACCCTGAGCTGCCCCGCCACCCAGAGCTCTTTTACGGTTTCACGGGCAACGACCCCCGCGGCGCGGTCAACGACCCCCGCTTTGACCAGGTCCGTGGCCACATGGTCGCCCGCGCAGCCGGACTCACCACCCGCATGGGCAACAACGACGACTACCAAATTGCCGAGCGGCCCTGGACCGGCCAGTCGATCAGCTACGCCATGAAGGACATTCACCGCCGCCAAAAAGCTAACACCCGCGTATTTACAACCCAGAAAGAGGGGCGCCCCTGGGGTAACAATACTACGTTTGATGCGGCTGCCGCCGGCAAACTCCGCACCGCCGCGATGGGCGCCGGCAATGAGTCGCTCGCCTACCAGTCCAGTGGGTTCACCGGCCCGGCGCCCGAACGGTTCGCCGCCGGAGACCACGGGCCTGCTGACGAATCCTGGACCGACGGGGTCCGAGGCGTTGACTCTGGCCACTTTAGCGGTGCCGAGGTCGCCCCCTGGCGCCATACGACTGGGGATGCCGACCTCGGGGTGCAGCAGTATGGCCAGAAGCGCGGTGCCGGCCGCAGCGCCATTGCGCCGGGCGCCCAGGGTGGCGGCCGCCTAAATACGAGCAGCAGCGACCAAGACTGGTTTGAGTCCACACGCGCCCGCAGCACGAACCGCCAGGTCCTTGCTGCGACGATGGCCAGCGCCGCCCGGCACCGCCGCGCCGTCAAGAGTGGTGCCCACGACCAAGACCCCGGCCAGAGCTATGAGGCGGCTGGCGCCCCCGGCGGGGGGCTTGCCCCGGCCCATGACGTGGCGCGCCTGTACCGCCACTCCGTCGAAGACCAGTCGCGCCGGCCCGAGACCGAAGTTCAAGATGGTGATGGCGGCGCGCTTGGCGCCGGCGCCGGCCTCACGCCGGCGGCCCACCCCGAGCGCGCAATCCGCGCCAGTGACGCCCAGGTGAGCGCCAACGGGCATCTCACGAACGTCGGCGCAATTGTCGCCGGTCTTCGCGAGGGCACCGCCGCAGGGCGGCGCCGCATTGCTGGCGCCGTTGTCGCCGACGGCGCCCGCCACCTCGCCTCGAGCGAAGTTGAGGCCGCCGCCCGTCGCGGCGCCGCCCCCAGCACCGACTATGGCCGCATTACGCATTCATCCGAAATGCCGATCACCCGGTCGGCTGCCGCCGAGGGGCTCGTCGTCCACGCCTACAGCAGCGCCCCCCCGGCGCGCCCCGAGCGCCGTGCCGCCATCGCCCAAAACGCTTACGACAGCGCAACCTGGCGGGCCTCTCACGAGGCCCTTCCCCTTGGCAGCGGCAAGGCCCCCGAGTGGCGGTCCCAGACCCAGGGTCAAGTTGTGCTCGGCGACACCCCCGACCGTATATTTGGGCTCGACGCGGAGGTTTCTGGCTACCAAGGTGCGGCCCCGATGGGGCCAAAAAGCCTTCGTGCCGGCGGCTGGTCCGATTCCGCCAATCTGACCGACCTTGTCGGCGGTTTTAGTGACGGCATAGACACGAGCGCGTGATGCCGTCACGCGACCGCAGACTCGCGAATTGCCCGACGGACGCCCGGGTGATAGTAGTTTGCGAGGTTTGCGGCGTCCTGGAGGACTCTCGCGACCCCCGTTAGGGGGCGCAAGATGTCGACAAAGAGAATCACCCGGTCCTCGGCGGTGTCGTTCCGGACCCAGTGGTCAAAGACGTCGTCAAATAGGACGCCCTGGCCTTCCGCCCAGTGGTACTTTTCGCCTCCGACGCTGATGAAGCAGCGGCTCCGGTCCTCGGGCACCTTCAGCGCAAGGTGGTAGCGGATGACCCCCTTTGCCGGGTCGTTATGGGGCGGAATGTAGGTCCCCGGCGCGATGATTGAGAAGAGCGCCGACTGCATTCCTGGCACCCGGCGCAGCAGCGCCACTGTTGTTGGGCAGCGTGCTGCGTTCCGCGGCACATCCTGGCCAAACATTATCAGGTTGAACGTCTGCCAGTTCGGGGTCCCAATCTTGTCAAAAATTTCTGTGTCTTTCCCGTAGATGAGCGTGCTTGCGAGTTTCACCAGGGGGTTTTGCCGCCGGGAGGCGGCCCCGCTCCCCTTGTACAAGAAGATATTGTCGTAGGCGTCTCGCATCTGGGGGATGCGGTCGCGGTCTTTTAAGATTGCGAGCATCTCGACCCGGATGGCCGGAAATGCATCTTCTAGGTCGCCGAGCTCCGGAATTACCGCGCGGGCTGCCGGCGTCTTGTCGGTGCCAGCATAAAACCGGCGAAACTCGCACTGCCGCTTAATTGTGGCGTTCAGCACGTCCAAGAAGCATCGGTGGCCCGTTACAGCCGCAACGGCGAGAACCATGAGCACTGACAGCAGGGCCACGATTAGACCACACTGTACCATTTTTTTCACGCGCATTGTAGATGCCACCACGCTCACCGCAAAACTGCTGCCTTGTATGTACTAACCGCAGAGAACTCCAACATAGTTGACTGTTTTGGAGAGTCGCAAAGCCCTCTATAGTGCGACTGATGTCGGTGATTCTGCGGTACCGTGCCTTTAAGAAGGACCTCCGCGGGTTTGCAGAAATAGATTTTAATGAGTTTCGGGCGCGCATCCTCCCTCTGCGCGCATCACTCATGTGGGACCTTGACATGGCCAAATACGCGGCAGACCTCCTGAAATCTGGCGCCGGCTGTGCCCTTCAACGGCTGTGCGGCTTGAAGCACCCCGCCGCAATTAAAGTCCTTGGTGCGGCCAAGCTGAAAGCCGACCCGATGTCGAGGGCCGAACTTGATGACCATATGCGGGCCCTAACAAAAAGCTGCCTTTTGGACGGCTGGTTGCCCGAACAGTTTATCAGGTTTGCGTTATACCTCGACGGCAGCACGGATTTGAAAAAAATGGCTGAGCTTGAGCGCGAATCTCACAATAACCAAGTTGAGGAGTTAAAAGCCGCCGGCTTGCGCCCGGCGCCGGAGGCCGGCGTGGATGATCCGACAACTAATGATGCGCCTAAAAAAGACCACTTTGCCGAAATGTACCGCGCGGCGAGCCCGGCATTTAAGCGTGCCGTCAAAGAACACCTCGTGGTTGCCGCCGAAATGGCACGGGCCTGAGCCGGTCACCTTTGGTTTTTAACATGACGGATTTGTCCGCCTTTTTATACATTCTGTTCCCCAGGAATGGGGGGCATTGTCAGCAGCACGGCCGACATCCTCGCAATCCTTGGCGGCGTAACCACACTAATGCTCGGCATATTTGGCGCTGTCCGACTCAGCCGGTGCCAGACAGTAAAATGCTGCTGGGGGTGCATCGACCTGATCAACAAGCCTTTGGCAACTGGCGCCGCTGGCGCGACCGGCGCCGCTGGCGCCGCTGGCGCACCAAATGGAGGGCCGGTGTTACCGGTGTTGCCGGTGTTGCCGGTGTCACAGACATTACAGTCTAACGGTAGCGAATCCGACCTCTCACTAGCAGTTGTTTAAAAACGCCAATGTGTTTGATTTTGTGCGCCGCCGGGCCCGGCTGAAGCCTAGACATCTGTGATTCTTGCCTCGAGCGTCCCCACGAGAATTTCAACTCGCGAAACAAACATGCGGTCATCTTTGTAAGTCTCAGACAGCCCAATTATGCCCGACTTTGCGGCCAAAAGCGCGGCAATAATCATTTGCCCAATCTTGCGATTGAAGGGGTCTTCACGGCCGGCGTAGGCCGATGCCAGATCGAAAGCCTCGCCAAGAGTTTGCCGAATGAACTCCAGCGAGGCGGCGCGGGACTCGCCGCGCGCAAGAATGGTGCGATATATCCGACCCATTAACGAGTCAGTCTGGACGCTAAGAGAGGCGACATCGATCTTCTCCCCCGGTTTAATGGTCGAGATAAATTTTAGTTTGCTGATGATGTCTTGCACCGAGCGCTGCCCGCCATCAATAACAAAGTTTTTCATAGAAGGTTCGGCGGCCATTTCGCTGAGCTCAACACAATCTTGTGCAGATCCTAATATACAGGGGGGCGTATAAGGCGGCTGGACGAAATCTTGCCCTGGGTTCGCCACACACGCCGACCAAGGTAGCCAAGACAGTAAAGATCGCAAGGGCGGTGGGTGCGAGGACTCCCAAAAAGCCTCCAAAGACCCCAAAAGCTCGCCGGCCGGCACTTTCTCCGGTTCGGGTGTTGTTGCCAAAGGCAAGTCGATTCTCGACTTCACGGGGGACGAGTCTCGACTAAATACCTTGCGGGTTCGTGCCGATTCAGAAATGCGCATTAAATATGTATGTAACCGAGGATTTATTAGTAAACCAGAATGCTGCAGCAAGGTGGGTGCGACTTTAAACACTGCCAAAAAACCTAATAGAGACCGGGCCTTGGCACTATACAGTAGGAATGGTGCGATCCCATGCTGTCTACCTCGCAATTATTGCAATGCTTATTATTGTTGTTGTCTGTGTTTCGGCAAAGGCGGTGCGCGCGCACAAATTGATGACCGACGTAGAGACCCGTTTCGGCCTCAATGAACTTATCCGGTCGTCGTACCCCCGCAAGGGTGGCATGCCCCTTCGCCGGTGCTCAGCGGCCGACCTGCTGCGCCCACGGACTTATAATCAGTACCGGCAGGAGGTCGACGCCTTAATCGAGCAGGCGCAGGCGCTGGAAGAGTTCGGTGCGCCGACACAACTGTCAGAAGCGTGTGGCAAATCCCTCATTGGGGGGAAACGGATTCGAGCAATCATTCTCCTCGAGGTCGCACGCGCGACCTCAATCCAGCGGCTAAGAGACCACCGTAGTGCCGCGCGCGGTGACGCGCCAACTCCGGTGGATGCTGGCGAAGTTGCGCTCTTCATCGAGTACATCCACTCTGCCTCGCTCGTCATTGACGACCTGCCGGAGTTCGACAACGACTTGCTGCGGCGGGGGCACCCTTCACTTCATGCCGAGATGGGGCCGGCCGTTGCACAGATGGCTGCATTATCACTAATTGCCGGCGCATTCCAGAACATATGCCGCCAAATTGACTGGATCCGTGACAACTGCCCCGAGATAAACAACGTCGACCGGATAGGTACACGGATATGCAACGATGTTAGCCGGGCGCTCGGCGCGGTGGGGGCGGCGAGCGGACAGTATATGGACATCTCCTCGGCCGAGACACTCCTGCAGGAGTTCGGGCCCGACGCGGTTGCCGAACTCATGTACCGCAAGACAGCAACCTTCTTTGAAATCGCAATGGTGGCGGGCTGGCTAACGGCTGGTGGCAACCCTGACCAGACAACGGTAATGCGCGACATTGGTCGCCACATCGGCACGGCTTTCCAAATTGCCGATGACATTGGCGACATGGCGCATGACGCCGAACGCGCGTCGCAGGGAAAAAATGGCTGGAATTTTGCAAACGAGTATGGTGAGAACGTTGCGCAGCGGGAGGTTGAGCGGAACTTAAACGGGGCGCGCCTCCTGTTGACGCGGGTGAGATGCTGGACACCCCTCTGGGTAGAAATCTATGACCAGGTACACCAAAAGATGGTTGACCGGCCGGCGTTATCCTCCACGGCCCAGCCGGCGCCGCCCAAGGCCGATCTGCCGCCCGAGGCCGATCTGCCGTCCAAGGCCGCTGTCTGAAAGGTCATCACCACTTTTGTAGTCTGGGCCTATTGTTTATGTGATGACAGCCTGGATGAGGCGCCAGTCGGCGTTCGAGCATTGCAGTATTATACGCAGACCCGTATTGTTTAAAAACCTACTGACACCAACCTGTTTCGCATTTCTGATTAGAAGGGCATCCCTGATTGGAATCACACACTGTATGGCAATAGTTATCAGCAGCACACTGCTGACCGGCGTCACAATCAGTACTAGCCGTGCATGCTTTGCTGCATTGTTTGTTGATGCACAGCTGACCAGTCTTAATGCAGTCAGAGTTGCCGGCGCAAGGAAACCCAGGCAAAGCTGCTGTACACTGGCCGCCAACACAGATTTGGCCGCCGTCACAGTCGGCGTCGACCTTACACCCCGCCGTGCTGCCCGTGTGTTGCTTGTAAACAGTGTAACCAATGGCTAAAATAAACACGAGTGTGAGGGCCATCACTACCGGTGGTGGCGGCATTTTTGCGACCACGTATATATGGGGCATGCAAAAAACAGATAGCGCAAGGCTTTAGGCCGTACTTCTTTTTGGCAGACCCGACCTTGGGTCAGGACCCTACAGGAACATATGTTGTCCATTTATTGTCTGACCAAACGACGCCAGGGAGCTTAAACATTTGACATCCATTCCTATTCTCATTAAACGAGAAATAAGCGCATGATGGGTCGCTTTTGCATTTCTGCTGGCACTGATCAAGAGGTGCGATAACACCAGTCCCAAGTTCATTGTGGTTCGAGTAGCCCCAAGAGTTGTTGATTTTCCACCATTTTCCGTCGGCGGTCATAGTGCAGTTAGCTGCAAGGTCGACGGGTGGGACTTGCTGGGTATAGTCGATCTGAGGCATTTTCTCGGCGGTACATGTGCCGCCGCCGGGTGGCGGCGGCGCACAAGTGCCGTTAACACAGGACCTGCCGCCACAATCAGTAGGGCTCTTACAAGAAGAGCCTGTGCACTGGCCGCCAACACAGGTTTGGCCGCCGGAACAGTCGGCATCGACTGCGCACCCCGCCGTGCTGCCCGTGTGGTGCTTGTAAACAGTGTAACCAATGGCTAAAATAAACACGAGTATGAGGGCCATCACTACCGGTGGTGGCATTTTTGCGATCACGTGTATATATATGGGGCATGCAAAAAATAGATAGCGCAGGGCTTTAAGCCGTACTTTTTTTTGGCAGACCCGACCTTGGGTCAGGACCCTACAGGAACATATGTTAACCATTGACCATTGTCTGACCAAACGACGCCAGGGAGCTTAAACATGTGACATTCATTATTATTCTCATGAAACGAGATATAAGCGCATGATGGGGTGCTTTTGCATTTCTGCTGGCACTGATCAAGAGATTCGACGAAAAATCCTGCTGGCTCAAGTTGATTGGTTTTCGACCAGCCCCAAGAGTTGTTGATTTTCCACCATTTTCCGTCGGCGGTCATAGTGCAGTTAGCTGCAAGGTCGACGAGTGGGAATTCCGAGTTCCACGCAAAGTCGATCTGAGGCATTTTTTCGGCGGTACATGTGCCGCCGCCGGGTGGCGGCGGCACACAAGCGCCGGCAACACAGGACCTGCCGCCACAATCATCAGGGCTCTTACAAGAAGAAGGGGCTGTGCACTGGCCGCCAACACAGGTTTGGCCGCTGGAACAGTCGGCATCGACTGCGCACCCCGCCGTGCTGCCCGTGTGTTGCTTGTAAACAGTGTAACCAATGGCTAAAATAAACACGAGTGTGAGGGCCATCACTATCGGGGGCATTTTGAGACCACGTGTATATGGGGCATGCAAAATGCGTCACATATATTTATGGTGCGGAGGGGTCTAGGACAAGTTTGTAATCCGAATAATTCGGGTCGTCAAAAATCTTGCACGCCCCATCTGTTGCATCGTAACGACTAAAGTTTGATGACGTCCCCGAGAAATCCCAACACACGGGCGTGTCATGAAATTTCAAAGCCTTTGTAGGGTCAGTTGTGGGCTTAAACGTGCTTGGGCAGCTGCTGCCCGTTGCTTTTACACCATAAAGTTCGGTTGGCAGAAAGATAGGAGAATCTTGATTTCCGGCGCCAGAGGTTTCTGTAATTTGATAGACATCGCCCACCCCATAATCGTTACTACCTTTTACAAGAGAAGACTTCCCAAGGTACCACACACCATCTCCGCCAGCACCTACGGGGGCTATTATTCCGGGCTTGGCGCCAACAAGCCAAGAACCGTCATTCAGCGAGGGGTCCCATGCAGCCCACTGGTAGCTGCAGGCCTCCGCTGTTTTTTGCCGTTGCATGTAAACCACGACGGCAATAATAACAAACAGAAGAAAGACAGCAAGCGCCACCAACTTCTTATTTTTACAACTCTGGCCGTCTTTGCGCACGATGATCTTCGGATACAAGACTGGACCGGTGCCCGGCACGACCACGCCCTTCTCCTTCTTGTAGTACAGCGGGTTCAGCTTCTTCAGATCGGCGAGGGTGATCTGGTCGTCGCCACCAAACTTGCCGAGCTGATTTGGGCGCGGGGGTGTTGCGACAGTTCCGGAAAGAGGCATGCAACTAGTATATGTTAACGTTCATAAAAATATACTTAGTTGGCATGGTGTTTGTCTAGTTGTGTAGCACTCTAAAGGGCGGCGCGTACGCCCATGCAACCAGTGAGAGCCCGCGGCGGTGTGTCGGATTCGCAAGATAGGCTGGCAGGGTTCTGGCAATGAAGTTTTCGCGTCGCTGGCTCCAAGTTTGGGTCGCATGTCCCGGTACAGGCTCGACCGCCATGCGCGTCGGTGTCCGCAGCCGTCGATACGCGGTCACAAAGCCATCGGGCCCGCGCGCGACCTCAGATACGCCAGCCGCCTCAATGGCCGGCAACTTTTCCTCAAGTTCCTCAATTGTCATCCACTCAAAGGGCATGGTGCGCAGCCAGTCTATCCGTATACCACAACATCATCCGCCTTCAGAATGTGTGTCGGCGATAGCCAGCCGGCCGCGCGCATCCAAATTGACAGCCCGGGTCGTGCCCATGCGGCCCTTATGAGCGCCGCGCGCGGTTGAAGAAAACCGCGGCCCCTTATAGGAGCCCCATCGGCCCAATGTCAAAGGCGCCGACCCTTCTCGTGGCGGGAAGCCTCCGCCTGGGGGCGGAAGGGACTCCGTCGGACGAGATCCCGATAAACTACATAACTAGCTGGCTTCGGCAACGGATGCCTGAGTTTGGCAGCCATGCGGCCACACTGGCCAACCGCATCCTCGTCGTCCGCGCGGAGACAGGGAGCGGGAAGTCGACGACGCTCCCCGTTGCAATATTCCGCATCCTCCGCAACGAACAGACGCAGACAAACCTGAGCTACAGCGGGCCCGGCGTCATCTGCACACAGCCGCGAGTTCTTACGGCAATCACGCTGGCGAACGACGTCTCGTCGCGGCCGTGGAACCCTGACATGATTCTCGGCGAAACAGTGGGCTACCAGACCGGGCCTGTGAGTAACAAACCCCCGGCCGGCCTCTTGTACGCAACGGCCGGCGTCCTTGCGGCCCAGTTGCGAAACCAAGAGGATCCCGAGATAATGGGGCGGTACCGGTTCATTCTCATCGATGAGGCGCACGAGCGTGCGATAGACAGCGACATGACGCTGATGTTGCTGCGAAACTTCTACCAGCGGAACACCGGCAACAAGCAACTCCCCTTCCTTCTGCTGACGAGCGCCACCTTTGCCACGCGGCGCTACGCCGAATATTTTGGCGTCGGAGTCGAGAACATCGTCGAGGTAATCGGCCGCGCCTACCCAATAGAGACCCACTGGCCGGCGCAGGGGACAAACGACTACCCCACCGAGGCGGCCGCCGTTGCAGTGAAGATCCATGAAGACCACTCCGACGACCGCCCCGAGCGGGCCGACATCCTCATATTCATGCCGGGGGGGGGCGAGACGACCGCCGTCGCCGAGGCCCTCAACAAGGCTGTGGCCAACTATGGCAAGGGTGGGGGGCACCCCCCGTTTCTTGTCCTGATAATAAACCGCGAGGTCATCAACTCGCAGATGGGCGACTACCCTCTCGTGTTCGAAAAGCCCGAGCAGCTGCCCCTGGTCAATGGGGTCCGCCCCGCTCGGCGGATCATAGTCTCGACGGTCGTCGCCGAGACGGGCCTCACAATCGACACGCTGCGCTACGTGATTGACTGCGGCTGGAGCCGGACAAAGGAGGTCTACCAGCCCTGGGGGGCCTCGGGGCTTCTCACACGGCCCGCGCCTCGGAGCCGCATCGAGCAGCGCAAGGGGCGCGCGGGCCGCCTGTTTCCCGGAGACTTCTACCCGCTTTACACAAAAAACGTCTACGAGGCGCTTGAGGGCCAACAGCTGCCCGAAATCATTTCCTCGGGAGTTGAAGAAATCTACCTCGCCGTCATTCGTGAGCAGCAGCGGCAAAAGCTGCGCACCGGCAAGCCGCCCGAGTTCCGGGTCGAGGACATGACACTCCTCGACCCGCCGCCGCCAGAAGCGTTCCTTGCAGCAAACGCAACGGCCGTTGCGCTCGGGTTTGTTTCGGCGCGGGCCCCCCTGCCGAGAAAATCCTGGCCCCCCACCGAACTGGTGAAAACAGTCCTGGCGGAGCCGGTTGAGGAGCCCCTGGCCCTTGCCCGGGGGTATGGCCTGACATCGATCGGCCACATCGCCGCGATGTTCACGCGGACGCCAATGGAGGGCGTGCGCGTGCTCCTTGCAGGGTATATATGGGGCGCCGCCGCGTCCGACCTCATCACGGCCGTTGCGATGTTTGGGACGCCGCTTACCGACCTTTTGGTGGGCCACGGGCGCCCAAAAAAAGGGGCCCCTCCTGGTGCGCTGCCGCCGGGGGCCGAGGCCCTCCGCGCCGCGCTGCCGCCGTTCCTCGTCCTGCGGACGGGCGGGAGCGTGACGGGAGTGCTGCCCCCGGCAGAGAGCGAAGCCTTTTACTTCCGATCTCGGATACTCCTTGCGGACGACTTTGCGGAGGCCATTCTTATATTTGACGCATTTGCTCGCCGGATTGATGCCTCGCAGGGCGACATCGCCGCGGTCGCCGGCTGGTGCGCCGAAGTCGACCTCGATTTTGAGGCGATGCTGGACGCCGCGCGCAGGCGTGAAAGCATAATCGAAGAAATGATGGTCGCCGGCCTCAACCCGTTCCGCGCGGCGGACAAGCAGCTGACCGCACTCCCGGCCAATAGATTCACCGAGGGGGTCTGCGCCCTAAAAAAGTGCCTCTACGCCGGCCTCGGCGCCCGCCTCCTTCGGTGGGACGCCGACCATCCTGAAGGGGCGACCTACGTCTCAATGCAGGGGCTTCGCGTGCAGACGCCCGACCTCTTCACGGACGCAATGGCCTCGCGGCTGAAGGCGCTCCATGTCACACGGGGGCCCACCGATGCGCTGCGCCCACACTGGATCCTGACCGACCAAATTCGGCTAATGCCGGCGCCCAAGCGGGCAGAGGACGTGGGCTACCCCTTACTCTACGTCGCCACCACAAATCTAGTTTCTGTCCTCGACGGGTACGTCGACCCTGACCCCGAGTTTGGTGCCGCAAGGACATTTGCACCAACTAACTGACGGGCCAAAATATATGCCACTGAACAAATAGGCCGGGCGCCTGCCACGGATGGTGGAGACAGCAGGCCAGCACCCCCTTCCCGTGCCGGTAATTCCCACGCGAGGCGGCACATTCGACCGCTTTCTGCGACTCCACTCTTTCGAGCTCTTAATATTTGTCATCCTGTTTGTCCTTCTCGCCCTCTGCCTCGCCGCAGTCCCCCTAATTTCAGAGAGCTCCCAGGAAAAGGCGGCGCGGGACATCCTCTAAAAGCGCCGGTGTTTGCGCGCCTGAATATAAGGCCGCCCGATGGTAATAACGACAAAGTACGGCCCGGCCGAGAACAGTGTCATGGACGTGGGCACTGCCGCTGGACAAATTGAAGTTTATACGCACGTCGTGCGCGCGGCGCTTGAGGCCCGCAATGGTATTCTCCATGCCCCTGTGCTCCTTCTCAGTGATGAACAACTGAGTGGCCTCTTTGCGCCGCGGCAGATGGCGGTGCTCGTCAAGCGCCCACTCGCGCGGCCTGGGGCCCACGCCTGACGGCGCGCTTTTGTTTTTGCACCAACCGCGGGCCTACTCGAACACATCATCAAGGGTGAAGGGGTCCGCGGGCCCGGCCCGCGGGTCTCCGAGAGACCCTGTCTCCAGCAGGGCCATAATTTCTGCGTCCTGTAGCAGCATTTCACTGCCGCGGGCGGCCTTGGGCGCGCGGCGCTCAGCGCCGATAACGGCTGCATCATCGTGAATGAAATAATAGTCGCTGTCGTCGTTGAGCGCGTCGTTGGCAGGGTGCGTGGGCGCGGGCGCGGGCGCGTGCGCGGGCGACGGCGGCAGGGCGCGGGACTCCCACCAGCGCCGCCCATCACGGCGGCCGGAGGCGGTGCTGCGGGTGTCGGCAGCAAGGGCAACGTCGTGCTGCCACTCGTCGGGAGACCGCACGCCGCGGCGCTCGGCATCAACAAGCAACTCTTCGCCGGGGCGAAGGGTCATCTCGTCAACGGTGAGTACACGGCAGCCGCGGAGGACGAGCGTGCGGTTAGCAGCAGGGCGGAGGTGTTTGCCGACGGCAGAAGACTCAATCTCTTTGATGATCTCTCCGGCGACGTGGCGCTTGCGCTCAATGTTCGCCGAGTACCACTCGGTGTAGTACCCGCCAAGGATGCCAAGGGGGTACTCGGCGGCGCAGTCGGGCGACAGGACGATCGACTGGCTGACCCAGCGGTGGAGCGCGTCCTGCCCGATGCGGAAGAGCTCTGACTCCTTTTCAATCGTGGGCGATTGGACGTTCTTGAGCTCGCCACCGTGCTCAACCTGGAGGCGCTCGTAGTAATGGACAAGGATGCTGAGGAAGGCGGACTGGAACTGGGGGTCGGTCGGGTACTGGCGGACAAACCGCTGGTCCTCTTTTTTCTCGAAAGGGCTATTCAGGTCGGGGTTTTTGCGGAACTTCGCTTTCGACGTGTAGTGGCGAAGGCGGCGCCAGGTGCCGTGGTCGGTGGTGTTAACGATGAAGCTGTACTGCGAGGCGGCAACAACATTGGCCTTCATCGTGAAGGTTTCTTGCTTGCAGTTGAGGTCGCGCCCCGAGACCTCGCCAGCGTTAATCATCTCTTTCATGCGGGCAACGTTGAGCGTCTGCGCCTTGTTCGACTCTTCGCTGTAAGCGTAGTTGAGGTACTTGAACTTCATCATTGCGCTGTTGGGGCGGTCGGCGTCCTCGCGCTCGCTGCACATCAGCTGGATGTTAAACTTGTCCGCGTAAGGGCCGAGAGCTTTTGCGACCCAGCGAAGGAAGGAGGTCTTGCCGTTCTGGCCGCCGCCCTCCCACAGAAGCATGAGGCCCTCCTTTGGGTCGCCGCTGAGCCCCTGCGCCGCGTGGTAGAGGATCCAGTCGCGGGCGTCAGGCTCAACGATGATATCGGCAATCGCGTCAAGGACGAGCTGCTGCCAGGGGTCGGGCCGGCTGGGGTTGAACTGGACGTAGGCGACCGGCGAGAAACGGCTGATGGGGTATTCGTGGAAGTGGTCGATGAGGGTGCACTGGGGGCCAAGCTTTAAGACGCCGTTGAGGGTGCCGAAGAGGAAGGGGATGCGGTCGAGCTGCTCGACGAAGCCGCGGCGGCGGAAGAGGTAGTTCGCCTGCCGGATGACCCCGTTCTTGAAGGTGTCGTTATAAAGATTGAGCTTTGACCCGGCGAAGGTCTTGCCGAGGCCTTTGTAGTACTTCCCCTGGTCCTCGTCGGCAGCGCCGACGCGCTTTTCCTCGATGTGCTCGCCGATCTGGTCGAGCACGCGGGCGAGCTTCTCGCTCATGTAGATGTGGACGTCGTCGGGCTCGACCTCCTTGCGCCACTTCCACACCTCGCCGGGCTTCTGCGCCTGGCCCGGGAGGACAAACTCAAACCAGCAGTAGGTCTGGGTGCCGCGGGTGCCGACGTCAATGTCGACGCAGAACTTTGCGCCGAGCATCGCTTCAAGGATCTTCGCAAACATGTAGTGCTGCAGCTTGCCCCCGTAGTCGTAGACGTAGCCGGTGAGCATCGTGAAGTAGGATCGCTCCATGACCTCGGCGTAGCGGGCCGAGTCGTAAGTGCGGGCCCAGTAGGATATCGAGCGGAGGGTGAGGGGTCGGTCGCCGCCGCCGCGGCGGGCGACGGCATCGTCCCACAGTGTGTCGAGCGCGGCGAGGCCGCCGTCGGTCCACTTACCGGGGCACTTGTGGCTGAACCAGACGGCAAGCGGCTTGTACTGCTCGCTGGTGTTCGCCAGCGCGAAGATGACATCGCGCCATTTCCCGCGGTCGGTATAGTACTCGGGGCCCAGCAAGTCGAGCAGCGCGTGGAGGTGGCGCGCCTCGGCGTTGTGCAGCGTGAGGGTCGAGAGCGTGTGCTCGGCGAGGAGGAGCTCCTCGACGGGAACGACCCCCCCCGCTGAGCGGTCACCCCAGTCCTGGGCCTTAGCGAGGGACTCGGGCCGGGCCTCGAACTCAAGCATCCGCACCAGCGGTGCGCGGCCGTCCTCACCGCTATAGTCCGCCTCGATGCAGAGGCTGAGCTCGGCGACAAGGTTGTACCCTGAAAGTTCCGCGGGGCCGAGCTTCTTGATGACCGGCGGTGGCGTCCAGCCGGCGCCACAGCCGAGGTCAATCGTGACCTCGAGCGCGGCGCCGAGGACGTAAGGGGTACCGCCGCGCTTGCAACTGCCGAAGAAAAGGACGGGCACGCTTGCGCTGTTCTGGTCGAGGCACTCCGCCGGGTCACCGACAACGCCGAGTTCCTGGAGCGTTGCGGCAACGCCCGGGTCTGCCCGGAACTGTCGCATAAACCACTTCTTGTACGCGCGCCCCATTTTTATGCCGGGCACGAGGACGTGGAATCCATACTTGTAGACGGGGGCGCCGCCATTGTCTGCGCGCCCGGCCTCATTGACAATGGGCACCGCCTCGCGTTTAATTATAAAGAATATATGGATCCGAAACTCCAGAGGTTTTTTACCGCCCGTGGGTGGCAGTTGGCTGGCAAAGTCAATGTCGCCCTGGAGGGCCGCGACAAGCCCCCCGGCAATACGGTAGTAATGGCGATCGGTGAGCACGGGGCGGCGGTCGGTGAGGACTATGTCATAATCAATCATGAAGCCGCTGCGGGGCAGCGCGGCGCTCCCCTGGCGCTCAGAGATGTGCGCCGTCGACCCTTCAAGGCGGCAGGCCTCGAGGTGGTGAAAGAGCTGGCAAATGTGCTCGGGCCCGAGGGCGTAGGTTACGCGCTCGCCCTGGTCAATGATGTTGGTGCGGTCGTCGCCCTTCTGCGTAGTGAAGGCGTGGATGCCCTCACGGATAAAGTTGTTGAGCCCCCGGGCCCCCCCGCAGCGTTTTCGCTGCGAAGCCTCGTCAATGGACGCCCACGCCAGGGCGTCGGTTTCGGCCGGGGACGGGCCCAGCGTGTGGAAGTTGCGCGGGGCGGCGTCCATCTCTGCTGGGCCGTTGCGGCATGTAGAGATGCCGCCATCGCCGGGCCCCGCGCCAGCCACGCTCCGAGCGTCTTGAAGGACAGGGCAAGTTGGGTCCAAAACCGCCGTCTGTTTTCGCTCCATCGCCCGGGACGGGCTGTATAGGAATGTTCGAGAAACCTCCAACTTGTTTTAATTTACGTAAAAGTGCTAAAAAGGGCGACCACGCCCATCTTCGTGCGTCGCCGCGCCAATCTTTGTACGCCGGCCACAACATCACATTTTTTTTATTGCTGAGGCGTCTTTGAGCAGGCGCGCCGGGCTGAGGCCCCCAATGGGGGTCGGGCCAGTTATGGGGCCCGCGCGCTGCCCATCGACGGCCAGGGCAGCAGTGTTGTAAGCGATGGTGCGAGAACCGCGGCCAAAGCCTTCGCCAAGCCGAATCTCCGTGACTTCAACCGACCGGCCGGTCTCGAACAGGAGGGTGTGGCTCGGGCACGCCGCAAGCCCGAACCGGGCAAGGCAGGCGCGCCATTCGCCGTCGTCAGGAGTTTTGTGCCAGCGGTAGAACCAGGCAACAACGCGGCGTGATCGCTCGTCGGCGGCGCCGACCACGAAAGTCTGCGGGCCGCGCGGGGGGGTGCCGTGGGCCGAAATCGGCAGCCGGCTACGGCCGAGAGGGTCCCAGCGGACCGTAAATGTCGCGCTCAGCGCGCGGCCGATGTCGACATAGAAAGCCAGCACCCAACCCAATGCATCGAGGGCGGCAAGCCGGACACACCAGAAGAACGTCGTAAATATATTGTGCCAACACTGCCTAATGAACCCCCTCATCCCGGCACCGAGGTACCTGAGGTACCTTATGCGGGCGGGCCAACGGTTTGGGTTCGGTGCCTAAATTCAACAGGGCGCCCAGTATTTGAACCCCCTTTGTCCTGTAAATATACAGCTGCCGCTATGAGCGACGACGAGGGGGGGGACTATGGGGACTATGAGGACCTTGGAGTGGGCGAAGAAGACCCCGTGGACGACGAAGGGCTTGCTGATGTTGCCGATCCCGAAATCGAGGTTGACGCCGTGGATGACGAAGAAGCAGAAATCGGACTCGAAGAAGACGCGGCGGGGACCGACGAAGACGAAGAGGATGATGAAGCGGGCGACGAGGACGCCGACCCAATCGAGCCGGTCCCGCAGAAGGCGCGCCCCGAACGCCAAAAAGTCGACCCAATCCTACGAATAAGCAACAAGCATCGTTTCATCCATGTCGTCCCGCCGGAAGACCGCGTGACAGACCACCGGCTCCAGAAGCCTGAAGCCGCGTATATCATCGGGATGCGCGCCCAGCAGATTGCATTATACGCGACGCGTTACACGGAGGGGGCTTCGCTCCATGACCCGGTCATGCTCGCGTACAAAGAACTTTTGGATCGCCGCTGCCCGTTTATCTTGCGACGGCCCGTTGGCACGGGGCCGAACGGCGAGCTCCTCATCGAGGAGTGGACCGTGCGGGAGATGACTCTCCCGCCGCTTACGGCGCCGGTGCCCCTTGGAGGGGGGCCCACCGCGCCAGGGCCGCAGGCAGCCGCCCCCAAGCGCTAAAACGTCCATCACGGCTAAATAGAGGGCCCATTTTTCTCTCATACGGTGCGTTGGCCCCAGACAATGGAGGCCGCGGTGTGCGCCCCCGGCACGCGCAAGACAAAGAAGCCGCGCCCCCCCAGCACGCGCGCCCATTTTGTACCACCGCCGCCCCCCGATTTGTTTGCGTGGGTCGGGGGACGGTGGCGTATGCAGCTCGCCACTCTGGTTGGAACCCTAGCGACCCCCCCCCAGCTGCGCGCAATCCTCGCCGCCGGCGACATTAAAGAATTGGGCGCCGACGTCTCTCTCGAGACAATACCCGATGACCTCCTCGTGACCGCGGCAATGTCGGGCGCGACAACCAGCATGGCCCTTCTCGACATTCTTGACGGCCCCTGCTTTGCCCATGCCTCCTGCCTCTGCTGTTACACAGCTCACTCGGCCGCGCGGGCACGCGAGGCCGCCGGGGTACTGCAAGTGTTTCGCCGGTACTTTGACCCCGACAGCTACGTGCAGTCAAGGGCATACGCCCGTGTCGTGGCGGCGATGTCGCGCGACCTGCGGCCAGAGGAGGCCGCCGAGGTGAAAGACCACGTTGCCCGGCTCAACACCACACCGGACACGATCCGCGAAATCAACGGGGGCGGGCTCTGTGTTGTGCTCCCCCCGTGCCAGCCGGGCGTCCTGTGGGTCTACTCGACCCCCGAGGGGCGCCGACTCCTGCGCCACCTTGCACGAAAGGGGGGCAGCCCCGTGAAGGTTACGGTCGCGTCGTCCGACCCCAGGATGGCCCCGCGGTTTCGCTTCCGAATGTACGCAGCCTCCCTCGTCCCCGGGGCGGGCCGCGTCGGCACCTCGGCGCTGCTCGACATGGCGCTTGCCTGGGTCCGCGGCCGACGTTAAAAAGGCGTCGTTTGTTTACGTGGGTCAATATTTTTACGTAATTGTCCTGCGCGGGCTGGTCCGCTCACAACGACAGGGCCAAAAAAGAGCCGCGCCAACCGGTGCGTGCTAACGTGGGAGGGGGTGGCTGTCGTCGAGACCCGCCCGCTGGTAGCACGCCTTAAAGCAGAAATGGTGGTACTCGTCGAGCTGGCGCGTGAAACGTTCAACGGTGTTTTTGCGGATACGGTCTTGGCAGAACTCTTGGAGCCCCATCGGTTTCGGGATGAGCTCGTGGTCCTTGCAGCGCCGCAGGACGACAAAGGTCGCCCCGGCAACTTTGCTGCGAAGAATCGAGCTTGTGCCGATGTTGTTGGCAATCGCCGTCTGGACGACGTCGAACACGGCTTCGTGGAGGCCGGCGTAGGCGTCGCCCTCGAGGCCGAGGTGGGCAAAGAGGGTTATGATTTCGGGGCGGCAAGGGTCAACGTTGATGTCGACGCCCATCTTCCCGTCGGCGACGAGGGCCCGGACAAAGTTTGCGCCGCGGGCAATGCCCTTGTTTGGGAGCTGCATGAAGGCGGCAATCTCTGGCTTGCTGGGCGAGAAGCCAATCTCGAGGCACGCGTGGTAGAAACAGGCCGCCATGATATTTTTTTTGTTCTGGGACCTTTTCACGCACTGGCGTTGGACCTCGTTGTAGAAGTGGGAGGCGAGCTTGCAGGCGTCGAGGGGGAGCGCGCGCCCGCCGGCCTCAATAAAGAGGGCCCGGTAGGCGCAGTACTCTTCGTAGATCTGTTTCTTTTGATTCGCCGCCGTGTTGCCCATGCCGCTGCGGTGCAGGTCGGGCTGGAGCTGGTTGCTGTTCGGGCCGACGATTCGCAGCTGCACCGTGTTCGGGGCCGTGCGCGGCGCATCATCGTCTTCGGGTTCGGCAGAATCGCCTTCAAAGACAAGCCCGCAGTTCTCGCACACATATTCGAGGCCGTTTGTGGCTCGGTACATTTGCGATCCGCACTGGGCGCAGTCGTTGCATGCATAAGCCTCATCGCCCGCATACGCCTCATCGCCCCCCTCCTCGGGCCCACTGGATTGCTGCTGAACGCCCAGCGGGGCAAACACCACATTGCAGGCGAGCCCGCTCGCCGCAAGCGCGGCGGCGACGCCGCCGGACCATGCCAGGGATCCAAAGGGGTCGTCGGGGCTGCCCGTGGGCCATGCCATGACCCCAAAGGGGTCCGCCAGGAGCCCAAAGGGGTCATCGAGGCCGGCGGGGGGGGCACTGAGGCAGTGCTGCTGCACGAGTGCGCCCACCGCAGCAAACTTCTCTGTGCCCCTGCGGGCGGGCCGTTTGGCCGGTACTGGGCTCGGTCCGAAATCGGCCATGCGGGCAATTTGGATAGAGATTGGTACAATAAGCAGGTGGCGTGCTTTTAACCCCCAGTAGTGCCCGATATCTCGATATCGTTTATTCTCTAATTAGAGGTCTCAATTATAATAAATGCCCGTATACGTGAATGTCCGCGACAAACGGTGGAAGTCGGTTGCGTGCCGCCCGGGGCGCACATCCGACCGTTGCCCTGGCGGGGGGGGCTGTCGCCCTTGGCAGCTGGGTTGCCGCACGGTCAAAAGAGTTTGAGGTTGTCGCCCAGCGGCGTGACGCCGACGGGCCGATGGTTGACCGCGCGCTTGAAATCGTGCGGAATTTTATAGCGACCCGCAACCTCATCATATTTGGTGGACTCGCCATTGACTACGCCCTCCGCCTTAAAGGGAGCCGTATCTACCCCGACGACCAGCGGCCCGACTTTGACTTCATTTCGACACGGAGCGTCGATGATGCCTATGACCTTGCCGACCTTCTCCAGGCCGCCGGGTTTGAGGGCGTAGGCGCAATTCGCGGAATCCACGTCCAGACAATGAAGGTCCGCACTGATTTCGTCTGGGTCGCTGACATCGGCTATGCGCCGCCCGACGTTTTCGCTAATATTCCCACCTTTGACTACCAAGGGCTGCGCGTGATTCACCCTGATTACCAGCGGATGGACATCCACCTCGCGTTCTGCTTCCCCTTTAACGGCCCGCCGAGGGAGGACGTCTTCCACCGCTGGCGCAAAGACCTCAACCGGTTCAACCTCTTCGAAGAGCACTACCCAATTGCGGCCGACCCGGCCAACGACCGGGGCCCTGCTCCGGTTATTAAGGGGCGACTGGCCGTTCCAGTTGTCGGCCGGGGGGGCGATCTAAAAGTGGCCCTCCACGGGTTTGCGGCGTACGCCGTGGTTCGTTCGGCGCTTGATGAGCTCGCGGCCTCGCTCGGCCGCCCTCTGCCCGAAGTTGCTGCGCCCCGTCTTGCGGTGACCTTTCCGGACAACTACACGGTCACCATTGAGTCGCCCGCTGGTGACACGGTTGTCTTTGCGTCTCCATGGCCGACGGAGGTGCTCACCGGCGCCGACCGGTTCAGTCCTTACATGGACATATATCCTGAGTCGTACCGCGCCGGGAGCATTGTTGTCCTGTCAACAAAAGGCCGGCAGCTTGCTGCGTCTCTTGTTCGCATCGAACAGCCCGCTGAACAGCCCGCTGAACAGCGTCAAGCATTTGTCGTGACGCCTCAGTACTTAATGCTGTGGTTCCTCTTTGAGGCCCAGCGCGCTGATGACGCCTCACGGCATACCTTTCGAGCTTTCTACGCACATACGCTTGAAATCATTCACGCCGCGGAGAGTGTCTATGCCGATCTGCTCGAGACCGCCGACTCCCCGGCGGGCCGCACGGCAGTAATGGACAGCTTTGCGGCAAGCCCCTTCGCGCCAATGTTAACAACTATTGGCGCGTTTAACCATGATGCCGCATACACGATTAAGATGGCACGTATTGCACAAAAACTGCGGGACACGCCGCCCGCCGTGCTCAATCTTGACGCCAATATTGCTGACCTCCTTGTGGGCCTCCCCGCCGACTATTACCCTGCGACGTCAAAACAGCGCCCTCCAACTTTCGTGTACGAAAATAGCCCCCTCTTCCGCCGGTCCGGGCAGAAAAGTGGATCGGCCCTATAGGACTTGCTCGACTTGCTCGACTTGCTGCCCTTTCCAACCACTGTGTTTTACAAAAGTAGGTATATATTATCAAAGGCCATGCTGGATGATGAAAGGATGCTCCCAAATAGTTGGCAGTCTGGCGAAAAGCCAGTCGTGTCTGTAATTCGGACACCGATAAACCGGCGACTGTTAACGGATTATTCAAACCCGACATTCATTACAGGCGGCGGGGACCAAGCGTCATCGTGGGTTGTCACGATTGCTCTCCTTATTGCACTTACAACCCTGATAATTTTCTTGGTTCTCCGCGGTGGCCGCCACAGCTGTCGAGGCCGGCACGGCCACAAGAAAGACAATTTCTGTTGCTAACAAGATGCGCCAGGCCTGCTCAGTTGCTGCTCCCTGGCTGCAGCCCGCACCCGCTGCTCCAGTTTGCCCAGCAGATTTCGTCAGCATATATGCGCTGGTACTCTTCGTAAGGGACAAACGCTTTGCCAAGGCGATAGTTGACCGTGTTGTGGAAATTCCACACCCATCCTTCGAGGGCGTGGGCCGACGCGAGGTTGGGGGGGTTCTGGAGGACGAACCGAGTCGAATGCTCACGGCACTCCCTGCAGGGAAGGTGGGTTACAAAATCCCAAATGCGGCGAAGAGCGGTGCGAGCATCCACCGGCGTTGGGCTCAATGGGTAGTTAATGGCGGTCACATGGAGCCAGTTCCACCCCCTTGGACCCCACTCTTTTTTTGGGAGGTTGGGCCATGCCCAACCCTCCTGCTCAATGTTCATCAACACTTCAGCTTATATATGTCATGAAAAGATTTGAGGCCCCCTCCGGGGTGGCGCGCCCGGCTTGCCGGGGAAAAAAGATGCGAACAAGATAAGGCTGCGCGGCCACATCGCAGGAAAATGACAACGGTTACTACCAAATGTGACATTATTCGTGACCTGGCAACCGCCACCGGATGTAGTGGGTTATGCACGGGGGGTACCGGTACCAGTACCAGCTCTGCATGCTCCAGCAATGAGCAACTAAAAGCAGCCTGCGATGTTGCGCCGTTAGCAAATATGCGGATGGCGCTCTTTGCTGACCAGTACTCCCCGGCCAACCTGTTTGAAACTGCCGACAATAAAAGTGATCGAATTGCAAGAATGAAGAATTTTGCGACAGGCATTCGCGACATAGAATCAAAACTCATCAAGGCGTACCCTAATGCCGCCCCCAAAGCGACAGAAATTAGCTGGCCTGACGTCGAGCGCTGCCTCTGGAATAAGTCGGGCGCCCCGGGGGGGGGTAACAAAAACACCTATTTCCGGCGCAATGATTTAAATCTGATGGGGCTCAAGCCCACCCACCCAATTGGGCATAAATTTGCGGAAAATTCAATCTGGAAGACTACTCAGCGACCAAGCCCGCTACCAACCACCATCGATTACTTTATGAACCCTGACTTATTTGTAATTATCATGTTTGCTTTCCTCGTCGTCATTCTTGCCGGACTCCTTTGGTTGGCTCAAAAAAGCGCAAAGAATGCGCCACGAATTTCCCGGGAGAAACGTGATGCAGAACTGCAGAAGCTCGAAAAAACTGACCCCTACAAAGACTCAGCTTTCGCGTCTTACGACCCCACGGCAAAATGCCGGTCCTGGATTGAGTCAATGGAACAGCAGGGCTACTCGATGGAGAACTACAGACAGCAGTGCGGCCTGCCGCCGGCAGAGCCTGCCCAATAGTGTGAGGTTTATTTTGGCAACCCAGCATCGGTGCTGCCCACAACGGTGCTGCCCACAACGGTGCTGCCCACAACGGTGCTGCCCACAACGGTGCTGCCGCCTACAACGGTGCCACCCACAGCATCGCTGCCGCCCTCAAAAGAACATTTACACCTATAGATAACCATTTCAGCGTCGCCGACACGAATTTGGACCATGTAGTCGAGGCCGCAGGCGGGGCAGAGACGTCCGACAAGCTGGTTAACCCTGTCATAGGGGGCTTTTGCAATCAGGCAGCTGTACATTTCGGCCGTCTCGCCGGCGCCGAGTACTCCGCCACCGACGCGGGCGTCACTGGCGTCGCCCTTTTCTTCTGTGCCGCAGGGGCACCGGAAATTGACCGATCCCGAGGATGGGTCACGAATCATGACCAGGCCACATATTGGACAGAAGCGCATCACGCCGGTCTTGTATGACAAGGGGCCGCCCCTATTCAATTTACTAGGTTTGAATTTGGCTGAATTGTGCATGATACAACGGCCATGTCGGCAATTACAATTACATTTGGGGACTGCGCCGAAAACAATGTTGGTATGCAGAAGATTGGCAAACCGGCAAGACCTGGATTGGGATTTTCTTATGAAGACCTCGCCGCCGCCGCGGCGCGCTTTGAGGCCGCAGGCTGCCACTGCGAGCTTGTTGACCTTATATTGGCTGGCGGCGTCGGGGGTGAAGGCCCCGATCCGGGGTATGTCCTTGTGGTGCGGGCGGGCATCAAAGCCCTCCTGGGCGACCCGGGCGCCGCAGATGCAATGCGTGACGAGCAGCGGGCGTTTCCTGCGGACACAAAAGCGCTTTTCCGTGGCGTGGTGAAGAACAAGCTTGCCCGTCACAACCTCTGCTTTGCAGACGAGGGTCAGGAACCCGACTATGCGGCAGGGCGCGGCCGGGTTGTGGCGTTTAGCGACGCCCCCTACACCGCCGCTGCGCGCAAGGCTCTCTGCAGCTTCTTTGGGGCAAAAGCCGAAGGCCTTTTTGCCGAGGGGAACTACTACTACCGGCCCGCCGCGTGTGGCATCGGATTCCATGGTGATGGCGAGCGCCGCAAAGTCATCGCGCTTCGCCTCGGCGTGGCGGCCCCCCTCCACTATCAGTGGTTTCTCCGCAGCCAGCCGGTGGGTTTCCGGGTCATATTTAACCTAAACCATGGCGACCTTTACGCGATGTCGGAGAAGGCCGTTGGCCACGACTGGAAGCGCTCATCAATCTTGACCCTCCGCCACGCCGCCGGCTCGCAAAAATACCTGACAGTTGTAGGGCACCCCATGCGGACTGCGCCCGCGGAACCGCCCGCGGAACCGCCCGCGGAACCGCCCGCGGAACCGCCCGCGGAACCGCCCGCGGAACCGCCCGCGGAACCGCCCATAATTAATGATGCGGACCTCAGCGACCTGCTTGCCGAGGTCCTCGGCGACGAACCTAATGAGTGACGCAAAAAATGCGGCCACGGGCCGTTCTACTCGTCAATCCACGAGCTCGCAGTCGAGATGGGCTTACCGTCAAGTTTTTCCTGCTGGGCGCGGATCTGCTCGGCGATGACCTCGACGCGGGCGCCAGGGCGGAGGGCCTCCAAGAACGGCTCCACGCCGCGCTCAAACAGGTCGGTCAACTTGTGCTCGCCGAGGTGGCGCTCAATTTCATCGAGACGCGCCCAGGGCGGATATTTTGCGTAGTCGGACCCGCTGTAGCGAAGCTCGTTGTTGTAATTGTAGGCATCGACGAGCTGGGCCGTGCGGACGCGGGCTGGCTCGCGGACGGCCCAGCGGGGAAAGAGCCACTCGCCAAAGATCCGCTCTAAGATGGTCGCGCCGGGAAAGTCTGGCGACTTCATCTCTTGCCGTGCGCCGGCTGACTCGGCAAGGACATGGAGGCCTGTTATCAGCAGCTCGCGGCCGGCATCTTCGAGTCGAAGGGCAAGCTCCCCGGCGGTCCGGGTTATTTTGAAAGGGCGGATCTCGTCATCGTGGGGGGCGGACTCTTCGGCCAGCATAGCCCCGATGCTTGCGCCAATCGCAATGAAGTCAACCGCGCAGAGGACCGGGAATACAGCCTCAAAGTTTGCAAGAACAGCGGATTTTATTGTGTTCTGGTGGCCCGCAACGTACTCGGGCGCATATCGGTGGAGCGTTCGCATCACTCGGTTGACCTGGTCGCGGTAGAAGTTTGTCGCGTACTGCGGTGAACGGCCCTCCTCGAGGCGAGAACGAAAGGCCGGCCCGAGGATGCAGCGGCTGTAATCAATAATGCAGGCGCTGTCGCCCGCGGCGGGAAATATGTAGGTATCAGCTTCGCCGCGGGGACCCGCGACGTACGCAACAACCGGGTCTTCGTAGAATGACGGCTCGTCGGGGAACTCGCCCACACCCCACGGATAAAAGGTCATGTTATTGCCATGAAGGTCCGTGTGGGCCACGCCAGCCTTGGTGTGGAGGCAGTGGGCGGCGTAGGCGAGCTCAAAGAGGTGGCGCGCCGCGGTGTCGGGGTTGGCAAAAGAGTTGATAGCGGAGTTTCTCTGCACCGGCGCGTGTCGCACATAGCCTGCGTGCGAGCGCATTGCCCAGCCAACATGTTCCATTGTGTGCATGAGGGCGATGGGCGACATGAGTAAGAAACTCTGCGCATACTCAATGGTCTCGTATACGTGCGCATCGAGCTCCTCGGTGTAGTAGTTCTGCTTAGCAGTGCTGATTTGGCGGCGGGCCTCGCGGAGAGAGTGTGCTGCGCTTGCTAAGGCATGCCCACGAGCATACCTCTCTCCCATTGCTGCGTTTTCAAAGAGAGCCGAGTCGGCACCTTCGATGTAGGTCCACTGGTTATAGATTGCGAAACTAGGGGAAATATAATTGATGACAAGGTCACTGACTAGACGGGCGACGGCGAGCTCGCGCCAGGTGGCAAGATTGTAATCGAGGGCCTGCATCGCCTCGCGAGTGTGCATAGGGACAATCTTCTGGCCACACTGAACGCTATTGTTACCAATGATCCGATCGCCATTCATAAAAACCCTGAGCGCAAACACAACATGGAGCTTTGACAATAAGGGATGCATCTTTGAAATTTTTGCCATAAGCTGTGTGTACGCAGTAGTTGTGTGGATCATTAGCATATTATGCTGGGACTCCCAGAGATCTAGCGCAAGTGCGACTGTAAATGCCAGGACCGGGAGACGCATGTCGCATGCCAGAGTGATAAGTTGCTCAGCAGTCTCTTCAGGATAAGCAATCGACTTCAGCTCAAGAGAGCTACCGACCATTGCAAGGACGACCTCTTCATAAGGGGCGAGCTCGGCCGCAAACAGCTCATAGCTAGAAAGGAACACTGGCCCGCAGATGAATCGCTTGCGATATTCGCCGTCCCGTGAGTCAAATGTAGGCGAGACACAGATATACTCTGGTCCGTCAGCCTCCCGACCCCGGCGCCAATAGGCGTAACCAAAGTGGGCGCTTGTGCCACCGACAGTCGCGGCCATCGCCAGACAAGAATACCCATCGGGCCCAAGCGGATGCTTGAGCTTCAGCGTGAGAAAATTTGCCATGCGCTGTCGGCCCGTAAATGGGACAGGCGTTCTTTTTACTTCGCTCAGCACCGGAAAGTCCTCAATGAATTTTTTAAACTTTACACTCCCCTCATTTTTGGTGAGACCAACGTTTGTGACATACTGTGCACCAAACCACTCAGAAATATCGGCCCTTTTGTGGCTTGAGGATGACTCAGACATCTCAAGCTGTATAAGAATTGCGCAAACTGTTTCAGTTTTGCACCAGGAACGGCCCCATGCAAAGATCGTCAAAAATGAATAAGTATGTGATTGGATATATACTAAAAGACCACAACCTTGTGGTCATCACAGTACACAAAAATTTGCCTTATTAGTGGGAATGATCCTGATGACGATGTAGGTATTATATTGACTGGGCATTAACCGTGCCGCGTAAGCGGCGCCAGTTGGCTCAGGAGGGGGTTCTAACTTTAGGAACGGGATCACAGCGGGCCCATGCCGCATAGCGAGCAGTGTTGTCCGGGAAAAGGGGAAGTGACAAAGACATTGCGTCAAGATCAACCAACCCATATGCCCGGCAATACAGGGTTGTCGTCAAGGCCGCGTGGTATGCGCGACACCAGGCGACCGGCCGCCACTGGCGCGCCGGCGAGCACTTCCAAATGGTTGCTCTCATGCACATGTCATGAAATACTTTTGGTGTGTGTCTCAAAAAAGGTTTTAGCAGTGTCTCAGCGGGTTTTAGCAGTGTCTCAGCGGGTTTTAGCAGTGTCTCAGCGGGTTTTAGCAGTAAAATGGTACTAAGTGTGCCATTGTTTTTTTGTAGGCGGTATTGAAGATAGCAACGTTTTTTGTATCTCAATTTCTGGAGCGATGGCGCATGTGGACAAGAACCCTTTTGAGCTTGGGGGGCGCAATGAGGGGCCTGACCGGGTACAGGGTGGGCGCACCTGGTCGGCCGAGGAACAAGCCGAAAAACTCAACGGGTACCTTGAGGTCCCGCCCGATTGCTGGGACCAGATCCGGTATGGCACCCACGTGCGGTACTTTTCAAAGGCAGAAGGGTTCCGGCCTGGGGGCTTTGTCATGCGGAACCCGTTCGACACAAAACCAAATGGAGGCACTACCGAAAAACGGTTTATGAAGCTGCAGAATGGTTTTAACGACAAGGTGCGCGGTTACCAGCAGTGGGTTGTGGCCTATGAGGATGTTGCAAAGTTCTACATTAAGCCTGATGCGGCGGTGCTGGTGATGATGCAATCGCTTGAAGGTGCCGTGAAAGGCCTCAACGACAATATCCGGAAACTTGCCGAACACTTCAAAAAACTTGAAAGCCGTATTACGGCGCTTGAGGGCCGTATTACGACAACCGACCCCCGGCGGTAGTGGGCTTAAGTGTCGACCCAAATCCAGCCGTGGCGGCCGTGGTGATATTGCCACTCCCCTTTAGTGGGATGTCGGACAACGTAGGTATTGTGATTGGTGTCGTGGTCTTTGGTCATGCCCTGCCCCCCATAGAAAGTATGGCGGCGCATTTCTGATACTGACTTGGGCCACAGGTGTGGTCGCTCGAGCCGCGAGTTGTTGAGGCTCATGTGGAAGAGCCCGTCATTAAACTGGTCGTCAAATCCCTGATTTTCGCTCATGTCTGAGTGTTTAGCCCGCGACCTATACAGCTTGCGGAAACAAAGATGATGCAACAAAGCGGGCAACACAGCCGAGCATCAAACGCCAGAGCACCCCTGTGACGCCATGTAGTATATGTAAGGCGCCTGCTGGCTAATGTCTGGCGGCGCTCTTTTTGTGGGGCAGGCTGACCCACTTGCGGGGGCTTGGGCATCGTTGACCGCTTGGGCCGTTGCCTCGCAAACAGTGTAGGGCTCGCCGGTCGCAGGGTTTGTTGGCAACGCCCCGCTGTCAAGGTAGCTTTGCTGACGGCGAGTGAGCCACGCCGTGCACTCAAAGGTTGGTGCAATTTTTCCGGCGGAGTCGATTATCCCATTAAGGAGACGGCTGAGGAGCGAGACGCTCACAATGATAACGATAATAATAACAGTTATTGTTGATATGGCAAGGATTGAAACGTCTTTAACGGCCTTTGACGTCTCATTTTGGGGGATGGCTGCCTGTGGTTGTTGGGGGGTGGCTGCCTGTGGTTGTTGGGGGGTGGTTGCCCGCGGTTGTTGGGAGGTGGTTGCCCGCGGTTGTTGGGGGCTAGGCGACTGCATGGCTATGTGTGCGCGCAAACCGTCTGGCCTTCGTGCGGCCAAGTACTGGCCTATGGAGCCGCTACTCGCCCACTCTAATACCCCAAAAATACTTCAAGTGGTTTAGGACGACAACGGGTAAGAATCGCGCCCAATGGCGGCCTCAGATAGTGTCATGCGGTCGCCAGGGTCAAGCATCGCCGGGACGAGCGTGTCGCCAAGGCGGACGTAACCGGCCGCCTGAGGGCCATAGTAGAAAATGCGCCGCAGGAGGTCCCTGGCGCGCGCGTCGGGGATTGCGCGGGGGACGGCCACGCGCCAGCCGGCGACTCGGTGGTACTCGTATTCATAGAGGTCAATCGTGGGGGAGGCATAACGGGCAAAACCGATGGGGGTGTAGTGGCCCGGGATGCTGTGCAAGCGGGACTCATCTTCACGGGAGGGGGCGAGGCCGACATCAGAAACACGGCGGAGGGCCCCGCCCCATGCGGTGTCTCGGTGACCACCAGGGGTCATGGGCTCCATGCGTGCACGCCCTGCCCCTTTTGCCGAGGCGTAATGCATTGTGCGGGTGTCACGGTCAAGGCCAATTTCAGGCTCTTCGTCGGGGTCGCGCCACATCTGTGTTGACCCACGGCGACAGTATATAGCTGCGGGTATTTTTGGTGCAGGGGCAGCGGGCAAAAAAAACGCTATCTGTTGTTGCGGGCGTGGTCAAACAACTACCCGCCAACGTCATTGGGGTGTCCAAGGGCTTGACTGATGGGCGGCCGAGGCGCGGCCGAGGCGCGCAGCGCGCGCATGAAGAAGAATGCGTACTCGGGGTTGACAACGTAGTCTTTTATGATGCTTTTGGTGTCCTTGTGGAACGCGGTGAGTTTTTCGAACCGGCAAATGTGGTCGAGCAGCGCGCGAGCGACTTGGCCCGTCGGGGACTTGAGCGAGGGTTCACGGCTGGCCGGCGACATGGCGCGTTGGCGAATTGCGTGAATCACGAGGTGAAGAATATTGTTGACGAACTCTTCGTATACCTGGAAACGGGGGGTCCAGTCAGGACAGAACATTAGGAAGTCGTTGCGCTCGGTGGCCGTGAGGAATGCACGCATCGCGTTGTACTCGAGGCGGTCAGTGGCGACGAGACTGTCGCGGACTGATCGGGGGGCGCCCTCGTAGATAATTTTGCGAATCCGTTTAAGCAGGGGCGTATCAATGAGGATGTTGGAGTGTTCCTTTGTAACCCCCCGCGCCGAGGCGCGGGCGCGCAAGATGTACCCGTAGTTTAGCTCGGCCGGAAGCTGTGGGTGGGCTGCGGCCACGAACTGTGCGGCGTAGGTTGCGGCTTGAGAGATCGCCGTACTGCCATTATTGCGAAGAATTTCCAGGGTAAGGGGCTTGCCCAGGAAGTTGTCGGCGTAGACGTACTGGTCCGGAATCACCGGCAGGCCATGGCCGTTGCCACTGAATACAACCTGCGGGATTGTTCCAGAGAGGTCAGTGCTCTGAATTTGCCACATTCGTTCTGGGTCGGACTTCATCGGATGGAAATTGTGATGGCGAAAGCCGATGGTGTAACACCGGCTGTGGTCAAGATTTGTGAAGTTGAGGCGAGTTGTGCCGTCGGCACGAGTTTCTAGAGACATTCCGGTTTGGGCCCCAAAGTCGGGGTACAAGCGCTGGGTGATGTCGTAGAAGATGGCGGCATAGGTAAGCTGGCCAAACCAGCGGAGCGAGGAAACGTCGTATCCATTGCTCGAAGCGAGGGCCCACGACGGGCCTTCAGTGGGATGGTCCCAGCAGTAAAGCGTGACAACGGTGCCGTCATCGACGCGGATGATGTCGTAACAATCTTCAGCGAGAAAGGTGTCAATTGCCTTTGATGTTGGCTGGTTGTTAAACGCGTTGGGTGGGACGGCAAGGGCGCGCCAGGTGCGCGCGTCGATGACGAGGCCATTACACTCGTAGTAAAGAGGGATGCGGAGTCCACGAGTGCCGCCGCGCTTGTCGCCGCTCAACACGAGGCGACCGACTGTCGCATTGTGGACCGTTGCGCTGCGGGAGACGCTCAGGCTGCTGTCGGGCGCAAATGGCTGACCAATCGCAAGTCGGTGAGTCCCATCACGATTACGGACGAAGGTTACAGGTACTGGCTTTGCATTCTTTTTTGATTTGCGAAGTGTACGCTCGGGCTCACTTGGCGGCACGCTTGGGGGCTCACTTGGCGGCACGCTTGGGGGCTCACTTGGCGGCACGGGATCGATCAGCGGCACGCTTGAGGGCTCACTCGGCGGCACGGGCTCGCTCAGCGGCACGGGCTCGCTCGGTGGCACGGGCTCGCTCGGCGGCCCTGAGTGAGGGTCGTGCTGGTCATGGCGCACGCGAATTCCACAACGCTCAACAACTTTGGTGATGTATTCGATAATTTCGCATTGTTCAACCCCTGCGGCACACATCTGCTGCGCCTCGAGGAGGAGCACTTCACGTGTCAGGGGGGCGACATGCGCGGGGTCTTCATTGGCCCGGTAAGCTGGACGGGGGCCAGCCGCAGAAATATATGCGCCATCTTGTGGAGGACGCAATTTTGCGGTTTGACTGCGTGATGTCATCGCGCAAACAAAGACGGACAACCCACAATGGATTGGATATTAGTGCCACCTTCAATTCTCTAGTTACTCGACCTGCCACGAGATGAGGACTTGCCGGGCGGCTCCACCCGGCCATCCTGATGAGGTGGCCGACGCAGTGCAATAAGCCTCTGAACGAATCCGGCTTCTCTTTGCGGACCTCTTATAGCGCGGACCTTAACCCAACGCACCATGGTATTTCTGGACGGCCAAGATAAGTGGCCTTTGAACCCAAACAAGATATATCCAGATTGGCTAGGCGGGGTGGACAGTGCTCTGCCAATTAACATGCCGAGTCCGCGTGCTCCCCTCAGGGCTCAGCGCGACGCAGGGCCCAAAAAGATACGCGTAGTAGAGGTTCGCCGCAACCTGGTCGACCCAACCACCGCAAGTCAAGAACTGCTGGAGACCCTCCTTGCTGCCGCGCGGGAGGTCCCTCAGCTCGCCGGCTCGACAGCCGCACTAAATGAATTCCTGAGCATAGCACGCACTCTCCAAGGCCCTCTTGCGCCGTTCCTTACCGACCCCCCCACCCTAGACGCTGTTGAGGCCGACGCAACTCTTAACGCAATCCTTATCCGCAAGTTAGTAACAAACCCGGCAGTGCGCCCGATTATTACCGCCCGCGGGGCCGATGCATCTGCCGAGCATGCGATGCGGGCAACAGGGGTGGGCGTTCATGCCCGCGCCGCTGCCCGCGTGCGGGCAGTCGACAGCGCCGGCAACGACATTGCAATTGCGGCCGAGGAGGCCTTTATTGTTAATGGCTTTGCCGTTGACCCTCACGCGGCCGGCAGTCTTGTCACTGGCGCTTTGGGCAGTGGGGGATATCCGGGGATCGACGCTTATGCGGAAAGTGGGTCCTTCTCAACGGCGGGTTTTGCCGCACGGGGCCCCGTACGCCCTCCCGAGCACGTATCTGCCGACCAAGCAGGCGCCCTGCAAGAAGGGCGCCTCCACCGAGGCTTTGAGGTCTCAATCTTGCCGGCCGAGGCCCACGGCACGGTGATGGCCTACATTGATCAGTCACGGGCCGCCGTAAATTTCTATTTCAGCGGGGCTGCAACGGCCACTGTGCTGGCACGCATTGCCGCGGCAATCCACGGCTTGACCGGTGCCCCACCCGAGCTCCTCGCGGTCTTCGGCCCAAAGTCGGACGTCCTTGCAGCCAACAGCGGGGTCGTCGTTAGTGTTGGGACCGGCGCCGCGCCGGTCGCCGGGCAGGGGTGGCGTGACCCTGATGCAACCGCCCGTCTCCGCTACCTCTTGAGGCGCCTCGCAAAATCGGAACCGGTTGCCGCCGATGACCCAGCAACGTGGGTCTACGACCTGAGCCCTCTCAATGAGCTCTTTCGCGTCGGCGCTCTCGGAATCTACCTGTACGCATTGACCGAGGGGCGTGAGTCGGTGGAGCTCGACGCCTTCCTCGAGCGCGCCGCGACACGCCATCTGAAAGCACTTCAGCTGGACGTGATCTCCCAACGGGCTATCGCCGCGAGCGCGCGCGCGCGACTCTACGTAATAATTATAGTGGACAAATTCGGCACAGCCCGCGGGCATGCCATCCTCAACGCGCTCCGCACAGCCGTCGGGTCGCGCACCACGGGCGCGCCGGGCGGCAGCCTCGCTCTCGCCACGGATAGCGTCCAGGTTGACGACCCTGAGGCCGTCCTCGCCCTTCTCTCAAAACAAGAGCGGGCTGTTGTCGAGACTGAGTACGAAAACCGTCGCAAAGAGTGGGAGGCCTCAGTCGGAAACAAGTGCCCCCACGTCCGCATTGCGCGGCAGTTGCGGATGGCGACAAGTGCCGAGGCGGCGCTGAAGGCGCTGCGCAATCTTGAGAAATACTTTGCGCCGGCCGCTGGTAGCAAGAACAATCGGGCGGCCGACGCGCCCCGCTGGATAATGTGCCGCAGCTGCAATTTCCGCGCCCTCTGCCCCCACGTCCGCGACCGCATTGAGCTGGAAGCGCGCCGCGCCCCCTACAGCGAGCTGCGTACCCGCCTCTTGAAGTATGCTGTGCGCGTGCGTGGCGCGGGTGACGCCGACTCGTACAGCTACTACTGCCACATTTGCAGCGAGCAGCTCGCCGAGGTCATTGAAGAAGACCGCACGGCCGAGTACCTTGGCCGCTTCGGCGACCTCGACGCGGGCCTGCGCACAAAGATCTGGGCCATCGCTCTTGGCGCTGCACGGAATGTGCGATTCCCGGTACCGGTTGATGAGCGCCAGTTTGCGGGCGTTGTCGCCCTGGTCGTCTACCCCCTTCTCATGGCGGCCGAGGCAACTATTGAAAACAAGGGCCGCCGCCGCAAAGCCGCCGGCCGTGACCCCCCGGCCACCGGTGCCGACGACGACCCGGGGCAAAAAGAGGTCGACCCTCGCACCCAGTTGTACATCATCGTCTTCGTTTACGCCTACATCCTCGACGTGATCCAGACGTCGCAAGGGGCGCAGTCGCAGGAGGTTGGGTTTGCCGGCGTCAAGAATGGCGCAAAAGCGAGCGCCTATGCCGAGCAGATGCTCCGGCTGATTGCCGCGGAGCACCGCGGCCTCATTGCACAGATTGAGGACATCTCGGCGGAGTACCTCAAGGCCCGGTTCACCGAAGCCTACCGGCTTGTCCGGGGGGAGGCGGGCGCTAGCCTCCAGGTCGCAAACCCCGAGGAGGAGCTTGCTTTCCAGACGACGACGGTCGACCCCGTCTACCGCTACGCCGCCACGGTTGCCCGCGTCGCCGGGGACCTGCCTATCGCGCGCCCGGCAGGCCCTGCTGCGGCGCGGCGTGAATTTGAGACCCTTCTTGGGATTAGCCTCACCAATATCATTAAGCTCGCGCGCGAGAGCGCGCGCAATCCTTCGCTCATGCCCCTTTACCTCCGCCGCACCGGCGTTGAGGTGCCACCCGGCGGCGCGCTCGAGTTTCTTGTAAAAGACGCGCGGGTAAACCTCTATGCGACCCTTTATGTGCCCGACGCCAAAGTTGCCGGGCCCGGGGCGATCAAGGCATTCTCAGACATTGCCTCCCCGGCGTCGGTCACTGGGGGCAAGGGCCCGGCGAAGCGGCGCGCCCGGCGCGCCCGGCAGGGCGGACCCGCCGACACGCCCCCGCGGGGCCAGGCGGCCCAGCCCGACGACCCGCTGACGCTTGCCGGGCGTGGCGCGTTCTTCGAGGGGTACCGTCTCTTTGCCGAGTACACAAAGGGTCTTGTCAACCAGGGGGCGCTTGATGCTTACCTCAAAAGGCTTGCGGACCACCGCCGTTGCGAGGAAGGGATTCGCATCGCCCGCGCCCTTGTTTCCACCAAGCCTTACTACGACTTTGGCATCGTTCGCAGCCAACAGTTTAAGGCGGTCCAGGTCCCGATCACGGCCATCTATGACGAGGACGGGCGCCGCCACGACTGGGGGCGGGACGTGACTTACTACTACGGCGGTCACGCGGACGATGCCGGCCTGCTCGAGATCAAGGGTGGCCCGGCGGGCGTCAAAGTCGCCCGCGACGTTGGGACGCTCACGACCTCGATGGTCCTTGTTGATCTTGCCTGCCCGGTCTGCGGCGTGCGGGCCTCAGCCGTCAGAGAACTTGACCCCGCTAAAGTCGAGCGGTCGGTCCGCGCGGCGTCCGAAATTGACTCATTCTTCATGTTCTACGAGTCCCGCTGTCCTGCTGACGCGGGGGGGCTCCACGATTGGGGGGGTAAAAATCAGGCATGCGGTAAATGCGGGCTCGCCGCTGCCATTCTGAAAGAAATTGCTTCTGGGCAGCCAAATAGGAGCGCAAGCGCCCGCGCGTACTACGATAAATACTCAGACCAGTTTGCGGCCAAGCGCCGCACAGCGCGGCCGCCCGCGCCGGCCCCAGCTTGCGCTGACAGTGCGGCCGACGCGGCCAGCTTTGCCGACGACCAGAAGGCGGCCGCTTGGCTTCCTGATTATACTCTTGTTGTCCGCGCCGCTGGGCTTGCCGGCGTGACCCCCGCAACCATCGAGGCAATTGGCAGTACAGAGGGGCGCGAGTACGCTGACATTGTCGAGGGTCGTGGCATCCCCGGGGCGCCCTCGGCCCCCTCCGACCCGCGAATCTTTACCACCGATGCCGAGGTGCGCCTCTTTCTTTCCGACTACAACATCCTTCGTAATGCCGGCCGCTTTGCTAAGCTGCCGCCCGCCGTCGCCGATCCTCTCGCCGCGGCAGAGGTGCCGCGGCACGAATACAACACCCTTATTCGGGCCCTGCCTGACGTTAGCGGGGGCTACCACGCCTTGTTTGCCGCCATTGCGCGGACCCGCTCGCCTGCTGACGTTTACACTTTTGCAATTCAGAGCCTTTGCCGGATGGTGCTCGAAGTTGCCTCAGTGGGGCACGATGATGGCGCCCCTAAATGGGCCGGCCGCCTGGGTGTTGAGTTTGCAAAAAAAGAGCTTGGGACAATTTTGCGCAGCCAGAAGCTCTTCTCGAAGCCGGGGTCTTTCAACTGGGCAGTGTTTGAGACCGGCGACGACCCTTCGGATCTTGCAGAACAGGTCGGCGACGTTGGCGAGGATATTATCGAGGAACTGCTGGCAGCCGAGGGCGAAGAAGCTGCTGATGGCCCGTTCTCTGGGGAGAACATGGATTATGATGTCTCGGAGAATGAACCAAATAATGAGCCCAATAACTGAGCCGGTATTTGCCATTTCAGTCCCACTGCTCCCCCTCATCCGAGCCGATGCTGGACCCATAAATGTTCGTGGTCGGGGTGGCGTCCTCTACGCCCTCCCCCTCATCCTCATCGTAGCTGGACCCATAAATGTTCGTGCGGGATCCGTACCTGCCAAAGGTTAGGGCCTTATGTTTCGCGCCCAATCGTTCGGCGCGTTTCTTGGCGGCCTTGTTTTTTGATCCGCTGCTGGCGCGGATCTCGATTGCGATGACGGGCGCTAAAGCTGGCGTACCTGGTGGGAGGTACATTCCGAATCGTGCAGCCGCATCTGCCGCCGACTTTCCCGGGTACACCTTCCCAACGCCTTCGCCCTTTAAAAGGGCTTCTATGCCTTTGTATTTTTCAACACGCACAACCTCGGCGTCGTACTTGTACCTCCCGCCGGGGTACTCGCTGTCATCACCCTTCGGGCGGGATCGGATGACAACGAGGGGGTCGCCTGCCACGAGGTGGTTGAAGGGCGGGCGGTCGAGCCGGGCCTCAATTGTTTTTTTGCCTTCGAGCAGGGACGTGTACTCAGGATCGCTCACCTTGAGCCGGAAGGGCCCGCCGCCAAGAATTTCGGCCCGAACGGCCGCCTGGGATTTTTGCTTGTTGTAATGTAGTGACGCCAGAATGCTGCCGCCTATGATGAGCAGCACCACAAGCACCACTAATAAAATTACAAGGTAACTGGAGACGTGCTTCATGTTATTAGCAGGGGGTTTGCGGGCGTTGCATATGTAAGAATGTAAAAAAATACAGGCGCCGGTGCCTGACGGGTTTATGTAAACCCCGCGGCGGACAGAATGTCTTCGAGGTCTGAGTCTAAGATTGCCGGTACCCCTTTTGGGAGTTCTGGCAGTTTATTCTGACCGGCCCCACATTCCTTATATTGTAAGGTGCGCTGGATGCGCTCGGCGCGGGTCTTGCCGAGCGCAACCGTTCGAGTTTTTTGGGGGAGCCTCACCGCAGCAAGAAATACAACAGGACTTTCACAGACTTGCGAAAGCCCACCCCTGTCTTCCAAAATCTTTGTGGCAACGGCGGGGGTAATGTTTTGCATCCCGGATAGGATTTTTACGGCGTGCTCGACCGACCCCGCTCGCACTGCGAGGAGGCTGGCGATAGCGTCCTTGTTGATGGGCCGACCTGTTGAAGTTTTTAGCCCTCGAATCTGTTCGGGTGCAATTTTTTGTGTTGCAAGATCAGCGATTGCAAATGTTCGAGTGAGGATTTTGCCAAGCACAATCGAAACCCCCCGGAGGCGTGCCCATGCATTGACAGCAGTTTCATCATCAGTCTGCGCAACCCGCACCATTAAGACATCAGGCACGGCAAGCGCGTCGCCCGCGTTGCCCGCGTCGCCCGCGTTGCCCGCGTCGCCCGCGTCGCCCGCGTTGCCCGCGTCGCCCGCGTCGCTCGCGTCGCTCGCGTCGCTCGCGTCGCTTGCGTTGCTTGCGTCGCTTGATTTGCCCGCTTTGCCCGCTTTGTTGCCCGCGTCACCCGCGTCGCTTGCTTTGCTCGCTTTGCCCGCGTCGCTTGTTTCACCCGCGACGCCCGGACGCCCAGCCGCCGAACAAACAGTATAGGGGTCCTCAGTTTCAAAAACACGCAAGAAATCAGCAAGGCGTTTTGCCGTGTGCCTCTCATTTTCGGTCTGGACAATGAATATTCCGTCACGCACCATCATCTTTGTGACTGCAGCGAGAATGTTGCTAAAAGGGATGCGCCCGAAATGGCGGTTAGGGCTCGGGAACGCCGGCCCCTCAACGAAATAATAAAGTTGACACCCCGTCGCTGCACGCAATGCACGCATTTTTTTGATGTTTTCGTATCGCCCATCTTTAAAAGACGCCGCAAAGTCCTCGTGCGTCTTGCGCTCGACAGCTGCTAGCACAACAGCCCCCAAGCCGTTGACCCTCTGCTGGCAGATTAGATAGTCTGCGGTCGTCACCTGTTTAATAAGGTACGCATGGTCCTGGAACTCTGTCTCAATGAACGGAATTACCGCGCGTTCCCTGGCGTCGGCAATTAAGTATGTTTTTCCCACTTTTGCACTTCTACCCATTTTTAGCCCGTATCGGGACATCTGCCGGCGTCCAAATGATAATGTCTGGGCGCGGCAATACGCCGGGTGTGGCATTTAGCCACACCACTGATGAGCCTTGCAACACTTCCGCGAAAAATGCGCGCCTGTCATATCGTACACGCACCGGGACCCCCCACAAAACATGGCGTCAAAGTCGAAGAAGGATAAGGCCCTAACTAAGGCCCAAATGGCGTCCGAAATTGCCTCAAAGGCGGGCCTGTCAAAATCCCAGGTCAACAATGTGCTCAGCGCGTTGTCAGAGGTCGTTGAAGAAGAGCTGAGAGCCGGCCGCCCTGTCACTGTGCCAGGCCTCGTGAAGATCACCCTGACCAACAAGGCCGCCACGCCTGCGCGTCCAGGCAGAAACCCTTTTACCGGCGAGACCATTACAATCAAGGCGAAGCCTGCCCGCAAGGTTGTGAAAGTTCGGGCGCTCAAGTCGCTCAAAGACATGGCATAGACGCCCGCCGCCACACGCTGCTGGCCGCAACAGGCCATGACAGTTTTGCATCAAAAAATGCAGCTTTTTTTGCGGCATGTCGCCCGACTACCGGCGGAATGCCCCGATAAGGCTGGTGGCCCCCATGAACTCGGCAGCCCCTTTTGACTTAAATGCCAATACGGCCATGCCAACCGACACCACGCCAATGGCGGCGCCGCCCCCAATTAACATCCAGCCTACTGCCCGGGGCGAGGATTCCTGGACAATGTCGGTTGGGGCGTTGGGGTCGTAGCGCAACACGATTGTCATTCCAGCGGACAGAGGGTAGGGCGCCATCACGTTGATGGGCGCCAAGGAAGAGTATGCTTTGCCGTCAGCGGTGAAAGAGACTTGGATGCTGCAAGAATAGGTGACGGCAATCTGCCCTTGGCTGGTTGAAACTTCTTGCTTTGCGCAGTCCACAACAGAAGTGATAATCATCGTGGCAGATGCCGTGTGCTTGTCATACAGCTTCGTGGAACCAATAATTATCATGACAACCATGATAATTACGCCAATCACGGCGCCAAACCCAGTGTATATTCGCCCTCCAACCGCCAGGCCATTTGCTGCTATTTTTCCAAAAGACGGCTCCGACGAGGGTGGATCCCGAAGGTAGATTACTTGAGGGGTTACATACGGGGTTTTAACCATCAACTCGGACCCTTCCATTGTGCGTCGCGCTATTTATTGGCAAAGATAAAAACAGCTGCCTTTTGGCCGCGCGGACAAAAAGAAGGCATCCGACACTCGCGCCTCATGTCCACGGCGGCGTGCGAGTGCGTGACGCATCTCCTTGCCTGGCGGGACCCACCACTGCGGGGCCCGGAAACACCCCACAGTGAAACGCCGGGGCTAGGAGGGACAGGATACTGCGCGGATTTAGGGTTGGTCCTGTACTTCGTGTTGTGTGTTGGGGTTATACCTTCGGGCGAGAGACGGCCAAGACCAAGAATGCCTTGGGTGGCGCCCGGTGCCTTTGGTCATGGGCGGTCCCAGAGTCTACTCCATGAACCAGCGCAAGCGCCAGTCCAGCCCGCAACATTCAACTAACACAGGAATCTCCAATAGGCCAAAGTGGGGGCCGAAATCACACACTGTATGCTTCTATGGCAGCTGCGCTCGTTGCATGGTCTTTTGCCATGAAAGCGTATATCTTTTTGTTGTCGTAGAGCGTCAGCGTCCCATCGAGGATTGAGAGGGCCATTATCATCGCCACCGGCATGGGCGGCTCATTGCCCTCCTCCACGTCATCATACTCAACCTCAAAATGACGGGATGCGCAAGCGTCTTTTTTTGTTCGGAACATTGAGCGCACCGCCGCCCACTTCCGCGGGCGCTCGTTGATTTCGATTGCCTGGTTTGAGATGAACCCGCCGTCCTCATCGGTTATTATGAGGTAACCCTGCCGGCATCCGTTTTCGCGGGGGGCGATGAATAGCTGGAAGTCACGCAGCCGGGCCCTTTTTAGAAACACCGGGTCGCCGACCCAGAGGCCGGCTAAGTAGTGCTCGTGGCGACGAACACCCGCCGCCCCGATGGAAGCCATGGCGATAATCAAGACGAGGATGGTGATAGCTATGTAAAGCGTGCGTCCGGCAGGGTGTGCTGGCTTCGGCATGCGTACTTATTATACCCGGGCAGTTCTCTATTAATGCGCTCGAAAGGCCTACACATGTGACAGAACTCGCCCGCACAAAAAACTGGTCCACACTTACGGGGTTACAGGTTCATCATAGTCAAGTTCTTCCGCGGCCAGGAGCGAGGCCAGGACAGCCAGGGGCGCAGCCGGGGGCGCAGCCGGGGGCGCAGTTTTAGGGTCGGCCTTGTCCCCCTGCACAACGATTTGTTTTTTTGCCTTTGCCTGGGCAACGGCGGTATCCCAGAGACCGTTTTGGACCCGCACAAAGCTCAACACATTCCGCACAACGAGGGCATCATCTTCAGAGAGACCGGCCTCCATTGAGGCGAGGATGCTGTAGAAGGTTGCACGGTTAATCGTGAGGTGCTCATGCTCATAGGCGCGCACCGCCGCGTGCCAGGCAATGACTTTGATAAAATCGAGAAAGAGTTGTGGGACCTCCGCGGCGCCGAGGTCGTTGAGCGACCTTATCGAAGTTAACGCCTCAATGTTTTTGCGAAATGCGAGAGGGTAGAGAAGTTCACGGCAAAGGGGGTCGGCGCGCATAATGTGGCGGGCGCGCGTCGTTTTGAGCATCAGTTTGATAATGTCTGCTTCCTGCCAGGGGGCTTCGGCGAGATTGCTCAGCGGGTCGGCCGCGGGGAGCTTGCCGACCCTTTCAACAAGTTCGGCGGTCCTGACAAAGAGGGCGGTGAGCGCAATTTTAACGTCAACCGTGACAGTGACGGGCTGTGTCACCGGCTTGTTGGGCTCAGCAGCGGTGAGGTTGCTGAATGTCTGCCAGCGCTTGTCGGGCGCACGCGCGCCAAGGTTGTCCAGCATCGGCGCTTCACCGCGGTCCCTGGCCCTGTCTTGAAATACGGCAATTGCGGCAAGCGCAAATGTCGTGATGGCCTTGCCGCAACAGCTGCCAATCTTATTGCGAAGAGTGTCGTTCATTGTCGCAAGCGTGCGGGCGTTGGGGATGCACCTGCGGGGGTCTGCTTCGGTGCCGCAAGCTTTTGGGGCGTCGGCCATCGCCAGGCTCTGATACCCACTCGGCCAGGTGTTCATTTTTTGGCGTCCCTTTGGGGCCGGCCGCGCCAGAATTTCCCATGCAATAATACCTCAGTTTTATTGTCGTCGGCCCGGTAGGGCCGTTTGCCCAACACTGGGGCTGGATCCTCTTCAGAGGTGCGCCGCAGCCGAATTGAAGTTAGAACATTACTATTATACACCGTTTGCTCTATAGGCCGAAACCACTATGAGCAACGACACCCCCCCGGCGTCTGCACGACTCGCAGCAGCGGCAAGCTCCGAGGAAAACCGCCATCCATTAAAAGTTTACCCCCCCATCGGCGAAGTTGAGAATAGTGGGCTCCAGCCCCGCGACATGCTGAGCTTCATCATGGCAGCAATCGACCAAGACAAAATTGTTGGCCACAACATCAACGGCTACAACGAGCTCATCGAAAGCGGGCTCAACCGAATCATGACGCAACTGTTCGACATCGATCGAATGCTGCGCAACGAGCGCACGCAGACCGAGGCCGACCGCAACCGCAAGTCATTCCAGGTCCGCTTCCAGTTCCACGATGTGAAGGTTGGCCGCCCAACCTGCACGACCTACCTGACGGGCCAGTTCACCGACCTGTACCCGGGCCGCGCGCGGCTGACGGGCCTCCCGTACAGCGGGCCAGTGACGCTCGGCGCGACGGCGACGGTGCGGGCGTACTACGAGGATGGCCGGATCGAGGACCGAACGGCAGAAATTCCGCCCTTCCAGATCGGAGGGTTCCCAACAATGGTCGGCGGCATCAACTGCCACACGGCCAACTGCCCCCGGTCGGGCCTAAAAGAGATGGGCGAGGATCCGACCGACCCCGGGGGCTACTTCATCGCGAAGGGGAACGAGTACGTCATTGACCTGCTCGAGAACATCTGCTACAACCGCGCTCACTACCACCGGCGCATGAAGTCGAACGAGCACGTGCGGGCCGAGTTCCTTTCACAGCCCGGCGGGGCCTTTGAGAACAGCTCGCAAATCCGGGTCCGCTACATGACGAACGGCCAAATAACGATCGAAATAAACAGCACGAAGTTTGAGAAGGTGCGCCTGCCGTTCTACCTAATCTACCGCCTCTTTGGCATGACCGACGACCGCACGATCGTCGAAACCATTGTGTTTGACGCCGACGACAAGGGGCCGATCACGGCTCACATGATCGACATCCTCGAGCGGGCCTTCCACCTCGCCGATGCGGCGTTCGTGCCGCTCATTTCTGAGCTAAACCGCGAAAAACTCACCCAGATGACGGCCGAGCGCGTGGCGAAGTACCTGATGAATCCGACGGCCTATCTCAACAACGAAAGCGCAATCCAGTTCCTGAATGAGGACTTGCTCGGTAGCCCATCGAGGCCGGGCGGCCTCGACAAGGTCCTCCTCCCCCACATGGGCCAGACGGCAGAGTCGCGCATCCGCAAGTTGCGTTTCCTGGGCCTCACCATCCACAAGATGCTCCTCGTCCACCTTAGCGTCCTCCCCCCGACCGACCGCGACAGCTACCGCAACAAGCGCGTCCACGGCGCCGGCGTGTCGCTGGCGAAGGCGTTCAAGACACAGGTGAACAACAGCATCGTCATCCCAATCTTCCGCGCCATCAAGCGCGAGCTGAAAAACAACCCCTGGGAGTCGATCACCGACAAGACCCTCACCGATACTTTTCGCAACGCCCTGATGACGAGCGACCTCAACCGCGCGATGGAGCAAGCCATCACGTCAGGCAACAAGACGATTGTCGTGCGCCGCCGCGCGGCGACGAACCGGGTGTCGTCGCAGGCCCTCGAGCGCAAGAACTGTCTCAACACCTACAGCGCCCTGCGCACGGTTGTCACCCAGAATGCCGGCAACCCCTCAAAAGGGACCGAGCGCGCCGACATGATGCGCCGTGTCCACTCCACCTACACGGGGTTCATCTGCGTGGCGCAGAGCGCCGACACGGGCGAGAACGTCGGCATGCGCAAGCAGCTGGCAATCACGGCCAGCGTCTGCACCGCGGGCGAGGCGCTCCCCCTCAAGCTGCGCCTCCTCACCGACGAGGCTGTCACGGCTCTCGATTTCGTCGCGAGCCGCGACCTGTTGCGCCGCAGGCTTGCCCGCGTCCTTGTCAACGGCGAGTGGATAGGCGTCTGCGAGGATTCCCTCGCGCTTGTGGCGCGCTACCGCGGCCTGCGCCGCGAAGGGCGCATCGTCGACCCCTACACGACAATTTACTGGGACCCCGTCACCGATGAGGTCGAGTTCTGGCTCGACGTCGGCCGCCTCCGCCGCCCGCTGCTCATCGTCGACAACAATATTGCGGCGTACGACGCCGCCCTGCGCGCGCGCCACGCCTGGGCAAACGCCCACAACGGCGACATGGAAGGCGCGCCCGCCCGCGTCGAGTTCATCCAAAATGTCCGGTTCACGCCCGAGCACGCCCGCGCCATCATTGAGGGGCGGCTCACCCTTGCCGACCTCATTCGCACCGGCATCGCCGAGTACGTCACGCCCGAGGAGCAAGAAAACTGTCTTCTCGCCGAGTCGATCAGCATCCTGCGACGCGACCGCCACGAAGTCACGATGCAGTACAGCCACTGCGACATCGAGCAGACTATCTTCGGCCTCGCCGCGCACGTGGCGCCGTTCGGCAACCACACCCAGCCCGCCCGGGTCACCTACGAGACTAACCAGGCCCGCCAGACGGGGGGGTGGTACGTGCTGAACTTCCCCTTCCGCACCGACAAGAACCGGTTCTTCCAGTTCTACAATGAAACCCCCATTGTCAGCACGATTACCAACAAGCTCATCCCCGCCAGCGGCAGCAACGTCATCATTGCCTACGCGAGCTACGGTGGCGACAACCAGGAAGACAGCGCAATTGTCTGCCAGGCCGCCGCCGACCGCGGCCTCTTTGCCGGCGCCTTCTTCCGTTTCGAGGTCGCCGAGCTCGAAAAGGGCGAGTCCTTCTGCAACCCCGACGCCCTCACGACGAAGAATCTCAAGCCCAACGCCTGCTACGAAAAGCTCATCGACGGCTTCATCCGCATCGGCAGCATTGTTCGGTATGGTGACGTGCTGATTGGTCGCGTTGCCAAGCTCACCCGCGGCCGTGCCGGCGGCGACGACCGGTACCAGTTTACTGACCGCAGCGTGGTCTACCGCCTCCACGAGCCTGCCGTTGTCGAAGGCGTCCTGCGCCCGCGCGGCGCCAATGATGAGCTCTTCGGACTTGTCAAGCTGCGGTATGAGCGCCCCCTCCGCACCGGCGACAAGATGTCCTCCCGTTCCGGCAACAAGTCGATCGTGGCCCGCATGCTCCAACAGAGCGACATGCCCTTTACCGAAACAGGCCTCACGCCCGACATGATAATTAATACCCACTCCTTCCCCAGCCGCATGATGATCGGCCAGCTGATCGAGACGAGCCTGGCCAAGGTGTGCGCGCGCAAAGGTGTCATTGTCGACGGCACGTCTTTCCTCCCGGTCGACCACCTTGAGATTGCCCGCGAGCTGAAGGATCTGGGGTTCCGCTACAACGGCTGCGAGCGAATGTACAATGGCATGACTGGCAACTACTTCGACACCGCGATCTTCATCGGGCCCACCGCCGAGCAGCGCCTCCAGAAGTTTGTGCTTGACGATGAGCAGTCTGTCGCGGGCAGCGGGCCGACCGATGCCACGACGGGCCAGCCCCTCGGCGGCAAGCATGTTCAAGGGGGGCTCCGCCTCGGCGAGATGGAAAACTGGGGCCTCGAGTCCCACGGCAGCATGCTCAACCTCTTCGAGAAGACGTCGACCGATTCCGACGGCCGTAAGATGCACATCTGCCGCGGCTGTGGCGCCCTTGCTGTCTACAACGAATACCACAGCGTCTACCAGTGCCGCACTTGCGGCGAGCTTGCCGACATTGCGACCGTCGACGGGTCGAAATCCGCCATCCTTCTCCACGAGGAGCTCGCCGCCGCGAATATCCATGTCCGCCTCGGCCTCCGCCCTCGCGAGTTTGAAGCTCACGCCGCCGACAGGATCCACCCGGACGCTGAGGACCCGGACGCCCAATAAGCCGCCGAAAAATAAAACAACCCACTCATTTTTTATCTGCCGTTATTCCGTGCGCCTCTTGGATGGCGGTTTGCAGGCCTATCATGTTGGATATCCAGGAACACCCCTCGGGTATTGGTGGGTGGGTGTTATATCCAATAAAATCTTTCGCTACAAACGCGTGGTCGTCCCGGTCGTTGTTTACAGTTACTAAGTTGTCGGCCCAGAGCGAATACCACGGGGTCTGGTACTTGTAATTTTTCCACATGTTTTTAACGACGTTCTCCCAGCCCCAATGGTTTTCCTCCGTGGCCGGCCGGAGGAATCGTCCGAGCTGGAAGGCCCGTGACGATGCCCGCCGGAGCGCCGTTTCGCACGACACTGCAACGTAGAGCAGCGTGCTGACATAATCATAATATTGTGATTCATACAGCAGCGTTTGGTTGTGAGTGTGAACGATTATATTGTAACGTTTTTCTAGCAGGAGGAACACGACCATATTTGCAGGCCATTGGACCCTGTCAATGCAGTCAGCCCAGCCGTACGCCGCCCCCACACCGGTTAAACGACCATTGAAATTCGAAAGGTTGCGAAATTTATCCCCCTCCGAGAGGTAGTCAAGAATTTCATCCGTGTCCAGCTCGACGTAGTTGCCGGCTTTTTCTTTGATACAGGCCGCCACGAATTTTCGCGCAAGTGTTGACTTGCCCGCCCCGGGCGGGCCGATGGTCAACACAAGGTGTGGTTGCTCTGAATCCGGCATGGGTTTTTTGCCGGCAGTGAGTTTCTTAAAGATAACGTCCCTGGCCTTTATTGCTTCTTCATCGATCTCCATTGGTGGGCACATTGGGGTGTCTACCCAGCCCCCCGGCGGAGTATTAGGGGCCGCACCGCCCGTGCGTGGTGAATTCAAAAACATTGCCCAGGGTATATATACCCGAAAAAAGTGCGCTTGTTACAATACGGTCACTAGTCTCGGGGGCTGCCTTTTTCCTCAAAGCTTGTCGGCCGCTGGACCGTTTTTGTTGCGACTCGCCGGGTAGTATGGCGGGTAGAAACGCGCCCCAGCCTGGAATTGGGCCGCGCGCTTAAGGGCGAGCTCTGAGTCCTCGAGCCGACCGATGTACGACTTCATTGGCATCAATCGGTGACTGGCTTCGTCTGAGTCACGCGCCGCGCCTGCAAGAATTGACTCGTAGTAGGCCGCCGCCACATTGTAACTGGCTAACTTGCTGCTGAGTATGGCGATTGCAGTCCCAGATTTAATGGCGCCCATCCGCATCAAGACCTGAATCGACCATATGTCGACGAGGCAGTGGCGCATCAAGACAAAGGGGGTTCCTATTTTGAGCGCCGCGGGCGGCTTGCTGGTCGCAGAGTCTTTTGCGCGGCGGCGGCGGCCGCGCGCTGTCGGCTCAATCAACACGTATGGCACTATGTCGAACGCGGCTGAATTGTAGACATCGAGAATCGGGCTGCGGCGCCTGCCGACAATGATGTAAACGGTCATCCGCCGCAGGCGGTGGTCCGTCGGAACCTTTGGGTCTTCAATCCGAAACGTGGCCTCGATGCCGACCGTCTTTGCAAGCGCTATGACCTCCTCCGCGTCGCCTTCGAGCCGGCCTGCTGTTATTACTTGGAGCCGCTCTTCGCCGGAAACGCTCTTGCCAGTTAACAGGGCAATCCCCGCCGAGCCGATGACCACGCGGCCGGGCCCTGTGGCGTACTTGTCTCGAAAAAGTGTGTAAACCCGTGAAGTTGCGGCATTGTGAGCCCCCCCCATTCGTGCAACGGCCGTTGTAAACTTTGTTTGAATTTCCTGGATGAAGAGCCTCCGGAGACTTGCCTCAGTCCCCAAAAGACTTTCCCAGCTTGCCGCCTTCGCTGGGTTGCAAAGTGCTGCGTACACCCCCATGAGTTGAATTTCTGGCCCAGTGCATAGTAAACGGAGCGGGGCGCCGTCGCCGTCTTTTGCAAACTGTGCTGGGCGCTCGCTCGGGATTATTACATCTGCCATGCGAACGCCCCGATGGACCGGGAGGGACGTTACTATAAACAGGTCACGGCCATCAACTACAACTGTTAGCAGGTAGTTTGCAATCTTTGTCAGCACCGTCGTGTAGTGGCCAAGGCCCTCTGGGTCGAGCAAGTACATTGTGTCCCCGAGCCCGAGCGCGTGCCTGGGCGCTTGTCCACTAAATAGGTCAAGCTGGAACGAGTCGAGGCCGAGGGCGGGCGGAGCCATCGGGTCTTCAGGGCGCCCTAGCAACAGCCGTGTCGCGGCTGCGCCACAAACTATCAGTCCGTGTTTTGCAGCAAACTGCTCTCCCGCCTCAATGAACTTTATGTAACGCATTCGGTCTTTAAAGGCTGTGGCTTCTGCACGCTCTTCTGCGTCTTTCACGACATCAAGCTGCAAGTACATGGTCTCTATCGACTGTATGCAAAAAAGGTCTAATTATCAATGGCAAAGACATAGCACACGCAATTCGGTTTAGTGCCCTAATATGCTGTCAATGTACTCGTCCATGTCGCCATCCGTTTTGGATTTGATGGCCGCCACGGGTTCGGCTACCGCGGCCGCGGACTTGGCCACGGGTTCGGCTACCGCGGGTGCGGCCACGGGTTCGGCCACCGCGGCCGCGGACTTGGCCACGGGTTCGGCTACCGCGGCCACGGGTTCGGCTACTGCGGCCACGGGTGCGGCCACGGGTTCGGCTACTGCGGCCGCGGGTGCGGCCGGCATCCGCAGAGGAGGCAACTTGCCCTCGGCCCGCAAACGCGCATCCGTGACGTTGCGGACAGATGCACTCTCGGGGCACCCTGCAATCATGGCTTCAAACTGCTGATAAATGTCCAAGAACTTGCGCTGATTCTGCAGGCGCGACTTGTTCGCGTACGCGCTTTTTACGGCATTGTCCGTCGAAAGGATGCGAATCCCGCTGTCCAGCCCATCGTGACAAATTAGCCCATTGACTACCTGAATCGCGAACCCTGTCATGCCAAGAGAGGGGCGCCAACCATGGGTTCCATTTTTCCCCGGGCTGTCTTCCGCGTGAAATTCGCCAATGCTGATGCAGATGGGGCCGCCTGGGCTGAACACGCCATTATCTGTGCAGAATTCAAGCCGCGGGGGTTTTTTCGGAAAGTCATCGGACGCCGTGAGCGTAAATATGTACTCTCCGTTGAGAAAGGGGGGGGCAAGCCCCACGATGAGGAACCACCACCGCCGGACATCTTGTTCGTCAACGATGCACAAGAGGTGGGGGTCGGACTCTTTCATAAAGAGCCTGTATTGCCCCATCAAGACCTTGGTGAGGTGGGGGTCACAAATGGTTTTCGCCCCTTTCCTGCCGGGAGGCTTAAAGTCGGCCATGGCTGCGGGCGACCAGAATGCTTACATTAATGGGGTTTCAAATAATGCGTAAGGCCTAGTTGGCGGGCCACCAAACTGAACACGCCCACCCATATATATGTCACCAGATGTCCGATTTGTTAGAAGCCTCGGGGGCGGCTGAACCCGCCAGCTCCAGCGGCCCCGAAATGTTCAATGGGCTCCAACTCTGCGGCCTGGACAACGAAACCCGAGACTGGATCACCGCGGCGGATCCTGCCGATGTTGCTCTCGCGATCAGCCTTGGCGCTCGTTGCCTCCGGGCAGTTCCTGAGCTCAGTCGGCAGCCCCGGGCGGACGCTTGGAGCAGCGTTAAGCGGGGGGCCCAAGGCGAGGCTGAAATTTATGAGATGCTCCATCGCACTTACGGGTCGCGCGTGCGCGACGTCTCACGCCGCGCCCATAGTGGGGACCTTGTCTGTGATTCTCGTGCCGGGCCCATCCTCGTCGAGGTCAAACACTACACAAACACGGTGCCGGGCGCCGAAATTGACAAGTTTCTGCGCGACCTGCGTGAGCGCGACGCCGCCGCTGGGGTGATCCTTTCGCTGACGAGCCCTCTTGTCGGCCAGCGGGCCTCCCTCTCCGTCGCACTCGAGGCCCGCGTTTCGACAGGAACACTGGTCCCCGTTGTTTACGCGGCCGCCGGCCGCGACGGTGCCCGGCTCCACCCTGACATCGCGCTCGCCGCGGTTGAAATTGCCATCTGCCTTGCCGAGGTCTACCCGCGCGGAATCCGTGGGCTCCACGGCCGCGACACGGCCCTGGCCCACGCCGTTGCCGCCGATCAACTTGCCGACGGGGCCGCCAGCGTCCGGACCGAACTGGTGCAGCTTGCCGCGAGCGTTGCGGGCAGCATTGCCGGTCTGGGGGAGCGCGTCATCCTTCTTGGGCGCGAGACACGAGAACTTGCGTGCGGGCTCCGCGCCGAGGCTGAGGAGGTCCGCGAGACCGGGGGCGACGCCGTGACCTGCAAGGCGCTTGCGGACGACCTCCGCGCGCGGTACACCGTCCACGCCTCGCACGCATTTATTGCCCGCATAATTCTTGCCGCCGAGGCCTCCGCCAATATTACCGCCGGATCGCTTGGTGAAAAAAATCGCTGGCGTCTTCTCAAAGACAGGGCTGTCCACATCCACAGCGGGTGCGGGTTCGCCTTCTTAAAAGGCACGACCGAAGTGCGAGTCCCCGCCGCCAGGCTATCCGCCGAAAGGATTGCCGGGCTCATCACGACCCACGCCAAAAAAGTCAAATTTGTTAATGGCGAAGTATCGCTCGAACTCGATGACGTAACCCTGGCCGATGCCGTCGCTGTTGTCGGTGAGGCCTAAAGGCCGTGACCGCCGACCAGAGACTCGATTTCGGCGTATGCATCTTCAAAGTACTGGCCACGGCGCACCAGGCCATCAACAGTATTCTCGTACTGGCGGCGTGCAAGAGTAAGTTCGCGCTCGAACTCTTCAAGCCCCTTGACGGCCTGGGTAAGGTCGTTGCCGACCGACACCACCTGCTGCCCGAGGTAGTTAATTTTTTTGGCCACATGCGTTGGCAGGGGGCCGCCATCTGTGGCCGGGTAGCCGTGCGGCTGACCGCCGTCAGCGATTTTTTGTGCGTTCGTTGCATGGAGCAGCACGTTATCACAAGCGACCTGGATTGCCATCTGTTGGTTTTTTAGAGAGACCATCAGGTTTGACAGTGCCCGGCGCACGGCGGCATTGCCGGTCTGCAGCACTGAGCTGCTCGGGAGTGCAGCCAGGGCAAGCTCGTGGCTGGCCAGCTGCTTTCGAGCCCGGTCCATGTGGGCCTGCAGCCCGGGGTCTTCAAGGTCGGCGAGCTGTTTTGCGTCGTTTAGGTCAACTTGGTGCTGCTGCTTGAGCTCGTCGTAGCAGCAACGCGCCGAGTTGGCTTTGCGCGCCCGTTGGATGATGTCAAGGTTGTCCTCACCAAGGGATGGGGGGCCAGCGCTGTCAAAGCAACGCACTTGGCCTATCTGTGAGTTTGCCAGCGGGTTGATGGTGGCGCCACGGGCGCCCCCGGCGCTGATGCTGCGGAGAGCGCCGAGGAGTGACTCATCGTCATCGTCACCATTGTCATGGAAGCTGGTATACCCCTCCATTGAATTCTATATTCGATTAAGGCGACCTCTCCAATAGAGTTTACTAATTTTGAACCCCTGATTCTTCACCATACCGATGGATCGCCCGCCGCGCTTCACATTCTACTACGAAGTCCAACAGTCTGACTACTACACCCTCAGCTGTGGGCGTCTTTGTCTGGATATTTTAGACCGGTGGCGCCGTCAGCAGGAGGACAACGTCGTCGAGGATGATGAAAACGGAGACGACGCCGTCATTCTCGATGTTGGCAACGGCGACGTTGGCGACGACGATGACGACGAAGATGCTGTTATTGCAAATCTCGACAACTTCGAACTGTGGGGGGCGGTTGCCCGACTCCAGTGGGCAATGGTCTCTGACCAAATTATTACTGCCCGGGCATTGGCCCTCCGCCTGTCCGATTTGACCGAAGGGGAGCGCAACCATATCCGTCTGTCTATCCGCCAGCTTATCGCGGCGCTCACCGCCGTTTACCCCGTACTGGCACGCGCCGGGCGCCCAACCCTCGTCCAGCTAATCGCGCTCGGCCGTGACATGGCGACCTCCATCGGTGAGTCCCCAGACCTCTTTGAATATGTGAAAAAAGAACTCCAGGCGGTCAACCTTGCCGCTGCGTTGCGCGTGTAAGCCCAGCGCCCTACTTTTTGTTAACGGGGGGGCGGTGTAGCGGGCGGCGGCCGTTGTCGGTACGGTGAGTGACACCGCGGGCCCCCATACTCGCAGCGGTGGCCGCAATCAGGGCGGCATTAAAAGCTTCATTTTGCTCATCTTCTTCGACCATGTCGGCCCAGCACTCCTTCATGGCGTTAACTTCTTTTGGGGCCGCCTCGCCATTCGTTTCCACAACAGGCACGGCCTCGGGCGCTTTGCCGCAAACGAGCACAGCACGGTAAGAAAGCTGCCCGGGCGTGCTTGCTGCTGCGGGGGCCGCCGTGGGCGGTTCACAGCTGAGGTCGGCATCAACAGCTGGCTGGTCAATTGCAGCAAGCACCTGCAGGCAATCCTGCATGTTCATGACAGGGGTTTGGGCCGCAGGGGGCTGCCCATGGCCAACATAATTGCGGCGGCCCTGGTGGTTGTTGTGGCGGCCCTGGTGGTTGTTGTGGCGGCGCGGGGGATCCACGTAATCATTTGGGAGGTTCCGGACGTCGCTGACTGGGGCGATGCGGTAGTTGTTGTCCTCGGCCACCCAAATTTTGTGGGTGGCCACAATTCCGAGCGCCATTGCCGCGGCATGGCCGTCAACCAAGAGCAGAAGACTGCGGCGGGCACTGAACAAGAACGTAATGAGGTCGTTCCGTTTCATGTTCGCCATGAACCGGATGAAGAAAGTTAAGCGGCGGTCCTCTTCCGTGACCGGGGCCGTCTGGTTAAGAAGCTTTTCAATTGCTTTGAGGTCTCCGCCACCGCGCTTGAGCTGGTCGACCTGGCTCATGAGGCGGGTGTAAATGTTGTCCAAGCATCTGACGGCGTCGTGCGTATCTTTCATCATCTGTTCAGTGGTTTGGGCGCCGGCCATGGGTGCGGGGTATGCCAATACGGGGGGGTATTCATTTCCCACCATCCCTCCAAAAGTCCACACTGGCACACTGGCCATGCATGAAAAAGTGGCCGCAAAAATAACCGTGGGGTGTGTGCCAGCGCGGTCAGGGCGGGCTGCCAGCGGCGTGACACTTACGGCAAACGGTGCGGTAGCTTTCTTGCGCACCGATTTCGACCAGAGCGGTGCTGTGCCCAATACGTTGAGAGAAGGCCGATTCGCGGCCACGGCAAACCATGCAAACCCCACGCCGCTTTTCGACAAACTCGCACAGTGGAACAAGGCGGCAGACCTCCCCAAAGGGGCGGCGAGCAAAGTCGCCGTCTAGGGCCGCAACAATGACGCGGCGACCCTCGACGGCCCACCGTTCGCAGCATTCGACAAGGTCGGGGTAGAACTGCCCTTCGTCGACGCCGACGACAAACTCGGACACGTCAACATTGGACAGGGTGTCGGTAGTGACAATGCGGATGGGCGCGGCCACTTCGGACCCGGAAGTCGACCCTTGCTGGGCGTTGGCGTGGGTGACAACCGTCGCGCCCCTTTCATATCGACAGTCTCCGCTATGCTTGATGATGACCGCGGGCTGGCCGGCGAATGCGGCGCGGCGGACAAGGTCAAGCAACTCGGTGGTTTTAGATGCAAACATTGGCCCAATGATTAACTTAATTGTTCCTTCGTTGGTTGGCGACTCGCCCCCTACATCTAAAACGCCCATTTCAAGACAGGATATTAAGACAAAATGTAGTTCAAACATGCAGATGCCATGCCTCATGTCTAAAAAGAGGGCCGGGCTGCATCACAGCCCCGGCTTTTTGTTTTTGTTAGTTCAATCACCTTCTGGTCTTGGTGGTGCGGTATCCGATGGCACGCACCAGAGCGCTCTTATTCTTCCTCTTGCCGCCCGCCGACAATGGAATGCGCAGCCTCTTTGCCTCCTTCTGGAGCGCGATAAGGGTTGGGCCGCCCATTGACTTCTTGCCGCCGCGCTTGCGAACCACGCGGCGCTTTCTCTTGGGAGCCGCCGCTGCCGTCGGCTTCTTGCGGACGACGCGGCGCTTTCGCTTGGCACCACCATAAACATCGGCGGTACCGCCGCGCTTGCGAACCACGCGGCGCTTTCTCTTGGGCGCCGCCGCTGCCGTCGGCTTCTTGCGGACGACGCGGCGCTTTCGCTTGGCACCACCATAAACATCGGCGTCGCCGCCGCCGCGTTTGCGAACCACGCGGCGCTTTCTCTTGGGCGCCGCCATTGTTGTTGTCTTCTTGCAGACAACGCGGCGCTTCTTCTTCGCGCCACCGAGGACGTCGCCGCCGCGCTTGCGGACGGGACGCTTTCTCTTGGGCGCCGCCGGGCGCTTTTTGGCGCCCGTGGCTCGCTTCTTCCTTTTTGCACCACCCATGGTGGTGTATCCGTCACTGAGCATGATGTGTGGTCTGCTGAGAGGGGGTATAAAAGCACCGCAAAAAATAACGACAAAAATACCCGCGAACTATGTTGCCCTGCTGGTGTGTTGCCTACACATTCTCGTCGTCTTCTTCATCGCCTTCTTCTTCCAGCTCGAGCTGAGGCGCGGCGGCGACTCGGTCGCTTTCTTCATTCAGCGCCTTGTTGATGGTCTTGATCTCAAGCTTTTCTTCAGGAGTGAGGATGCTCCAGACGGCAGCGGCGACGACCTTATAGTATGCCTCCTCATCATATTCCTTACCGAGGGCGTCGGCACTCTTTTTGGCAAGCTCGTCTAAGTCCTTGGCCTTTACGACCCGAGCAAGGAACTTGTCGCTGCCGTAGGCTTGACGCATGTTTAGAAGGTTCTTGGTCATGCAGTCTTTCAAGAAGAGCATAGCGTTGGTGTGCTTCTTCTTGACCGCGGGGTTTTTTGCGTCACTGGCTTTGGCCCCTTTTTTGGCCGCAGAGTTGACGACAGGGCGTTTAGAGGTCGCGCTCCCGCCTACGACATTATTAGCTGTATCTAACAGCTCCATGCGGGCGAGGATCGCGTTGCAAGTCACTTGCATCCTGATGTTAGATTCCTCGAGAGCCATGATGTTTGGCTGCAACCTGTCGTAGACGCCTGCGGCGATGGCCGATACGAGCGCAGTTTGTTTGTCTGCCGATGCTGCCATGGTGTCTGGTGGACGGTAGGCGACACGTATCGGAGTACCCCCGAAGTATTCAAGTGATCGGAGTCGGGTTTCAATTTTGGTGGCACAGGGCACCGAGGTGCGGTATTTATCAAATAGTGCGTACCAACCCCATTTTAAGCAAAAATAGGGCACTCGGCCTGACTACCGTTGGTCCTTGACGACGCCGCGGAGTGCAGCGTCAAAAGCTGCCGCCCCTTCTTCATAGCGCCGCCGCGCGGCGCCCCCAAGTTGTGCGCGCCCTTCGGCGTTGAGCGCGAAGGCGTTTTTGACGGCATGCATGAGCAACCCTTCATCGACGGGGGCAACTTTTAGGGCGGCGATGGCGGGGGGGTAGTACTTGATCTGGAAGGGGTTGAGCGTACCCACTGTGACTGCGCGATTTCGGTCGGTGGGGACCAAGAAGCCGCAGCTGCCATCAACGAGCTCGTTCATTGGGGGGGCGTCTGTTGTGATAACAACGGCGCCGGCGGCGCGAGCGTTGTTCACTATGTGGCCCCACCCCTCAACCAGGCTGGGGCAGAGGTGGAAGGCCGCCGCATTTGCCAAGTCGGCGATGTTTTCGGCCGGGAGGGCGTGGCGCGCGAGGAACACATTGCCCTTGCGCTCAAGCCCAGTAATGCCACGGTACTCGGCTTCGCGCTCAGCGCCCAAAGTGTCCCAGTATGTCAGGGCCGCGTTCACATGGCTCGCCGGCGCGTCGGCTTGCCGGCAGGTGACAAAGAGAACAGCGTCAAGGTCAACGCCACCGTGGCTGAACCAGCCGCGCAGCACTTCGAGCGTCCCTTTGAGCCAGCTTTGGCCAGCGAGGTGAACAACAAGGCGACCATCTTTGACGATTGTTTCGTCGCGGATGTCAGGCGACGTAAATCCAGTGAGGACCCCCTTAATGCCAAGGTCGGCCAAGACGTTGACCGCGTGTCGGGTCTTGCACAGGGCAACGGCACGGCCGGAGGCCAAAGCCTCAACGTCCCAGTCAAACAGAAACTCTTGGTTCACAAAGATGTAGTTGCGCACAGCGGCCCCCCCAAGGAAGTGCTCGAGATGGAACTGAACATTAACGAGATCCCTAGCCGCGCCATCCGCGGCAAGAACAACACCCGCCGCGGGAAAGACGTTTTTTATCACCGCTGCATCAATTGCCAGGCCGCTCTTCATTTGTTTTGCGAGGATTCGTACTGTGGTGGGCGGCGCGCCGCCCTGTCTTCGGGCTGTCTTATTCCTATATGCTTCAGGATTTCCGATGGACAGCTGCTGGTCGTCGCGGATGCGACGCACGGGGTTTTTGCCCAACCATTGGTCTTGGACGCGGCGTGCGTCCCGGCCGAGCGCGCGGGCAAGCTGGTCAAGGCGGCCACGCCACTTCTGGTATAAGTCGACGGCTTCGTTGAGAAAAGCGACTTGCTGGCGCTCATGGAGCTGGCGCGCCACGCGCAAGAGCGCGGCATCGACGTCGGTGGTCAACGTCGGGTCGAGGAGGGGGCTCCAGTCACAGGGGGTTGTGCCGGGCGCAGCGCGGTAGGCGGCGAGGCGGTCAATCAGGGCATCGGCCAAAGCCGGGCTAATGCCCCGGAACCCTTTACCAACCAGGTACACCTCAGAGTTTACGGGCCGGCTTGTGAGGGGCTTTACAACGTACATCTCATCAAAGAGAGCGGCTAGGAGGGCAATCATGCTGCGGCTGAAGGGGGTGACAAAGGTGTACTGTTTCGTCACAAGGTTGCCGCCGACTGCGAGTGTAAGAAGCCCGCAGAGGACCTGGCCATAGTTGAGGAGCGCCGTAAGCTTTTCCTGGTTGTTGAAGTCGGCGCTAACATCAATGCCGGCATCGCTTGTGTAGAGCGTCGCGCCGCTTGTGAGGGACGGCGCGTCGTTTTCATTAAACCGCTTGTGGACAGCGTCGGCAAGGGCGGCGACGACCTCGGGGTCTGTGAGGTCGCCGGTGACAGGCGGCTCGCCTTCCGGCATTGCATTCGGCCGTGGGCCCATCAGCCAGTTATCGCGGTTGCCGGCATAGATACCGTATTGGTCGCCAATGATTGTGGCGTCACCAAGTTCGGCGGCGGCCTCGGGGCTGTAGCTGCTGCCGACCCAATCGAAGACCGTCTCGGGGCACATCGTTTTCACGTAATGGTTGATAGTGATAATGAATGCGCCGGGAAACTCTGCGTTGCAGAATGCGCGGATGTGACTGAGGGGGCCTGTCTCACACGCCACAAGCCGCATCTGGACCAGAAGCTCAAACATTTTAAGCGATGCGTTGGTTGAGATGAGCAGGCCATAGTCAGCGCGCAAAGTGCGCTTGAGCCCCGCATAAAGGTCAAGGGCGCGCATGAGCGGTTCAAAGTCTTTTTCCGGAATATTTTCCAGCCGCAGTTTTGTGTTGGCGACGGCGCGGCCAATCTCAACGAAGGCGCAGTTCTCATCAGACGCACTTGCGCGGACCATTGGAGGGGGCTGCAGGTCGGCGGCCGGCACGCGCAAGGGTGGGATCAAGTGCTTAAGGAAGTCGCGCTGTGTGAGCTTGGAATCCATCTCTGCGCGCCCCGGCCGCCCACGGCGCCCCCCTACAGGGGGGCGTCTTTGGTTTTGTTGGGCCCACATTGCCGATTTACGCGTGGAGACTTATTCGTTCGCAGGTATAACACACAGCAGAGGTGTTCAAAAGCGGTAAAACAGATATGAGGGTTCGTACATTCTCTATCCTGTTCATTATCATGGCAATTTACTATATTATGGCCGTTGCTGCCGAGGTGTTCATTGATGACTTTGTCAAGCCGCAGTCGCTCTTCACCTACCTGTTGTTCAGCACACTTATCACGGGCGTCGCGGCGCTTATGATCAATATTGACGTTCCTGACTAGATCGCCGGCTGGCTCGCCGGCTGGGCAGCCTGCATTTTGGACGCGCACGGCAGGGGTGATACACCGGCAACACAACAATGGTTGGCCAAGACAATGGGCCCCCCGCCGAAAGCCTTACAGACATCACACCTCAGGGCGAGTGTAGCTTTGCCGGACATTCAGGCGCCGACGGCGCCATGGACAACGCGATTAATGCAGCAATCAGCTCAGTGTCGGCCCCCGGACAAGAGCCTCCCTCGAATGAAATAATCGCCGAGGCGCGCACGCGCGCCACTGACATACTTCAGAATTTATCCGGCGGCGAACGAGAAGGTCTGAATGACTTGCAAAATTTGACACTGTCAATGGGCCTCCCCGCGGCACGCGCGACATTCCAGTTCATGATTGCCGCCGCCAACCTCCGAGGTGCAGCAAAAAAAGATGCGCTTTGCGCGGTTGCCGAGTTCTCGGCGGTAACTGAGGTTGGGTGTATAAAAGTCGACTTCTTTAATCAGACGTCGGGCAAGCATGACATTGCCTACCTGGTCCTCGACAAATGTCCACGAGATCACAACCTTGGGGTGCAGCTCGATAACCTGAAGGTCCATGTCTCGGACGACAAGTGGCCAGAGGTCATCCGCAGCATTTCTATGCTAATCCACATTGGGCGGGTAGTTTATGGCCAGGTCGCTCGCAATAACCTTGACTTGATTCGTCGAATTCATGGCTACACCCCCGATGACCCCTGCACAAAATACCTCGATCTGCTGGTTGACCGCGAAAACACAACACTATTTCTTGAGCCCAGCTGGCCTAGCAGGATTGGCATCTTCATTCGACTCAATGCCGATGTCCAGGCCGAGCTTTTAAAATAGACCAATTGGCCGGCGGGAGTGCCCAAAAAGTAACAATTATTATGTCAAGCGGCGCGGCGGGCGGCACGGCGGGCGGCGCGGCGGACAGCACGACGGGCGGCCCGGCGGGAGTTCTTTGACTGCGAATTGGTAGCAGTGTCCACACCCAAATTATTTGCATTTTTTACGTTGGAGGGCGGGGTCTCTGTGTGAAATGTGGTTGCAAATACAGGCACCATTTTATAAGTTACACCACGCTTAATGACCATCCTGAATCGTTTTTTCTCAAGTTTGTCCGACCCATCAATGCCCTCGCTTGAAGTCTCATCTTCATACGAGTCCTCGCGGGTTTTGTAACATTCTTTTGTGCGAGGCCTGCTTTTGCCCCCGTCTTTTTTTCCCTTTTTGTCTCCGTCTCCGTCTTCGTCTCCGTCTTCGTCTTCGTCTTCGTCTTCGTCTTCGTCTTCGTCTCCGTCTCCGTCTTCGTTTTCGTTTTTGTTTTTGTTTTCGTTTTCGTCTTCGTCTTCGTCTTCGTCGTCTTCGTCTTCGTCGTCTTCGTCTTCGTCGTCTTCGTCTTCGTCGTCTTCTTCTTCTTCTTCATCTTCTTCGTCTTCTTCTTCGTCTTCGTAATCATCGTCATCATCGTCTTCGGCATCTTCGTCGTCTTCGTAATCATCATCGTCGTCATCGTCTTCGTCTTCATCGTCGTCATCATCGTCTTCGTCATCGTCGTCATCATCGTCTTCATCATCGTCATGGCACTCGCAGCCACAGTCCCCATCACAGTCGTCATCGCAGTCACACTCATCCATGTGGCACTCACAGTCGCAATCGTCATCACACTCGTCGTCGCAGTCACACTCATCGCACTCATACTCTTCATCGACGGGGTTTGCGCCGTCACGGGTGTAGTGTTTGAACAGCTTTGCAAGCTCGCGTTCAATCACAAAGTTGACAAACCACTCGCCTTGTTCCTCCTCAAGGATACGGATTGATCGGCTATAATACTTGACTTTGCGCCGATGCCGAGACCACATAAAGGTAAGGAGGCAGACTAGGTTGACAGCCACGAGGGCTAGGTTGGTATATCCCAAGAGGGTGAGTGCGTCCGCACTGGGTTGAGGCACCATCATGTCTTGGACATATAGTTGACACGAGTGGGCTTTAACTCTAGTGGCGACTATGCCTTGTGTACCCAAAAAAGGGGTACGTGTCTCACACTTATTTACTTAGGCCGCTTGCCCTCGGACTTAACCATCATAAGGAATGCGCCACCGCCAAGCAGAAATCCAAGCATCATTAGCATAATCCCGGGGGTCTTGGATTTGGACACCGAGAAGACGATGATTCCAATAATAATGAACAATATCGCAAATGCCACAAATGGGATCATTAAAAACGTCCCCGTGTGCGGCGCGAGCTGCTTTCCAATTTCCATGGGAATTCCTATTTCAGGGTTGGCCGCCATCATGAGCCCTTCTGCTGCTTGTGCCATTTTGTGCTTGTGTACTTGCGAGGTCCACGCGCGAGGCCCACTCAGTATGTTAGGCCTTTCAGAGTTTGTCAGTGTATAATCTCCGCCCTCTTTTTCTCAAAACTTGCTGCTGCAGGGCGAAAATTCAACGGCATGTCTATATATACAAGTGCCCGTATTCCAGTTGCCGATCGTTATGCAGCAAATTATACTGAAAATAAAGGATATACCGGTTTTAAGGGATATCATACCCCCAAACACACTCCAGTGTTTTTTTTATTTGAATGTAGCGATGATATCGCATACGGCTGCTAGGCCGCCCAACCAGGGAAAAGGGGATGCCAGAAGTGTTTCAGTTTCTTGTCCAGAAAGACCGCGGCACCAACGCCCAGTCGGTCCAGGACAAGTACAAAATACACCAACTTGTGGGCCGCCCAGTAATCCGTGATGAGGCGACCAACACATACAATGTGTTTGAGTCTCGTGAGGAGTTCTTGACTTGGCACAACGCGGTGCCAGAGAAAAAACGTTTCTTTCATGAAGTCATCTTTGGAAAATTTGCTCAACGCATAAAGTTTGACATTGACGCGCCGGCCCACAAACTCGATGCCCTGCCCGACAACACGCTTAAAGCCGCCCTCCAGACGGGAGGCAATATGCATGCCGAAGAGGATCTCGACGGCTACCTCGACGAGTTGATCGCAAACAGCGACGATGAAGACCCACTTGAAACTCTCTTGCAGGGCACGACGGATGTTCCGACCAGGCACCCCCCCGCCGTTGATGCGGCAGAACTCGCCCGCAAAACCAAAATCCACGCCGTTGTCAGCCTGCTGATTGACGCAATCCTTGATGAGCTCTACGTTGCCTACTATGGTATCGAGGACCTTCTCCCGACCCGGGGCGACCTCGTCGTGACCGACAGCAGCGGCCCAACAACAAACGGGACGAAATACAGCTTTCACATCCTTGTCCTCCCGTACTATGTGGCGGACTATCAAGAGGCGAGAGCGTTTACGGCGCGGGTCCTTGAGCGAATCCCGCCCCCAGTACGAGCGTTTGTTGACTCCGAGGTCAACAAACAAACACAGAATTTTCGACTTGCGGGGTCCGCCAAGCTCGGCACAGACCGCTACAAGCATGCCACCAGCGAGGCCGCACAGGTCTTTGGCACAGCGGCAAACGTTCCGCTCCAGGACCTCTTTGTGACCGCGCCGAGCGGCGGACGGGTCCTCCCTCGCGTCTATACCGCCGAAGAGGGCCCAGCCCCCAAACAGGCGCGCAAGACGCTCGGCCCACACGATGTTGTCGTGCGCACTGTGCTTGATCTTGCTGCACGGGAGAATGTGACCGTTGGCCACAGCTTCAGCGAAGTGCGCGGCATGCTGCTTTGCTTTGTGCGCGACGACCCCTCGCACTGCCGCATCTGCGGCGAGACCCACCACAAAGACAACAGTCTGATGGTGAGCGTTGACCCCGTTGAGGGGGGGCATGATGGCGCTTGGCCGGGAACGGGCCTGGTCGCCTGTCAAGTGGTGGAGCACTGCCGCCAGGCGCGCGGCAAAGGGCGCCTGATCGGCGAAGTAACCTTTCACGCTGAAGAATTGCGCGGCGCTAATCCTGCACGGGGCAGAGCCGTGGCGGCCCCGCTGCCGGACGCGCAAGACAAAATTACTGCGCGAGTGGCTGCCATCCACGAGGGTCGGGTGAATCCCCATGACGCGCTCGCAAGTGCGTTTGAGCTTCTGCCCTCGGCACAGAAGACGGTGTACTCCGAAGGCTCAATGCGTCCGTATGAGCTCACAGAGACACTCGCGATCTCCGCGCAGATGAAACTTGGAAAAACTAAGGCGCTGCTGGACTACCTCGCCGAGCACTTCCCTGTAGACGGGTTCGAGACGAAGGTGATCCGTTTCGTGACGTTCCGCCAAACATTCAGTAACAGCATCTCCAAAGCATTTACCGACTTCACGCTCTACAGTGACGTTACGGGCGACCTCGATCCGGTGCACCACCCACGCCTGATAATCCAAGTGGAGTCGCTTCACCGCCTTACTTTCGGCACAGGAGTGCGCCCCGAGCCAATCGACCTTCTCATCCTTGATGAGGCGGAGTCCATCTTGGGCCAATTCAACAGCGGGCTCCACAAGCACTTCAACGCGGCTTTCGCCATGTTCCAGTGGATGATGCAGACGGCACGCCACGTTGTCTGCATGGACGCAAACCTCGGGGACCGCACGTACCACACGCTTGAGCGACTGCGCCCTGCGCATCCACCCCACTTCCACTGGAACCAATTTGCCCGGGCGGCCGACGACGTATACTTCTTTACTGCTGACCAGGGGGGGTGGCTCAGCCGGCTCTACACGGCAATCCGATCGGGGCTGCGGGTTGTCATTCCGACAAACAGCCTGACAGAAGCGCGCGCCTATGAAGAGGCAATTGGTCGCGAGTTTCCGGAGAAGCGCGTGATGCTTTACAGCAGTGAGACCCCGCCATCCGAAAAAGCGCGGCACTTCGGCGATGTCCACACCTACTGGGCCCACCTCGACGTCCTAATATTTACGCCGACCTGTTCCGCGGGCGTCTCGTTTGAGCTCGATCACTTTGACACGCTATTTGGGTACTTCTGCGATGAGTCTTGCGATGTCGAGACGTGCCGCCAGATGCTCGGCCGTGTTCGCAATCTCCGTACGCGCGAGCACTACATCTGCATCCGCGCAACAGGGGCGGCATTGCCGACGACGACCGAAAACATTGGACGGCGCATCCACGACAAACGGGCCGGCCTCTATCGGAGCGTCGAGGACGCGGCCATCCATTTCGAGTACGGCGACAATGGCGAAATCCAATTCTACAAGTCACACTACTACCACCTTTGGGTCGAGACGGTGCGCGTCAATAACCTCTCACGCAACAACTTCACGCACCGGTTCATTGACCAGGTCGCAGACACTGGGGCACGCGTTGAGTCTCTTGCCATAGATAATCCCGAGGCTGGCGCTGCTCTTCTCCTATCCCACCGTGAAACCCGCAGTGATTTAAAACACGCGCGCTGCGAAGCTATTGCTGTGGCGGCCGTCCTAACCCCCGATGAAGCTGCCCAAGTCCGCGATGCACTCCAGGGGCAGCAGGACGTTGACCCCGGGCTGCGCCTTGCCTATGAAAAGCACCAGCTTTGTGAGGCCTACAGTTGGCACGGCCGCCCGGTCGACGCCGACTTCGTTGAGAACTACATTGGGTTCGGCGCCCGTCAAGTCTATCGCAACCTGTGCCGCATTACCGAGGGGGGCACCATTCTTGACTCGCTGCAACTGATGCGTCGGCAGGAGGCCGACCACTACAACTACGTCATGGAGACCCGGGTAGATGGTTTTGGATATATCAACGAGAGTCGCGACCTCCTCCGAGACAAGGTGACCTACGTCTTCCAGGCGCACTTCATTGCGATATGGTTTCTACGGCTATGCGGGTTTGCCTGCATCACCGATAAGGGGCGCGTCCATGAAGAGCTGCTTGCAGCACGCCTCCGCAGCGCAATTCCTACGATTAAGCGTGCCATAGATGGCATTGTCTTCGAGTTTGAGGTCCCACGTCCAAACCTTGACCGCCTTGGCCGCGAAACCGATCGCGTTCGTTTCCTTGCAAGCATGCTTCGCACCATTAATGCCGTCCTTCGCAAAATGTACGGCCTTCAGGTCCAGCGCGTGGCCAAGCGCAATGGCGGTGGCGCATACTTCCTCAACCACAACGCCAATGGCAAGCTATTTATCTTCGCCCGAGAAGCCGAGCCTGACGACACCCCCGGAGGGGCCCGGCCCCATATCCCTTCAAACTTGAAAGCGCCACCGGCCGATGCGCACGAACGTATCAATTTGTTTCTTGAAGATACTTATTACGGAGCCGGCGGCGACAACGAGGACGGAGCCGGCGGCGACAACGAGGACGGAGACGGCGGCGATAACGAGGACGGAGACGGCGGCGGCAACAATGAGGGCGGCGGCGACAACGAGGGCGGCGACAATGAGGACGGAGACGACAAAGAAGACGGCGACATGAAGGTTCCTCCCAATACAGTCCCATCTGTTAATACAAGTCTCGATGACTTCTTGGCCTGCGCCTTCGAAGAGTTCACTGCTCGCACCAATAATGTGGCGGACTGCTAGACTGGGTGCCAACTTTTTTATCAACCACCTCTTAGAAAAAGATACCTTCAAGGTATCTGCTAAAAAATGACAACTCTTGAATCCTCATCCGATTCTGATGATCTTGCGTCCGCAGATGGTTCTGACGACCTGGCATCTAGTTCTGCGACCGTAGGTGGTTCTGCGACTAGTTCTGACGACCTGGCATCTAATTCTGCGACCGTAGGTGGTTCTGCGACTAGTTCTGCGACGACACAGGATGCATCTAATGGACCGACAGTTCTACCTGAGCCGACAGAAAGGCCGGAGAGTTATTATGTCCTGTCTGATGGCCATGGTTTCGTGGGTGCTTTCTACAGCGCAGCTGCCGCCGAGGAAAAAGTTGCTGAGTACAATCTTATTCCGTTCCTAGTTCAACGGTTCGGGGTGGCCCCCGGGCCGGTAGGGACTATTTGGGTCGTTCTTTACCGCGACATTGATGCGGTCGCGTTTGTGTCTAACAGCCGCGCTGAGGCGGAGCGGGTTCAAACAGTGTACAACCAAATTGGCCTTACGTACACAGATTCCATTGACTACTGGGAGCACCCTGCAAACATGGTCTCTGATGCTGTAAATGAACGGCTGAAATCTTTTAGCCGTGCACATACAATGTATGCCGGGGAACTATCACCTGAAGAGCTGATGGCCCGTCAGATTAAAGATTACAACAAGATCTGCGAGCTGATGCAACCCAGGAAGGATGGGCCCATAGCTCGAATGTTAAAAGAAAATGAAAAGATTACAATCATTGACTGTGTCGTCCCTGTCAATGTTGGTGGTGCCATGCTGCCCGCCGATGAGGCGCCCGCCGATGAGGCGCCCGCCAATTAATTAGTAAAATGTGACGTCGTCGTATATGAGTATGTCGCCGGGCAGCTTATTTTTTGGTTGTAGAAGCGGGGCGCGCGCCACTTTAACAGCGGCTGGTGGTGCTGCCGCGAGGGCGAGTCCCCGGATGTCCATGACGACGCGGTGGATTTCGGGCGCCTTATGCAGTAGCAACTTTGCGCATTCAGAGTAACTTAAGAGTGAGGCCTCTCCGGCAATCTTTTGCGCCGCCGGGGTAGCGAGTGTGCCGAGGAGGCGCCCCCACAGATCGCCCCCAATTTTATCCCAGGGCGGCCCGTAGTCGGTAAAAGGAGTGGAGCTGTAGATGCCCCAAATTTGCGCCCCAGTAACATATATAGGGGTTTTCTTGTCCGCGCCTTTGGCGCGCGACAGTATATCACCTCGCCGTTGACAAACGGCCAACATTAAAAGTGCGCTCGGCTAGGATGACGTACGTCGCTGTTATAGTTGTATTTATTGTCCTAATTGTGTTTATCTTTGGCGGCCTATGGGGTCCGATTTACCTGCGCCGCGAGAAGCCGGATAGGCGTAAAGTTGCCACTCGTGAATCCTATGGCCCCCCACCCGGAGTCTACCGGGCGGTTGACCACAACGAGCTGCCCGACGACCGCGGCTGGCCCGGTCTCGACCGGGTTTACGAGGCTTCGACGGCCAGCGCGATATTGCATATGATTGAGCGGTCTGCATAACTGCACGCACCAAAAAAAAGCAGTGTTATTACTGATTAGAGCACACAACTAGTGCAAACCACCTCGCTAGGCACGGCGACCGTCTCGGCGGGTGCAGCGACCGTTTCGGTAACTACGATAGAGGTTTTTTGCGACCCGGTGGCGGGGGCCGTGTGGCAATAGTACATACCGGTCTTGAGCCCAGCCTTCCAGCCCTCGACAAGAAATCGAATGATCTTCGGCAGGTTGGGCTCATCGAGGAAGAGGTTCATCGACATGGATTGACAGATGAAGGGTGCCATTGATTTTGCCATGCGAATTGTTAGGCTTGGGTGGTTTTCGCGCGCGGTGCGGTAGAGGCGGCGCACTTCACTAGGCACGCGGGCGATGCCTTGAATGCTGCCGTCCGCGGCGAGAATCTCGCGGCGCATCTGTTCGTCCCAAATGCCGAGCGCCGTAAGCTGGCGCATTAAATGGCGATTAACCATCATAAACTCGCCGGCGAGGGTCCGGCGAGGGTAAATGTTATTTGTGATGGGCTCAACGCTCTCGTTCTGTCCGACAATGCTGCCGGTCGTCGCCGTCGGCATGTAGGCCGTCAAGTAGGCGTTGCGGACCCCGCGGCGCGCCCTGTCGCGAATATTTTCCCAGTCGTGCCGCGTGAGGAAACCACCTGTTGCTACCTCGACCTCGGCCTCCCAGCCCGGGGCAAGGTCGCCAGCGCTCACCCAGAGGTCGGGCTGGAGCATCCCCTTGGATATAGGGCTGCCGACAAAGGTTTCGTAGGAGCCTTCAGCCCTGGCAAGGCGACACGACTCGCGCAGCGCCCCATAGTACACAGAGGCGGCCACTCCCCGAGCCACCACTTGCGCCTCGGGCGACCCGTAGGCGATGCCCAGGCGGGCAAGAACATCGGCGAGGCCCATAACCCCAATCCCAATCGGGCGGTGGCGGCGGTTGCTGCGGCGGCACTCTTCGCTCGGGTAGTAGTTGAGGTCAATCACGCGGTTGAGCGCACGGGCCTCGAGCCCGGCGGCGTCGGCTATGCCCGCAAAGTCTAGCGTTTCGACGCCGCATGCGGGGTCCGCCGAATTCTTAACAACAAAGCTCTCAAGGCAGATGGCGGCGAGGTTGCAGACGCCGACTTCGCCGCCGTCGTCATTGCCAGGATGGAAGCGCGCAAAGTCACTCGCATCGGACTCGCTCCAGCTCGGGATAGTAATCTCGGCGCAGAGGTTCGATGAGCAGATTGGACCCACGTTGCTCATGTTTGACTTGCGGTTGATGTGGTCCTTGTAGAGTACGTAGGGGGTGCCGACCTGGGCCCAGGTCTTGAACGCTTCGTCAATAATTTCCCCGGCTTTCACGGTGCGGCGCGCGCGCCCCTCGGCGACGTAACGCTCGTAAAGGCGACGGTACTCGTCGCCGTAGACAAGGTGGAGTCCGGGGGCAGTGTCGGGGCTGAATAGGTGCCAGTCGCCGGCCGTGGGGTTGTTTTCGCCGCCTCTGGCGACATGCGCCGCGTTATCGATCTGAGCGATAAGCGTCTCCATGAAGAGGTCGGACACCCAGATTGCGTACTTGAGGTCGGGCGCGTTTTGCGATCGGAGCGCTTCTTCGCCCTTGATCCGCGCTATCTTGAGGAATGTGAAGATGTCGTCGTGGTCAACGCTGAGGTATATCGCAAAGGCGCCGGGGCGGTTGCCGCCTTGGTCAACGTAGACCTGGACATCATTGAGGATCTTCATATAATTTTTGATGCCAGTGCTGCGGCCACCAGTCCCGCGAATGGGCGCGCCTTCGGCGCGCACGTTGTGGAGCCAGAGGGAAACTCCGCCGGCCCGTTTGCTAATCATCGCGGTGGTCTTAATCGTATCAAAGAGCTCGGGCAGGTTGTCGCCCGTTGCGACCTGAAAGCAGCTACTCATTTGGTCGAACACGTTGCCGGCGTTGATCATCGTTGGTGTCGCGTTCGAAACGAGCTGGAGGCTGAGAGCGTTATACAACTGGAAAGCCAGTGCAAGGCGTTCGGCGAAGACAGCCTCTTCCGCCTTGTGGCCTTGCCGGTCAGGCTGGCAGACAAATATGCCGAGCGCGACCCGCATGTAGAGGTGCTGGGGGCGCTCCATCAGCTGGTCGTTGAGGAGCGAGGGCTGCTCGCTGCGGCACGTCGGGCGAAGGAGGTAGCTACGCGCAATGGTCTGGTAGCCGAAGAACCGGAAACGGAAGTCGCGGGACAAGTCGATGGCACCATTGATAGCGTCGGCGGCGCGGTGAACAATCGCAATGAACTCGTCAGAGTAGCGGATCGAGGCGCGGTCAGGGGCGGCGGCGACAATCGCATCGACCATTTCCGGCAACGTCGCGGGCGTACGCTTGTGGAGGGAGCTCACACAGATGCGGGCGGCAAGCCACTCGTTGTCGCTGTGGTAAGAGCTGCGGTCAATGCATATCGCTGCGGTCTCGGCGTCGATTTCGCGAGTCGTCATCCCGTTGCAGAACCGGCGCACGACCTCAGTCGTAATTGCGGGGCTGTCAATCGCAAGGAGCTTGGGACCATAGGCGGGGCAGCTGCGCAGGTCCTCGTTGCGGGCGGTAATCATGTCAAAGAGGACAGGGATTTTTTCGCCCCGCCGGTTGATGACATATGTCGTCAAGTCAACTGCCGCCGCGGGGCGGCGATCCTGTGCCGACTCTTCGATGGCGCGGACGAACGCCTGGCCCAGAGCCATCAGGTCCTGGAGCTCGGAGAACTTAGTCTCGTCAGTCATTGGTGGCGCAGGGTCGTATAATCGTCGCCGCGGCCGTTCAATTACGGGGCCGGGCGCCGCGGCGCAAGTCCGCCACCAGACATTGTATTTGCCGACAAATACGCGTGCCTCTGTAATTGAATGTGTTGCATATATACACCATAACAGTTTGGCCGTATGCAGGGTGATTATAAAGGCCCCCTTGCGGGCGAGCCCGTCCACGCAGAAATCCAAAAGCCGCAATCTGCGTTTGTCTGGGCCCCCGGTGAAGACAGCCGCATCGCCCTCTTCCCGATCCAAAACCCCCGCATCTGGGAATTTCGTAAAAAGATGGAAGCGCTCCACTGGGTGCCGCAGGAAGTCGACCTGAGCCGCGACAAACAGGACTGGAAAAAGATGTCCAGCGACCAAAAGCAGTTTGTCAAGATGCAGCTTGCATTCTTTGCGACGATTGACATCCTCGTCCTCAAAAACCTGAACTTGAACTTCGGCGAAGATATCGACTGCATAGAAGCGCGCATGGTCATTGCCGCCCAGCAAGACCAAGAGTGCGCCCACGCCGAGAGCTACAGCCTACAGATTGAGTGCTTGATGGACGGCGAAGAGCGTGATGCCGTCCTCAACGCGGCGCGCACGATGCCTATAATTGCACGCATGCACGAATGGGTGCTGCGCTGGTTTGACCACCGCTTTGACATCGGCGAGCGCCTCATCGCATTTGCCGCCGTCGAGGGCGTCCTCTTCAGTGCCAGCTTCAGCGCCCTCCAGTGGCTGCGCGAGCTCAACATCCTGCCGGGGGTTACCGACTTCAACAGTTTTATCGCCCGCGATGAAGGGATCCACACCCTCTTCACCTGCCGCCTCGTGCGGGAGAACCTCCGGGTGAAGCCCCCACAAAAGCATGCCGAGGCAATCTTCAGCAGCGTTATTGAAGTGCTCGACAGCTTTGTCTCCGAGTCGCTGCCCGTCCGGTTGCTCGGCATGAACACCGATCTGATGATGGAGTATACCCGTTTTCAGGCGGACTGTGTCCTCATTGAAATGGGATACGCCCCCATGTACCGTGGCAAGAACCCTTTCAAGTTCATGGACAAGTTGTCCATGAATAAGGAGGTAAAAACGAACTTCTTTGAGCACCGGGGTTCGGCGTACCAGAATGCAAGCAAGTCCGGCCAGTCGACACTGGCGCTTGACGAGACGCCCATCGACGAAGACTGGCCGGACTCGCGCGCACCAGAATATGAGCCAGTCCGGCCGGAAGACACAGACACTTGGCCAGTCCGGCCGGAAGACACAGACACTTGGCCAGTCGAGACGGCACTGACACTTGGCCAGTCGACACTGACACTTGACGAGACGCCCATCGACGGAGACTAGGCGGCCGGCCAAACCCAGTGCCATTTTTTAATAAATAAGTGGCGGCGCTAGTCAAACCCTAGTGCGATGTGTGTAAGTTCTGGTGAGAATGCTGCATTGTTTTGGCCACGGCGGCGTTCTGTTTTTAGGTCTTCGCGGTGGGCCACGATGTCGTTGATGTGCTCTGTGATCAGGTCGTAGTCGATGGGCATTTCGAGGTTCCATAAGTACGAAAATCGCAGCGAGTCGCCCACCATCTCGGGGGAGGGGTACACAATCATCAGGAGTCGGTGGCGAGGATAGAAGTTGAGGTACTCGGCAAGCGAGTACGCCGACCAGCTGCGCACAGCCTCGTGGGCGGCAACAATGTCGTGACTGTAGTTGAGCAGAGCCAGCTTCCAGTCCTTTGCGGCGTTGATGGCCTTGTAGGACGACCAGTCGAGCCCGTGGACGAACACGCCATATCGGGAAATAACGGCGCAGGCGGCAAACCGCGACGTCGCACCGAAGTAAATTGCAGTTGAGAGGTCGTGCGAGCTCGGGAGGGGGCTTCCTCGCGGGTCGGCGGGGTGCGTGTGGAAGAGGAAGAGGCCGGGGCGGGACGCATACTTCATGACGAGTTCGCCCGGCACGCCGGCGAACGATGTTTCTGAGCCCGTTTCGCCGGCGATGAGCGGCGACGCCTCGCTCGCGATGATCCGAAGGGTTCGCCCATCGGCGGCGAGGTTGGCAATCCCGATGTACTCGCGGTTCTCTTTTAGCTTCGGCGCCATGTCGGCCAGAACTGGCCCCCAGTCGAGGTTAGGGTTGGAGAGCACCGCCGCTCGCTGTTCGAAGTAGGCGGCGGTGGCGCCCTCGTCTGCTTGAAGGGCCTCCCACGTTGTGTACTTGTCCCATCGCTTTTTTTGCGCTGCGGGCTTTTTTGCGGCGCCCCCGTGGCTCGCGCGCGCGAGCGGCTCGTAGCCGTCGCGGTCCAGCGGGTGCGGCCCGATGATGTGCCCAGGGCTCAGCGACCGCGCGTACTTATGGATTGCTAAACCCACCTCGTGGTGGTCGTGCGGCGCGTCTCGGGGGTGCGCCTCGGAAGGCCCGCCGCCGGCCACCCTGTGGCGTCCCTCGTGGTGGTCGTGCGGCGTTTCTCGGGGGTGCGCCTCGGAAGGCCCGCCGCCGGCTACCCTGTGGCGCCCCTCGGGCGCGAAGGTTTGGCCGAGCTTGCTGGCTGCCAACGCCACAAGGATGGTGGCAAGCAACACGATCAGAATAAATAGAACCAGGGCGGGGCTGGGTTTCATTGGATCGCCGGCCGCCGGCGCTGCTGCGGTATGGGCGCCGGCAAAAATTTGCCAGAATACTGTCTTTAGTGGGCCGGCGCGTGGTTGTGGGGCGGTTCCCACAGGCGGACAATGGGTGATAAGCTCTGGGCGCCCGGCGCCCTTTGGGCGCGCATGTTATCCTGCACGGCGCCGCGGCTCACGGTACACTTGTAGACAAATTTCCGCGTGTGGTCGACAACCGCGACAACAAATATTACAAAAATAGTGATTACGAGCGCGTAGATGATCGTGTGGCGCGCTGCTGCCTTTTCGTTTTGTGGCGGGTAAAAGCTTTTGAGCGACTGACTGACGGCGTTGTTCCAGGCAAGGGCCACCGTGAACCCTAGCGCGGTTGTTGTGAGCGTGGTGTAGTTGAGTGCCATCTGGCCGTCTGCCTATATCTGACTGCGGAAAAAAAGGACCTGGAATGCCTCAGATAGAAAGCGCCCTGGCGTTGTCACTACTGGGCGGCGCGCTCATGAACCTTTGATTCACGTGGACAACGAGAGTGTCGACTCCATACACATAGTAAACGCCGGCAGCCGAGTCGCAAACGCTATCCTCCAGGGGCATCTTGCGCAGCCGAGCCTGAATTGTGAAGCGGTCGGTCGTTGCGTTGAGCTGGACCCACTTTTCGTCCGGCAGCTCGGTGTAGCCGGGGGATTCGGCCTCGACCGTTGGCCGGCAAGGGTTGCGGCCGGTCGGGCCGTGCTCGGCTGCGGCTGTTGCCGACCGGACCGTTGGGATTGCCGAGCCGCCATCGCCATAACAGAAGCGGAGCACGAGGTCGCCCATGAAGTAGAAAGTGAGATGGCCCTTGGCAGGAACACACCGTGGCGCAGGGTAACTAATCCGGTAGAAGGTGCCTCCATTCCTTACACCGGCATGGGCCGTGTTTGGGACTTCAAAGGTGCCCCACGGGTCAACAGCGGTGCCATTCTTTTTAATTTCTCGGATTTCGGCGGCAAACAAGGGGCAGGTGGCGACCGGCCCGGACATCTAGGCGCGTATACAGCTTTACCAGCACCTTCAACTGCGGCATAAAATCTTATTGTGAATGTTTTGTTGGCAATGCGAACCACATGACACCGTTTCCAGTTATACTGAAGGCCTGCGGGTTGGCGCCCAACGCCTCCGGCAATGTGTTTGTCACAATGGTCGTCAGGCCCGACGACCCGTGAGTTGGTTTGAAAGGGACCCCCCCGCCCTGAAGCAGTTTGGCAACAATAATACCATTCTCCGGGAGGGTCTTGAAACTTTTAAGAATTGCGGTTGTGCCAATCATGGCAGCATTCGGGACTTCTGAGCTAAAAGTGTATGTAAGTTCTTTGGACCCGGGGCTGTACGAAATTCCTATCAGAGTGGAAAGCTTGATGTAATGCTGGCGCATCTCTTGCGCCCATAATATCATCGTCGCGACGATTGCGATAAGTGTTACGGCAATCAGCTGGTTTTTTGTTGATCCTTTCATGCTTTCGGTTTCACTAGCCACAAGCAGTGTTGCGGGGTATGGTCGGCGCACAAAAAGACACGAGCATTTGCCGCGGCCAGCGCTCGCGGCCAGCGCTCACGGCCAGCGCTCAGTACTTAAGGGTGATGCGGGCGTAGTCTTTGGGGGAGGTTGCATATGTGGCTGACCCTGTGTAGGCGCCCGTTGCAGTTGTCAGCGTGGTTGCCGTTGCTGAGGCAACGGTAGTCTTGATTGTGCCTAGGGACTTTGTGTGGATGGTAATCTTTTTGCCGGCCCAGGATGTTGGGTCCGACTTGCCCGAGTATGCGTGTGTGAGTAAAACAGTCCCGGTAGACACGGTGAGCCCGGTAAAGGCAATTTTTACGGTATCCTTTGTCATCCAGTAAAAGTAAATGAACAGGCACAGGGCAAGTAGCGCTGCAGCAAATAATAACCGGTTGCGGGTTTGCTTCTTCATTGCTGCGTGGTGGTCAGTCAGGCGCGCACGGTATAACATGCTGTGAAAAAGGAGGGCGGTACTTAATGAAGTCTTGCTAAAAAAAAATACTGGGCACAACATCCATTAGTCTCCAAACCATTGCCTTCCACGATGCAATATAAGCCCTAAAGTGCCTTCAGGAACCACAGGTGGAAGTTTCAGCTCTTGCTGATCTGGTGGAAAGACCAATTTAGTAAGGCGTTGGAATTTATTCTTGCCATCATTGTAAAGGTAGATTGGAGTTTGCTCTGGGTTAATAGGGTTGACGTGTTTGTACATTATTGCTACTTTGGTAGCATCATTGTACACACACAAACTAAATTTTGTTAATTCCACGTATGCAAAGAACACTTCAGTGTCTGCACCTCTGTTGCGTGCGCCAAAATCTATTTTGCGCCCAAGTGAGGTTGCAATAGCGTTGGATTCTTGTGCTAAGACTTGTTTATAACGGATTGCATTGTCTAAAGCATTTTCACCTGCAAGGGCGGTGTAGAAAGATAAACCATATTGATTATCACGGCCATCGAAGTCAAAGTAGGGTCCGAGTGAGTAAACTTCTGTCTTTGTTCTAATCACGACAAATTTTGAACCAGTTATGTTATTATCCACCAAAGAGGTTGCAGGATATACTTCACGGGTAACGTTATTGAAGGGTTCTTTAATGTTATAGAAGCTGTAATGGTTCTGAATGACCTTTCCGCATGAGCTGTCTACAATATCTTCCCATCTTTCTGTCATCAGTTCAAGGGACTGGAAGCAGTTACCCCCATCATCATAAATAACGAGCGTCTTTTCTTCAGGATATAATCCTGTATTTTCAGTATAGCTGCCCTTACGATACATTATAGCACATTTGGACACTGCGTTAAACACACAGAGTTCCCCAACCTGTTGAGCATATGCAATAAAAACTTCGGTATTTGCCGCTTCTGTGTAAAAATTTGGATTGCGTCCAAGGGCTGCGGCAATTGTATTAGCTAGAGGAGCTATTAGGTTTCTAAGATCTGTTGCCTTCTTCATCCTGTCGGGGTGTTGTTGTTTTATAGCTGCAAGATAGAAAGATAAAGTTGGATTATGGGGGTCGCCATAGTTCCTGAGCTTATATCGACGTGATGAAGATGTATCTCGTGAAAATTCAATAATATGTTCATTAGGATCTACAGTCTTAAACTCATAGGCAGTCAACACCATACGTCTTACACCTTTATATGCGCCAACACCAATTATGCCAAAATGCTCTGTTTCAATCTTTAAGTCCCTCACTTTTGTCTCTGGTAGCGCATTACGGTCGGTAGACTTGCCGGGAACTTTTGTATGATAAAACCCAGGACGCAGTAAATTATCTATAAATACAGTAAGGGGATTAGGGTCATACGTATGGGTTGATAATGCCGGATCATCTTGGCTGCGAATCGGTGGTGGCTGTATCGGTAGCTGTGCCGGTGGTCCCTGCGGTGGTGGCTGTGCCCCCGGTGGCTGTGCCGCCAGCTGTGCCGGTAGCTGTGCCGGTGGTGGCTGTGCCCCCGGTGCCGGTGGCTGTGCCGCCAGCTGTGCCGGTGCCTGTGGTGGTGGCGGTGCATGTAGCAGTGCCGCCGCCTGCTGTGCCTGTAGCAGCAGTGCCGCCGCCTGCTGTTCCGCCTGCTGCTGTTCCGCCTGCTGTGCCGCCTGCTGTGCCTGTAGCAGCAGTGCCGCCGCCTGCTGTTCCGCCTGCTGTGCCTGTAGCAGCAGTGCCGCCGCCTGCTGTTCCGCCTGCTGCTGTTCCGCCTGCTGTGCCGCCTGCTGCTGTTCCGCCTGCTGTGCCGCCTGCTGTGCCGCCTGCTGTTCCGCATACTGCTGTTCCGCATACTGCTGAAGTGCCGCCTGCTGCTGATATTGATGCAGTGGCTGCACTCCCTGCGGCGCCTGCGGCGGCGCTCTCGGCGGCGCTCTCGGCGGCGCTTCCTGCTTTTGCAGATGTTGCTGCATAAATTGCTGCCGCACTCGCTGCGATCCCTGCGGCGCCTGCGGCGGCGCTCTCGGCGGCGCTCTCGGCGGCGCTCTCGGCGGCGCTCTCGGCGGCGCTTCCTGATATTGCGTATATTGCTGCGGCGCTTCCTGATATTGCTGCGGCGCTTCCTGATATTGCGTATATTGCTGCGGCGCTTCCTGATATTGCGTATATTGCTGCGGCGCTTCCTGATATTGCGTATATTGCTGCGGCGCTTCCTGATATTGCGTATATTGCTGCGGCGCTTCCTGATATTGCGTATATTGCTGCGGCGCATCCTGATATTGCGTATATTGCTGCGGATATTGCGTATATTGCTGCGGCGCTTCCTGATATTGCGTATATTGCTGCGGCGCCTGCGGCGGCGCTCTCGGCGGCGCTCTCGGCGGCGCTTCCTGATATTGCGTATATTGCGGCGGCGCTCTCGGCGGCGCTCTCGGCGGCGCTTCCTGATATTGCGTATATTGCTGTGGCGATCCCTGCGGCGATCCCTGCGGCGCTTCCTGTGGCGCTCTCTGCTGCTGAAGTGCCCTGTTAAAGAGGGCTCGTCTTGGGTCGCCCGCCATTATGGTGCTGTATTAGGCACTTATATAATAATGATCCAAAAAAAGATGTTATCTCTAGATCAGCATGTTTTGCGCCACATTATTTAATAATATTTATCTCTTGCATTTAATGCTGCAATTGCTTTGTATCTCAAGTGCAATTGTTAATTTTAATTTTAATGATGGCTGCAGTGCCTGCTGTGGTGCCTACTGTGATGGCTGCAGTGCCTGCTGTGGTGCCTACTATGATGGCTGCAGTGCCTGCTGTGGTGCCTGCTGTGGTGCCTGATGTGGTGTTCTAGTAGTGATTTGTAACCATCCTCTGTAGATTATGTAGAGACTTAGCTATTTGTTGTGCCTTCATCAATTGTTGCCGCTGAGCCAGCCATCACTAGATTTTGATTTCTCGACATGATGATTGCTATATACACTGCTTTTTTTCAAAAAAAAAGCACATTGAGTACTTTTTTTCATGGCAACGTAAACGTTGCGGGCATGCGTTGCAGTGGTGGTCTACGTGCTGCTTTTTACCGCGAGAGAGAGCATGCTGAGCGTCGCAAGTGACGCGAGCGTCGCGAGCGACGTCGTTCATTACGGAACGGGCACCAAGAGGGTGTAGTGCTCGTCCCGAAGCATCAAGACAACCGGTGGCTTCCCGTTGTTGAGGCTCACATCGGTGTGGTACGAGAACCCAACAGGTGGTTCTCCGGATCGTCCATCGACGAACACGAGGCAGGAGACGTTGTACTCTTCAACGACTCGAGCGATGCAGCGATCATCTCCTGCGGTTGCTGGCCCTGTATAGTCTGCTCCATCATGAAGTGACGGATGCCCAAAGTAATGCTTGTACTGAATCGCCAGTTGATCACGCTCTTTTTTGTCGTCCTTTACAACAGATGCCGCAAAGCACAACCAGAGACACACATTTTCTTCGACGACCCCATCCTTGCCCACTACTTGAGAACCACACTCCACAGTCTTGTACTTGTCGCTTTCAGTGGAGACCCACACAGTGCCATCAACATTTTTGCCGACTGAGACTCGGTTCCTGGCCACCTCCTTCAGCCACGACGTGTCGGCTTGGTCCACTTCCAACATCGCATCTGACACAGCAACAACAGAAGTTGAGGCACTTCCCGTTGCCTTTGGGGCACTCGCTGTCTTTGGGGCACTCCCTACCTTCTTTTGCGCCTTCAAGACTTCCGCTTGCGCAGCTGCCACGCATTGAACTGCATTGGCCTCTTCGTACTTCAGTGTACCTACCTCCAAAGTTGCGACCAGCAGTTGAGCATCCTGCAAATCGTCGCGAGTCGGAAGGTTACTCAAGAAAGTCACAGTATTCTGTCTTGTCGCGATTGCTTCTTGCTTCTCCGTCAGAGCCTTTTCTGCGAGATTCAGATTCTTTTGCGCTGCCTCTAGCTTCTGCGCAGCCACCTGCTGCGCTTTCTGCAGCGCCAACTGCTGTTCCAAATCTTTTCGCTTCTTTTCCAGAAGTTCCAACTGCTGCTTCTTTGCAGCTTCCTGCTCAGCTGCAAGCTTCTTCGCAGCCTCCTGCTCAGCTGCAAGCTTCTTCGCAGCCTCCTGCTCAGCTGCAAGCTTCTTCGCAGCCTCCTGCGCAGCTGCAAGCTTCTTCGCAGCCTCCTGCGCAGCTGCAAGCTTCTTCGCAGCCTCCTGCTCAGCGGCTTGTTTCTCCATCTGCTCGATCTGTGCTTGATACACTGCTTGGCGCTCTGCTAAGTCACGCTCCAGTTTGGCCTTCTTCGCCTCTAGGGCCAGAGCCTGCTGTTTCTTACGAAACTCCTCGTCGAGGAGTCGCAGAGCCTTTTCTTCTGCTGTTTCGGTTGGCAGCAGTATGTTGGACCCGTAAATGGCCGCCACCGCCAGAGCACCCGCCGTAATGACTGGGATTACCCCCGCAGATTTTGAAGTGTCCCGGCCACCACCGAAGAATAGTGTCCCGGCCACAGCTGCTGCCCCGAGACCCAGTCCCACCACCTTGAGACTTGTCGTCCCGAGACCTGTCGTCCCGAGACCCATCGTCCCGAGGTCCGCCGGGTACGCAGTCGGCACCATCATTGATGGATCCTGCGGCGCAACCGGCGGCAACCACGGCGCAACCGGCGGCTTCAGCGCAACCGGCAACGACTGCGGCGGCTGCGGCGGCTGCTGCGGCGGCTGCTGCGGCGGCTGCGGCGCAACCGGAAACAACCACGGCGCAACCGGCAGCTGCGATCCAATCGGCTGCGGCGGCTGCGGTCCAACCGGCCTCGGCTGCAATCCAACCGGTTGCGGCGGCTGCAATCCAACCGGTTGCGGCGGCGGTCCAACCGGTGCTTGAGAACCTGCCGCTTGTTTCTGTGCAGCAGCTTCTTTGAACAGTTTCTCACGGAATAGGCGCATGTTTGGGTCCATAGCTGAGAGCTTTGAAAACGTACAACGTTTCACTGTCAAGGGTGCCAAAGAAGTAAAAAGCTTCAATTTTAATAATGCAAAAAAATGGTATTTTTATTAGGTTAGCCCGTATTAACCACTTACTGGATTATATCATGAGAGTGGGCGTCGGTACCGGCAGAATCTGCCTTGTAGTTATGGACTCGGCGGCTGCGCAGCGAGCGCGATCAGGAGCCGCTCGCGTCGTCAAGGCGGGCGGGGCCTCGCAGCTGGCCAGCGCGCCTGGCGGCGACGAGGAACGCGGCCCGCGCTGCGGCGAGGTCACCGTTCCGGATCAGCTGCTCGACCACGCTGAACGCGACGCCGTGCGTCCGCGAGTCGCTCAGGAGCGCGGCGAGGAGCCTCGAGTAGTCCTCGCGCTGCGGCAAGCTGCCGCGCCGGCAGCGCGCGCCCTTTTCGAAGTCGATGACGACGACGCGCGCCGGCGCGCGGAAGAGGATGTTCTTCAGTTCCAAGTCGCCGTGCGCAACGCCGCCCCGGCGGTGCAGCGTGGCGACCTGCGCCAGCAGCTGCCGCGCGATCGCGCGGTCGTTCGCGACGGACGGCCGGTACGCGCGCCACCCGTCGTTCTCAAACAGCGTCGTGACGATGCAGGGCCCGACCTCGGACCGGAACGCGTCGACAAGCCGCACGGGCCACCGCGGCGGAAGCCGCGCGTACACGTACCGCTCCATGGCGAACCGCCGGTCCTGCTGCGCGTTCCACGCTTCGTTGCCGCGGACGTACGGGATGAGCTTGGCGATGCACGCGCGCCCGCCCACGCGGACAGCCCGGGCGTTCCACCACCCCGCGGCGATGGCCTCCGAGCCGCCGTAGCGCGCCGCGAGCATGCGCGTAAACTGATCCGCCATCCCCGCCAGACTCGCTTTCTTGGGCAGAGATAAAAGCGCAAAAAGTTCCATTTGGCGGCCGTGCGTGCACGTACCTTGCCGTCAGCGGGGGCACCCCCCCGACGCCCCCCACAGCCCCTGGGTCGGCTGGGAGCTGAATTTTTGGTGGCCGCCGTTCTTGCGCTTGACCAGGGCAACAACGACAACGACAACGATGACCAGCAGGACGATGGCAGCCGCAACCATCAGTCGAGGGTCGAGAGGCCCTCTTTTATCCGAACTAGACCGGTCGCCGCCGCGAAAGATCTTCTTCCACCACGGCCGGGCATTTCTCTCCTTAACTTCATTTACCGCAAGAATCGCTTCCCGGGCGTTAAAATGCTGTACGCCGACTGCTTCTTTATGACTGTGGACCAGATCATTGTAACGTTTAAGGGTCGCCTCAGGGATATAGAACGGCCTGTTCGGGTCCATGGACTGCCAAGAGTCAGATTGCAAATATTTCAAAGCATCGACATTGGCAAAGTTCCTCAGACTCAAATAATTTGGCGCAGAACGGTCAAACTCCTGGTAATCCTGGCCGTTCCATACTTGAAACTTCTGAGCATCCCTAAAGAGCCAGGGATAAAGGTCTCGTGCAGTCAGTCGCGGTAGCCCTGTGCCTTGCATCTCGTCTGGTGGCCTCGGCCTCTCATCAGGCTCCTCCGCAATGGATGCATCAGGCGGTTTCCAGCTTGGGTGCTCGCGCAAGAAATCTCGCTGGTCAGGGCTAGTTGTCTGAAAGTACCCGTTGACGTATTGGCCAGAATACTGGGGTGAATTGGCCAATTCCCCCCAGCGAGCATAATACGCGTGAAGATTATTCTGCGTGTAGCTGTTGTTAGGATACATCGACTCCACCACCTTGACCCTGTATGCCTCAGACGGGTGTAACTGCGGATCATACTGGCCAACCTCTCTTGGCATATACAATGTGCCACTCATGCTGGGCCGGCCGAAATATAACAACCATACAAAGAACGAAGTGTGTGAAATGCACGGCGCCTACCATGCCTTCAAGCGCTCAAAGGCGTTGCGCGCAGGCCTTCAAGTGACAAATTTGATCACAGGCGGGGCGAACGTACCACCATTGACCACCGAAGGCTCAATGCAGCATATCGATGACAAGTTTTTGGGCGCTTGCCTCCCCGCCAGACTCGCTTTCTTGGGCAGAGATAAAAGCGCAAAAAATTCCATTTGGTAGCCGTGCGTGCGCGCACCTCGCCGTCAGCGGGGGCACCCCCCCGACGCCCCCCACAGCCCCTGGGTCGGCTGGGAGCTGAATTTTTGGTGGCCGCCGTTCTTGCGCTTGACCAGGGCAACAACGACAACGACAACGATGACCAGCAGGACGAGGGCGGCCGCAACCATCAGTCGAGGGTCGAGAGGCCCTCTTTTATCCGAACTAGATCGGTCGCCGCCAAAGATCCTCTTCCACCACGGCCGGGCATTTCTCTCCTGTACCGCAAGAATCGCTTCCCGGGCGTTAAACTGCTGTACGCTGACCGCTTCTTTATGTCTGTGGACCAGATCATTGTAACGCTTAAGGGTCGCCTCAGGGATGTAGAACGGCCTGTTCATGTCCATGGACTGCCAAGAGTCAGAGCGCAAATATTTCAAAGCATCGACCGTGGCAAAGTCCCTCAGACTCAAATAATTTGGCGCGTCACGGTTAGACTCCTGGTAATCCTGGCGGTTCCATACTCGAAACCTCTGAACATCCCTAAAGAACCAGCCATTAGGGTCTTGTGCAGACGTATGTAGCCCTCTGCCTTGCGCCTCGTCTAGTGGCCTTGGCGGCCCTTCCTCCTCAGGCACCGCAATGGATTCACCAGGCAGTGGCCAGTTTGGGTGCTCGCGCAAGAAATGTTGCCGGTCAGGGCTAGTTGTCTGAAAGTACCCGTTAACGTATTGGCCAGAATACTGGGGTGAATTGGCCAATTGAGCATAATACAAGTGAAGATTATTCTGCAAGTAGCTGCTAGTGGTAGCATACTGCGAATGCACCTTGGACCTGTATGCCTCAGACGGGTGTAACTGCGGATCATACTGGCTCACCTCTCTTGGCATATACAATGTGCCACTCATGCTGGGCCGGCCGAAATATAACAATCATACAAATAACGAGGTGTGTGAAATGCACGGCGCCCACCACGCCTTCGAGCGCTCAAAGGCGTTGCGCGCAGGCCTTCAAGCGACAAAGTTGATCACAGGCGGGGCGAACTTACCACCATTGACCACCGAAGGCTCAATGCAGCATATCGATGACAAGTTTTTGGGCGCTTGCCTCCCCGCCAGACTCGCTTTTTTGGGCAGAGATAAAAGCGCAAAAAATTCCATTTGGTAGCCGTGCGTGCGCGCACCTCGCCGTCAGCGGGGGCACCCCCCCGACGCCCCCCACAGCCCCTGGGTCGGCTGGGAGCTGAATTTTTGGTGGCCGCCGTTCTTGCGCTTGACCAGGGCAACAACGACAACGACAACGATGACCAGCAGGACGAGGGCGGCCGCAACCACCAGTCGAGGGTCGAGAGGCCCTCTTTTATCCGAACTAGACCGGTCGCCGCCGCCAAAGATCCTCTTCCACCACGGAAGCGCCATCTGCTCCCTTGCAAGCCTTGCCTGCTTCGCATTATGATTTATCACGCTGTGAGCTTGGGATGCCTCCCAGTGAAGTCTGTGGTAGTACTGAAGGGCATCCGGAGGCATGTACATTGGTCTAGTAGGGTCATCAGACTGCCAAGACTGATCTCGAGGAAGACGCGACCCTATGACAAACTCTTGTAGGCTCAAATAATCTGAGCGGGTAGGATCTGACGCCTGGTACCGCCGGTTGTCCCATCCTCGGAACTTATCAATAAACGCATCCCGATACTGTTGGGGGCCGTACATCAGCGCATATGGAGTGTATAGGTTGCCATTAATCACCCGATACGGTTGTTCTCGACCGACGAGTGACAGACCAGGGTCAATGTAATCTGGCCCGGCGGGGTTGGTTGTCTGATAATAACCATTGACGTATCGCCCCCGATACTTGGGCGTTTGTGATAGTTCAGTCATTTCTCTGGCCTCCCGTCGGCTCCGATGAACCAAACTGCGATCTGACTCGGTGTCGCCGGACCGAAATTCAAACCCATAGTTGCCCGTTGGATGTAACTGCTGCTCTTGAGGGGCAAGCCAGGCAGGCCCAGACCCTTGAGGAACATTGTTCACCAAGAGGGGCGGGTTACTCCCCATGCCGAGGGTAAGGATATAAGCTGCGTAAAAAATGTAAGGATATAAGCTGCGTAAAAAATGCCAGCCCGCCAGACTCGCTTTCTTGGGCAGAGATAAAAGCGCAAAAAGTTTCATTTGGCGGCCGTGCGCGCACGTACCTCGCCGTCAGCGGGGGCACCCCGACGACGCCGTCCAGTCGTAGCCCACAGCCCCTGGGTCGGCTGGGGGCTGAATTTTTGGTGGCCGCCCTTCCTCCTCAGTCTCTGCAATCGATTAGGTTAGCCCGTATTAACCACATACTTGATTATATCATGAGAGTGGGCGTCGGTACCGGCAGAATCTGCCTTGTAGTTATGGACCCGGTGGCTGTGCCCTAGATTTATTGTGGACGACCCATCGCCATGGTTCAGCATAGCAAGGTGGGAGTGCGGTAACTGTCCAGCAGGCAAGAGTCGATGGGTAAACACTCCCAATTGGGTGCTGCTACTGCCGCCAACAATAGTAGTAAACCCCGCCGTGTCTGCGCGCTCGCATGCAAGCACGTGCGCAACAACGATCACGAGGATCAAGAGAACAACAAGTAGGAAAAGGTCACGGCGCTGCATCAACTAATATGTGGGTGCGGTAAAACCGGCTGGCCATTGAACAACACACCAACTGGTAAATAGTTTATATCGGGGGCCGACACCTACAAATACTCTTGCAAAAAAAGGCGTGGATTGGCCGACTTGTCGGCCAACACGTCTTTTTGGTATGGCACGCGCACGCACACGCGCGCACACGCGCACACGTTTACGCGCGCACACGCGCACACACACGCACGCACATGCGCACACACACGCGCACACGCGCACGCACACGCGCGCACACGCACGCACATGCGCACACGCGCACATGTTTACGCGCGCACAGCAACGACTCCTCGAGCCGTTGCAGCAACCGCGAAGAGCACAACACATGTCCCAACCCCGGCGGCCACTGCCACCTGCACCAGGTCCTTCGTCGACATGGAGGGATCCACCACCACTGGCGCGGGGCGCAAGGCCTCCGCCATGGCCCCCGCAGCAGTGGCCAAGCCGTTGCAACCATAGGCTGCCATTGGCTGCAAGGCCACCGCCATGGCCCCCGCAGCAGTGGCCAAGCCGTTGCAACCATAGGCTGCCATTGGCTGCAAGGCCACCGCCATGGCCCCCGCAGCAGTGGCCAAGCCGTTGCAACCATAGGCCGTCATTGGCTGCATGACCCCCGCCAGGGACCCTGTTGTCGAGTACAACATGCCGGCGCCCCATGCGAGATTCTCCGCCAGGGACCTCAGATAGGTCTTTGGAGGATCCGCCAGTGGTGGCGTATACACGACCATGGCACCCTCCGACGGAGGTGGTGACCACGACGGAAATGGTGACCACGACCACGACGGGATGGCACGCTGCGCGTTCCCATCGGTGGGCGTACCCACGCCTCCCTCAAGAGTCCATTCCAATGCTTCCACACTGGTATCCGCGGCCTTGGACAAACGTCTGGTGATGATGTTTGAGATCAAGAACATGGAGTTCAAATCTCCGAGGTACCGACAAGCCAAAGAAGCGTCCATTTGGCGTGGGGGACAGGTGCTAAGTGGATAAAATGATTCATTTTTGGCATGTCCAAAACAGGCCAAAATGCTATATAGCAACAATTATGATCGGAAATCCGGAAAGGGTTGATCGGTGGAGTGCGGCCCACCTAATAGTTCATGCCGAGGGGTTGACACCTACAAATTTTCTTGTAAAAAAGGCGTGGAATTGACCGACAAGTCGGTCAACACGTCTTTTTTTTGTTTGTGCCGCGCACGCGCGCACACGTACGCGCACACACGCACACGCACGCACACGCACGCGCTCACACGCACGCGCACACGCACGCGCTCACTTCTTGCGCATGGTGGCAACCACCACACAAGTGACAATACCGGTGGCCAGTACCACCTGCATCAGGTTTCTGGTCTTCATCAAGGGGCTCACCACCATGGCCCTCGCGACGGTGGCCAAGCCGTTGGCGCCGAAGGCGAGAGCCTCCAACAGGTCCTTCCAAAGGGGAAGATCCGTTGGTGGAGTATACACCTCCATGTCGCCTAAGGCGAGAGCCTCCAACAGGTCCTTCCAAAGGGGAAGATCCGTTGGTGGAGTATACACCTCCATGTCGCCTAAGGCGGCGTCAATTTCACCCAACAACTCATCTATCTGGGTGAAATCAGGCGGCACGTTGCCCCCCTCTGTGTCTTCTGTTTCCAACCACTCGTCGTCGTCGTCTAATGTTGTGGTGATGATACGACGGGTACCAGCAGCGGTTGAAAAGCAGAAAGATCCGAGGAACAAAGCCGCAGACATTCAGAGAATGGTTCTGCGGAAGGTGCTAAGTGGATAAAATGCTTCATTTTTAATATGTCAAAAAACAGGCCAAAATAGGCTAAAATGCTATATAGCAACAATTATGATCGGAAATCCGGAAAGGGTTGATCAGTGGAGTGCGGCCCACCTAATAGTCCATGCCGAGGGGGTCAACCCCTACATTTTTTTGTAAAAAAGGCGTGGAATTGGCCGACAAGTCGGTCAACACGTCTTTTTTTTTGTTTGTGCCGCTCGCGCACGCACTTGATCACTTCTTGCGCATGGTGGCAAAGACTCGCCCCACCATACAAGTGACAATACTGGCTGCCAGCACCACCTGCACGCACGTTTACACGTACAAGCACACGTACACGACGGCCCCCCCCAGCACCACCCCCCCAACTAAGGTACACAACCGTTGCAGTGCCGTCCTCACGCACGCACGCACGCGCGCGCACATGTATCCATCGCCCTCAAATGCGATGACCGCAATACAAAACCCCACGACCATCGAAGCAGCGCAATCACCCGTAACTGCTTCCTGGCACTTAGTGGCAAAGCCACGCAGTACTTCGTAAACCGCATTGTTGTCTGGGTTCAGGCACAAGCCCGTGAAGTTCGGTAGAATGGTATGCGAGTTCGGGCACAATCCCCTGAAGTGCGATAGAATTGCAGAAGCGTCCATCTAGAAGGCTGGAAGGAAGGTGCTAAGTGGATAAAATGCTTCATTTTTAACATGGCCAAATGTTATATAGCAACAATTATGATCGGAAATCCGGAAGGAGTTGATCGATGGAGTGCGGCCCACCCCATAGCTGCTGCAGACGCAGTAAAACGACCCTTTTATAAACACGCTGCTATAGGAAATTCCGTGAGACAAGATTCTATCAGAACATGAAGTCTTCCGACGCCGCCCTGTTGACTGCCATTGTTGTCTGTGCCATTCTTATTGCCGCCGGGATTTTCCACCGGCGCGGGCGGAACAAAACCGGGGGGTTCCACCCAACCCCCCATAACATTAACATATATGACCACCCCTATAAAAACTATCCCAGGTATGAGGGGCGCGGCGCAACATGGTGGGATGGTGACCATCGCTGCACATCCTATTGCGCTCAGTCGCCATGCTCTGTGTGGTGCCAGTAAAAAAGACACAAACGGTTTAGAGTGGACTCGACAAGAGTAATGTGTTTATTCCCGCGACCCACCCCTCCGGCAGTCAAACTCGCTGAGCAACTTTTTCGGGGCTCGCTTGTTATTTTTGCCGAGCCCCGCAAGGTAAAGCCAGGCCTGGTCTTCTAATGGAAGCACCTGCTCACAGAGAGAATTTGCAACCGCGCGGAGCTGTGACAACTTAATTTTTATTGAAGGTCGGATGCGGGGCCCACACAACTCATAAGAGTTTGGGTGCCACTCGGATGAGCAAATATTAGAAGCTGCTCTCACGGCAATCAAGAAGGTCACGCAAAGATTCTGCGTGCGCTGCACTTGCGGCGCAAACCCTAAAGAATTCCTGATTGCAAGGCTCCGCGCAACCTCCTTCTCCTCCAAAACCATAAGCTGGTCGGACGCATTATTGTGGAGGAGTGCAAGGAGTTCATGCCGAGGGGCCGGCGGTTTTATGCCCAGGATGGTGCGCTCGTGGCGAGCACACCATTCAAGCGCATAGGGCGCATCCAACCAGTCAGCCATGCTGGCAGCAGGATAAAGGAACCAGAGGCGGTGGACCATGCTCCAGTCAGAAATTGGCTTTGCAGGGCAACTTGCAAGAACGGCTGCAACTTGCAGCGAATACGCCTCGGCGTTGGCCTTAAGGAGGGTTATGTCCCCCTTGTTGCATCGGGCATGGGTCATCACAAGAACCGCCGCAAAATGGTCTAATGCATTACAAATGAGCAAACTTGTATATGCCGGCGAGTTCTCATAATCTTGAACAAGCTTATGGTACCCGAGGCTTGTTCGGCCAAATCTTTTGATGTTAAGATGTGGAACCCACTCAAAAAGTTTTAAGATGAGGTCCGGTGGCAGTATCGCAATGGTGGGATTGTCTGTGGTAACTTGTGTCTTGTCGACAGACATTTGGAGATATAGCACAAATGGCATTTTTCAAATATGCCGACGCAAAAAGACTCGAACACATCGGTGCGACACGGCGGGTCATATTTAATCAAGTAGGTTGTGCGCCGAACCGAGGGCCGAACCGAGGGCCGAACCGAGGGCCGAACCGAGGGCCGAACCGAGGGCCGAACCGAGGGCCGAACCGAGGGCCAAACCGGGTGGTGAACCGGGTGGTGAACCGAGCGACAACCCGAGGGGCGGTTCGTAGTACGTGATTTCTTCACGCAGACTTATGGAGGGCCCCAGCGATATGTATATTGTGCCTCTGCGCGCCTTCCCATAGTAAAATTTTGTAATTAACTCTAATGGGGTCAGCTCGCTGCTGAGGCCTGCAAGGTTTAACCACTCTCGATCCGTCTTCTGAAGCTTTTTTTCGCAGAATGTGTGCGCCGCAGTGCGCACAGCTGACAACCTAACATCAATTCGGGTTCGCGTGGGTGGCTGGCGGCCTGCCGACGACACATGCTCCAAGGCGGCGGCCATTGAAGCGACCATGGTGGCCACGCGACCGCCAAATTCATGGCAGCAGCATGTTGAACCCGCCAGAAACATGCTATTGGTTTGTCGCACAAGGGCATCTTCAGACGCCTGCATAATGTTGGCAAGCCGTTCAAGCGCATTCGCATGGAGCAGGGCAATAATCTCGCCCCGGGCAATAACCTCGCCCGGGGGATTCACCCCGCCTTTACTCAATATGCCACTCTCATTGCGAGCGCACCATTCGAGTGCGTAGGGGGCGAACGGCCAGTCAGTCAAGCTCAAGGAGACGCGGTAAAGGAAACGGAGGCAGTCAATCATTACCCAACTGGAAGTTGGTTTTGCAGGGCAGCCTGCAATAATTCCGGCAATGCGTTGCGTATATGTTTTTACGGCATCCGCGAGATGCGTGGAGTTGTGCCCGCCCAAGTCGCGATAAATATGGCTCTCCATCAGTATTGCCGTAAACCGTGCCAATGCTCGATGAACTAGCGAATTCGCGTAGTCCAGCGAGTCCTCGTAAGATCGAACAACCAAGCAATAACCGGTACTGGTTTGGCCAAACATTTTAAGTTTGCCGGGGTTTAGGGTCTCGAGAATTTTCAAGACAATATCTGGTGGCATTTTTGCAAGGCCGGTGTCGTGGACAAGCGCTGTAGCCAAATCGGCACTTACCTGCAGCATCATCCAGAGTACAGAACATACTATTGATTTCAATTATAACACAACCTTGCAAAATAATTTATTAAAAAACATGCGCGGCATGTTTTTGAAACCCTGCAGGCCAACCGTGCGTTGCACACTTCACACCCCCACAAAGGGGCCCTTCGAGCTCTCGGATGAGATATCCACGAGAGGTTTTGCTTTTCCGATGCAGTGGTCTTCGTGAAGAAGACCGGCGCACTCTTTTCCTTCCACCCCTGGAAATGTGAGCCGACTGCAGTGGATGCACTGAAGCACGATTTCGCCAGCAATGTAATTGTGGCCGTTGCCGAACTTGTAACACTCTTCACCTTTCCAGACGCAGATTTTCTTCATGTTGAGACAGACGGCAGAGTGCTACCAAAACACAAGATTCAAATATACCTTTGTGTATTTGTTAGGGTTCTTACCCAACACCCATTGGAGCCGGAGATAAAGTATAATACTTTGGTGATTACGATGGGCCTTGCCAGAATCGCCACCATCGTGACTGCGACAGTTGTTTTGCTAATTGTCATTGTCATGGTGGCAGTGCCCTACATACTTCTTGTCCGCATCATGGAGTATAATCAGATGTATGCAACCGTGCGCACACCACGGGCAAAAATCTCTGAAATATACCCTCACATTAAGTCGGGAGACCTACTCATGTTTGTGTCGGCCTCGCACCTGCCCGTCAACAGCGGCATCAGCCAGACGTTCTTTAGCCACGCTGCAATGCTGCTGCGCGAAGGTGACCTCGTTTACACGTCGGAAGCGCAGATGGGTACCGAGATCATGCCAAACCCGAACATGGCGGGCACCGACTACCACATGAATAAGGGGGCCGCTTCAGCCCCAATGCTCACACGAATCAAGTTTTACACAGGCAACACCTATATCATGCGAATCTCGCGCGCCCTCGACCCGGTGCGCGAGCGGAACCTGAAAGCCGCTGCTGACCACCTCCATAGCATTGGGTATGCCTACCCGACCACGCGGCAGTTATTGGCTAGAATCGTGCTGGGGCGCAAACCGAATGCGCGCCACTGCTTTCAGCACGTTGCCCATCTCCTTGACGAGGTCGGGCTCACCCCGCTGATCCAGGACACCCCCCTCGCCGAGTCGGGCGTCTACCAGGTGTGCCAAGACGTTTGCGGCCTGGCAAACTGCCCCCTCCCCGACGGGTACTACTATGAACCCCCCATTGAGATTATATACGATGTCGGGGTGCTGAGCTTTAGCGACTCCCGGGCACGCCCCTTGGCCGCATAGAAGGGATCTTTCAAGCAGGCGATGTTTTAAAAGAAACCGGCGGTTGGTATAGCGCCCATGGATTCCGCCCCCGCGGCGGACCACCCAAACAGCAAAAACGCCTGGGTGGTTCTTTTAATGATGGGGGATGCCTACGCGCCTGGAGCCCTCGTTGTTGCGCAGTCTCTCCGGGACACGAAAACAAAACACGACATCGTTTGCATGGTGACCCACGACGTCTCGCTTGAAACCCGCGCCCAGTTGCGCGGTACGCCCCAAAACCCAATATACGACGATGTCATTGAAGTCCCCTACATAGTGCATCCGACGCGCCCCCTTAAGTCGAAGAAACAAGTTGAGTTGTATGGCGGCTGGATCGACCGCAGTTTTACAAAGTGGTCCTGCTTGAAGTTCACGTGGTACCACCGCGTAATATTCGTTGACGCCGACATGGTTGTCGTCGCCAACTGTGATGATCTATTTGAGCTCCGCCCGCCGGCTGCGTGCTACTCAAATCCCTGGGCCTACCCCTGGGCAGACCGCGGGGGGATCACAAACCCCTACCTCACCAATGAGAAGGGGAGGTCCAGGCCCCCAGCCCACGGCGCTTGCGTGCCGGCAGCTCAGATTGAAAAAGCCCTCCACTCCGGGAGCTTTGTCGGATGGGGGGCGATGGTCCTCCTTGAGCCGAACGCCGCCAAATTCGAAGATCTTCTCGCGATGATTCACAAGAATCCGGTATTTGGCGAGGAGTTCAACGTAGTTTCTGGGTCTGACGAAGTCTCAATCGCGGCTCTCTACGCCCAAGCTGGCTGGACCCACATCCATCAGCGGTACCTCGCGATACCCTGGAAACCTCGCTGGGTGCCGCCACATGATGTCTGCGCTTATCACTTCCACGGCCGCAAGCCGTGGGAAATGGCAATCAGTGAGTGGCCCGACCTGGCCATCTGGTGGCAGGTTGTTGGCCGCCTCATTGCGAGGTGTCCCAAGGCCCGCCAGATGTTCTACCCTAAAGCAGTTGCAGGTCTCGACGACACCCGGATCGGGTAGAATGTAACAACATATTTACTTAAAAAAAGTGGTCTGGTGTCCGCCAGGGGGGGCGCCAGAGAGGCCGCCAGGGGGTCCGCCAGAGGGGCCGCCAGGGGGCCGCCAGGGGGGCCGCCAGAGGGGCCGCCAGAGAGGCCGCCAGAGGGGCCGCCAGAGAGGCCGCCAGGGCTTCGATTTAGTGACAGCGGGGGTGCTCAGTACGTAATTCTTTCGGCACGCCGTCTTCACGCTGCCAAGGGGTTGGCGCGTGCTCGGAGGGGTCCCAGTATCTGAGAATATGATCCTGCAGAACCACATACAGCTCCCCGTCCGAAGGAAGACCCTCATCTGTCTTTTCGACGATGTAGTAAAAGTTCTCGACCACTTTACACGGGACGTATTCGGTTTTCACTTCTTTGATTTTCCATTGAAGGAAAGGGTCAAACTCTCGGTTATCAGGCGTCTTCCAAGACCTAATATGCTGTAGGAAGACATCCCCGACTTGACGGCCTTGCAGGCCGCAGACGTGTGCAGGTACGAGTTCGCCTTCCAGCACCAAATCGACGACGACGTTGGTCTGAGCCAGCTTGGGGACACCCGTCCTCAGCGGACACATCTCAATTCTGTAGCGCTCTTTGGCGCACCCTTTTTGCGTGACTGCCTGTTTTTGGGGTGGAACAAGCTCAACCACCCTGACGCGGTTCCAGAGTCGCCTTTCTCGACTTCGATTACCATGCTTGAGCAGGCAGGCTAGCTCATCGCCCTCCTTGAATGTGTGCGAACCCATGTGAGAATAGCATAACAAAACAAGCTGTCAATTTTTTACGTGCAAAATGCTGCAAGGTATTGTGCCGCCGCATAGGGCCTAACGCGGCGGATCGGCGTGCATGAACATTGCGTAGCAGTCTTTTTCTTTGCATGCCGCATCGCCGCAGCCGGACGGTGAGTCTGGGGCCGAGCAGAGCGACGCCATCGCAAACTCAGGGTCCGGCACCAAATCGTGCCAACGGCTAATTGTAATCACATGCGACAGCGGGTTTGCCGCCAAAATGCGCCTGCCGATAACTTTATTTGCCACTAGTGGTAGTGTGAACAGAAATACGAGCACAACGGCCCCCGCGCCGTAAACCTCTTCACAGTCGAGAGTTTGCCCGTCGGCCGCCCCCCAGATGCACCGCTGGTCGTATACGTCAATGCCCTCAATCGAGTTCTCGCGCGATCTGGCGCGCCAGGCGTAGTAGCCCCGGGGCGTAGTGGTCAACTCTACCAGCCTCGGCCGTGTGCGCAGCCGCCGCGCAATGTCGGCGGCGGCGGCTGCAATTGCCGCATCCACCCGGCAGTTACGGGTGACGCCCCCCATCCACCCCCCGGCCGTGACCCCCTCCGTGAACAAGACGTCAATAGCATACTGCTTCGGCGTGTAAATATTCCGCAGAGCTGGCGGGATTTTGACTTGGCCCCCGTCGTCGGTCTGGAAGCCGTCGCTCAGCAACTTGAACCCTTTGGTGGTGACGGGTTCATATTCTTCGGACCGGGCCAGGTTTTTAATGTTCTGAGCCACCTTGGCCGCATCGGGGGTGTTTCCGAGAAACTTCGCCACCAAGATGTATATGTGGTAGTCAGCCGCCCTGGGCCCGAACAGGTACCCGACGGTTGCCGAATTTGCCAACGTGCGCGCCGCCGACGGTAACGTCTGCAATGAATTGAACCTGTTGCTTGTTTTGGGGGGGCCATCCGCCCAGTAGGGCTCGAGCTCCTTGCGGATTAGCGCCCGCAGCTCTGCCCAGCGCAGGGCGTCGGCGAGGTGTTCTCGCCCCTTCCACTGCGGTGTATACTTGAGTTTCCTGAACAGGTAGTTGCCAATTATGCGCGATAGGACGATGTCGACATTGTACCCCTCGACCGCGACAACATTGTGAATATTGTCTTGGCCGTGGGTGTTGTACTCATCAAAAACCGTCCGCGAGATTGACATCAATACTGAGTGAAAGACCGTTTGGACGGACTCGGGCGAATCTATCCCAAAATACTTCATCAGGTAGCCTTGGATAATCGCCATCGCCACCGCGCAGTCGCCGCACCGGTCAAGCCCCAGCTTATAGTTTTCATAGTGAGTTATTCCGAGATGGTTGCCCAGCGGTCGCTGGTAAAGGTTGTAAGATCGCATCCGCTCTTCAAACTCGACCTCGTCGTACTCGACCAAGTCGTACGCATTTCCGACGAGTCGCACCTCGGTGCTATTGAGCGGGGCGTACGCCTGGATAAATATGTTGGTCCCCGCCAGGTATATAAACCGCCCCTCTTTGTAGTTCTTGATGAAGTCGATGACGTCCACGCAGTTACGGAAGTCCTCGTGCGTCTCCGTGCGGCGCTGGTACTCCACGAGCCCCTTTCGTATCTCCGTGGGGTCCTCGGGGTACGGCGGGTGAAATTTCACCATGTATTGTTGGGGGGCCAGCCGCTTGAGCCAGTTGAGGTGTTGCGCCGAGTTCCAGAGGATGTCGATGTTGCTAGGGAACTTGGCCCCCGATTCTTTCGTGCGAATGTCCGAAATAAAATAGACTGCCGCTGAGTCACTCAGCGGCGCCAGCGCCGCCGCGAGGGCCTCAGTCATCACGTCCTCGATAATGAAAACCGCTTGCGGCGATTTGTGGATCACCGCCGCCAGGTCTTCGGGCATATTTTCAAGGCCCTCCATGGGCCGCGCCACGACCCCCTTGCCGTACAGGTTGACTTGGCGCCGCAACAGGTGGAAGCGGTTTCCCGCCGTGGCCTTGAAATAGAGCAGCGTCTCCACCCGGCTCGGCGAATACTGCGACACAGTCTCCCCCCCGTGGGCGTCGTACTGTATTAGGTGCTCGGCGGGGTCGATGAGAATGAACTTTGCATTGGGGAACATCGACGCCAACATGCCCATCTTGTGCGAAGGGGCCGACCCCGCGTAGACGACGTAGCAAGGGTCGAGGTAATATTTGAGGGCCCTGGTGAGGAACTGGATTTCGCTTAGGAGGAGCTTCAGCTGGCCGTTGTGGACCAGGCGCCGCAATTCTTTAAGAGCCATAACGTCTGACCCATCGTAGGGGGCCCGATGGTGGAGGTCTTTGTACTCGACCATTGTCTTTGCCGACACTATCAGTTCTTTCATGTAGGGAATTGCCTGGATGGCTTCTGAAAACCCCACGAGCTCCTGCGGCGTAAACATGGTTTTGTCGCTGTCCACGGCAATTTCTCGCCTCTCCTCCCTGCCGCCGTAACGGGCCGGAGAGTGCGCAGGGCAGGCCTGGCCGGCTATGCAGGCCTGGCCGGCTATGCTGGCCATCAAGACTGCAATTGACGCAATTGCAGCAGCTGTTGCGCCGACTAGGGGGGCGCATAGCGCCACGGCGATGACGGCCAGCACACAAACGATGGCCAGGCAGACCTTGTCACCCCAATACATTCTATTTATCGGCGCACATCCATCCAACTACTGCAAAAAATCACTGTGTGAGGTAGTTAAATAATTGCAATTGCTGTCTGCACAGCAGCTCATCTACCGAAGCTGATACCATTTTTATCATCTGTGGGCCCTGAGTAGTATAAAAAAAGCAAGTGACTATACTGAGCGTCAAACAATAACCTTATTCAAAATCATCTTCGATGTCGTCATTGTGCATGACGACATCGAATCCGTAATAGTGATCATTGTCGTTGAATCCTAAATCGACATTCGCCAATTCCGGAATCTCTTTTGGTGGTGAGTCACTGATCATGAGGTGGATTTTGGTGTGGACATCGTCGACGCGTTCGGACCATTTCACATATTTTTCATCCCACTTGCCCAAATAAACATCAATGTCCACAATATAGCCACATGTCCACGCCATCTCCTTTCCATCGACATCTAGAAAGCTGACAGCATGCGACCAGTTGAGTCTGGCCTTTCGAGAGGTACGAATCACCTTGATTCGGCGTTGAGTCGCCATACCCTGCAAGAAAGTGTGTACTCGATCGTAGTCCGACATTGAATGACAAGAATAAACCCTCTTATTTCATATATACTATGTTCTATTTGAGATTCATTTTAAGTAAAAAACAAACGTTGCTACCAGACTGGTGAACATATCTTTGAATCGACTACTGTTTGCCATGGTAGCGATCTGGCGCGGCGGGTCAGGGCCATCGGAGGACAATGTTGTCGACCGGGATGCGTGAGTGGCGTTCATATTTCAACCCCCTCGGCCCGGTGGTGAATACTGTAATCTGGGAGCACGCGACGACGGTGTCGACCCTTATTGGGACCGTCATTTCGTTCCAAGGGTACGTCTTGGTGTGCAAGTCGTAGATGCGGAGCCCACCTAAAAGGTCGTATGTTCGAGAATTGCCGAGGACGTCCGACAGTGCGGTGACTATGGTTCCCGGCGGACTGTACGCCTGCAAGTCCACATCCACCACCCGGGTGCCCGGGGCAAACTTAAATAGCCCTTTGTTGTAATCACGCGACTCAGTCGTTTCCCCCGTGTAGCAGAAATAGTTCGACTCGATTACGCCGACCAGGTCGGTCACCGCATCTTCCTTGCAGAGGGGGTTAGGGGCCGTGAATTTGACATCAGTGCCGATGGCGAAATGCGGAGGCTGCATGGCGGCCTCAAGCCTGTTTGGTGGTCATAGGTCCGCCCGTTTCAAATAAGATGCCCTGGGCTGGCGACCAATCTTAAGGCACACGGCAATGAGGCACGCCGCCACTAAGACCAGGACAACTATAATTATTGCTGCTAGCAGGCTTGATTGAGCGAGGGGCGGCGGGTTGTCAACCCCCCAGTCCGGATCAAGGGGCCAGTCGGCCTCAACGCAAGGGCTGACATGGTCGGGGCCGCGCGTCATCTGCTGCATAACAGAGGCCGGGCAGGACGCCATCCCTCGCCGTGCGCACTCGGCCGCCGGGCACTTGCGGTGGGGGAGCCCCAGCGCGTGGCCGACCTCGTGGTTGATGACGTAGTTGCGGTACCGGTCGAGTGGGAGCCGCGACGCGGATCCTCCCATCCAGTTCCCGAGATGGATAACGATGTCGTTAAACGGCGGGCGCCAGCATGAGAAGCCCCGAGCGCCACACAGGCGGTCGGCATTTTCAGCGGCCTCAAGGTGGATGTGAAGGGCTCTGGGCCCCTTGGCGGTTTGGACAAAATGGTATCCATGCTTGCGCCAGCCGCGTGGGTTGCCCAGGACCTCAGCAACCTTTGCGGCGAACTCTTCGGTGGTTACGCCCTGGACGCCCGCGCCGACACTGATGGTATAAGGGACCCGCACCATTAAGCTATAGGGTACCATCCAAGCTTTATGCAATAAATAGTCACTTTTGAACAAACCGGTGCATATGCACACAACAATGGCTTCTCAAGTGGGTCAGCCGCCCAAGAATAAAAACCTTGGACATTCCCGTGGACAGTGCGCGCGGTACTACAATCTCTGCAAGGGCAAAGTTGAGTCGGACCCCACCAATGCGGCCCTCATTAAAAGTTTAGAGCGTCTCAAACAAGCGCTGGTTCTTTCCAAGAACGCTTGTGCCCGAGCCGAGCTCGGCCCTGTGAAAACTGCAATTGCATCATCAAAACAGAGAATCAAAGAACTCGATATTGAGTCAAAACGCGAAGCCAAGGCCGAGACGGCGGACGACGAAGAAAGCATCAAGCCGCCATTCAAAGAGATGTGGCGCCGACATTGCAATAATGAAAGACAGAATACTTAGATCTACGGATTTAGGCACCCGCCATTAAACCTCAATCAGCTCGATTTTCGGTTTTTCGGGGGTGTAGTTCAGAGGCCTTGCGGATTCAGCGGCCTCTATAAGGCATTCCCAACGTTCTTTCCAAGTACCGAGCCGAGTCCGCATCTATTTATGGTGTTTTTTGTCTTGAATCAATTGGTCGGTCATGGGATTCGGGCCAACGCAACATTGTTAAAACTTAAGCCCATATCTGTACAGCACCCTGTTCGACATGCAGACTGATGGCGTCTGCAACCCCCAAGTGTTGGAAACACTCATTAATGTCGCTACGCTGTTGCGGAATTTCATCAAAACAGATGGCTGTGACCATGGCCGTGACGCCTGTAACCGCGACGACCGCAAAACCCACCGCGACGACCGCGAAACCCACCGCGACGACCGCAAAACCCACCGCGATGACCGCAAAACCCACCGCGACGACCGCGAAACCCACCGCGAAACCCACCGCGAAACCCACCGCGACGACCGCAGCCGTAGTGCTCGTGGCCGTAAAGACCTTAGCCGCGACGGCCGCAGCCGTAGTGCCCGTGACAACCGCAGCCGTAGTGCCCGTGACGACCGCCGTGACCGTGACGACCGCAGCCGCGACGGCCGCAGCCGTAGTGCCCGTGACAACCACGAAGCCCGCCGTGCCCGTGACCGTAGCCGTGGCGACCATGAAGCCCGCCGTGGCAGCCGCGAAACTCACCGCAGCTGCGACGACCGCAAAACTCGCCGTGATGACCACGAAGCCCGCCGCGGCGACCGCGGCCGTGGCAACCGCAGCCGTGACGACCGCAGTCGTGAAACTCGCCGCAAATACGACACTGCCGGTGATCCACGACCGCAAAATAATCGTTCAAACCTGCAGTGCAGCATTCAGGCTGAGAGTCTGGACATGCGCCGCAGCCAGAAGTTTTAAAAAGTGTGATGGCGCCCAACAGTGTCATGATGCACCACACGCTCATCCGGTGCATCATCGTAGAGTAGTAGGCCCGTAATTAAGAGGACCGTTAATTATGCCGGGGCACACCGTTTTTAAACTCAATTAGCGCACTACAGTTCCGTTGCTAGGGCGCGCCGAATGCCAAATCAGCCTATTATTTTATCTTAAGGCGGAATTAGGAGTTTATTGATCACAAGGGAGGCAAGTTTACTTACCATTATTCCTGATTGAACTAGGGCCTTTTTACCATTGTTTTTTACTTAATAAAAATGAAGCTGTCGGGCAGTAAGAACCCATTCGGCCCATGTCCGACGACATTGCCGCTCACGCCACTCACGCCGCTCACGGCGCCCACGCCACCAAGTTCACCACCGATTTCAACGACGACGCTTTCCGCCTGATTCTCAAAGGCATCCACAGGAAGCCCCTCGACCTGAAAATGATGTTGGAGGAGTTAAGCGTTGCTTGGACAATAGTCATGTTCGACAAAAAATACCACCCGCTGCGTTTCGAGAAGCCTGTCAACAAACGCACACCTCCAGCGGTGAAAGTTGTCTTCTGGTGGGGGTTGGTCTGGGTCTATGCGCCCCAAATGAATAAAGACCAGCTGAAAGTGTTCGAACCCCTGGCCAGCCAAGCAATCAACTGGATGCTCGATCAAACCGACGGCAAAACAGTAGCCAAGGCCGCTGTAAACCGGTCGTTTATGTCTGATGTGCGTACCCAGCTCACCAGGGCGATCGAAGTCGTCACCTTGAAGGAGAAGATTAAGATGTTCATCAACGAGATGCTGTCCAAGTACGGTGCCGAGTGCTTGACCGTCGGCCTGCCTGACGATCATCTCAAGCAAGAGGCCTTGCCCGAGAGCCTGCCTGACGATCATCTCAAGCAAGAGGCCTTGCCCGAGGACCTTGAGAGCATTCTCAAGCAAGAGGCCTTGCCAGAGGACCTTGAGAGCATTCTCGACGCCAAGTACTTGATGACTGCCGGCCTGCCCGACAATCCCGTAACTGCGGCCCTGATCAGGTCCCTTCAGAGCATTGTCAAGGCCGTGCCTGAAGGCCCCGATCGTGATCAAGCGCAAGGCCTACTCGATGTCCTTCTGATTGTCCGATATAATGTCACAGCACCGGTGACTTGGTAATGAAGTGCGCCGCCATGGGCGGCTTTGCCACCCATTTAGCGTGAAAAAACGTTTCTTCCGAGTAGCTGAGTGACATCACCTACTTAAAAATTTGTTTAGTTTGTTTAGGGCGTGGCCAAAGCAGAAGCAGCGTCCGTCGGCGCCGTGTTGACCAGGTGCGCTGCCATGGGCGCCTTCGCCCTCTTGACGTACTCATCCGGTTCGTCGTCGTAGAGCAGGCCCGCCATCGAGAGCGCGTTCTGCGCCTCCAACGGTAGTTGCCGCCGCTCCACCGCCGTCATCGTCGTGTGGTGGATCGTCGCCGCGACCCCATCAAAAATGAGCCGCGTGGCCTCTGCAAGAGGTAGCACCTCCCACGTTCCGCTCTTTTTGTGAACCAGCGCCTGGTCGGCCCGCCGCGGATTCAAGTAGACATTGCGCGCCGCGGGGTCGGCGTGCGCCCGCCGCGTCAGGTCCATGAGAAGCTCCGTCACGTAGGGCGGTGCGATGTCCGGGTTGGACAGGTCATGGTCCCCCATTCGCGCATACTCGCGGAGCTTGGCGTTGTCAGTAAAGGCCGCCAGGATGTGGGCCAGCTCGATCCCGATGCGCCGGTCGCCGTCCCACGGGTGGATGTTCACGACGGTGTTATTTGTCACGGGAGCATTGTTTACCTGCCCCGCGTGCTGGATCGGCTGCGCAATCTGTTGTGAGGGGGCCTGGTCCGTCAATGCTAGTTTTTCAATCAATGCCGTGAGCTTCATTATCTGCGCGCCCTGTTCAGCCAGCTTGGCGTTCTGCTCAGCCAGTTGCCGTTGCAGCGTGTGGTCGAGGAGCTTCTCCATCCCCTCTTCGCTGTTTGCAATCTTACAATACTGTCTCACATGCCGGCTCATCGATGGCCGCGACGCAAAAGCTTTACCGCAGTATCGGCAGGCAATGCCCTCCCCCGTCGCATCAATGATGGGTTCACAAGGCGTCTTTCTCTCAAGGTGGCGTTTGAGAAGCGCCGGCGCCCTGAACTCTTTCCCACACCGGACGCATATTTTTTCACAGACTTCCATTTGTGTACCGGCCCTTCCGATTGTGTATCTGTTTGTGTATCTGTTTGTGTACCGGCCCTTCCAATTGTGTACCGGCCCTTCCAATTGTGTACCGGCCCTTCCGATTGTGTATCTGTTTGTGTATCTGTTTGTGTATTACGTTCTGCCTTCCGATTGTGTATCTGTTTGTGTACTGGGCCCTTCCGATTGTGTACCTGTTTGTGGGGTTACTGTTGCCGACCGGATGTGTATCTGTTTGTGTACTGGGCCCTTCCGATTGTGTACCTGTTTGTGGGGTTACTGTTGCCGACCGGATGCAGTCGCGCTACAGCTACACGCTGACGGCCCCGCCGTAACTTCGCGCCGGCCCTGTTAATTTGGCATGTTCCAGCCCCGAGCCAGCGCACTGAGCCGAATGGTGAGCTGTAGGAGTTTGATCGGGGGGTGATACGCCGAAAGGGCAAAGTGCTCACTATGCTTATTTTCATCTACTACCCGCATCCACTCGGGCTTGTTATATACCTTGCCACCGAGTGTCCACGTGGGATTTGGCCCATCCCCCCCCTCCTCAACATACAAAGGCGTATATGGCTGCCCTAGCGCCGGCTCATACACCTCGGGTGAGTACTCTTCTTGGTGGGGGTCTGCGGCATATCGTGTGGCCCGATCTTCAACAATCTCCAGCCTTCGTTCGACCTGCGACCCAATGGTATAATCTCCTTTTCTAAGACTCTTAATTATAATATTGCGTGCTATGGGGAGGGGCCTCGTCACCATTACGCTATGATCGCCTCGCAGGTGTGGATAGACATGCAGGGCTGCCGCGGCGGCAAATGCATGTAATAGAGTCGATAAATTACGATGTCCAACCGCCTCATAGAAAATACTACTGACCATCGGCTTGAGCCCTTTAGCTATGTAGTTCTTTTGCACATATTGTGCTCTTTCCTCCCCTTTGATTTGCTTCCAGTACCTGTAAGTGCGGAACATGCCAGAATGTGTGGTGATGGGCGCCTCACGATCGACGAGCACGGAGACGACCATCTCGATCCCGGTGGCGTCGTTGATCACCCTTTCAAGCCCCTTCGTAGAATAAGCCCTTCGAGCCGCGTGTGTGGTCGTCGGCATCACGTTGCTGACATACGCGATCCACATGTCAAACTTTTCTGAACACCCGTCTTTATACAACTGGGTTGTCTTCTGAAGCGTAACGGCGCATTTGATCAATCTGAGGGGGCCATTTAGTCTGGATGATACTTTTTCATGCCCATCCGCAAATTCCGACCAGAATAGCAAGTTCTGTGGACACAGCTTCTCAAACACGAAGTACGTCTTCGTGTTTGGGTCGAACCCATCCGTCGCTGGCAGCCCGGTGCATTCCACATAATAGGCGACCACACCATCGCCCATATCCATCAGACGTAAAGGGGGGCCGACTGCGGCGAGGTCGGCCGCAACCGGCAGCTGAGACGGCCCAGCGGGGGGCGCGGCCGCGGTGGCCGCAGACGGGGCGACTGCGGCGAGGTCGGCCGCAACCGGCAGCTGAAACGGGGGGGGCGCGGCCGCGGTGGTCGTAGACGGGGCGGCCGCCGCGGCGGCAGCTGCGGCAAGATTCTCAAGCGCGGTGGCGGCGGCGGTGGCGGCGGCGGCTACGGTAGCGGCGGGCGATCCGGTGGAATCCAGCACGCCCCCCCAGTAAGCATTGCGATCCAAGGGTCGGCGTTGGTATTTTTCGGGGTCGAAGCGTCGCTGCCGTCCGCGGGCCAAGGCGACCAAAACGGCCAGGACGCCGACCAAGACCAGGAAAGCAACTACAGCTAAGACATGGTTGCTAACCATCCAAGTCCAGCAGGTTGTATTGTATATGCAGCCGTAAAAAAAGTCGAGGTTGCACAGCCGAAGCGCCGGCCCTGTTAATTTGGCGGGCCCCAGCCCCGTGCCAGCGCACTGAGCCGTATGGTTAACTGTAGGAGCAGGATCGGGGGATAATACGCCGAAAGGGCAAAGTGTCCACAACGATCCCGGCCCTTCCGATTGTGTATCTTTGCCTTCCCAAGGTGTTCAACTTGTGTACCTACTTATGTTTTGGATCCTCCGTTGACCGATTAACACATAGTACGCCTTTAAAAAACAACGGGCCATGGTAATGGTATAACCATTTTTTACACCTTTGTTACATATCGTGCCCTTCCCAAAACAGATACAGTGTATCCGATTCGGGAAGGGGGGGGTCCCGGATTTGCCGACTGGTCCGGGCCGGTTGAAAAAAGTTTTGACTTGACTCCTAATAAACAGATCTTGCACACGTAATACACTATTCCATGTGAGATTAATTTGTATCCTTGGTTGTCACTCTGGGCGCCCGAATTTTAGGACTTCGAGTGCACGTTCGCTGATGATCGAGAGGCCGCTTCTCAGACGCTCGATTTCGTCTTTGCGGGCCGTGCGCTCATCACGGAGCTCCTGCTCGCGCATGAACTCATTAAAAGTTTTTGCATTTTCTACCTGGTCGAGCATTGTGGCCAGGCAGGACGCTGACTCTTCTTCGCAACGGAGCGCGACCGCCAACTTATTATTCAGATCAAGTACTTCCGCCGCGTGGGTTTCTTGGAGAGACTGCAGGTGTTCTTCATTTGCCAGCAGCTCTGCCGCATGAGAGTCGCGGTATGTCTTAAGTCGCAATACAAACTCCTCGCGGATATGCAGTCGCTCGAAATTATCTGAATCACGAAGCGCCTGCACATTCGCCGCGTGGGCGTCACGGATCGCCTCCATCTCCGCATTGTGTTCGTTCCGGATATGCAGTCGCTCGAAATTATCTGATTCACGAAGCGCCTGCACATTCGCCGCGTGGGCGTCACGGATCGCCTGCACATTCGCCGCGTGGGCGTCACGGATCGCCTCCATCTCCGCATTGTGTTCGTTCCGGATTGCTTCCACTAGCGCGCTGACTTCCATCGACGCAACATCGGCGTCATGTGCATTTGCTAGCACTCTTGCATTCATCGCCGCGTGAGCGTCACGGATTTCCGCAGCATGGGAGTCTCGGAGCGCGTGCATCTTCACGGCATGCATTTCTCGGGCCGCTTCCACGAGCAATTTTAAATCCTCCACCGCACTTTCGGCGGCAATGGCTCGTGCGTTCGCGAGCACGCTCACATTCATCGCCGCAGCAAGATCGTCACGGATCGACTGCATCTCCATGGCGTGGGTTTGCCGAAGTGCCTCAATCTCTGCCGTATGGGCATCCCGGACATGCTCTTCAGGCAAGATGGCCAGACATTCCGGGTCGAGATCCAAAGAGCGTTGGGCCCCCCACTCTTCGATCGCGGCCCGCAAGCTGCGGTTTGGGACAATCGTCGTGCTGGGGAGTGGATCATTTGTCATCGGGGACGTCGCGTGGTCGCGCAACCACGCGCGGAGGAGGTCCTCTTCATAACTGAAGCCATCCGCGGCGACGAAGGGCCGCCGCATGACCTCGAGGCCGATAGGGCACAGGAACGACTCTAGGGGGCGCCCCATTATGTAAATCACCCGCGGTTGTGTTCATTTTTATCAGCCGTCAGGGTCTGGACGGGTGATGATGTGACCCTCAAACGAAAGTTTTGGGGCGGAACGGCGCCTGTTGAGCTGGCAAACTTTACTCCTGCGACTTTTTCTCAGTCTTGTCATTCGACCGCGTAGTTAGAGGGCCGAAGGTGCGGCACACCGCGCGGTTTAATCGTGTGGCGGTTGGCGTGGTCATCTTGCGCTCGACGTCGCAGAAGAGGATGATCCGCGGCTCGGTATCCGAGCGGTTGACGACCTCATGGACGTAGTTGTCATCAAAGAGGACGTCTTCACCGTCGCGCCAACTATAGGGAATCCCGTCGACGAGAATCTGTGCTTCGGGCGGACAGCTGAGGCCGAGGTGGTAGCGAAGGCAGGCCTTAAAAGGGCCCGAGTGGGGGCGAATCACCGAGCCCGGCTCGAGGATTGAGAACATTGCGAGGTGGACCTCCGGCAGATCGTCGAGGAGGCTGCAGGTGTAGGGGCAGAGGGCGCGTGCATCGGCACCAGTGGGTCCATACCACTTGATATAGAAACGCTTCCAGCCGTCGTCGGCGATTGTCTTAAAAAACATCTCGCCCTTTATTTTTTGTGCGCCCCCCCCGGAGTAAATTGCGAGTGCCTCAGCGCGGATCTTCTCCCAGTTGTCGCGAAGAGACGTGTGCCGCGGAAAGTGAATTGCCATCGGCGGGAATGGTGGCGCCCCCCCCGCCGATTTTCTTGCGCACCAGAGGCTGTAGGGGGATAGAATACCGCCGAGGCCAAAGAAGAATTGCATTGCCGGCCGGTGGATGCTTCCACCGCGACGTACAATTTCTGCGCAGATGCCGATAACAGTAATGACAAGGATAAATATGAGGGCAATGATGTGTCTGCAGTCCATCGCCCGCGACGCATAATATCAATTCGCGCCTAAAAAGGCTGCTATTTTAATCACTCGCTGCGCGCGCGGCGGCGATGAAGGACCACCCGAACGTCGCCGTCCAGTCGTAGGGCTTGGTGGCCGTCGTTCTGCGCTTAGCAGGACGAGGCGCGCAGCCGTAACCCGTTTCCAGCTGGGAGTCATTTTTTGCGCTGAACTGGCGGCGGGTGGCGTTTCTTGCTCAGCCGGCTCTGGCAGGGAAGGCGGGCGTTTTCGTTGCTGACAAATTGATTAAACGATATGAGTGAGTTGGCACAACAGTCGAGAACTTGGTCTTTTTTGGGCCCATCCGGCGGCATCACCATCTCCACCTGCGTCCCTGCCGGAGTCGCCGTGGGCTCTCCGGTAACGGCGGCGATACAGTCGTAGGTTATATCATTCTTAATGCAGTCGGCATAGCACGACCCTTTCCAGGCCTTGACATAATCTTTCTCGCGCTGCTCTTTGCTCTGCGCAAGCATCATCTTGTCGAGTTCTGGCCCGGACGATGACATACCATGCATCTCGGCGAGCGCCTTCCGGGTGCAGTCCACAAGGAGTTCTTTAGACTTGTCAATCGACGGGACGACATTGATCGACTCTCCGCCGCCGCGCACGCCGAGGCGCAACCGGCGCCGGCGTGCAAGCACCACCGCGATTACCACCGCAATTACCACCGCGATCAGCGCAAGCAACGCAAGCAACGCGGGCATCGCGGGCATCGCGGGCATCGCGCAACTATAAAAACCCTGCAGACGTCCGGGCACCATTTTAATTTAAACATCTGGAGGGCCGTGCCCTGATGATATTTAGCGGCCCTCCAGATGTTTTTTTATGCGAGCGCGGTCAACAAGCTTGCCGAATCCTGCTGCGGTCCCGGCGGCAGCTGACAGAAATATGATGTTTCATGCAATGTTCTACGATGCTAAAAATGATTTGCCAGATTATGATGCAAGCAAATGCACGTTATACGTGTCCGCTGGTATAAGCATAAGGGGGGGTACGAGCTTGTGGAGGACTGTAACAAGTTTTCCGAATTTCTCAACCTCCATTTGTGCCCAAGATACTGTGGCACCGTCGTGACGAATAAAGTGAGTGCGAAAAACTACATTCCGGGGTTTATTATACACTTAGAGAGCTTCGGAAATCCTCAAGAAGATGGGGAAAATACACGCACTGCCGTCCGTAACTGTATCTTTGAGTTCCTCGGACCGAAGGTATCAGACATCAGGACCAGCGAAGACTTCTTCAGAAAGGCGTGTGGCACGCTAGGCCTGACAACCCTTTGGCTCAAACTGATGATCCCGATTCAGTACATTCCGGTTCGCCTAAGCATCGCCGAAGTATACAAACGCGCCGAAGAGAATTCCCGGCGCGCCATGACGATGGGGTTTCCCAAACGAGCATATGAGCTGATGCAGCTCATTAAGGGTTCTGTCAAAATAGCCACTGACGCGGCGACGAAGCTACGCGACGTTTGTGAACTGGCTGGAGGAGTTGATTTGCCGCAAGTCGACGAAGATGCGAAAGCTTTGGACAGGTTGAAAGAATTCTTAGTGAACCTGAGCTTGAGAGAGGGATCCCTCGACAGGAAAGTCAATGATGTCTTTGTGCGATTTGGCAAGATCGAGCGGTCTGGGCGGTTCGGCGTAGTGCACAAAAGCGACGCCGAACCGCTCGACGACCTCGTTGAGTTGCAGACAGCTTGGTGTGAGACATCTTGGTGTGAGACATACAACATGGAGAGTGATGCGGAAAACGCTCTCGAGACCAACCCATGGGTCACGAAGGAGGTCGATAATGTCATTCGGCGAATCATCCAAGCGTATCTCGATCTCGTTCGCGACATTAAAAGTGTAGAAACTTACATCACGAGCCGGGAAGCCAAGATGCACCTCATTGAAGCTGCAGTCGACCGAATTACAATCATGGCTCCGAGCTTCCTTGAAAAAGATTTACGCGGCATCGCAGATGAGCTTGAGCGTAAAGCGCTGTGCCACAAAGCGGTTCTAAGGTTCCGTCGTGCTAAAGTAGAAGATCGTACAATTCACTGTGGGATAGAAGGGGGACATCCTGATGCCGACCACCGAGTTTCGGTCTTCAACGCCATCCGGGCTACGATTGACAGCAGGATGCCAAAACCGCTCAGCCACTATATTGAATTCTCTCATGAAGGCGAGGATCTTCGTTGTGAGGCCGACACCACGGAGCTCCTTCGTGAGGCCGACACCACGGAGCTCCTTCGTGAGGCCGACACCACGGAGCTCCTTCGTGAGGCCGACACCACGGAGCTCCTTCGTGAGGCCGACACCACGGAGCTCCTTCGTGAGGCCGACACCACGGAGCTCCTTCGTGAGGCCCGCAGGGTGCGTCACAAACAGCGCAAGCTGCAGCGCGCGGCCGGCGCGGCCGTCGCAGACGACGCTGCGGCCGTCGCAGACGACGCTGCGGTCGACGCCGCGGCCGTCGCAGACGACTCGGCACCCTGATAGTATTTGGCGCCGCGCCAAACGCATTTGCCCAAATGCTCGCCGAGCTCCCTTTGCGGCCGCTCGAGATGATTGCCGACACCATGAGGAGCGCCGCCACGTCCTGAAAGCGGCGCGTCCGTTTGTTTTTTTTTTACGCGATGGCGCCATTGCGTAAAAAAAAACAGGCCGGCACTTAGGCGAGCCGCATGATGCTGCAGCCGGTGACGACGCGGCGCCAAGTTAATCTACGGCAAGGGGCCGCCCACGATGGCGTACGGCGGGCCGCCGATGCTGTAGGGGGTCCGGTCAGGATCCGAGATCATCACCGTGGGGCGATTCTCATACGCGTGCATTTTTTTCACGAACCCCGCCAGCGCGTGGCGGGCCAGGTCCGAGTTGGCACAGAACGAGTTCTCTGAGAGATTGAGCTTAATGATAGTGTCCTTCGGGGCGTGCTCCAAGACCGTCTGCACACCATCGGCATGCCCCATACTGCGCGCCATGTAGATCTCCTTAAGCGCCGGCAACAGCCGCAGTGCATTTGCCAGCGCGGCCATGTCTTGGATATGTACGAGCTGCCGTGAAAGGTTCAGGGCGGTGAGCAACACCATGGGCTGTCCGCGCGCAGCTAGTGTCTCCAACAGCGCGCGGCCCAAGTCGGTGCAGTCGAAGTTGACACAGGTGAGGTGCGAGGCTAGCGGCAGGCGCACCCCACCCACATAGGAACCTGTTATTGCCAGCTTGCGAATCTCTTTCTTGTTGTCCAGCAGACGTTCCAGCTGCTGGGAGTTAAGCGCTGTATCCGAGACGTTGAGGGCCTGCAGAGTTGTCGCCTGTCTCAGCTCTTCGATTGTGGGGCTCACCTCCGAGAAGATGGACCGAGTAGAGGCCATCGCGATACTAAGCTTGGTAAGCAAGCCGAGCCCCCCCCGGGGCGCGCGCAGCTGCATGCAATGCTGGATGTCTAGCTCCGTAAGCGTGCTGGGGATGGTCACGACCCCGAACCGGTTACGATCCGCGTTGAGCACCCTAAGGCTTCGAAGGTCGGTCAGAACATCGGCGCGTTGCAGCTTGCAGTCTGCGATGCTCAGATCAGATAGACTGGGCAGGCCGGCCAGGGGGGCCAGGGGATCTACACCGGGCTGCTCGCCAAGCCCGCCGTTGTCTGAAATGGCCAGCCTTTCCAGACGGGTCAGGCCGGCCAGGCTGGTCAGGACCCGCAGGTCGCAGCTTTTCAAGGACAGATCTGTCAGGCCGGTCAGGCCGCTGATGTCGCGATCGTGCAGACAGGCATTATATGAGGCGTCCAGAAAGACCAAACTTTGCAGCGAGGATAGGCGATTAAGTTCGACCAGCTGACACCGCCTGAGGGTCAGCCTCTCGAGGAGGGGCAGGCGCGCCAGACAGCCAGTACCGACGAGGAGGTGTCCTGAGAGGTCTAGACTGCGGCACCCGATGAGCTCGCCCAGGCCGGCAGTTAACAGGGCGGTGGGATTGAGATGCCCCACACTGTAGTCCCCTTCAACACCCCAGCTTGAACTGATGTCCACATGGCCGAGGGTCGCCCCGCAGGTGTTGAATAGCCGCACCAGGTCCTGAATGTCAGGGTTGCGCAACTCCACCTTGATCGAGGCCCCGGCAATCCGGGCAATCTGGACCAGCCTGTGCAGCACGGGCAGACGCGGCACACTGTGCAGGCCGACGTCGACGTCGCCGAACGCCCGGCGACACAGCGCGTAACTTTGCCACGAGGCCAGGTGGCGCGGGCGGTAAATATACTTCCGTCCGCGCGTAAACTCGCCCACGGCCCAGCGCAGCAGTCGCGAGCAACGCAGGCGCTTCAGGTCATCCAAAGTGAGCCACCGGAAGACCAGAGCCGCTTCGTGCAGAGCGAGCACGTCCTGGACGTTAAACATCAAACTGTCAGGGATTCATTGCCTGGGCATGTTTCATTTCTACCGGCCGTTATTATTGCAAAAAAAGCGCAGTCCTTACAATTAGTCCCACCAGCATGGCAGGCATAGGTGGTCGCACCCTTTTGGCGGCGCGGCCAGGTTTGAGCAGCCGCGCAGGCACAGGTTGCGGACGCCCGCGAGCGCGCCGACGTCCGTGACGCCCAGGCAGTAGGCCAAGCACAGGCTGCGGACGTCCGCAAGCCCGCTAACGTCGGTGACGCCATGGCAGAAGCTCAGGTCCAGCGACGGCACGCCGCCGAGGGCGCTAACGTCCCTGATGTTCTGGCAGTTTTTCAGGCTCAGCTTTTGCACCCGGCCGAGCCCGCTGACGTCGGTGACGCCCAGGCAGTGCTGCAGGCTCAGCGTCGGTACGTCGCCGAGCGCGCCGACGTCCTTGACGCGCGGGCAGTCGAACAGGTCCAGGGCCTGGACGGCGCCGCCGCCGAAGTCGCTGACGTCCTTGAGGTTCGGGAGACGCCGCAGCGACAGGAAGGGCACGTCCCGGAGCGGGCGAATATAGGTGACCTCTTTGCGGCCGACAATGGTCAGCCTGCGGCACACCCGCCCGCACCAGCCTAGTATGTCTGGGGCGATGAACCACTGACCCCCCCAATACATGTTGAGCCAGCGGCTGCCCGACGGCCGCGTGCGCGCGTAGTCCATTAGCCAGCGCAGCGAGTCGACGACGCTATGCGGCGCCAGCTCGCGCGCCGGGACGTTTTTTAGAGACGAGGGGGCCATAACGCCCAGGACGTTCGCGGTTCGGTTGTTGCCGGCGTGGGCCACCAGGCGAATGGTGAGGCCGTGCGTGGCCATCCATCCGAGTATCGAGCGGCGCTGCGACTCGTCGTGGGGAAAGTCGAAGGTCATGCGGAGGCCGCGGCTGGGATGCGTGCTCCGCAAGATTTCCAAGAGGGGGGCCCGCAAGCACTGGGCAAGCCTTACGAAGTGGACCAGGCCCAGGCAGCCGAAAATCCGTTTTAGGACGCCTTCGGGGAGGTGGTCAAGACGCAACGCCATTGAGTGGTGTATTTATATTAGCCGTCTTTGCCAGCATATCATTTTTACCAATGATACAATTAGGGCGTAATCCACGCCCTAATTGTATTCCGGACGCATTTCAAGAAAACTTCCTGGCCCACGGCCCGTCCAAAAAGTATCATGGGCCGTGGGCCTGGTCAGCTTGTAGGCAATAACAATTACTACCACCAGCAGCACAACAGCCGCTAGTACAATTTTCCACGTGGCGAAGGTTAAAGGCCCCTTTTTTACTGGGTCACGATCGCCGCCGAGCGCGCGGAGACGGTACATCGCCTGCGCCTGCGCCTCGGCGTTCGAATCCGATGCCCGTATTGCCACCGCTATTGCAGCCGATCGAGAGTCAAGCGGCGTTTTGCCTGGCCCCTCCATCTCAGATATACCAGCTGCAGAAAAAAGGCGATGCCGAGCAGCAGATCTGTTCGGGCGGACGCCAACAGCAGTTTTTAATTAATGCAAGGGTTCAGCCCTCAGTTCCCTGGCCGCACGCCGCGCCAGCCACGCATTATGGAGCCGGACCGCGCGGTTAGTCACCCTGTGGGCGAGGTCATCAAGGAGGAGAGCAGTATAATAGTCAAGGTTCTCCGGGCGCATATAGAAAGGCTGCTGGCGGTTGTTAGACTGCCAGAGAATATTCTGGCCTTGAACCACCCGACGGCACCCCAGTTCGAAAACCGGTAAACTTAAATAGGTTGCCCCATCCGTAGGTTGCGTGTTTTCTACCTGGTATGGCGGGCGGTTGCCCCAGTGCCGAAACGATTCCAGTGCTGCCATCAAAGCTGGATGGGCCGTAGCATCGAGCACATCCGGGCTCAAGTAGTCTGGCCAGGTGGGGTGTGTGTCCTGATAACGCCCATTCACGTACCGGCCCTCGTATTCAACTGATCTTGACAACGAATCTACCATTTGATCAATGCCATCGAATTGGACACCCACAGGGCGCAACTGCCTGGCAGGCATGGGCTGCATCAGACTCGGCGGCGGCGGCCACAGGCTCGGCGGCAATGGGCCGGCATTCACCACCCCCTCCATCTATATACCAACTGATGAAAACACTAGAAATCATACCATATTTGATATGCAGGCGGCCTCTATATAGCCACGATCAATGGTGCAGGCGAAAGAACCGCCTCAGCTCCAAAAACTGCCCTATCAGGCCCTAATCAATGTCCTGACAAAAACATTTGTGCCAAAGTTCAAGTGCCAAAGATTGGGCGCAACCCCAAACAACATCAACTGTGGGCTGTTCAAGTTGCGAAGGATTTCCCGCGGGTTCTGTGAGCTAATCGACAACTTCTTAGCAACGGAGGCCGGCGGCCCCATGTTGATGGCAGCAGTCCGGCGCTGCCTGTACCGCACCATTCGGTTGGACCATCTTGAATGTACCCGGTATTACACCGAAGACCTGCGCAACCGGCTGCTCGACATCATCAACGAAAGCACAAAAGCCACGCGCGATATCATGTGCGAGACGCTGCATGAGGAAGCTGCCAAACTCAAAAACGCTCCGGCGCTTCGTGCGCGGTTACTTATGGCCGCAAATTCCGGGAGGGATTTCCAGCATGTTCATGCGCAGGTCCACGCAATCGTGGAAGCAATTGACGGCATCAATGCCTGCCAGCACCACAACCATGTGAAAATAATATCAAGGTGGGTGGCAGAGTTTATGATTTGCAGCATCTGCCACGCCGGCCCGGATACACTGTCAGCCGTGGAGTGCGTAATTGCGTGGGCAGGAACGACAACAAATATAAACCCATGGCACGTGCCGGACCAATTTCGGCGCGTGCCGGACCAATTGCGGCGCGTGCCGGACCAATTGCGGCGCTACTGCACTATCTGGTTGACGGCAACGCAGCAACCCAACGTACCAGTGTGGCACGAGTTAAAGGCTAAACTATATGACATTAGCAGGACAACGTGTTCTAGTCCGGATTGCATCTGGGCGCCCCCATGTGCGTCGTAAAATACGCGTGGACCGCGCCGCCAGGCTTTCTTTTTTGTTTTTGGGCAAACGGGTGCAGTCACTGAATACCCCCCACATGCCGGGCCGACAGTAATAGGTTTGCGCATAAAACAAATGAGGCACGTTATCAGATTTTGAATTTGAAGACATGCGTTATAAACGTATAACGAGATGATGACCGACACGTTACAGGCTGGAATTGTCCCTGTATTGTGCAAGATTGGCTCAATCTTCGAGTGCGTTCGTGACGAGACGGGGAAACCAACTGGAACCACACACAGCCGGCTCGCCATAAACCCAAAAAACCCAAGAATCACCGCAAAATTCGACGGCACTTGCTGCTACATAACAAAGGGCCAAATATTTGCGCGGCAGGATGTGAAACATGATATCTCACACGCCCCGGCTGGCTGGTTCCAGACAGCAGAAAAAGACAAGGGCGGACACATTATCGGGTTCCGCCCCCTGGACAGAGGCGATGTGTGGCACTTCAAGCCAATCGATGGCCCAAACTGTCGCTTTCTTGAATACGATTCTGAAGCAAAGCAGTTCTTCTATAAAGTGTCGCCTATCGCAGACTTTAACGGATACACTGCCGAGTTGGTGGGCCCAAAAGTAAATGGGAACAAGCACAAGCTGACAGAAAACGCGTACATAATCCACGGCAG